TCCAAAACCGTCGATACTAGTTCGAGTCTAGTCAGAGGTGCTTTTTATTTAAAAACTATTTACAAAAATCTTAATTTGTGTTAATATGGTCTTGTAAAAAGAAGAGGTACTAGACTATGGAAACTATGACTCAAATCATAGATAAATTATTGAATGAATTGTCAATCGTATTTGTTAGAGATAAAGAAGAAGGTCACTATTATGGTCTTGAACTCATGGGCGACTACGGACTAAAAATAGAACTAGTTTTAGATACCCGTGACGAAATGGTGGAGATTGGCGCCGTATTGTATAGTGGTCCTATTAAGTTTGAGTTTGAAACATTTGCAAGTGTTACCAGCGAGTCTGTTTTAAAGGAAGTTGACGCTATTGTAGAAAATGCTAAGAATTTAGTTAACGCTATTGAAATATTCACCAACAAGAAAGGTGTGTACTCATACTAAAATGTTAGGTAAAGAAATCGTTGAGAAAGTTGTTAATATTCAAAAATTATTGGAAGACAATCTAAATAAATGTTTATTTGCTGTATATGAAGAAAAAATTGTTCCTCCTTATGGTCAAAAAGAGTTTTCTTTTAATTCCATTATCATAGACGAGTATGGTGTATGGTTGGTTAATGTTTTTGAATATGGTACTAGCGGGTACGGAGACATGTTGAATATTAATAAGGCAGAGTCTATTCATGTAAGAGATGTCAATAAGACAATGCTATTAGAGATGAAGCCACATAAGGAGTGAATTATGACAATTAAAGAGTTTCTAAGTATTTTAGACACAGAATGTGTAGATAGTATTTGCATTGTCAAGGGTAATGAAATCCTATGGAGTGACACGGATTTTACAACTGTACCGACAGAATTTCTAAATCAGGAAATTAAATTAGTAACACCTCAATATAATACAGATTATGACGAGGACTTTGATGGGGAGATGTACCCAATAGGTAGCAGTCAAGATGTAATTATAGAGATAAACTAGGAGCAATAAACATGACAGTTAAAGATTTATTAATTTTTTTTAGACGTCTATAATGCACGTACTATTTCTATCATTTGGAATGATAAGATTGTGTGGGAAGGTGAAGATATTACAGATATACCACAGACCTTACTTGGTTGTGAGGTTGGACGAGTATTACCTCAAGCAGAAGCAGATTATGATGATGGTTTTACCTATATAGAGTTGTATATAGAATTGCGTTAAAGTTTTTCTATCCTTTCTCTTGACAAACATCTTCTGTATGTGCTATAGTATAACCATAAAGTTGAGGTAAACTTATGATAGAAAATAAAACAGTATTTGAAGATAGTAATTGTGTTGATATTGACGAGCGTTTTTTACCATGTGAAGATTACTACATTTGGGGATATTATGACACAGAAACAAAGAAATACACACTCTCTCTCGAAGTAGAGGAAATACAACATGTGAAAGAGTTTGATACCGAAGAAGAATTAAAAGAAGCGTGTGAGCAGGTTGCATTGAACTTAAAGAAAATAGTTGAGTCTATCAATGCAATCAAGAGTTGTATTCCTGACTCTGAAATGTTTATCTGTTCATAACAAACTAAAATAATAGTGTCGTTTGGTGCGGTAGCGACGGTAAATAAGTACTGTGCTTATTGACAATATAGGGAAAGGGTAGTTAATCCTCCAACTACCCTGACCTGCGCCCGTAACTAATTCAAATCTAGCCGGGTGCACCATTATGCCGTCATACCCAAGTTGGTGAAGGGGGTTGTTTGCTAAACAACTAGACCGCCTAACAAGGCGGTGCGTAGGTTCGAGCCCTACTGACGGCGCCTAAATTTAAGAAAGTGAGATACATTAAAAATATCTCACTTTTTTATTTACAAATACCAAGAAGTGTGATAATATAATCCTGTAAAAGAAAGAGGCACGCTTATGAAATTCACTGTTAAGACAGAATTAAAGACATTTACATTTACAGAACATGATGTAATCATGTTCAACGGTGCAAGATACATTTTAATCACACAGTCACCAAGACCAGGTTATGGATTTGGAGATGTGAATATTCCTATCAGACTTGCAGAAGAATGGATTAAGAATGGTGCTTTAGTAGAATGTGGTAAGTACAACAACACAGCATTACCTTTATATAAATTCGTGAGAGAGGTGTAGACAATGTCAAAAAAGCAAAAGTATAACTACGCACGACTACTAAAATTTATAGAAGGTGTAAAGCACTTTAATCCATGGATTGCACAGTGTATACTCAATTTTATTAACGAAAACGACAGTATTGAAATAGACCTTGAATATGTATCACCAAACGAGGTTAATATGAGTCTTAGCAACGGTAGAGAGTGCAAGGTCAGATGCACTAAGAAAACAGCATGGGTCGAATATCAATCTTGAGTAAACGGTGGCGTTAGAGACAGTGATGACAGTAAAAGAAGTAATAAATAAGTGTGAACCATGTAATTTCTTGGTAGTCAAAAATGAATATGGAGAAACCATTTTGAATACCAATTATTTTGATGATATTGATAATAACATTTTAAATAAAGAGGTGAAAGAATACCACGATTATTTAAATTCATACACATCGGAAGACTATGATGGTAATGAGTTTATGGTTTGTGAGTATAGTATATTGGAGGTTATATTGTATGTTTGAAGAGTTAATTAGTATTTTAGAAACTTATGGTACAGACATTAGAAGTACAAGAAGTATGATATCTGCTCGTAAAGACGTTGGAGATTTGGCATTAGTGTTTAATATTTTAAAGTTTAATGATGACTTTATGATTTTTATTGCTTTTGAAGATATTGATGGCAAATGGACAACTGTCTGGGAAACTGCTATACTAGCAAAAAACGAACAAGAATTGCATAGTATAGTAGAAAAAATGAGAGATGTGTTTAAAGTGTTTGAAACTTATTTATCAGAGAATAGTATCGGTGACACATCTAATCTATTTAAAAGAATTGTAGACACAGTTCAATAGTTAGTGTATACTTACGTAAATTAAATATTGGAATATCAAACGAGGTGCATAATGACAGTAAGAGAATTATTAACAGAAGAAAAAGACTATCTTGAGGTAAAAATCATAAAAGATGGCAAAGAACTGTTTTGGAATGAGATTGACGGGTTGTATGACGTTGATAGTAAACTCTTAGATATGGAAGTATTGTGGTACACTTATGAAACAGAGATTGTACAAGGTCCTATCATGAGTGCAGTTTATAATATTATAGTGGTTGAGGTACAATAAATATGTTAGTGAAAGAATTGTTAGAAAAGTTAGATTATGTAGACTCAAAACTTGATTATGCTGTTATTAGTTGTAATGGCAGTGATGAAAGATTTGAATTAGGTGCTTTTAAGGAAGAAAACCTTAACAAGATGACAGGATATTTAGATAAAGAAGTAAAGGCGTTCAGTTTCTGGGCTGACCATAGTGATGATGCTTATGGTGATATAGATGATGGTATGTTGCCACTTATAATCAGTACGCTGTGGATTGATATTGAATAATATGAGACAAAAGGTAAAAGAATTATTAACAGAAGAAAAAGGCAACTATGAAGAAATTTTAATCGAAAAGGGTGGTAAAGTGTTATTCTGTGGCACTTTAGACAAATTGAATTATTTGATAATCTTTACAAGTCCTTTATTAGATATGGAAGTATGGAAATGGTATTATCGCACTGATGAGATAGTAGAACTCTTTTTTGGTATATGTTTTAAAACTATAATGATTGAGGTGAGATAAGACATGAAAAAGAAACAAACAGTAAGAGATGTTGTAGCAGACTATTCATGTGATGTATTAACAATCGAATCAAATGGTCAAGTGTTAGACAGTAGAACAATAGATAGTGAGTCCCATATCTTTAAAGGGTTGCTTGATTTAAAGGTAAAGAATGTAAATAGTGAGGCTCACCGAGAATATTGCTCTTGGGACGACAATGCAGGATTCCGTTACAAGACAGTATTAACCATCGAGGTAGAATATAATAATTAGATTGTATTAGAAAGAGTAGGTTGACATGAATATTGATAAACTTATGGATATTTGCACTCAATTCCCTAACGTAAGAATTAGGGCAATCGGTGACGAGCAATTAGGAGAGAGTTATCATAAAGCCTAAAGAAGACACACACGCTTTTAAACTGTGAGATGGGTTTAGGTAGAAACTGTTGATAATAAAATGCACTTTGTTGTATTCTATTATAGAAAGGAGAAACACGACATGTACGAAGAGAAAAATCGTAAAATTAGAGAAAATGGCAAAGCAACAAGAGAAAGACATTCTAGCATGGACTGTTGTGTTGTCTCCGTAAAAGTTCAAGAGAATAGATTATCTAAAACGAAGTTAGAAAAAATACAACGTTGTTTTCTTGAGGCTAAGTGGTTATCCAATGCAGTTATAGCATCTGAAACATTAACTCTTGAAGATACCTCAACTGTTCAGGTCAAGATTAAAAACACTTTTGAGGAAAGAAAGATTGAGTGTCTTTCTGTTCAAATGAAGCAATCTGTGGTAGATGGTGTTAAACAAAATATTTTTAATCTATCTAAAGCAAAGAAGAAAGGTTTAAAGGTTGGTAGACTCCGATTCAAGAAAGAGTGCAACGAGATTAACCTCAAGCAGTTTGGACAGACTTATGCCATCAAAGGTAAGAATAAGATTTATATTCAACGAATTGGCATCCTGGTAGTGAATAGACTTGAACAGATTAACTTAGATGAAGTCGAGTTTGCGAATGCTAAACTTATTCAAAAGCCTCCTGGTTTTTACATTCATCTAACAGTCTACTCAAAGAAACAACCAGAAGTTCAGGAAGAAAAAGAAATTCTTGGTTTAGATATGGGAATCAAAGACCAACTTACATTCTCTAATGGAGTTAAGGTAAACTTTTACTTGGAAGAAAGTGAACAACTTAAAGGATTGACAAGGAAGTTAAATCGTCAAGTTAAGGGTTCTAACCAGTACAAGCAAACCTTAAATCGAATTAAGAGAGTTTATGAGCATTACAACAACAAGAAAAACGATGTAGTTAATAAGTTAAATTCAGTTTTAGAGAAAAACTACATCATCTGTTTCCAAGACGAATTATTGAACCAATGGAAACGGAAGAAACCTAAACGTAGATTTAGTTTTGGCAGAAAAGTTCAACATGGAATTTTAGGTCGAGTTAAGGATAAATTGAAAAAGAACAATTCTAACGTGATGTTAGAGAGTTCAATTCCAACAACTCAAACTTGTCCTGTGTGTGGATGTCTGACCAAGTATAGTTTAGATAAAAGAGTATACCATTGCAATCACTGTGGTTTCGAGTGCCTCGACAGGGATGTTCACTCTGCGAATATGATGGTATTATTGGGCGGGTATGGAACGTATCGCTCGTTAAACGCGGATGCTGTTAGCACCGAGAGGATGGTTGTTTTCTTAAACAACTTATCTGAACTTGGTGTGGTAGTTACTACCGACAGTATGCAAGCCGACTGCCTTTAGGTAGTGGGTAGTTCATTTAAAGATATGTTTGTTAAAAGTGTAGAGTCTAAGTCATCATTAGAACTAGCAATATGGTTTATGATATTAGTCTTGATTATGACTACACCGGCTAGAAGAAGTTCCTAGTTGACAATGATTGGTAATTGCTGTATAATAAAGATGTAATCAATAGGGCGAGGGAATAAGATGATGTCAGTAGTTGAAACATTTTTAGATATAGTCAAAGAAGCAGAAATATTGTTAGAAGATGGTTTTGAATTAGTTGAGGATGTTGACAAAAAGAGTGTACTTTTAAAGGTTTACGAAAAAGGCGTTGGTTCTAAACGTTTTGGCGATAAACATTTTACCGTTTCTATTTTGTATAACTACTCACTGTTTGTGGTTAAAACGGAAGTAGATATAAATGAAGTAGCGTTTGAAAACGAAGTTCAGTTCACTTTAGATGTTTATCCAAGTGTAGAAGATAAAATTAAAGACACTATTAAGGTGATAAGCGACTTGTCTAACGGATATTTCTTATAAAAATAATATTTAGTTAAAAACATATTCAGCGTATAACGCTTAAAGAGAGAGGTAATTTATGTCACATTTCACAGTATTAGTAGTAGATACACACAACGAGCAATCAGTAGATGAGTGGATGGAACCGTTCTATGAAGGTTTAGAACAAGATAGAATGTCCGATTGGACAGTTCAAGAGGTATTAGATTATTTCAAGAAAGAGAATGTTAATTTCCCATACGACCATGTAGATGAGTCCAATCTTGTAGAATACTTAGAACGTGCAGAAGAGTTAGAGTTCGACACTTCCGAGCATGATAGTGAAGGCAACCTATACTATTTAGGTAATAAAAATGCTAAGTGGGATTGGTACGAAATTGGTGGTAGATGGTCTGGTATGTTAAAGAAGTTAGACGGTACCAGATGTGACGAGTGTGAAGTCAAAGACTTAGACTTGTCATTAGATAAAGATATGTACGAAAAAGCAAAACGTTTCTGGGAAGTTGTTGTTGACAAGCAACCATTAAAAGATGGTGAATATGCTGACGGTTTCACTTCGTGGTATAAAGATGGTTATTACAAAGACACATTTGGTGATAAGGAAACGTTTGCAAAAGATAAAGCATCACTTAGCACACTCGCAATGTTGTTAGATGGCGAGTGGCATGAACAAGGAAAGATGGGTTGGTTTGGGATGTCGGATACGACAAGTGACTCCTTAAAAGAATACACAAAGTTTTTCAATAAGACGTTAGAAGAGTTGAAGGAAACACATCCTCATGCAACAGTAACGCTTGTGGACTGTCATATTTAAAAGAATTCCAGAAGAGTAGAAAAAATCTACTCTTTTTTATTTGCCGAAAACCGTTTTACACCCTCGTCCGTGCGACTTTTTAGACCTATTTTAGACCTAAAATCAACGGGCTGATACATTGTTCAGATTTAAGTAAAAACACGCTTAAAACCGTTCTCCCACACCTAACCCTCTTCTACATATTCTTGATATATGAGATGACGAAATAGAAGAGAGGTAAAACAGACATGCCATTCAAAAAGAAGCCAGCAGATACAAAAGAGTTGCTACAAAAATTAAGAGACTCTAATAAATGGAAGATGTACTACCAAAAATTAATCTTAGAAAGCAAGATGAAGAATGGTGGTTTTAAGACTCCTGAAGAGGCAAAAAAGCATATTGATAAATTAGTCTTAATGAAGTTTGACAGAAAAGACCCGTTTGCAGCCTTTGACGAGTTTTGGGAAAATCAGAAGAGGAAATAAATTATGGTTATTAGAGTAATTGCTTTAATTATATTCTTGTCTTTCTGGACACTTTTAGAACAACTTGTCAAGATACTTCAAAGCGATAATAAGAAACGACCTGCTAGAATGCAGAATAAGGATGCCATTCCTAAGGAAACGTTCTTTGAAGAAACAAAGGCTCTACATAAATATGCTTTTTCCAGAACACTGTGGCCTGAATTAAAATTAAATAAAAAGTTGTATATTGGTTTGTATATTCTTTTTATGCTACTAACACTCATTTTTGGTGATATTAAGGCATTGCTTGTGGCGGTTGTATTAAGTATTGCATGGAGTATTCTTTTACGTGTTTTATTAAAGCAAAAGCGAGATAATGAATTAAACATTATTAATAAGTTCTTGCAGTTCAAGAAGAAGTACATGGGCTTAATCGACCCAACTGTCACAATCAGAAATTACCAGTCAGAGTTCCAGATTAAATGGGATGATACCAATGAATATCCAGAAAGTATAAAATGGTTCATTTCACCAAGTTTTGAAAAGAAGAACAAAATCCAGTTTATGCAGTCATTGAGTGAAAACTTGGGTAAAGGTAAGTTCTTTTATGCACCTGATGAGGACTGGGAAGATGATATGCAGATTACAACAACCCGCAAATCTTTCGATAATCCTAAGTTAAATGAGTTTGTTGAAAACTGTATGCTCTTAAAGTCAAAGTGGATTGGTAAGGTATATCCTCAAACAGGTACATATACTTATGAATATGAATTTACAATAGACGGTTATGATAGTGGTGGCTATCCGAATAAGATTACATTAAAACTACCTATCGGTGTAGATAATTCAAATGAGATGGCTCTATTAAGTGCTTTTTCTAAAGAACTAGGAGCCGGTCGTCAGTGGGAGTTAAATCCATCAAACGGTTGGGATTTTATTAATCATAATCTACACTTAATCTTGCTTGACCCATTGCCAACAAAAGCACCATGGAGCAACGAGTATATTTTTAATCAAAATATCTCTCCTTACTATTTCCCTTTAGGACTATCGTCTAAGGGTGGTGTAGTAATTAAGAACCCAGAAACAGGAAAAGAAGAACGAGTTATCGGCTATGACCCTGTAGGTGAACAATGGAAACTGATGGGCAAACTGGGTATCAGAGAAACAGACATACAGCCTCCAAGTATGCTAAACGCCCCACAGGTTATCGGTGCAGGTAAAACAGGTGGTGGTAAATCTGTATTACTTAGAAATATTGAAAACGGCTGTCTATTGAGACCAGAAAATTGGCTATTAATGATTGTTGACTTAAAACGTGTAGAAGGTAGTAAGTTCTTAAAATTCGGTGTACCTGTTGGTACAACCTATGAGGATGCGGCCTCTATCTTAACTTATGCACAGAAGATAATGATGGATAGGTATGAAGAAATGGTCCAAAGAGATGTTGTAAACTATATGGACATACCTGAATCAGAGCGAACACAGGCAATCATGGTAATTGTAGACGAGGCGGGTGAGTTGTTGTCTCCTATCAAAGCAGGTAAAGAAGATGAACAAGGGCAAATGAACGCCCAATATCAAGCACAGTGCACCCAAGCGATTGAAAGTATTTATCGTCTAGGACGTGCCGCAATGGTGCACGTACAAGTATGGAGCCAGCGTGTCGCTTTAGACCAAGGTATCACTATGGCTATGCGTAATAATGCGAGTGCGAGAATGTGTGCTGGACCTCTTGACCCAACATTATCAACAATGGTATTCAACACCGGACTCGGGACCCTAGTACCTAGAAGCCCAAGAGGTCGCATAGGCCTTTCATTGAATGATGAGGAATTCATTGCCCAAGGTTTCTTCGCAGACGACTATTTTTTGAGAGATTATCTTGAAGAAAAATATGGTAAAGGCAATATTAATGTTTACAATAACCAGTCGATGGTGAAACTTGACGAGGTCATTCACTCAAAGAGTGATGATATTATCGAAGAGATGTCGGAAGACGAGTATGAAGAATTGCTAAGTCTTGCCAATGCAAAGTAAAAGAGTAGGTACATCAGCCTACTCTTATTTTTGTTGTTAAGTTGTTTGTACAAAACTGTGTCATCTGTATTACTTGCGTGGTAGATGAACAGTAGTAGGCATTCCTCAATGATATTAAGTCCACATGATAAAGTACTTATTTAAATCGGTGAGGTGTCAGGAAACACCTATTACCGTTGTGGTAAAACGTTTAGGACATATACCTCTTATCATACAAATACAGAGCAATCCAAGGCAGGTTGCTCTTTTTAAATACAAACATACTCTCGGGTGAATAGAACGTTCGGTAACGCCTAATCTGAAAGAAGGAAAGCCTATTCGCTTTCCTTCTTCTTGAACATATAAATACCTGCACCTGACATTACACTACCGAATAGCGTTGCTACGTATGCTAAGATACTATCACCAGTTGGTGGTGTACCACCTTCTTGTACAACGCTAGACTTAGTGTCGTTCACAGGTAAGTCTGGTTTGCTTTCCTCTGCAGGAGCATTTGGTTTGTTGTCTTCTGTTGGGTTGTTAGGCACCTCTGGCTCTGGTGTAGGATTTACAGGTGTCTCCTCAGCAGGGTTGCCAGGATTTACTGGGTGATTTGGTGTTTCTTCAACAGGTACATTTGGTTCCGGTGTTGGAGTTGGAACTACAGGTGTGTTATCTTCAACTGGATGCTCAGGTTCTGGTGTAGGATTTGGTGTTGGTGTAGGACTAACAGGTGTTTCACCATCTGTTGGGTTAGCAGGTGTTGTATCTTCATCATTGCCACCATTTACGTTACCAGAATTATCTCCAGGCACTTCAGGTTCTGGTGTAGGATTTGGTACAGCAGGTGTTTCTTCTGCTGGATTAGTTGGTGTTTCTGGTTGAGTTGGTGTTGGGTCAGTTGGTGTTACTGGTTGCTCTGGTTCAGGTGTAGGAGTAGGAGCAGGAGCAGTAACTTTCTTGTACACATGAACTGTGTCTCCATTTGCCTCGGTACGTGTTGTAACATATTCGTAACCATCAAATGTTTCTTTCTCATGTACACCATATTCTTTATTCTTTAATGTAGTGCCATCTTCTGTTACATACTGGGTATAATCAATACCTACATGTAATAGTCTATCCTTAGCGTCAACTGCACCACCTTCAACAAATGTAGCCATTCCCCAATCACGTACAAAGAACGCATCTTTCTGGATTGACGAAGTGCTAAATAGGTCCTTTAAGTCGTTGTAAATCACATCAGCATCATAATCTAAGTATCTACTACCTAAATCATCGCCAACTGTGAGATTAAATGTGCCAATTTTATTGCCGATTTCTCCCTGTGTAACTTCTACAATTTCGCCTTGCTTTAAATTTTCATCAATTTCGGCAATCGTATCGTAAGGAATTTCCTCATTGACAGTAGCAGTTATTTGCCAATAACCGGTTGCTCCTGAAGTAGCCATATCACCTAGACCCATAATGTCATGGGTAAAACGTGAATCCACTTCTTCAATCGGATAATCAAACACGTATCTATTAGGGTATGCAGTCTTATCAAAACGTTCCCCACCATCGTAATCAACTGGTAAAGTAACGTTATGTTCCGTAAACTCTGTACCATCATCTGTTACAAATGTTACCTGTTTTGCAAACATAAACTTGCCCATAGAATAATCTGGTCCATAAGGTTCAGCAGTTGATAAATCAAAAACTTCTAAATCTTGCCAATTTTTGATGTGTACTGTTTCTCCTGCATGGTCTCCATCATCTAATACAAAGTCATAGTCCTTATCTAACTTAGTCTTTGTTGAACGACTTTCAAACACAGAAGTAAAGTTGTTTCTACCCGGAAATGTATAATTGCTATGGCTCACGTTGTTTGTAAGTCCTAGACTTGTTCTTGCACCGTTTGTCGGTTGTGTTGCTAAAAAATCTGTTAATTTTTGGCTTTCTTCTGGCGTCAAATCTGCCTGTGCATGTGCCTTAACTGTATTACCGCACAATAACACAGATGACATCAGGAATGATGCGCCGACAGACGCCTTCTTAATCATATTTTTCTTTTTCATTGATTACCTCTTTCCTTTTAAAGTATATAATATATCATTTCTTGAATAATGGTAAGAAAAAGATTACTACACTATATAGTAACCTTTATTCGTCAGACACATTTACAGCGTAGTATTTACCGTTTACTCTGTCGAAGTTGATATCTAAGCCCTCAACTGTATTATCTGTTGTTAAGTCGTCCATGTCATGATAAGTAAAATCAATGGAGTACTCTGTATATTCAGGATTATCTCTATCCTCACTCTCGGTATTGACTGAACCATAGTCAGACTCTTCACCGTTATCTAACTTGTCTGCAATATCACTTTCGATTTTGTCAAAGTAAACAGAATAGAGTTTCTTATCTAATTCTGTTTTACTATCAGCAATAATAATACTATCTCCATTCTCGATGATGTTGTTGGCCGCGTCCTTAAACATTTCTTTATTACCACGTGTTGCGTAGTAAATCTCAACTAAGCCTTCATTTTCAAGGATTTCAATATCTTCTTTTGTGTATGTAGTACCAACGTCTTTGAGCAGGTCTTTTGCTTTTTGCAGAGTTTCATTGTAATTATCCACTTCTTGTTGGAATTGCTCGTCAGTCATACCGTCTAATTGGTGTAATACATGGTTACAATTACCACTGCCAGGTGTCTTAGCAGTACACCATGTTAGTTCACCTTTGTTGTTCAATGCTTTTACTTTTGGCATAAATCATATCCTCTCTTTCTATACATTATATCAAGAAGGTATTGCATTGTATAGTGGCTAGACATATACAATAAGGTATGTTAAAATTAAAGAGAGGTGATAGAAGATGTTAAGCCTATTAACAGAAAAAGATTTTAATGAGTATTTATGGAATACTGACTTTGGCGAGAAATTGGAATTAATCAGTGAAGAGAAAACAGAAATCACAAAACAATCTATTTATACTTTTAAACTTTCCAAATTAAAACATAATCACAGTATTGTTTTCACTGTCTATATGACATCTCAATTCAATGCAAATGAAGAAAACAATCTTGAATATAAAACATTTAAAGATAATAAAGAGATTGGTTTTAACGGAATCCGTCACTGTTCAAATTTTTCACAAACGGTTTCTGTCATGAAAGAGATTCAAAAAGCAGTAGAGACATTAGCAGAAGATTGCCATAGAATTATGAGCCGTATTGATTAAGTGAACTGCCCACCACCTAAAGGCAACAGGCTTACGTACTGCCGGCAGTACCTACCACACTAAGATTGGATAGATATATTAAACAGTATTGACTTTTTTTAATATTGTGCTATAATGAGTATATAAACAGAAAGGTTGTTAATATGACAAAGAAAACATTAAAAGCAGTATTAAAGTCGTTAAACAAGAAGTATGGCGATGTATTCCATTTAGGGCAGGTACAGAGTGGTGAAGAGATACAGGGAGAAATTGTTATGGAAGAGTTCGGTTACGAGGAAGACGAGGACGAGGACTCTGTATGCTTTGTGACTACAAATTTCATTGCATTAAAACTATTAATTCAACAGCATGGTGACTATTTCATGATAGCAAGGCTGAAACGAGAGTATGTAGATAGATACAATAACGGTCCTATAGAACCGGAAATTATTGCAAGAAGGTTATTAATATGTTCAAACGAAAAAGAATTGTTTAAGGCCATAGAGAAAGTCATTGACCAGAGTGATGTAATCACAGATGCTATCAGTGATTTCGATGAATTAGAGTGCGAATAAGGCACTCTTTTTATTCATGGTGTCACGCCACCTGTTGGTTTCTTGTATAATATAGATACAGGTGGTGTAAAAACTGATATATAACATATAGTATCAGTAGAAAGGATGAGTATGGTTCGTTTGATTAAAAAATTGTTTATAATCGGGATAGCATTGTTTCTAATTCATACCTATATAGGTACAATGACAATATACTATAATAACAATATGTACCCATCAGTAAAAGACGGCGACCTATGTGTTATTAAAAAGTATGACAAGCATACTCATCTAGAGGATGTTGTGTATTATCATGATAACTTTTATCGAGTAGTCGCAAGAGAAAATCAAGTAGTGGATATTACAGACAAAGGAATTTTAACAGTCGATGGCCAGCAACCAGTAAATGCAACTAATACATTGACACATAAATTAGAAAATAGCGACATTGTGTTTCCTTATACTGTACCACAAGGTGAGATATTTCTTTTGAATGATTATCGAGAAAAAACATCGGATAGTAGAGAGTTCAAGTCAGTAAAAGAAAAAGATATTACAGGCACCTTATTCTTTATTTTTAGACGTAGAGGTTTCTAATGCGTTTTAGAGTAATGTTGATTTGTTTATTGTTTTTAACACTAGCCATTCATACTAAGGCTGCCAATGTCTATGAGCCTATTCGTGGTGGCAAAATTGAAATAACATTGAATTTAGTAGATAGAGATAAGCATGAGGTTGCCATCTTTCAACAATCACATTTTGTCTTAGAAATTACAGAAGAGAAAAGTAGTCTTGGTTGTGGTGAATTAACGTTCTCTACACCGGTATCAAAAGAGTTGGTAGAAACAGGTAAGACTAAGGTTGTTGCAGATTTAAGTAAATTAACTTTTAAAGAGCCGGGTGTTTATCAATTCTCAATACACGGATTCTTCACAACCAGTAAGGATTTAGAACGAGATACGGTGTATTACCTGACAGATAATGAGTATGATTATTTAACCGTTTATGTGTCAGATAATAACGGTAAGTTAGAAATTTCGTCCTATATTCTAGGCGATGACGTGAAGTCTTTTGAATACTACGGAAAACTCGCAACAAACAAATTAACGATTCAGAAAATAGTAAAAGGTAATCAAGGAAGTGTTTTCCAGAAATTTAATGTAACAGTTAAGGTGAAAAATGCAATACCCAACTTTGTCTATAACCTTAGAGATGGACATACTCTTACAACAGACGCCAAAGGCTATGGAAGAGCGACTATTCCTCTAAGTCATAGAGATATTATCACACTTACAGACTTGCCTATAGGCTCATCATATGAGGTGTCAGAGGACTACCAAGATTATCAACAGAGTGTAAGTGGTAAACAATCGTACCTATTTAGATACCCTTACCAAGATATACATGTCGTGTTCACAAATAAAAAAGATGGTTTAATTCCAACTGGTATTATTTTAAACAATGGTTCTACACTACTACTAATTGGTAGTGGCATTGTAATATTAATCAGTGCGAAAAAGCACTCGGGAGAAAAGAAAAAGTAAATGAAAATTAAAAATTTAATTGGCAGTTTATCAGCCACAGCACTTGTGGCAGCCGGAGCAGTTGCACCAGTATTTGCAGCCGACGGTTATGACCCAGTTGCGGGTACAACAGCAACATTTGAAAAGTACTTTGTAATGGACAAAGACATTCAGGTACCTAATGCTACATTTAAGTTTACAGTAACAGCAGGTACAGCAGTAGCAGGAGACGCTACACACTCAAAAATCTTAGCAGGTGTAGGCACTCCAACGATTGCAGACGTTACATTCTCTGCAACAGACACAACCTCTGTCGTTAAGACAGGTAAGATTGGTGAGCATGGAGATAACTTACCAGCAAATAAGCAGTATGCTAAGAAAACAGCGACTATCGACTTTAGTTCATGCAACTTTACAGAACCAGGCGTATATCGTTATGTCGTTACAGAAACAGGTACAAACACAGGTGTAACAAACGACACAGTAAAGACACGTGTTATGGATGTATTTGTAATTGACAACAACGGTTCACTAGAAGTATCAAGTTATGTAATGCACAAGACAGTAGATGGTATTGAGTTAAAGGACACTGATGCCGCTTATGAGTTAGCAGATAAATCAGATGGTTTCGTAAACACTTATACATCAGCAGACTTAATCTTTGGTAAGGAAGTAACAGGTAACCAAGGTAATAAGAATAAAGACTTTACATTCACATTAAAACTTACAGGGGCAGCCCCTAACACAAAGTATTCTGTAGATTACAGTAAGGCTAGAGAAGATGCACAAGACACTCCAGCAACAGGTACTAAGACAGTTATTGAAACAGATGAACACGGTGCAGCCACTCGCACATTCAAGTTAAAAGATGGTGAGTACATTTCAGTTAAGGGTATTGCAGAAGGTGTCAAGTATGAATTAACTGAGGATGCACAAGATTATACATCAACAGCAGGTATCACACAGGAAGTAAACGGTACAGAGGCTTATGACGGTGGAACAGCAGGAACATTTGGTGAAACGTCTATTAAGACAGGTTTCACTAATAGTAAGTCAGGTGTTATTCCTACAGGTATCTTACTTGAAACAGCACCTTATGTAGCAGTAGTTCTTGCAGGTGGTGGAACAGCGTTCCTAGTATCTCGTAAGAAGAAAGAATCTGAATAAAATGAACGTTACCAAGAAACTGAAAGAGGTGGATAAAAAATATCCTCTAAAACGTGTAAATAAACTGATAGACAATTTAATCATGATAGTAGGTATTACATGTATGTTTCTTGGTACGTATTGCTTACTTGATAACTATAATGTCTATAATCAAGTAATAAGAACACAAAAACTAGGATTCAAGCCAGAGGTCACAGAGAGCAGTATTACATTCTCTGATGTACCTTTGGCGAAAGCCTGGTTGACAGTTCCAGATACACAGATTGACTACCCAGTTATGCAAGGTAAAGATAATCTTGAATACATCAACAAGGATTGTTTCGGAAAGTATTCATTATCAGGAAGCATCTTCGCAGACTTTCAAAATAAACCAGACTTCACAGATAAGTACAATTTACTTTATGGGCACCACATGGATAAAGGTCTAATGTTTGGTTCGCTTGACAATTGGAATGATGTAAACTTTTTCAAAAAACATGAAAATGGTTACTTGTTAACGAAAGATAAGGTTTACAAAATCAAGTTCATTAAAATCTTTGAAACGAAGGCAACAGATGAAAAAGTATTCTCTCTTGACATAAATAATGTAGATAGAGACTTAGACAATAACAAGAGATATATTGCATTGACAACATGCAAGGTAACAACAGATATAAACAGAACGGTTCTATTGGGAGAACTGACAGAGAGCAATGTTAAAGAATATAAAGAGTCTTTAAAGGAGTGAAATAAATGTATAAAATCATAAGGATAATGTGTGCATTGATAATATCTACATTGATTGTGATACCGGTTCATGCAGAGGAGACTAATACAGTAGAGTTTGAGTTTACCAAGGAAATAATAGACCATGATACTACGGTTGGTAGTAGTTTTGATGGAGATACGCAAACGAATCTTATTATGTCAGGCCTAGAACCAAATAAAGAGTATCAGGTAAATGTTAAAACCGCTGATGACTATAATGGGTATCAACCATATACAGCAGATGCTAACGGAATCTTAACTGTACCTCTATTTGGAGTTAATGAGGTCAAATCACAGAATGTTATAATTAAAGGTGTTAGTCAATTAAACTATTCGATTGATTACACACAGTATATACATCCTAATACTAGGCATCAGTCAGACATTGATGTGTACCATAATGGCACCTTAGTAGGGACGACAGTGGCCAAACGTAATCAGGGTGTTAAAACAGGTACATATACGGTAAATGCTGGTTCAAAAGAAAAGATAGTGTTAAGAGATAATATGTATCAGGCGTTCACAACAGCGATATTTGGTGGTGTCGATGGTGTTGGAGACCCAAACCAGTCATTTCAATATACAGTGCATATCACAGGTTTAGACCCAGAAGATACTGTATTTTTCCATTATATGGATGCACCTACAGACGACAACCCAGAAGTTCACGCAACGAACAATGAAGTTGTGTATGATGTTGAATTGGGCGGTTCTTCTCATGCTGGAGTTTATGTATATTCAGTACCGTGGTATGCAAAAGTCAGTATTACACAAAAGGCTAATAATCTAGGCTATTTACCAAATTATCAGACTGATACAGAAGCGAGTAGTAACATAGTTCCAGATATTGCACTCACAACTCCAGAATTTGGTCATCAAGGTGATGGTTCAGGAGATTTGACTGTTATGTTTGGGAACACAAAGGTTCAAACAGTTACTATAAGCAAGACTGTTGAAGGAAATCAAGGTAATCGTCATAAGCAATTTGATTTTAATGCAAAATTGACTGACAATAATGATACAGAATATACAGGACCAGTATCTATCGCAAAACACGATGGTACAGTAGAGCAGTTATCACCAGATGGGAACCATGTCTACAAATTTAAGTTACAACATGGGGACACTGTAAAATTATTTGGTTTTGACAAAGTTATTAAAAATATTACAATTACAGAGGAAGATAATGACTACCAAACAAAGGTATCACATGACAGCGAACAGCCAGTAGATGGAAAATCAGTAACAGTAGATATTGAGAATGCGAACGCAAATATTCGATATATAAATAGTAAATCATTGATTGTACCAACAGGAATCAGTTTACCAGTTGGTGGAGCATTATTTGTTATTATTGGTATTGGAATTATTTTCATTTCTAAAAAGCATAAGCAAGTTGTATAATATAATAGAGGGAACACATATGAAAAAAATTTATAAATTATTTATCGCAATGTTTTGTATGGCAATTGGATTATCACCAGTTATTGCTTATGCAGAAGAGACGACCACAGTAGAAGTTACTATTGATTCAGATTATGATAATGTGATTGTCGAGTCAGAAAGTGGTAAAGAAAATGTTAATACTAAAAATCTTATATTAACTTTTTCAGATGTTGGAGAGTACGAGTATAAGATTTACACAAATGAAGATTTAGAGAATGTTTATACATTAAAAGTATTGGTTGGTAGAAATGATAATAACAAATTGTATACAGAAACAGTACTGTATAATAATAAAAATAAAGATGTAAAACTTGATAAAATAGAGTTTAAAAAGAAAACCACTCCAGAAGAGCCAAAACAAGAAGAGCCTAAGAAGGTAGAAGAGCATAAAAAAGGCGAAGATATTGCAACAGGTGTATTAGACAACTCACTAATGTGGGGTGCTATTATTACATTGTGTGCTATAGCATTATATTTAAGTAAGGGAGAAAAACAATCATGAGGAAGTTACTAATTGTATTCTCCCTCTTCTTTCTAACTGCATGTAGTACCAGTATAACATATAAGAGCAATACAGAAACAATTACAATCAATCATGAACAAGATAACATTACAACCGTTTCAATTACTGCCGAATATCCTTTAGGTGAAGTAACAGACACAAATACAATCAGAAGTGACTACATGAAAGTCTTGAACGGCACATATGGTGAAAGAGCGGTAAAGGATGTAAAAATTACAGTCCATGATAATAAGATAAAATCTATTATTGTATTAGATTTTAGAACGATTAAAGATTTAACCAAATTTGGAATCACAAGTCCTTATCCAAGTTTGGCAGAATTTGAAAAGTTTTTAAAGAACAGCGACTTTAGAAAGGAATAAGGAGTGAAAAATAAATTTTTAAAAATGATACTCACGATTGCATGCCTTGTTACGTTTATTCCGAACAAGGTTACAGAAGTATCAGGAGAAGAACCAACGACATCAAACGAAACCACATCAATTTCAGACTTCTCTATCGTAAATGCTGAAACTGAATATTCTCCATCTACAAATGAAAGTGACCATATTGTAAAGTATTCACTAACATTAACAACGAGTGGAGATGAAGGTAGTGTCAATTCTGTTGTATTTGAAGTACCAAAGTCTTTGTTTAACGACAGAACAGGTAAGAGTGGGGATAGTTTCCAAATCTCTATTCCAACAAAAGATGAATACACACACCTTACAGCACAAGGTATCGAAGTAGATAGCCCTTGGATGTATGAAGAAAAAGACGATAAGATACTCATTTCAAGTACAAAGCCAGTTAAGGTTGGTAGTACATACAATATTGAAATTGGTTATCAGTTAGATGATAACATAACAAATTTCAAAGATGGTGAAGTATCTAAAGAATTAAAAGCAACAGTTACACTTGACACTAAGGGTGGTATATTAAAATCAGAAGCAACCGCAGAAGACGTTACAATCAACACAAATGCAACTATTCAAGGTTCACGTTCTGACACAGATAACGTAACAGCATTTACAGATGTGTGGAACAATAGTTGGGGACCAGAGCCAGAAGATGTGAACGAATATTATTACTCATTAGTAAGAGTTACATCATATATTACAGGTAGTCAGCCTTATAATATTTCCATTAACTCTAAAGCAGTTGATGATGAAACAGGTGAAGAGTTTACACCTTATATGTACAATATAGGACTAAATGGTTGGGGTGATAAGAGTTCAGAAGAGAACAGTAAAATCTTTGAAGGCTCTAATGGTAGAAAAGATTATATTCTATACAGATTCCCTATTGCTACTTATAAAAACAGAGAAAAATCAAAGTTCACTGTTACAAACGAGGTTTCAACAGAAGGTGTTGATTTAATTGATGGACCTAATGAAATAAAGACATCAACTACAAATATTACTTACGTAAAAGAACCATGGATGCCACCTGAAGGCAAATTTATTACTCTTCAAAACGGTGATAACTATTATAGAGTAAATCATAAAGAGTTAGAAAAGTGGTCTTTAGTAAATACTAAGATTGATAAGTATTCAAGATACGATTTACAGAATTTCCAGAATGGCACTTTAAATAAGTATGACAACTTAGACTTCGGTTATTTTGTGTTCGGTATGCCTATGGGACATAGTGTACCGAAAGGACAAGATAATATACCAAGTAATTACTTTAAAGAGAGTGTTACATATAACCAATTTATTAATGGTATTAGTTTAGTAAATGATGACGATACAACAATTTCAGATTTAAATTCAGACGATTATCAGATTAAAAATATTTCGGTTTACACGCAATATTTAGATGGCAAGTTGAACATTAATAATAAGTATGATGAAACAACTAGAAAGCCTGTGGCCAGCGATGTGGTAGGCGTATATGCGAAGTATAACAATAGTAATAGTGAGTATGTACATATCGCAGATTATTCACCTTTAAATAAGACGTATTCAAATGTAAAGGATGGTATTGATGTAGTAGGTAATAAACTTATCTTAGATGATAATGTAGTTGCTTATAAATTAACTACATCTAATCCTTACTATTACACAAAGATTCTATCTGGTGCTGAATACATGTTAAAACATTCAGATAAGGTAGATACTTATGTAAAGAATAAAGAAGAGATTAGAATAGCATCAAGTGTAAATGCTGAAATGTTAGATAATACAGGTAAACAGATTTACGAATACACAGCACCTACAGAGTACGACTATGCACGTAAGACTGAAACAGTCAGTGAAATCACAAAAGACGTTGTAAATGTCCGTAATAATAGAACAAGTAAACGTTATGAATTGATATGGGAAATCAAAGTAAACGAGGTTGCAAAACTCTCTAATACAGAAGAGTCTCCTATTGAACAGTCAGGTGGTACTTGGTATGATTTAATGCCTGCAGGTTTAGTTGTAAATGAAGATACTGTGACACTTTATGACAGACTAACAGGACAAGAACATAGCGTATCTGTTTCAAGTACTCCTAACTATAGAAATACAGGTAGAACTCTTTATAAGTTCACAAGTACAGATACATTAAGTAATCCTCAGTTATTCTTTACAACTTATTTGTCATACAATAGTGTACGAGATTACGGTGATGTAATTTACAATCCAGTTGCTTATGAAACAGGTAATAAAGAAATCTCTAACGGTACAGCAGACAAAGCAAGAGTAACGAGATATAGTAAAGAAATGAGCAACTTAACAAATGATGAAGGTAAGCGTTTTATTTACGCTGAAAAGGTGTATAATTTAACAACATTAGTTTACTTCTCGTCAGGACTATCAAAATCAATTAAGAATAGTACAGATTCTGAATATCAAAGAGTAACACAAGTGTCACAGAATGAAGAGTACTCATATAAATTAACTATGGCAAACTCTGCGATTTCAGTTTCAAAAGATATTGTGTTATTTGACTCATTAGAGAATTACACAACACCATCTGGTGAAACATCTAACTGGAAAGGTATCTTACAATCAATCGACACAACACAGATTGAAAAAGCAGGTATTAAGCCTGTTGTATATGCAAGTGACGTAGCATTAGACTTATCAACATTTGGTGGTTTAACAACGGATGAAATGTTAAGCAAATTTAAACCTATTTCAGAATTTACAGATTATTCTACAATTAAGACAATCGCCATAGACTGTCGTAAAATGCAAGATGGTTCTGAGGCTGAATTAGGTAAAGGTAAATCACTTGTATCTATTATTAACATGAAAGCACCGGCAAGTCTTCCAACAGGAGTTGTATACAAGAACTACAACAATGTTTATGCTCATGTAACAGCAACAGACAGTGGCGCTGAAACAACTGCATTTATTAACAATGGTTATACAGTCAACTCATATAAAGTAACAGGTAATATGTTCGTAAACAAGTTAAATTCAGACACAAAACAAGGAGCCCAAGGTGTTCAGTTCACATTAAGTGGAACTTCTGCTTATGGAGAACAAGTATCTATGGTAAGAACATCTGACTCTAAGGGTATCGTAGAATTTAAGAAAATACCTGTTGGTAAATACTTACTTGTTGAAACAGATAGTACACCTAACTACTTCTTAGACGATACAAAACATATTGTAGAAGTAACAGAACTAGGTGAAGTACTAATTGACGGTCAAGCAAGAAGTGCTATTACTCTTGAAAATAGACCAAGAATTAGTGCTGATATTAAGTTTAACAAGAAATCATATCCTAATAGTATGGGTATTAGTGTACCTGTACCAAATGCAGAGTTTACTTTACAAGGAACATCTGACTATGGAAATGATATATTAGAAACAGCGAAATCAGAAAGTGATGGTATCGTAGAGTTTAAGAATATTGAAAAGGGTACTTATAAGTTGTTTGAAACAAAAGCACCAGATACATTCGCAAAATCTACTGATGAGTATAAGGTTGTAGTCAATGAGAATGGTATGGTAACAATCACTAACGTTACAGAGAGTAAAGATACTGATACTATCTATAACTATCGCAGATTAGTTGAAGTAAGTTTCAAGAAGTTAAATGCTGAAACAAACGAGCCTATTCGTAGCGGTTATTCAGCCGATAACGGTATCTCGTTCACGATTTCAGGACAAGATGCTGAAGGTAGAATAGTGAATAAGACATTATGGGTATCTAATAATGGTACTGTAAGAGATTTAATACCTGTAGGTATTTATACCGTTCAAGAAAATATTAATCCAAAGGATTTAGACGGTAAATCATATCTACGTGATGCAAAAGAGTACGTTCTTGAAGTTAAGAAAGATGGTACTTTCACACTGGATATGGAAAAAATTGGTAATGATTATGTGGTTAAGAATACACAAATTGCAACTGATACAATTACAATTACAAAGAAGTGGGTAGGTGGTAATCCAGAGGGATATATTCCTAAGATTAGAATTTACACAAACCCTAATGATATTCCACAAGCAAGAAATAACACAAGTGAGAACAACCAAGAAGTTCCAGAGATAGCAGAACCAGATGAAGGATTATAAGAAATGGAGAAGGACATGAAAGATAAAATATTAAAATTTATACTTATGGTAGTATGTGTTATCGCATTACTACCGCATAGTGTACATGCAGAAGGTGGTTCTTCTCCTATTCTGCCTGTTGCTAGTCATGGTAACGTAATTAAGAAAATGAACTTATCAGACTATGCAAATGGTACAGTCACAGACGCTACGTTAGATATTTATGAAGATGGTTATACTGTAGTCAAGTCTAATAGTACAGTTCCACAGACACAGAAGATAAATAATAAATGGGTCGTTGATGCAATTAACAAGTATTATGAAAATCCTACAGTTGATATTACATCTCTTGTGTATGACAGTGACACTAGATTACTTGTAAATTCCATGAATGTGTATGGTAGTGGGATGCTAAGTAATGTTGGTCAATTCAGAACTCAGCGTAGATATAATCCTGATATTCATGATTTTGAACTAACAGGAACTAAATTAAAGTTGATTGATTTATCTAAAACAACTCCTATTAACGATGATGGACTAGATGAGATGACAGATTCTACACCAGAAAACAAGCGTATTAAATTTTTTAATAACTTTGAAAATATTGGGGTAGATAAACTCGTTTTTGGAGAGAATTGGTCTAAGGTGCGAATTTCAACTATGTCTAGTGTGTTTGCTTATGCAAAAATTAAAGAGGTTATCGGCTTTGATAAACTCAAAATTCAACCTACAACTATGAACAGTGCATTTAGTAATAGTGACATTGGCAGTATTGACCTAACAAAGATGGACTTAATGCAATTGGAAACAGCAGATAGAGCATTTGATACAACACATGTTACTGTTGGAGATTTATTCTCAAAACAGCATATTACAAAGTTGAAGAGTGCTACTTATATGTTTAGTCTATACAAGACAAGTGAACCACTTGATGTAACAGGAATTAATTTAAGTAATGGTGGCAACTTTAATGGTATGTTTGAGGCTGTTCAGGCACCTTCGTTTAAGTTCGATTTCAGTGATGCTAGGGGTAGTTTTGCGTACGCTTTCTCTCGATTAAGTATGCAGATTGACATGAGTAAATTGCCAAAACCGATTTATAAACCATCAGATTATGACCCATCTGGCAGTGCTAGTAATACATACTATATGGATATGCTTTCATATAATAGTAGTTGGTGGGAAGTTTATCAAAAAATGTTAGACTTATCTGATTATAGTACAGATAATATAGGAAGTACCAATATACTTGATAACCAAGTTGGTGTACAAATAATTAAAACATCTACAAGAACCAAACTTCATCCAGAGTATGGTAATGGTCTTGGTATTGGAAGTTATAGTATCTTCGACAAATGGGTAGGATTTAAGCAAGTCTATACGGGTAGATGGTTCTTAAAGTATTATGCAGATGGTTCTGTAGTACCAGAGGCTGATAGAAAGTATGCTTCTACTTATGCAGATTTTAATGGTATCGAAGGTTATTGGGTAAAAGAACCTGTAGAAGGAGATAACAGTCCTACATTGTCTGGTGGTAGAATTTACGAAACAGAAGATGATAAGTGGGTGAAGAACTCTGATGGTTCAATGACTTATACTATGAAAGTCTTTGATAGAAAAGACAAACACTACATTGTAGAAGATGAGAATCCTAACTACATTAGAACTGACAGTACAACCACAGTTAATGGTAAACAGGCTTCTATTGCAGAGGTGGGTAAAGATGAAACCATAGCAACAGTTGTCAATAAGTACATCGGTGCCACAGAAACAGAAACAAGAAATCTAACAATTAGAAAAAATGTCAATGTCGAGGACTCTACGCAATTTATCTTTGATATTACTTTAAGAAATGAAAACCTTTCAGGAATTAAGAAAATTAACGGAATCATTTTCAAAGATGGTGTAGGTACTGTAACACTTATGGGTAATAAATCTATCACATTAGAATTACCAAAGGGAACAGAATACACAATCAAAGAAAGAGCAGTTAAGAACTGGACTCTAACAAGTCAAGAGAACACAACAGGCACATTAGACTTAAACACAGAGGCAGTATTTACTAACACAAAAGACACAGTTCCTAATATGTCAGATAGTGTAACAGAATTAAATATTGAAAAGAATATACCTGAAGGTTATAACGGATATAATGCTGATGGGCAGTTTATGATTCATGTAACATTATCTGGTCTTGAACCAAATAAGACTTATCAATATGAGCAATATGGTTCACCAACAAATTTCACAGCAGATGAAAATGGTCTTGCTACATTAAATATGTACATCACGAGAACCTCACCTATTAAAATCATAGCGAATGGTTTAAGTCAGTTTAAGTATTCTATTAAAGAAGAAGCAAATGACGAGAGTGATGGTTATATGTTTACTCCATCTATGCATGTCTATGAAGATAATGCTTTAGTGGACAATGTTGGTGGTAAAAAAGGAGTAGACTTTACTTCTAAGATGTATGTTGCTAAAACAGGTAAAGTTAATCGTGCGGTTATTACAAACGATATTCACGATATGTACCAGTTAAATGTATCTAAGTCAGTAGAAGGTAGTGATACAACAGAACCATTTGACTTCACAATCTCTATTAAGGGATTAAAAGAAGGCGATGCTGTTTACTACATATCAAACAGTGATAATGAAACAACAAAGGTAAGTTATCAAGGTGAATATACAGAGTTTAATGTAAAGATTGCCAACTATGGTTACGTTGATGTAATAAATATTCCTGTGTATGCTCAAGTATCTGTAATAGAGCATGCAAATACTAAAGGTTTTGTATCTAATTACCAAGACACAAATGGTGTCAGAACTGAAAACACTACTGTAGGTAAAGAAATGGCTACACCATACGTTGCTGGTTCAAAAGATAATACCTACTTGTCTTATACATTCTTTAATAAGAAAGAACAGACAATTACAACTACTAAGACAGTAACAGGCAATCAAGGCGACAAGTATAAAAACTTTGATTTTAACGCTAAGTTTACTACAGAAGACGGTAATGAATATTCAGGTAAAGTCATACTTGTCAGAAAGAACGGTGCAAGAGAAGAGTTATCGCCAAACTCTGAAAATGTATATACATACCAAATGAAGCACGGAGATGTAATGCAACTATCTAATTTTGAATCAAAGATTAAGAGTGTTGAAATCACAGAGGCTGATAATGAATACGAAACAACCGTTCAGGAAGTTAGTAAAGATGTTGTAAATAGTAAGACTATAACAGTTGATGTTGAAAATGACGATAAACAAGTTAATTTTACAAATAATCTAGGTATTAATATTCCTACAGGTATTGCTTTACCGTTAAGTGGTATTGTGTTACTTGCAGTAGGTGCAGTAATCATTATTTTAAATAAAAAGAAAAGAGAGGATTAAGGTCTTCTCTTTTTATTTTGTGGCATAGGGCAATGGTTATAAGTGTTTCCAGAGCGATTTAATATCCAATGATATTGTATTCATTTAAACGAATAAGATGTCAGGAAACGCCTATTACTGTTGTCCTAAAGTGTTTTAACACCACATGTAATAAATTGATATATATATAAAGTTTTAAAGGAGAGCAAATGAAAAGAAAAATAAATAAACCAATTTTGTTGAGTACTTTAGCACTAACACAAAGTGTTGGTACCGTAATGGTAATGCAAAACAGTATTGTCCAGGCTTATGCAGAACAAAAGAATAAAGACGTAACAAGTCAAGAGTTTTTAGATTACATTAATCAATTAAAGGAACAGAATCCTGATTTTAAGTTCAGCCAAGGTGAAACGAAAGTGTTTGAATCAGAAGAACAAGCACTAGCAAGTCTTGCAGAACAGAAACAAGAGATTGATACAGCGATTGCCAATTATAAGCAAGCAGTAAAAGATAGAGAACGTGCTTATGAAGAAGCGAAAGCGAATGTTAAGGTTCAAAATGAACAGATTAAACAAGATAACGCACAAGCAGAACAAGACTATCAAAACAAACTTAATGCTTATAATGCAAAGAAAGCACAAAATGAAGCGTGGTTAAACGCTAATCCAGTTATTACTACACTAGACAATGGTATCGAATTACGTGGTAAGTATGATGAATCAAAGAGAAATTCTATTAACTACTTTGACGATATTGCTATTAATGTTAGTGAAGAACTATTACATGCTAATAGATATGAAACGACAAGTAAACCTATTAAGATGTCGCCTAACTCTACTGTAGAAGTTATTAATGCTTCAAGTTCGTTAATTGATAACACGAATGGATATATTGGGGCAGCAACATTAGACCAATATCCTGTTAAGATGGTTAAGTCTTGGAGAATTAAAGCAGGTACTCCAGCAGGAGAACTGTTAAACATGAATTTAAGGAATATTGGTGAGACAGGCAGTGGAAAGACAATTTCTGCACATGTTAAGTTCGTTCTTGACTATGCAACAAATGACTCCCCAGTAGCAAATGCAGAGGGAAGTATCAATGTAGTAAAAGATGGACTATTACACATGTATTGGATGCCTAAGTCTGATAATAGTGCAGATAAGCAAGGCGGTCATTATGAAATCCAATTCTACGATGATGACACAGGTAGACCAATTAAATTAGCAAACATGCTTCTTTCAATTGACTTAGATGGCGAAACAGAGAAATCTACTGTATCGTCAGAAAGTGCTAAGGGTATTATTCCTACCTTACCATCCGATGTTGGTACAGCAAATGAAACAGGCACAAAATATCCAACAATTGAAAGTAATACTGGTACAAGTGTAACATATAAAGGTAAGACCGACTTTGGTATTGATGATACAAAGACAACTCCTTATGGTGAGGGATTAACATTGTTTGCAGGAAATACTTTAAATGTATCTTTTGAAACAAATGATAGTCGTTGGGGTGGATATTCAGTAATCAATATTCCTAAGTTAGGACAGGTTGATTTAACTCTTCCTGAAGAACCTACACATCCTACACCTACACCGTTAGTTAACGAACCGAAACTACCACCTGTTGTTACACCACCACAAGTTGGTGATATTGCAAATACTATTACATATAAAAGAGTCGCGGTAAAACAAGTTAATACAAGATGGATTGATATTTCTGGTAAAGAACTAAAGACTCCTGTCACTGACACAACTACAAAACCTGCAGGTGATATTGATAAGTATGCGTTTATAGAGAGTAGAACAGATGATGATGGTAACGTTACTCATGTATTTAGACAATATACTACAAAATGGGTAGACGATTCTGGTAAAGAACTAAAAGACATGATAACAGATAAAGACACTAAGGAACATGGCACTATTCAAGATTATGCTTATGTAAATAGTGAAACTGATACAAATGGTAATGTAACACATATCTTCCGTCAGTACACAACCAAGTGGGTTGATGAAGAGAATAAAGAACTAAAGACACCTGTTACAACTGATTCTGTAAAAGAACATGGTGATATTCCTAATTATGCATACGTAACTTCAAATACTGACGAAAAAGGCAATGTGACTCATGTATTTAGACAGTATACAACTGAATGGGTTGATGAAGATGGTAAAGAATTAAAAGATGTTGTAAAAGGTGCTTCTCCAATGCCTAGAGGTGACGAGATTAAAGATTATAAGTTTGTTGAATCTAAGACAGATGAAAAAGGCAATGTAAAGCATATCTTTAAGCAATTCATTACTAGATGGGTAAATACAGAATTAGAAGATTTAGACGATGCTGTTAAGACAAGCGAGTTTAAAGACGCTAAGACATTTGAAAACTACCAATTTGTTGAAACAAGAGAGGTTGGTAATACCAGAACACATATCTACCGTAGATATAACACATTCTGGGTAGAAGAAAAGACCAACAAGGAACTTAAGAAAGAAAACAAGTTAGTAAAAGAACCTGGAGATATTGCTTCTTATGTTTATGTAAGAACTGAAACGAAAGAGAACGGCGATTTAGTTCATATCTATAAAAAGGTAGAACAGAAGAAGAATGATGTTCCTACTGGAGTACATAACAACACTCTAATTAGTTTGATTGCGACTGGTTTAAGTGCTTTAGGAATTGCAATTTTAAATAAGAAAAAGAGAGAGGCATAAAACCTCTCTTTTCTATTTACATTTATTAGAAAGTATAATAAGATAATTAAGTAAAAACATAGAGGTATAAATATGGACAGAAAAACAAGTGAGAACGTTAAGAAGCATGTTGAGTTGATACACAGTATTATTGGTAAAGATTTCGAGGCACCTGATGGTGGAATTGCAGATGTAGTAGATGTATATGAAGAACACATTGATTGGCTTAATCGTGATTTCGTTGTTGTCGAATACAAGAAGTTTAATGACTCACATATAACAGATGAGGTTTCCATCATTAAATCTATATTTGATTTAACAGAACAAGAACTTGTAGAAAACCAATCTAAACTTAAACAAGAATTAGAACTAGTAAACAATTTAAAGAACACAATGTTGTGTGAAATGTTTAATGAGTTGAAGAGTAGTTTAAAGAAAAATAGATTTAATTTAGATAACAATGACTTTACTATTGAACAAAGCACAGAGAATAATTGTATTTATATTCAAATTTACGGTGTAAGAGAAAATATTAATCTTTTCTGCACTGTATCAAGAACAGATAAATACTTTTGGGCGCAGTTACGATTCTTTAAGTCAGAAGGACGGGAAGTGTGGCGAACGACAGTTCCTGGCAGAACAATGCAAGAACTTATCGACAATATTCGTGAAGAGATAGGTGAATTTAAGAGTAAAGATATTTCAAAGTTACATTCAATATTTATTTAATTTGTATGAGGTATAAAGACATGGAAAACATTACAAACGCAATTAATGCACTATCACAGTTAGACTATGAATCATTAACAGCACAAGAATGTGTTGAATTAATGGAAGAAATTGAGAAATTAAACACCGTTATAAAACAAAAATTAACTAATGCATTATTAAGAAACTCAAGAAGATACGAACCATTTTACGAGATTGATTCGTATAGTATTGAAACAACACCACATGGAAACAAGGTATTTAATGCTTGTTGGAAAGAAAAAGATAGTTTTGGTGTGGGAAGTATTATAAAGTACGAAACAGTAAGTATGAAAGACTTTAATGCGGTTAATTTAAGTGACGATAGAGGCACATTGCAATTAATGAACCTATTAGATAATAGATAAGAAGAATAGAGGTAAAACACATAGTAAAGTTAACAGAGCAGATTATCAGAGATATTTCTTTAGACAAGGGCATTTGGCTAGATGATGACTTAAATGGCGACATTCATGATGGAAGTCTAAAGGTGCATGTTTGGTTTAATAAATTACCAATTGGTTTTGAAATTGTAAGACAAGTTTCAGAAATGTCATACATCTCAATCGAAAATGTTCCTGACTATTGTGCAGAGCGAGAAATCAAGACTGTAGAAGATTTGAATAAGGCTTATGAGGACATTTTCAATCTTCCTGAAAGATTTTTAAATTTGTTCTATAATTTTTAGAAAATATAAGATACACATTATTTAAGTAAATATAGAGGTAAAAATATGAATAAAATAATTTCAGCATTTCCAGGCATTGGCAAAACAACATTGGTCCAGACAAACAAAAACTATATTGACCTTGAGTCGTCAGATTATAAGTGGCTTGATATTGATAAGACATTGCCTATTGAAGAGCGTAAGGGTACAGCAAAAACCATTAATCCTGATTTTCCAAATAACTACATTAAGAAGATTAATGAGTTAACAGGTATGGGATTCAATGTCTTAATCTCATCACATAAAGAGGTGAGAGAGGCATTGCAGGCACAAGGTATTGAATATACAATCATTCTTCCGTCATTAGATATGAAAGAAGAGATGATAAATCGTTATTTAAGTCGTGGTAATCAGGAAAGTTTTGTAAATTTACTAAAAACAAATTATGAGAAGTTTGTAGAAGACTTATCTATGGACCCAAACGAAAAAATTGTTTTAAAATCAGGACAATATTTGTCTGACTTGGTAAAATAAAAGAGGTAATACATGATTAATGAATTAGAGAAGAAATTAGAAGAATTGTTTAAAAGTCAAGGTTTAGAAAAGTGTGTAGAACGTTGGAAGAGTACGACTAAATATGCAACCAAGACAGAGGAAGCATATATTGAAGCATTAAAGTTAAGATTAAAGCAAGGTGGTATTAATGTTTAAGTTTGAAGTTAACGATGTAGTGAAGTATGTAAAGACAAATGAAGAATTGGTAATTGTCAATAGACTTAAAGACAGATTCTTTTGTAAAGATAAGAACAGTGAAGCTATGCTCAGCTAAAGACTGACCATCTTTTGGTTAGTCATTAGTTGTTGCTTCACAAGTCTCAGGTTAGAGAAATTTAACCTACGTTGAATTAGAGAATCCTTAAGGTTACTCACCTACGGTTATCGCCTTAGACCGTTGCTCTGAGTCTATGCATTAAGTTGGAAGGAAAGCATTGAGTTCCTGTGTGTATAGATTAAAAACCTAATTCAACATTGACGAAAGGAAGACCAATACTCATCTTGGTTACAGAGATGAGTTAGGCACTACAGTTCGATGAGTACTGTCTTAAAGAGTTAAACTCATTATCAACGAAAGGAGCGAAAGTGTAGATGTTGGTGTATGTATTGAAACAAAACGGACAACCTTTTATGCCGACAGAACGCTTTGGCAAGGTTCGGAGATTATTAAAAGAAGGAAAAGCAAAGGTTGTTCGTAGAGAACCTTTTACCATTAAACTACTTTATGAACCTGAAACAGACGTGGTTCAAGAGTGTTACTGTGGTGTAGATACTGGTTCTAAACACATTGGTGTGGCGGTTGTAGGTAACGACAAGGTGCTGTACCAATCGCAAACTAAATTAAGAAGTGATATTAAAAGGAAGATGGACATCAGAAGGATGTACAGACGTAACAGACGTTTTAGAAAAATACGCTATAGAAAACCAAGATTCTTAAACAGGAGAAACTCTATTAAGAAAGATAGACTTCCACCATCGGTGAAACATAAGGTTCAGGCTCACATAGACGAAATTGAGTTTTGTAAAAAGATTTTACCTGTTTCAGACTTAATCTTAGAAGTAAGTCAGTTTGATACTGCTCTAATGAAAAATCCTAGTTTGATGAATGAAAAGATTAGGAAGTGGGGCTACCAGAAAGGCTTCAACTATGGTTACTCATCTAGGAGAAGCGCAATTCTTCATAGAGACAACTACACATGTCAATGTTGTGGTAAGAAGAACTGTAGATTAGAGGTTCATCACATCAAATTCAAGAGTAATGGTGGAACTGATGATGAAGAGAACCTTATTACCTTATGTGAAGATTGTCATAAAGGAGTTCACACTGGTACTATTACATTAAGTAAGAAACCTAAGAAGAGAAAGAACTTGAAGCATGCTACTCACATGAGTATCATCCGAAGTTACTTGTTGAAAAAATATCAAGATGCAATCGAAACCTTTGGATTTGTAACAAGCGAAAATAGAAATCATTTGAAATTAGAAAAAGACCACTTTATAGACGCTTGTGTAGTTGCAAGTGGCGGCTTAGAGTTTAAAGAGTTAGAAGTAATTTTCTATAAACGCAGAGTTTCCAAAGGAGATTATCAACTTACAAAGGGTATTCGAGGAGAACAGAAACTTCCTACAGGTAAAATTTATGGCTTTAGAAAATTTGATAAAGTAGAATATCTAGGAGAGAAGTATTTTATCAAAGGTAGAATGAGTTCTGGTTTTGCAATACTCATGAATATATTTGGTGAAAAAGTAGATTTTAGTAGTATGCCGAAAGGTTTAAAAACCCCTAAATTATCTAACTGTAATAGAATATCAACAAGAAGGAGTCGTTTATGTATAAGAGAGAAAATCACTCTAAATATAGTTTAAAGGTGCATCTAGTACTTGCAGTTAAGTACAGAATGTAATATAGGAGAGGGTGCAAGTTATAGCACAATTCAAGAGTATATTAAGAACCAAGGGTAAAGCCATTCATACGCTAAGCTAAAGACTTACCGTTTTTCTGGCTCGAAAAAGTAATAAAATTGACGCGTATTCTGAAAACGATTTAAAAGGTAGAGATTAAGAGTCTCTATTTTTTTATTCCATTTTCAATAAACTTATGTTAAAATAGAATAGAGGTGAGTAGTCTATGCTAACATTAAAAGATTTTAAAAACATTTTTGGGAATAAGGTATCGTTGAAGAACGATATTATTGATGTTTGTTTAGGAAAAATCAGAAATAATAAATTTGACTTAATTTATCGTGTTAGTGTTATGAATATTAATGAGGTAGAAGAATTCCTTAAACTTGGATTTATTCTACTTGTTAAAAAGCGTAAAGAGATTAATACTGAAACCTCATATAATTTCAATCAAAAACCGTATATTATTAAAGAATATTATTTTGGAGCAAAAATTTAAAGTTTTAAGAAGTGGTCAGGACGTAAAACAGCGGCCTACTGTACCACTAAAACAGCCTTAAAAAGGTCAAAAATGAAGAGGCTGTATAATCTATCACTTTCAGTCTAAATCACGGTTTAAACGATTCTGGTGCACGTTTAAGTATGTGAAATTCACTACATAAAAGTATGTACATCTTTTTCTTTTTGTGATAAAATAATCCTGTAAAAGAGAGGTTTAATGTTATGCTAATAATTACAAGAGATGGTGCAAAAATTATTGATAAAAAGATGAAATTTAAAGAAGATTTATTATCAAGAAGAAAGCAAGAGAAATTAATTTTTAAATATTTATTTCGATTTGACCCGTGGTATCTTAATTTCCTTGTTGTATTTTTAATACTTTGTATACCAACAAGTTTCGCATATTATTCCATTTTAACCTCAAATGGCGAAACTGGAAGCAAAATTGTTTTGTGTTTTTTCATGTTCATAATGCACATTGTAATTACAGGTATGTTTGTTACGAATGATTGTGCCTCATGTGAAAATACAGTTTATAAACTATCAAAGCGAGTTTTAACTAGACTAGAACAACTTGACTCATCTATTATAGATACAACACTAGAAGAACGTACAAAAATTGCAGAGTGGTTTATAGAAGAAGATAGATTGGTTGGTATCAGAAAAGATAGTAATGATTCATATACGTTATTTTATAGAAACTCTGGCAATATTGACGAAGAGAGAATATATCTGTGCATACATAAAATACCTATTACCACAGAAATATCCAACCAGATGATTAAAGGATATGCGTACTCAATCAGTGATTTGTTAACTTATAATGCACCAAGTAATGAAAAATAATTGATAAAGGCTATTTACAGATAGCCTTCTTTAATTTATAATTATAAAGTAAAGAGATGTGGTACAGTATGAAGAAAATTTACATTTGCATCGGTGTTAATGGTTCAGGTAAGACTACCTATGTACAAAAGCAATTAAATAATGAAACATTGGTTATCAATGAGTTAGATATTCAGAAAGTTAAGAAGTTTCTAGAGGACGATACTAAGTCAACTCTTTATGTTGACAACCAAAGTCTTAAAAGAAGAACAAGACGTGGTATTTATACCTGTGTTCAGGGTAAAGCAGAAGTAATTGCGTTGTGCTTTCTGCAACCATTGTCTATGTTAATTCATAATTTTGATGAGAACAATGGTCAGACAATTTCCGATGTAATTGAGTCATACAAGACACTTCAAGTACCACGTATCGGTGTAGATTGTGATAAGATTGAAAAGGTGTATGGTAACAACTTTAACGAATTCAGACACGAATTTATGGGTAATTTACCACATGACAATCCAAATCACAAAGAAAGTATTAATGAACATATCTTAATGTGTGTTCAAAACTCCAAGACAAAACAGTTAAAAGAAATCTCTAAGTACCATGATTTGGGCAAGTTCATCTGTAAGGAATTTATTTCTGAACATCATGCAGTTTATAGAAACCACGACTCGGTTTCAGCAATGTACTATCTCGCAAAAATTGATACAACAAACCAAGAAAAACTAGATAATATGGAAGTAATTTACCAACATATTTCTGTAATTAACGATTTAACAGAAAAGCAAATCAAGAGAAACAAACTAGAAAAGATTGTTCCTTTAATGTTAGAGTTCAGAGAAATTGATAAAAAGTCAAGATTGTAGGAAAGGTGTTAGTGTTTACATGATAAATTCAGGATTAATGAAACAATGGTTTAGAGGTTGTCCTTTTATTGAACAACAGAATAGTATTAAATTCTATAATCAATATTTAAAGTGCACAACTTTAATTTGGTATAATCAAAATAATACTTATGGATTTGAAATTATTAATCATTCAGGAAATTATAGAGCTGAAGATGAAAGATACGATGGATTGAATTTCTTTTACATAAAAGAAAGATTTGATAATCCAAGTTCTGTGAATGTAACACAAAAAGACATTATGGACATGGTACAAGAACTTAAACGAAGGTTTGGTTAAAAATTTTATTTAATTAAACTAGGTGAAATATCCTAGTTTTTTTATTTACAACAACAGATAAATATGATAATATAGTTCTTGTAAAAGAGAGGTACGCCATGACAAGACTACAAGACTTTCTAAAAACATTATCAGATAAAGGTGCTAAAACATATTATGTTGGTGGTTACGTAAGAGATATGATTTTAGGTAAAGAAAACAAGGATATTGATATTGAGATTCATTACATTACAGAAGAAGAGTTCCTTGATACATGTAAGAGTTTTGATTTAGATATTAAGTTATGTGGTCAAGCATTTGGTGTATATAAAGCAGTTCTTGATGGACAAGATATTGACTTCTCATTCCCACGTACTGAAAAATTAATTGGTGCAAAGCATACTGATTTTGAGATTGCAGTAGACCCATTCATTGGTGAAGAAAAAGCAAGTCAGCGTAGAGATTTTACGATTAATGCTTTAATGATGAACACACAAGATGGAACAATCTTAGACTTTCATAAAGGTATGAAAGATTTAGAGGATAAGATTATTCGCCATACGTCAGATAAATTTTCAGAAGACGCATTGCGTGTATACCGCGCCGCACAATTTGCCTCAAGGTTTGGCTTCACTGTTGCACCAGAGACATTAGAACTATGTAAGAAAATTGATGTAACGCATCTACCTCAGGAGCGTATTCAAGAGGAAACTTACAAAGCATTTACAAAAGGCACTCCTTCTATCTATTTCGATATTTTAAAGAGTATTGGAATTGAGTTGGTTAAGGAATATAGAAGTATTGATAAAGTCGCTAAGAAGTACGATGTTGAAATGTGTATGGCATATTTAGCGAAATGCGATAGTTCTTTTGAATTGACTACACATAAATCTAAGAAGTGTCTTGAGTTATTATATTTCATGAGTGATATTCAAGAGTTTGTTTGTGGAGATTGTCTTATTCACGAATTAGCAAAAGCATGGGTAAGTCAAAAATTCGATGACTCCATGATTAGTGTGATATTCGATATTTTCTCATTAGATACAGGTATTGATATTGAAAAAGAAAAGTCAGAGTTCATCCAATTTATTAAAAGTGTTAAAGGACAATATCTAACATCTAAAGAATTGATTGAGTTAGGTTACACAGGACAAGAGTTGGGTAAAGCATTAAAAGAAATGAAGTATTTGGCATGTGAAGGACTGACTCGTGAACAATTCCTTGACAAGTTTAGAAAGTGATTAGAAACATATGGAAAATACTAATTTAACAACAATTCAATTTGCACAAGCATTGTTTGGGCTAGAACCTGATGCACCAATTGCCCATGAGTTTGATATGGAATTTGGTCAGACAGACGAGAGATGGTGGTCATGTCAGAGAGAACATTTTGTATTTTGGGCTATTTCACAAAACACAAATGGTGTTAAAGGCTACAAACATAAACCAAACACAAGTGCCATGATAATGTATAACAGAATTGGGGCACCAGAACTATTGCTTTGGTTAATTGAGGCATTACACATTTCATTAAAATTAGACACAACAGAGTTTAAAGAGTTTGTAACAGGGTTGTCAAAGTTAGGTAGGAGTCCAAAGAAACAATGTAAAATGATTAGGGATAAATACCCTTATAGACGATACAAGACAATGAAATGTCATTGTATACCAGTCGAAGAATTGTTGGTTAAGCATAGGGGAAAGTAGAATAATGACTAAGATTAAATTTCTTAGTCTTTTTTATTTACTTCTGTACAAAACTATGTTAAGATATAACCGTAAACAAAGTAGAGGTAACAAGCATGGAATATAGAGTTGTACTATTTAAAACTAGAAACAAAGACAATAAACATATTGAAGGTTTTAAAGAAAATACCAAACAATTCCTTGTAACTGATATGGATAATGTTTCTGAAAAATTTGACAAATTTGTTTCAAAACAACCAGAAGGTGTACTATGTCGTTGTTATGTGTCAGTAAATAAGCGTAACGGTGACCTAATTCAAAAACAATTAATTTCATATCTTGCGTTGAATGATATGGATTTGTCTAAGATTGAAAGTAAGTCTGTATCTCTCGCTATGTTTCCTCAATGTGCGACATCTAAGAAGTGGTTGTTTGATTTTGACTATGAAAGCGAAGAACAGGTGTTAGAGTTTATCGAAGATATTAAGAAAATCGACAACACTTTAGAAATCGCATACAAGAAAACAGTACATGGTTACGCAGTAATTACAAGTCACGGTTTCGATACACGAGCATTATTAGCAAAGTGGTCAGAGTGCGAGAACAAGAAAGATGGAATGCTGTTGGTAGATTGGAAGGTGAAGTAATGGATATTAAATATTTTAAAGAGAAGTTTATTGATTGGATAGATGAAAGCAATCAATTAGGAATACCCGCAACTATCCAAGTACATGAAAGTTGTTGGTTCGGTAATCACTGGTGGGGAGTTGTAGATAAGTGTACAATTTCCGACGGTGTTGCAATTCTCAATGTAACAGAGTATGAGAACAATATTGAATACAAGTTTACAGACAAGTCTTTATTTGATAATATCAACAAGGTTGTATTCCGTATTAATGGAGACATTATCGAAGATGCGAAGTTGGTTGATACCAGTTGGAGTGATAGAATATTCTTATTTGAGGTAGACTTTTAATTGAAAGTGAGGGTGATTGAGGATATGAACACAGCAGAAAAGAAAGAATTATTAAAAGATTGTCTAGGCAAGATTCTTTCTAATCGAGTAGCATATGTTAATGGTAATATTGTCCGAGCATCTAATTTTGCATACGATGATTTATTCCAAGATGTTAAAGAGTTGGATTTCGGTGATGTTAAGATAACAATTCGTCCAGAAGCGTTTAGCCTCAAAACAATTCAGTCATCAATAGATTTAAAGATTTATGAAAATGGTGAAGTAGAATTTTATGGAAGAATACCTGTATACACAAACAAGAAATCTTTGAACTTCGTTTCACAATTCAATAATAATAAAATCAACAAACTAATTTCAGTGTTAGGGCCTATTGTTTCTGAAATTGATAAAGAAGTAGCACTTATTGATGAAGAAGAAAAATCTTTAGAGTTAGCAGAGAGAAACAGCCTCATCAAAAATATTAAGAAAGACATCAAGTCTGGAATTAAGTTTGGTAAATTAACAACATTAGAGTTAAAACAATTAGATAGGTTGTTGTATAAAGCAGTTAAATAAGGAAAGAGGTACATCTTATGGTTGAGTGCAATGTTGAAGTTCGTTGTCCTGTATGTGGGAAAGTATATACTGTCAGGGTTCCACACGAAGGCTTTATTAAGTGGAAAAACGGTGACAGAATCCAAGAGTGCATGCCACACCTTTCTAATGAAGATAGAGAGGCTCTAATAACTGGTATTTGTGGTGATTGTTGGAATAGGATGTATGGGGAAGACGACTAATGATGATTGAAGAATTAGAAAAGAAATTAGAAGAATTGTTTAATAAGCAGGGTATTGGCAAGTGCATTGAACGATGGAAGAGTACAACCAAGTATGCTACCAAGACAGAAGAAGCGTATATTGAAGCATTGAAGTTAAGATTAAAACAAGGTGGAATACTTTAATTTGTATAATATCAAATAAGAACTTAAAACATGGGATAAAACCATGCTTTTATTTTCTCTTAAAACCGTTTTATACCCCCGGCCGTGCGACTTTTTAGACCTATTTTAGACCTAAAACCAATGGGCTGATACTCTGTTCAGAAAAAGCAAAAACAACGCTTAAAACCGCTCCTCCTGAACGGTGTAGGTAAATCGTTCTTATACACTTTAAAATGACTATATAGAGAACTTGCATATATTTGTCTTTGGGCGAAAACTATTGACAAGTAGCCACTTTTCTGTTAGTATGTGTACGAGGTAGATATAATGAAAAATAGCAATCTAATAAGACAGTGGTTTAAAGGGTGTGCAGTTTGTGAAACAGAACACTCGATTAAATTTTTCAATCCTTATCTAAACAATACCACAGAGATTTGGTATAACAGTTTTAATGACACATACGGATTTGCAAGGAAGAACTATTCTGGCAACTATCGTGCAGAAGATGATACGGCTGATGGCCTACTATTTAGTGGCATTCAAAGACAGTTTAATAATATGAGTTCAGTAAACCCAACATTAACAGATGTTACAAATGTTCTACAAGAACTTAGAAAGAGGTTTGGTTAAATGACACAGTATAATTTCAGAATATTAACAAAGAACAGACTACGGGAAATGGCTAAGCGTGGTGAGATTCCTATTAATACCATGTACACTGATAGGGAAGACAATTTATTCGACTTTCTATGTTTTGAGGACCACTGTGTAGAATTTCATAATGGTTGTAGAGTAATACTAACTAGGGCAGACTCACGGAGTAAAATACCATTACCCGCCATCCACTCTCTGATTAATTTATTTAAAGGTGTGTATAGTGGCTATCATCTTGAGTTCGAGAAGGCTGATGATAGAGGTCTATGTGATAACGACCGAGAGGAATATTTCACATTCATAATCAAGAAGAGCGAGAAAGAAGACCTCTCCGTTTCTGATGATTATAAGTTGGCAACAGAGAATATGGAAGAGGTTAAAGAAATCCGTAGCCTAGTCAACGAAGCAAAAGAGGTTCAAAAGACTTCGGTTGAGCGTTTAAATTTATTATTTAGACAGGTCAATGAACTACGGAAATATGGCAACGACTTAAAACTGGACCAAGAACGTCAAGAAAAGTACAAGCAGAGGCTAAATGATTTTAATGATGAAGTCAGAGAACTAGAACTTAGATTAAAGAAAGACATTCCAGAATTGGACAAGAATCTGGATATTAATAACTTTAAACTTTAAAAAGTTGTATAATATAAGAGTACACATTATGAGACGATAGGAGTGGGAATTATGGATAACTATAAACTTTCATATAGCAGGCAACAGCGTCTTAAAAATGAGGAACAAGAACTTGATAAGAATGTTGCTGAAATAGATAAAAGTAATAAATTCAATAACTCTGTAGCAGACATCAGAACAACCAAGGAATTATCATTAAAAGAGATAGACAACTTCATTGGTAAAAAATCGCTACCAGAGGCAATGTCTGTTCACCCAAATATGGCATTCGTATGTCTTGGTTTTGCTACCGCAACTGTTATAACCGCTATACTAAGCATTGTACAGATATTACTTACACACAAGGCAATCGCTACTGATATGATTGTTCTCTGGATGTTCTTGTCGCTTATACCTGCTATATTGTTATCGGCAGAGTTGGTGTATGAGATGCCAGATGCGGCGCACACTAGAATTAGGAAGATAGAAGAAAAGACGTTACAGCCTAACTACGTGATTAGTAGTGAGATTGTGGACTGCCCTATTGAGGTTAAACGTGAGTTGTACTACCAACTTAAAGAAGGTTACATATATTTCTCTTATAATTTCTATTATCAAACTATGAAATACTTTACCGAGAGTGGTAAAGAAAAATGTGTTAAGATATTAGATTATAATGATAGTAAAATCTACTATTCAAGAGAGTTTCATTATTTCAGAGACCAACTAGTACGAGATAAGATATACAGGATTGCAGATGTCTTAACAGATAATGCATTTAAGGAGCAATAAAATGGCGATTAGAACTTATCTAATTTTTAAAGAGAATGGTAAAGAAGTGTTGAACACCCAGATATTTGGAAACAACTTTTGGGATAATACATTCTTCACTGAAATATCTAAACTTGTTGGTAAAGACTGCTTTCCAGAATGTGAAATGTGAAGAACCTGATGGTGAAGAAGTTGAAGTACCGTTTGAAGAAGTTTTCAAACTAATGGAAGATGTCTTAGTTAGAGAAATAGAACAGTATCAAACAAAACTTGTTGAGAAGTATGATTTTGATAACTATGTCTTTGAGAATACCTACACTAACCCACTTCTTGATTTCACAAACAACTTTATTAGTAGAGATGACAAGACAAATGAAGAGCCAAATGAGACTGTTAATATTGACATCAGTACAACCATCAGTTCTAAAGTTAATTTTATTATTCAGTTTGGGAAGATTTTTGCAACCTATAATTTAATGCAGAAATTAAAAGAATGTGATTTGTTACAATCAAAGAATCCAATAAGGATGTACCAAAGACCTGTATTAAAAGATAGTATTCAATGTTTCATCGCACAATATTAAAGAAAGGAATAATAAAATATGCACGAGAACGATATGCAATTACCTTATGATAGATGTGTCAAAATCGACCAAGAGGTTGATACATTATTAGAGGAAGAAAAGAAGAAACAACAACTAAACAAACGTAAGGCTAAACTAATTGAGGACAGTAAGAAATCAAGACATTTTGCCATTTATAAGTGGTTAGGATGGAATCTTATGCTTGAGTATGTATGTGGTAAAATCTTAGAGGCCATACTCGTTGTTCCTTTATTTCTCTTATACTGTACAGATGAGAACGTATGCGAAAAGGTAATTCATATTGTAGTGCCATCAATGACTGACCTTATCAGGATAAAGATGCTAAAGAATAAGTACATGATACCAACCAATGTTATTGATTGCCCTATTAGTGTTAAACAGCAACTATATAATGAAATAAATGGTTCATCTAAATATCTTTTAACAAAACACAATGGAAGATTGTACGTATGTGATGTAAGTTTTAGTGGTAAAATGTTAGATATAGAGCATAATGAAGATGTCAAATATCTTTTAGCCCAGTTAGTTGAAGGAGAATATTACTCTATTGCTGATATTATCACAGATAGTCAAGTGAAGTACGAGGAAGGGAATTAATCAATATGAAAAGATTTAGCGTGTTAGTGATTGTCGTATTTATTTTAGGTTCTATCATTGCCAACTTTAATAGGCTTGATTGGAATCCAGAACGTATTGGGAAAGAAGTGACAGAAGAACTTATTGGAGAAGAAAATAAAGACCAAAATGTTGCTACTGAAAAAGATTGCTCTGCCAATACTGATGCAAAGTTCGTATCAGATGTAAATGTGTCAGACAAACAAATAGTATCTGGCACAGACAACAAAGCAAACTTAAGAGAACTGTATTATAAAGACGGATATATCTATTTTAAATACCTTATGGCTAAGAATGATGAATTTTCAGTTGGTGGTGTAACTTATGTTCAGACTAATAAGGTAAAGTTTGAAGTGAAGTTGGTAGAAGAAAACCCATACGTTAACCCGCCAGTACACCCAGATGACTATGAACTTACTGAAAAGGATAAGTATAAGGGTGAGACAACTGTAACTATCGAAAAGTTTAATGAAGATTTTGGTAGAGTATATGTTGGTGAGATTGCTGAGGGTGAAGTTTATAAAGGAATCCTCGCAAGAGTAACAACATATTATGTAGCAAAAGATGCGTATTCTAATGGTTTGTCAATGACAAGAACAGTTGATTACCGAATCTATATGAACTAAAGGAGAAAACGACACATGTTTACCAGTGATGAATTTGAAAGAGAGTTTGAGCAAAGAGAAAAGAGATTTAATCTAACATTTAATATTGCATGGATTGCAATCATTTTGTTTGTTGTTATCGGTGGTTTCGTGACACAATACAACTCATTAGTAGATAAGAATGCTAGAGTTGAACAGTATTATTCAGTCATTGAAACTACATTACAGAGAAGAAATGATTTAATTCCTAACGTAGTCAATTCAGTTAAAGGTTATATGGCACACGAAGAAAAGTTATTGACTGAAATTACTAACGCTCGTAAGGAGATTGGCAAAGCAGAAATTGAAAGTGGTTCAAACCTAGATAATTCAATTTCTAAGTTAATTGCATTAGCAGAAAGCAACCCAGAGTTAAAGGCAAATGAAAATGTAAATGCTTTAATTATTGAGTTAGAAGGAACAGAGAACCGAATTATGGTTGCTCGCCAAGACTATATTAAAGCAGTAAGTGAATATAACGCAACTATTAGAAAATTCCCTACAAGTGTATTTGCAAAGATTTTTGGATTTAATGAAATTCAAATCTTCCAAGCAAGCCCAGAAGCCAACAAAGTACCAAACGTTGATTTAAAGTAGGTGTGCAACATGAAGAAACTTATATTACTATTTCTATTATTATTTTCACCTTTAACTGTTAAGGCAGAGAATATTCCCACACAGGCACCTACAAGCGGTGTCTATGACCCTAATGGGTATCTAACTAATGAAACTATCAATCGTATTAAAGAAATTAACGACAGATACGCAGAAAGTGATTTAAAGCCACAGATTGGTATTGTAATTGTTAATGAGGTTGATGGGAATATTGAACAAGTAGCAAATGAAACAGCAAGAAATTGGAAGATTGGTTTTTCTGACACTAATAATGGAATGTTAGTAGTAATTGACATTAATAACCATAAGATTAGAACAGAGACGTCTAATAGTATGTCTACTTACATTACAGACTATGAAACGTCTATCTTAAATAACACTATTAAATATGACTTTAGAAATGGTGATTATGATAGTGGTGTCAATGAATATTTGAACGCATACACTAAAATGATGGATAGAGTTGTAAGTGGTAAAGAACCAATGTCACAAGAAGAGAAGTTTATGAGAATAATTCTATCTTTCATGATTTTTGCTTTAGTAGCGTGTATGATTGGAGTATTGCTGACTAAACTAGCACAGATATTTAGTAGTGTAGGTGATGATGATGACCACTATGGTGGTGGAAGTTCTGGTTCAAGTGGCTCTAGTTCAGGTGGTTATTATCACCATCACTACTATTCAGGTCGTTCTTATGATAGTGGTAGTTCAAGTAGTAGTTCTAGTGATTCATCATCAAGTTGGTCTGGTGGTGGCTTTGGTGGTGGAGGTAGCACAGGTGGCTGGTAAAATATTTAAGACATTAACATTAAGGTAATCTCTGTTATATAACATTTTGTGGAAAGAAGGAGCATAACATGTCAGAAGAAAAGAACCTAAAAATTAAAGAGTCTGGTAAAGTAACAAGGGAAAGACATTCTCAAATGGATTGTCGTGTTATCTCCGCAAAAGTTCAAGAGAATAGGCTGTCTGAAGCGAAGTTAGAGAAGTTAAGACGTTGTTTTCATGAGGCTAAATGGTTATATAATGCTGTTGTTGCTACAGATTCATTATCTCTTGATAATACTAAAAATGTTCAAGTTAAGGTTAAAGACCATTTTGAAGAAAGAGAAATTAGATGTTTGTCTGCACAAATGAAGCAATCGGTCATAGAAAGTGTAAAAACAAATATTTCCAACTTGTCAAAAGCCAAGAAGAAAGGTTTGAGGGTCGGTAAACTTCAATTCAAGAAAGAGTGTAATGAGATTAATTTGAAACAGTTTGGACACACTTACGCCATTAAGGGCAAAAATAAGATTAGAGTAGAGAAGATTGGTGTTTTAGTCGTGAACGGACTTGAACAGATTAACGTAGATGAGGTCGAATTTGCAAACGCTAAACTTATCAAGAAGCCTTCAGGTTTCTATATTCATCTAATAGTCTACTCAAAGAGGCAACAAGAAGTTCCAACAGAAAAAGAAATTCTCGGCTTAGATATGGGAATCAAAGACCAGTTGATATTCTCTAATGGAGTGAAGGTGAACTTTTATCTGGAAGAAAGTGAACAACTTAAAGGCTTGATGAGAAAACTCTCTCGTCAAGTTAAGGGTTCTAACCAGTACAAGCAAACATTAAACCGAATTAAGAGAATTTACGAGTATCAAAACAATAAGAAAAATGATGTGGTGAATAAATTAAATTCTGTTTTGAGTAAAAACTACATCATCTGTTTCCAAGACGAGTTATTGCGTCAATGGCAACAGAAGAAGTCTAAACGTAAATTTAGTTTCGGAAGAAAAGTCCAACACGGAATTTTAGGCAAAGTTAAGGATAAACTAAAAAAGAATAGTTCTAATGTTATGTTAGAAAGTTCTGTCCCTACAACTCAAACCTGTCCTGAGTGTGGATGTCTGACGAAGCACAGTTTAGATAAACGAAAGTACCATTGTAATTACTGTGGATTTGAAAATCCTGACAGGGACGTGCATTCCGCTAATATGATGGTGCTTCTGAGCGGGTATGGAACGTATCGCTCGTTAAACACGGATACTGTTAGCACCGAGAAGATGGTTGGTCTTTTAGACAACCTATCTTATCTTGGTGTGGTAATTACTACCAACAGTATGGAAGCATGCCACTAAGTGGTGTGTAGTTCAGTAGTATTGTTCCTATTAATGAGGAGGACGTGTACCAGTATCATTATCCATGTCTAGTTCATGGTCGAAGTACTAAAGGATTTGGTATTAAAGTTAAGCACTGGAAGAATTTAGGTAGCAAGTTTGAATGTGAAAATTCAGAAAAACTTAACAAGTTACTAAAACAGTTTATCAATGAATTAAACACTGGTAAAAAGAGTAAGAAGTATATTCAAGAAAAGCAAGAAGAGTTAAATAAAGTAGCAGAAGAGTTGAACAATTTATATACATTATGGGAAGAATAGTGTATAATAAAACATGGAAGAACAGTACAAATTAGACTTAATTAAAGTAATTGAAGAAACAAAAGATGGTGAAGTTAGCGTGGTTCAGTTACCTATTGAATTAATCGCAACTTCCACCATGTATTAGTAAATAAAGGAGAATAAGAGAAATGATTAGTAAAAAGATATTAGCCGTAATGTTCTATACTTTTGTGTTAGGACTATCGGTGTGGGAATTGTTCAGTTGGGGAAGTTCACCATTAGACAAAACAGTAGCATTTTTCACAATCCTATTATGTGTTAAAGGTATTGTAGAGAATTTATTAGAAAAGAGAGGAAATTAGAGAATGGGAACGCCACAAGTAATATATGAGTTGTCAAGGGCTTATGGAGAGGCTCAATCGGCAATTGATAGAGTATGTTTAAAGTTAGATGAAATGAATATTAAACCATGTGAGTTACTGGAAATATTAAATATTAAGCATAGTTTTTGCGATGGTATTTACTTATTCCAACTAAAAGAAATTACAATTGGTGATATTGTTAAGATGTCTTATGATAACGAATATTTAACCGTAGAATATTTTGGTGAGTTAGGAAGTCGTGGACTGCCACAACGGTTCGGTTGTCCTACAGCAGGTACATTACTACGTGAAATTTTATATAATATTAATTTCAACAGAGTATTATCAGCATCGCTTGTCAATTTGTTACATAATATTAATAGAACCATCTAACTAACGGCTTTTCCTAATATAGAACATAAGGAGTATGATTATGAAAGAACTTCAAATTTGTTTAGAGAATTGTGATGTGATTAAAGTACCTTGGGAGAGTGTTGTTAATCTTTCAATATACAAAGTTCATAAAACGTATCATTTCTCTAAAAATATGAACTTAGAAATGTCAGTTGCAGACGATGTGCTGTTAACACTTTCTAAGGATGCAGATTTGCCGCATCAAGAGTTTGGTATAGGTGAGTTCACAACAAATTTTAAACGTCTATATGATTGTAGAGATATTGTATCTGTTACACTTGTTCATGATGACGACAAAGAAGAAGAATTTTATGTCACATACGAAGAGGATGAATTAAGATGTTATAATAAACTCCAATTAGTAGAGTTTGACAGTTACGGAAACTTAGTCATTAAGATAGGCAAAGATGTATGTTTGTAGTGATTGTGGCAGGCTCAAGGAGTTTTAGCGATAGGTCATTAATGTATGATAAACTAGACTATTACCTTCAAAAACAAGATAAAGTTCTCATTGTTCATGGTGGTGCAAATGGTGCTGACAAGTGTGCAGCCATGTATGCGAAAGAGAGAAATATTGAAACAAAGATATTCCTTCCAGATTGGGATAAGTATGGCAAGAAAGCAGGCATTTTACGAAATATTGAAATGTTTGAATATGCATCACGATTTCAAAATAGAGGATGTGTAGTCTTTTGGGATGGTAAATCTAAGGGAACAAAGAATGATATTGAACTTGCTGAAAAATATAATGTTCCTTTGCGAATAGTTAGGTTTAGATGAACATAGATAAACGAATAAAGGCATTTCCAGTACGGTCTGCCTTTTATTGATATAATAATATGTGAGGAGATTAAAACAATGAAAGAAATTAGAATCCTTTTAGAAAATTGTGATATAATTACGATTGATGGTAAAGATGTAAAGTTTTTAGATATGGAACATATAAGCAAGTTGCCTCAAGATATAAACATAATTTGTCAAACAACAAGAGAAATGTGTACTACTGATAGAGTCACTTTGATATTGTCTAAAGATGCGAATTTGCCTCATAGAGAATTTGGTGTTTTTGATGAGACAACAGTCTTTAAACGCTTGATGAAACGTAGAGATATCGTAGCCTTAACGATTGTTTATGAGGATGGCAAAGAAATCTCATTTCACGGACCTTACGATGAGAATGAACGTTTAATTGGTAATTTAGCAACTGTTCGTAAAAATGGTAAGGAAGTCGTGTATTATGTGTCTTATGATGAGTTTGAATGTGGATTTGACAATAAACTCCAAACAACAGAGTTAGACGATAACGGAAATTTAGTGATTAAAATAGGAGACTTTAATGAATAAATTAATTAAATTAGGTTTAGTATCATTGTTAGCATTACAGATTGTAGGTTGTGCAAAGCAACAAGAAAAAGTAGTACCAGAAAACAAAGAAAATACCACTGAAAAAACAAAAGAAACAACAGAACAGAAATCAATTTATGGTAATAAGTCAGAGGATTATTACATCTTCCACCAAGATAAGTATGATACTATTCATCTTAGGGGTATGGGTAAAGGATATGGTGCAACAAAAGCACGTACCGATTCAGGCGAATATGATATTTCTATTAAAGTTCCATCAAACTATTATATGCACGTAACATCTATCCAAGAGAATGATGCAAAAGAGTTTGTACGTTGGAATGATGTGATGGATAAGGTGTTGGAGAACAGCCCACTAGAAGAAGGAAAAAATCGAGCAACGGTAGAAGATATTGAAAATAACGAACACGTTTGGGAGATTTATGCAGGTATGCGTGCAGAAAATAGCAACAGCAATCTTGCAGATATACTCATGACACATTTAACATACTCAACAGAGAATTACGAGGAGAAAGATGTTAAAAATAATTTCCTTGTTGACCCTAAGAAGAGTGATGTTTCAGAGTTAGACTACCACGGATATAAGTTAAAAGTAGTACCGGTTAAAACCACAGATGGAGTACCTACGGGTGTTCATATGTTTATGTATTTAGACGACCATACTTGTCTATGGGTAAAGTATGAACCAGAAACAGAGAATATTAAGAACTTAAAGCAGGAAGAACTTGTTAAGTTAGCAACAAAGGTTTTAGACGAGTTGGTTACAATTAAGAAGAAATAGGAGATAAAATGAACAAGAGATTATTGACAGGATTATGTGCTGTGGTAATGTTATCTGGTTTAGTTGGCTGTGGACCTAAAGAACCTAAACAAGAAAATGAACAGACTACAACAGAACAGACAACAGAAGCACCAAAACAAAAAGAAAAAGATACTTCAAAATTTGACATCTTTGCTCAAAAGAATTATGAAGAATTTAAGTTTAACGCTTCAGGTGCAGAATACCAAGGAAAATTGGTTGATGAGAATGGTAATCGTATTATGGGTGATGACGGTAATCCAATTGGACCGAATGTACAACATTTTGACTATGATGTATCTGTCAAGTTACCAACTAATTATACAGTAAACGCAATCGTAGTAGATAAGAATGGACATATTTCAGACAAATATCGTTTGAATAAAGAAGTAGAAGAACGTGACCATTACTGGGATAAAGAGTACAAGAAGTCTACAGATGAACTTAATAATGATTATGTGGGGAAGATTGTCGCAACAGGGTTTGAGAAAGACCACGACACCTATTCCTATGATAAGTTAATTTTCATGTGTACTTTCTTACCTAAGAACTTTGAGTTTAAGGAACGTGGAGATACTTTAGAGAAAGTAGATTCCTATTACTTAGAATTTGATAAGAAAGAAAGTTTAATGAAGAGCGATTATAAGGGTTATACTTTATATACTAACAAGGTAGATACGGATGATGGTGGATATGTTGAAGGCTACTTATATTTAGATAACGTAAATAAGTTATATTTAACATACTTCAACAAGCACCAAAACACAAAGGGCATGTCTAAGGAAGATGCTCACAAGCGAGTAGTTGAGTTACTTGACGAATTAGTAACAATTAAGAAGTAGGAGAATAAAATGAAGAAATTACTATTATCTGCATTGTCGATACTGATGTTGGTTGGGTGTGCTTTCAAAGAACAGGGCACAACCATTCCACACGAACAAACACAAGAAACAGAAAAGAAACAGGTGCCAGACGTTCAGTTACTAAAACAAGATAAATATGACACTATTAAGTTAAATGCAACAGAAGATGGTGTCCATGGAGTTAAGGGTATTGACAGTTTTGACTATGATGTTGAAGTAAAATTTCCACACTCTTACTATACAACAGCAACGACTGTGGAAAATAAGAAATTTGTGAATTACATAGTAACAAATCCTGAATTAGAAAACGAAAGAAAAATTACTCTTGATAAGCATACACTAGAAGAGTTAGGCAACTTTCATATTTCCAAAATCACGACTGGTATGGCAGACATGTCAAAACCACTGCAAGTACGTGACGATATTTTTGAAGTATCAACCATAACTATGGACAAGAAAGATTTAAAAAAGGGCACACTTCAAGCACAGTATGAAGCATGGAATAAATACCTCCAGAACACAGAAACAGAAGAGGGAACTTATAACGGATACAAATTAAGGGTTTATGGTTCTAAGTTCGGTGAAGATAATACTATCATTTCTATGCTATATTTAGATGAAACTCACATGTTGAGAATTGATTACAAACCAGAAGCAGAGGCTAAAGTTGGTGAAAAATCATTAAAAGAAAAATACAATTTAATTGAATCTGTCATAGAAGAATTAGTTAAAATTGAGAAGTAAATAGATATAATTAGTAAGAGAGATTAAGTTCTCTCTTTTTGATATATATAAATGTTAAAAGGAGATACAAAATGAACAAAAAAACAGATTACATAAAGCAGTATTATTAAGTACATTAGCATTTACACAGTGTATTGGTACAGTAGCACTGGTTCAAAACAGTATTGTACAAACTTATGCAGAAGAGAAGAATAAAGATGTAACAAGTCAGCAGTTTTTAGATTACATTAATGACTTAAAACAGAAATATCCTAATTTCAAATTTGAAGAAAATACAACTGTGTATAATTCCCTACAAGAAGCACAACAGGCAGAACAACAACAAAAGCAACAGTTAGAACAATCTATCAAACAGTATGAAGATGCAAAGAAACAGTCAAAGGATGAATATAATGCTAAGGTTAATAAGTATAACCAAGATGTAGCAGCCTATAACCAAGCAAAACAAGAATGGGATGCTAAGAAAGCAGAACTAGAGAGTAAGAAAACAGAGGAAGGTCAATTAACAGAAACATTAGCACAGAATCTTATTTTCAAAGATGAACCTAATGCAGAAGTAACAGTTAGTGGCAACTTCCAAGGGTATTGGAAACGTTCTGACAACAGATATGGTAATGACTATGGAAATGTAGACTATAAGCCTGAAAGTGGAGATACATTAGAACAATCATGGTCTGGTGGTTATGCGACTTGGAAAGCAAGTAATGATAACTTCTTAGGCTTGCCAGTTGTTTTATCTCAGGGTGATAGCATTACAGCAACTTATACAAATTTGCAGAATAGTAGTTACGCAGGTAAGAAGATTAGTAAGATAGAATACACAATCTCTTCTAACCAGACACAACCACATTCAGTGTTCGTATTAAAGAATCCTGCTTTAGGTCTATGGACATACAATACAAAAGAAGGTAATAACACTGTTCAGACTAACTTAACTATGAAATTCTATGATGAAGATGGTAATTTAATCGAGTTTGATGAAGCACATCCAGCATTAGTAAATATGGGCAGTTTAAACTCTGGTACAACATCATCTGGATATAGATATATTGAAAAGGTGTATAATCAGAACTTTAGATTTGTACCTATTAATGGTTCGCTAATTAAAGAAAGTGCAAATCATGAAATCTATGCAGTAGATGAAGATACTGATAATCCTACTAACCATAAAGGTTGGGATAGTACAAGATGGGATAGAATTGGTAATCCTAATATGTGGTTTGGAAGTGGTACTGGGGCAGTAACAAGTGGTAATACTATTAGTTTATCTGCTGAATCCAATGCAAGTGGACAATGGTTGATTGTAAATGGTGCAGTAACTACAAAAGATGTTCTACCACCATTACTAGCAACATATCCAGATGCTTTAGAACCACATCATGACCCAGACTATTCTGGTAATAATGGAACACCTAATACTATTTCATATACTCGTGTATTGATTAGACAATTAACAACAGAATGGGTAGATAAAGATGGTAAAGAACTAAAGACACCTGTAACTGATACAGACATTAAACCAGCAGGTGATATTTCTCATTATGTGTTTGACCATGATGACACAGATAATGAAGGTAATGTTAGACATGTCTATAAGCAGTTAGAAACTCGTTGGGAAGATAGAAATGGCAAAACATTAAAAGAACCTGTAAAGGATGATACTATTCAAGATAAAGGTAATATTGATGAATATTCTTTCGTAGAAACAAAAACAGATGGAGATATTACCACACATGTATTTAGACAATTTAGTACTAAGTGGGTTGACGAAGATAACAAAGATATTAAACCTGAATTTGTTGGTGCTAAGACAAAAGATAAAGAAGATATTGACGACTATGCTTATGTAAGTACTGAAACAGTTGATGGAAACTTAATTCATCATTATAGACAATTCGTTACAGAGTGGGTAACAGAAGAAGGTACACCACTCAAAGACAAGGTTACTGGCAAAGAAATCAAAGATAGTAGTACAATTCCTAATTATAAGTTCTTAGAATCCAAGACAGATGAAAAGGGTAATGTAAAACACATCTTTATTCAATTTACAACTTCTTGGGTTGATGAAAATAAGAAAGAATTATCTGAACCAACTAAGTCAGATGAATTTAAAGACGAAAAGCAATTTGAAGGATATAAACTCATTGGTAATAACGAAGAAGGTAGAACTAAGACTTATGTATACCATAAACTAACAACTGAGTGGATTGAAGAAACAACCAATAAGCAGTTAAAGAAACAAGATGGTACACATGACCATGGGGATATTAGTTCATATACTTATGTAAGAACGGAAACCAAAGAAAATGGCGACTTAATTCACGTGTTTAAGAAAGTAGAACAAAAGACAGAACAAAAGAACGAAACTACACAAAAGAAGGAAGATATTGTTCCTACAGGAGTTAGTAATAATGGTCTAATCAGTCTGCTTATGATTTTAGTTAGTTCTATTGGTCTATTTATGACAAATGTATTTAAGGGGAGAGAGAGTTAAAAACCTCTCTTCCTGTTTATAAGTGATATAATAAACTAAGAGAGATAGGACATTTAATTAAACATGATTAAAACAGATAATATTTCATATCTTAATAGCGAATATGACAAGAATAAACGAAGAAAGATAGTCTTTATGGATAGAGATGGAACTATTCATATTGATAAGGTTGAAACACATTTGATTGATGATTTGGAATTTTTCCCTGATACTGTATTATTTATGCAAAGAGTCATATCATTAGGATATGATATTATTGTGGTGACAAATCAGAGTGGAATTGGGAAAGGTCATTATGATATTGAAATCATGAAAGGGTTTAATCTTTATATGGTGAAAGAGTTAGAAAAGCATGGTATTGACATACTAGCAGTTCTATATTGTCCTCACATGAAAGAAGATGATTGCTCTTGTATGAAACCTAAATCTGGTATGTTTGAAAAAGCAAGAGAACTGTTTAATATTGATATGAGCAACAGTATTATGATTGGTGACCAGACATCTGATGTGTTAGCGAGTATAAATATTGGAATTACAGAAAACTATCTAGTGACAACAGGTATTTATGATGGTGAGTATGTATTGCCAACTGAATTAAATGATAAAGTAACGGTATGTGAAAACTTATCAGAGATAGGAGAACATATAACATATTTGCAAGAATCACTTATAGACCAGGGAATATAAATTAGAGAGGAGTTTAACAAACTTCTCTCTTTTCTATTTACTTATTTTTTCATGTGTGATATAATAACACTAGTAAGTAGAGGAAGATATGAATAAAGAACAAGTTGAGGATATTATTAAGAGTTTAGAAAATCGTGGATATAAAGTCGAGTATAACAGACGTACTGATAATTCTGTTTTATTCCAGTGCAATAAACATATATTTTCAATAAATTACAGGGGTCCTGAACCTGTCGTTGATGTAGGTATTTGCTTAGGTGTTTATTCAACATTTAATCAAGATAATGTAGACTGGTTGAACTCTATCACCAGTTATTGGGAAATATATAGGAATTGTGTCTGTTTTTCTTTTACTGCTAAAAGTGGACAAGAATTAGAAAATACGTTGTTACGTTGTGTTAAAGGTTTTTAATAAATAAAGTAGGAGATTAGGTATGGAATATATTGATGTTATTAACGAAGAAACAACACTTAATGAAAAGTTGAAAGCACTGGAAGAGAAATATGCCACAGATGTTTTAAAAATCACAACTAGATTAGAGGAACTATCTAAACACAAAGAAGATTTCCAAAATGGTAATAGTGCATTTGCTTTTGCAAGAGAGTACATTGATGTTAGAAGTCCATTGACAATATTGCTGAATTTCCCACTTTATATTGATAGTCTTAAAAAGGAATTGACAAAGGACTACAAACAATTATTAACACATAACCTTCAAATTCAAGATAATTCCTACGGTGGTGATAGAACCAAGTACACAACACTTGTACAAAAAGGTTGTGGCACTAACTATCACCCAAACTTAGGTTCAATTAACTTCTCCAACAAAATGCCAACACAATATTTTAGTGATTTGATGATGGAATTAGAGAAATTACCTGTTATTAAACATATTGCAAGAGAAAAATTACTATATGGAAATGTCTACTTCGACCCATTCTATGGGTTTAATGGCCTAAACGATACACTAGAGTTTAAGGTTAAGACAGAAGAGTACGACTACATCAATTTGCTAAAATTATTAAATTTCCCAGAGGAGTTCTGTTTCAGTGCGGACTACGGCAACGAAAAGGGTATGTACAAACTAATCGGTGACTCCTATGTGTTCCATTTATTAGATAAATACACTAATCAGTGGTACAGTGTTGCAGAGGCGTTTGAAAGGTTCAAGGAAAAGAATTGGAGATAGTATATATGGTAAATGTTGAATTAGAAAAACCTTGTGGTGGTTGGTCTTTCTTATCATTGGAAGATGAGAATGGTTCTAGCAATGTTGTTCTGTCTTATATAGATGGAAATATTGCAATAAATATGTTAAAGAAGTTTTATAAATATCTAAAGCATTGCGAACCATGTATTTTATTTGAATTTGATGGAGAAAGTCATGGAACACAAGTGGTATTAGTATCTGAAAAAGAGTGTTACATGTGTGGTTGTCCTTATGCTGGTGGACATGGTAAGATTTATAATATTAAAGGGCCTGACTTCATTGAACAAGTGACAAATGCTATATGCGAGAATTTTGTTAGTTGGGCGTCTTTCGATGCTTTTGGTGAGACAGAGGAAGAATACTATTCAGAGTTAGAAAAAAGTAAGAAAATACTGACAAAGTGGATTAAGAAGGTTCGTAAAGAGTTAAAGTCATATCGTGACACATTTAGTGAATTAGACAGCAAATCCGCATCAAATCCTGTATAGTTTTTGGTGCATGAGTTGTATAATATATACATAGGAGTAGTAGAATGGATAATAAAATCATTGAAGATGTTGCAAAGAAACTTCATATGTCTGTTGAAGATGTAAAGAAACATTGTAAAGAGGTGCCAGAAATTGACGGATATTATTTTTGGCAACCTTTTCGAGGTGGTATCTCAATTATTATAAATAATGTTGGTGAAAAGTTGTGCGCCACATCATCCATTAGTTTTGAAAAACATTTAAAAGCATTCAAAGAAGGTAAAAGGAATTAGGAGATGAAGTATTACATTAGCGATTTGCATTTCGACCATACAAACGTGATTAAATTTGATAATAGACCTTTTAAAGATGTAGAGGAAATGAATAACGCTCTTATCCATAACTGGAATAGCGTAGTTAAAAAGAGTGATATTGTATATGTGCTAGGAGATTTCTGCTTTGGTAACACGGAACGCACAAATGAATTATTTAATCAATTAAATGGTAAAATAATTTTAATAAGAGGAAATCACGATAGAATCCTGCATACACAAGCAAATAAAAATAAAGTCTTGCAAATGGTTGACTATAAAGAAGTAAAGGATATAGCATTTGGCAAAGAATATCGTGTATATATGAGCCACTACTTTATGCCCTTATTTAGGAGTCATAGGTACCCTAATACTGTTCACTTATATGGACACGTTCATAATTCAGATGAGTGGGAGTTCTGTAAAGAAGTGGCAGAGCAGGCGAAGAACAGATATAAGACAGACGCAAAATATTTCAATGTTGGTTGTATGTTGGATTACATGAACTATACACCAAGAACATTAGAACAGATATTGGAGAATGGAGAATAGATATGGTAGGCTTAGAAAATATTAAGAAGTGCTATGCAGAAAAAGAAAAACTTGATGAAGAACTTATCAAGCAATTAAACTTAATTAAAGACATTTTAGGTTCCTGTTTTTCTTATAAAGAATTTGAGAACTTTATTACTTTTAAGGAAATCACTTGTATCTACGATATATTAGATGTAGAAGATGGCATTCTTGACATATTTTTTCTGAATGAGAATATGGACTTAGGAATCGTATCACTCGATAAAGAACTATTAACCATGACTGAAAAAGAATTAAGACAAATAAAGGAGAATGCCTAATGACACTAATAGAACAAGCAATTAAAGCAGAACAAGAGTATCAACTACAAATGAGAGAAGTTACTGACAGACTAAAGAACATTCAAAGTTATCTAGGACTCATCTACATTCAGGAACAAATCGTCAGAGTAAAGAGTGTGACTGTTGAAAATGATATGGTTCATTTGGTAGTTGATTGTTCTGTATGTTGTTGGGGAGTTGATGAGGACATTTCTTGTGAATGTGATATTCCTTTAGTGATTTTTAATGCTACTGATAAAGAGTTGGACATGTATCGTGCTCTATCTCTGGCACGTGAAGCAGTTGAAAAACTACCAGATGTTAGAGAAGAGTATCAGAGAAACCTATCTGTTATTCGTATAAGTAAGATGGATATAGAGCGTGCTGAAAAAGCAAATAAGAAATTAGAAGAAAAGTATGGAGATTTGGTGAAGTAAATAACCAAATCTTAAGGGAGAGCATATGAAATTAACGGACAAGATTTTGAAAATGATGCAAGACACATCAGACTTTGATAGAGAAGTCTTAACTAAGTTGCGAGAAATTGATGACATCATTCCAGTTGTAGACAATGAATATGTGTATAACGGGCACATTACTAATATTAATATTGAAGACAACACGATTACGTTAGAGGTTGATTATGGTGGGTATAACACCGGTTATGCAAAAGTGTCATTACGCTATTTCGATATATCAAAAGAAGAACTTATAGAAGAGAAACAAAGACTAGAAGAAAAGAACATCATTAAGATGTATGATAAAAAACTTTCAGAAATTGAAAACATGAAAGAACAGGTTGAACAAATGAAAGACCAATTAAACGTTCTTAAAGCAGAAATTGTAGCCACTCAAGAAGAGGCAGAAGAGTTAAAGAGATTATCAGAAAGGAAATAGAGAATGAGAAAATTACTAACACTTATTACAATGCTATTTATGACAGTATGCTTAGCCATACCATCACACGCAGAAGAAACATCACCACGTAGACTAGATGTGCAGTTGGTTCAAGTATCACTAAGAGATAGTGGTAACCAAGTACACCAGAACAACTTATACGATGGTTCAAGTTTCTTTTTAAACTTAACATGGAACTCAACTGAAACAGTACATACAGGAGATTATTTTGATATTCTTGTTCCTGAATCCATTGATATGAGTTCAGATAAGTTAGATAGAACTTTCCCTATCATTGATTCTACTACAGGGGATAATATTGGTGAAGGAACATTACATCCTAATGGTACTGAAGGTGGTAAAATTAGTGTTGTATTCAATGAACAGGCAAATAATAGAAGTAATTTAAGCGGTAATGTTTATTTATGGGTGCCTTTCAATAAGAACCATATTGAGTTGAATAAAAAGAACACATTTACATTTACAATTAAAGGTAATGGCATTTATAATGGCTATCAAATGTCAGCAGAAACAACTATTACTAGACCAAGTACAGATGGTGAAGTAATTGCCAAGTGGGGTCAAGGATTACCAGATGAACCTAATACAGTTAAGTGGATAATTCGTGTTAATAAGAGTGGTATGGACTTACATCATGTAGTCTTATCTGATAGTCTTGTAACAGATAATGGTTGGTTCTTGCATCCAGTAGATATTTCTAAAGAAAGATTTAAGTTGCAGAAAGTAACATATACTGAAAATGCAGGAATTTCTAACTGGGGTGAGGTTATTGATGTAACAGATAAGATTCAATTTGCACCTGATTATAAGTCATGGACACTAGATTTAGGCGATATTGGCACACAAGGTTACATGTTGTTTATGAAAACTGCCATGACTAGTGGTACACTTCAAAAGAATAAGATTGCAATTTCTAGTGATGAAGTAACAAAAGATGTTACAGCCCAATACAAGTTAGCAGATGTTGGTGGTGATACAGGTGTAACTACAAAGGGTAAGTTACAAATCGTTAAACAAGACTCTGAAACTGGTTCAGGACTTGCAGGTGCTAAGTTTGAGATTAAAAACTTAGACGATAACACAACACAGACATTAGTAACAGGTGCAGATGGTACAGCAGTAACACCTAACGTTGTATTTGAGGTTAATTATGAAGTAAGAGAAATCGAAGCACCATTTGGATATAAGGTTAACAACACAGTTTACACAATCCAAACATCAGTAAGTAAAGATAATGTTGTTACTGTAAAAGATGAACCTATTACAAGAGATATTAAGGTGTCTAAGACTTGGGTAGGTAATACAGGGACACAAGCAGTAATGCATTTATATGCTGATAATGTAGATACAGGAAAGTCTGTAACATTAAATACATCAAACAACTGGGAATATACTTTCACAGGTTTACGTAAGTATAATGGTAATCAAGAAATTCAGTACTCTATTAAAGAAGATGAAATGAATTTCTATATGACTTCCGTTGCAGGTGATATGGATAATGGTTTCAACATCACAAACACTTGGAATGAACAGCATGAATTGCCTGGTGATGCACCAACAGTAGAGATTCCAGAATTTAAGATTACAACTTTTGTGAATACTAATAATGAGCAGATTGCAGAGTTTGAAACCGGTTTCACAGATAAGAAAGATGAAATCACATTCAATGGAACTAAGTACGTATTTAAGGAAAAGTTGCCAGACCAAGATGGTATCAGAACTTACGTATATGAAGAGTTCCATAGTGAAGTACCTAACGATGCGCCAGAAGTAACATTACCTGAATTAAAGGTTACTCGATTTGTAGATGAGAATGGTAATGATATTCATGAATTAGAAGAGAACTTTGTTGAGAAGTTGGATATTAATGGATATATGTTTAAGGAAACGACTGAAACAAGTGATATTAGAACACATGTTTATAAGAAACATGTTGCCGAAGAAGTACCTAGCGATAATACAACTAAGCCTACAGATAACACTTCAACAGAAAATAAGGTAATCGTAGAACATACAGCACCTACTGGCGATAATATGAGTAATACATTGAAGTTATTTGCATTGTCTGTATTGGGCTTAGGATTTGCTCTAACTAAGAGAAAGGGTTTAAGAGATGAATAAATTAATTAAGATTGGATTAGTGTCATTAATGATGTTTGCTATTGGGTGTTCATCTAAAAAGAATGACTCTCAATCAGAATCAAGTACTACAACACAACAAACAGAAAACAGTTCCAAAAAAGATGGAATACAAAACGATGGAGAAGGTGAGTACAGAACAACTGAAACTGGTGCCAAACTCTATATTGAACCTAAAGAAGAATCAGAAGATAAAAAACCTGAACCAGATTTAACTGGTGTTGAAATTACAGAAGAAAATTTTAGAAATTTTCCAGAAACAAGTAAGAACTATTTTACTTATGAATGGGATGAATATGGTAACAGTTACAACATTACAGGTTGTACATCAGAGTCAAGAGTGGTACATGTACCATCTAAGATTAATGGTAGACCTGTAAAAATGATTAATCCACACGCTTTATCTGAACTACCTAATGTAGAGGCTATTGTACTTCCTGATACTGTAGGGTCTATTAGAGAAGATGCACTATCAAACAATCCAAAGTTAAAGTACATTGAGTTTGGTAAGTCTTTATTTGTTCTTTGTGAAGATTCTATGCTTTCATTGCCTTCATTAGAGAAGGTTGTATTACCAGAGTCTCTTGAAAAGATTGAGGCATGGGTATTTAGTGGTGAGAACTTAAAGGACATTTACTTACCATCGAATGTTAAAAAGTTATCTAACCTATTCTGCCTACAAAAGTCTTGCAGTCCTGATTTAAGGGTGCATGTAAAGGAAGGTTCTGTAACAGCAGAAAACATTAAAAACTCTGATTTAGTTGCAGAGAATAAGGTTATATTTGAGTAGGTTATATAATGTTTAGAAAATTAATTTGTGCAGTAATGTGCGTAATAACACTTACAGGTTGTGGCATAGCAACTATGACTATGGGACACAAGGTAAACAATGGCTCAACGTGGATGGTAGAAGAAGGAAGTGTATCACCTTTTGTTGCCAAACTAACTGAACCATACGTGTCAGACAACTTCCCTGATGAATTAACAATAGGTTACCAATTTCAAAACAATCTAACACAGGTTGGTGACTATATGACAGTTGGTCATTTAAAAATCACTGTATATAACGAAGAAAATATAGTAATAGGACATGAGGTTATTGATGCACAGTATTGGTTTCATCACAAAATGGAGTTAGGTGAACAAGACGCAGTTCTAGGCAAAACTAAAATGAAGTTAAGATGGGCACCAAAAGATGGTGAAAAATTACGTATTATAGGTGAAACATTTATAGGCATTGAAGATGGATTCACACTAAGTAATACGGTTGAATACACTGTTCATAGAGAAAAGTAATAATTAAAGTGGCAGAAATGTCACTTTTTTATTTACAAATCTTTTGTTTTGTGATAAAATAAAACCATAAACAAGAGAGGTACACTATGTTTGAATTAGAAGAAGTTGTTTCATATAAAGTTTTCGGAAGAGAATTTTCAAACAAAGAAGATGCATTAAAATATTCTAAGATATTGCAAAATCGTCAAAATCTATTAAACAAACTTGACCTTAAAATCTTAAAAATTAGAGATTGGTCTATGGAAATTTCAGTTAATGGTAATAGAGTCCTTATCTTAAATAGAGAAGATTATAGTGGAACAAGAGCCTTATATAAACAAGTCGATAAAAACGGTAGATACCAACTGATAGGATTAGGTATTTATGGGTTACCAATTTTATATTGTAGACATGGTGTTACATACAAATCTCTAATTCCAGAACTAAGAAACCGTATGTTACTCTCTCAAGTGGAGAAATTGATAGAAGAAATTAATGAGGTGAATAAATAATGAAAACATACACTAAAAAGACAGAAGAACAATATTTAGAATATTTGAATGGCTATACGCAGGTGCTTAAGCAAGAATACGCCGATAGAATTTTAGCAGAATTAAGAGAACAAGGCTTAGTTTGTGAGTGCGTAAGAGGCGAAACAAAGGAAACAGGCAATTACTATCACAATACCAGATATACAGAATATCTTTATGATGGCGAAGTTGCTATGGAAGTCTATGAGGGTTCTATGTTCCCATCTATAAAACTAGAAGGGAAAATCTTATTGGTGGAAGGCAACTTATATTGTAATGCGGATAGAATGAACAATCTTATTGAGATTGAATTGTCGTTTGGTAAACTAATTATTGGTAGTTATCATAGAATATTTATCTTGCTTAAAACAGATGAATTATTACAGTTTGGTGCTTTCTGGTCTGTTAATACAAGAAGAGTTATTACAGAGCCGTTCCAACCATATAAGCACACAAGCGAAGAGATTGAACAAATTGCAAGTACTATCCATAAACCATTCTCTAATGTAGTATTCTTGTACAGAAACAGAGAAATTGTACTGAATCATAATGAGCAGGTAACAGAGAATAGAATTGAAACAAATGATAATATCTCTACTATTATTCTGCCAACATTAAGTGGTTCTGTAATTAAGATTGATGTACCGAACAGTGGACTATTCACATTCCACATTAATAATGTTCGAGCAACCAAGAAGAGCATTATGGATAGTGGCGAGATTGTTTATATGGGTTTTGAAATCCAGTCATTAAACAATCGTTTAGAGCATTTTAGAGATGTATTAGAAAATCCTATGAAGTATGCTGAATTGCTTAATATTCAGAGTCCGTATGTACCTATTAAGACTTTTGTGAACATGTTGTATTCTGACAAACTAGAAACATGGTTTCAAGTATATCCTAATGTACAGGCATTCCAAAACGTTTCTTGGGAATATCTGATTAAATATTATGATTTATTTGACAAAGATAGTTTAGTACGTGACTTAAAGGCTAATTTCTTTAATACACTACCAAAGAGAGATGTTATTTACACATTATCGTTAAAAGCACTTACAGGTATTCGTTTAATGAATATCATGGACAGTGGTGTAGGTATTTATAATGTCATTAAATATTTCTCTACAGAGCAGTTAGAAACAATCGGTTGCCTATGGGTTGATGTATGTGGACTTAAACACCTGGCAAGTGCTTATAGCAAAATGGAATTCCTTTACAAACCAGAGATTGAAAGATATACAGACATTTTAAATGGTATAGACAGTGTTAAAGATTTCACAAATTTATTAAATATCACAACTTCATATAATCAGATTGTATCAGAATTAGAATCCGCTAAAAACATTTTAAATTATCACATCTTTGGTAATGAGGAATTATCTCCATTAGCATTACATGAAAGACTTAAGAATATTAATTCTTATTACATCAATGACACAATTAAGATGTTCAAAGTTATCAATCGTGATAAGACACTTAAAGACTTCTATAACACACTAAAGACAACGACTATGGAAGAATTGCACAATAAATACCAACTTGTTTACCAAGCAATCACAAATGCCAAGATTGAGCAAGAGTACCAAGAAGTCATTAGTCAATTAAATGTGCAAGAATATGACAATGGTGAGTTCTCTATCACTATTCCTAAGACAACACAGGATATTATCAATGAAGGTAAAGCACTCCATCACTGTGTAGGTGTGTATGTTGATAAGGTTGTCAGACGAGAAGATATGATTTATTTCTTGCGTAAAGATAAAGATACACCTTATGTGACTATTGAAGTAAAAGACAAAAAAGTAACTCAAGTCGAAGGTGACATGAATAATAGATTTATCAGTAAGGGTTCGCCTGAATATGAAGTAATCAAAGAGTGGGCCGCTTTAAATAAGTTTGGAATTCTATAATTTGTGTCTTTACAAACGATGTATGATTGGTGTATAATTATTTTGTAGATAAAAGCGAGGTAATTATATGGGCCATTGTATTGAAATTCTAGTTGTTGATAACGAAAAAGAAATTTTCGCTGATGCTTGTGATTTTGCAGAGCGAAACATGGACCATGAAGAAAGTTCATGTTACCACGGAAACCTATCGGTTCTGAATAAAGAGTTTGATTCCTATGAAGAGGCTTGTGAGTACCTTGAACAGTTTAATGGTTCATATAGTGACAAAGCAGTACGCTTTAAAGACTATACGCTCAAGAATAAAACACAGACACAAAAAACACTTGAAAACAAGGTTCAAGAGTGCGGAAAAGAACTTAGTGCATTAAAGAGACCGACACAGAAAACATTAACTTGCCCACATTGTGGTAAGAGAACTAGCCTTAATCTATTTTGGGGATATCGTTGTGAGCATTGCCATTCAGATGTCACACCAAAGACAAAGGCAACCAAAATACAGAAACTTGAAGAAAAGATTACAACAATGCGTAAAAAGATTGATGAATTAGAGTTGAAGCGTAGAACAAAGAAATTTGTAGTGAAGTATGCAGTTAAGGTTGAGGTACATTGCTAAGAAGTAGTGTACTTCATCATATAGGTAAAAATATGAATAAAATTATTTCAGCATTTCCAGGCATTGGCAAAACAACATTGGTCCAGACAAACAAAAACTATATTGACCTTGAGTCGTCAGATTATAAGTGGCTTGATATTGATAAGGCATTATCTGTCGAAGAACGCAAAGGTACAGCAAAAACAATTAACCCTGATTTCCCAGCAAACTACATCAAGAAGATTAATGAGTTGACGAGCATGGGATTTAATGTCTTAATCTCATCTCATAAAGAGGTTAGAGAGGCATTGCAGACGCAAGGTATTGAATATACAATCGTTCTTCCGTCATTAGATATGAAGGAAGAGATGATAAATCGTTATTTAAGTCGTGGTAATCAGGAGAGTTTTGTGAATTTACTAAAAACCAACTATGAAAAGTTTGTGGAAGATTTATCTATTGACCCGAATGAAAAAATTGTCTTAAAGCACGGTGAATACCTGTCTGATATCGTAGAATAATATTAACAATACGCTAAAATAAAGCCTCTACCAAGAGGCTCATATGCCCATATAGCATAAAGGATAGTGTCACAGTTTCCTAAACTGTTAGGTCCGAGTTCGAGTCTCGGTGTGGGTGCTAAAATAAAAAGTGGGTTCGTTCTTTATGAGCAAGCCTATCATCACGGAAAAGAGGCCTAGAAGATGTCAAATAGTAATAATGAGCAATTAGACAACTGTACGCTAGACACGCTGGAAAAGACCTGTAAAATTGATTGGAAGGCCTATATAGCAAGAGCCAATCTGGTACTACCGTTTATTGTTGCAGGGTTGTTCATCATATCAACAACAGTCAGGAACCCGTTCTATCTTATACTCATCTTCTATGCGATGTATGAGTTGGTTAAACAGACGAAAGAATGGGATATCAGTAACAAGACAAGTTTAGAACAGTTATACCTCTCATCGTTGCCTGCCCAACGAAGAACCAGTGCATTGGTCAATGAAATTCTCCATCAGTATTTCGCCAACAGGGCGTTGTTTGTAGAATTTAGACGAGCAGAAGAAAACGATAACGGCATATACTTAATCGCTGATTTCTACGATGTGGACGACAACCTGCGTAGCACAGTTGAATTTACTAAGAATTTCAATGTCTCATTAAATAAGAAGTACACTATTAGGTCACTCATCAATCCTGAAACACCTACGGTGCGTATTAAGAGGAAATACCGACAAGAGAAAGCAGAAAGAGGGAAATAGCATGAAAAAGATATTAGTTGCATTAGTCATCTTTGCCTGTGGTTGTAATATCAATGGTAATAAACTAGTTGCCGATAACACCAAGACAGAGCGAGTACTTGAGGTAACAAAAGCAAAACAAGACATTATCATTAAACGATAAGGAGATAAAACATGAGCAAGTATGAGGATTTTGTATTCATCGCACCAGCCAAGCAGAAGATTGTAAGCACTGTCGGTAGTCAACCATACCGTACAATCAGTTTATGTCCATATTGTAACAATCAGTTGCACTTTATCACAAAAGAAATCGTGAAGTGCCCGGTATGTAACAAGTTAGTAAAAAGACCTTTAGGTCATTGACAAAAGCAAGCGTGCATGTTAAGATAGATAAGGTAAGAGGTGAGAAGAATGAACAAAACACTTAAAAGAGATATTTTAAACAGCAAGATTGCATTAGGTATTTCGGATAGCACAGATATCCACAATATTGAAAAATTATTTGATGTTAAGATTTCAAAAGAGTCTAAGATGTTCTTTTATTTCGACGGTAAGCCAATTGCTTTATCAACATACTTCAATGGGTACGGTATGCAAATCGAGGATGCTTCAATCTTAAGAGGTTAATAACAAATGAAATACATTATCAAGGCCAAGAAAATGCCTGAGGACAGAGTTCTTGTATCATTTGTGTCTGAAAATCTGATAGATGATATCCATAGATTACTGACAGTTGATACAAAAAGAGTAAAAGGTATCTATTTCTACATTTATACCTACGAGCCTGTATCAACACGTAAACTATTAGTTACCATTTCATTAGATGATATTAACGTTTACGCAGAAAAAAAGAGCAAATATTTATCTGTTCTTAGAAGATTTGAAGATTTAAGAAAAGATGTAGAAGAATTAGAGGGCATTTTAAATAGAGCATGGAGCAGAATAGAGGAGTTAACATGGAAGAACTAGCAATGATTGATTTTGAGCAAGAACTAAACTTGATGGAATTATCAGAGATTGAACAACGTATCGAAAATGGCCCATTAACATCATGGGAAACAGAACATTGGGATGAACTAGAAGAGATGTTGTTTTTAAAGAGAAGAGAAATGGGGGCAGAATAATGCACGTATTCAGAGTAGCAGGAGTAACATTCGAGGGCAGACAAGACTTTTTAGAGGTCTTATTTAAGCGTGATAAACAGTTTGATTTTTCATTAGAAAGAGAACCAGAGAACCCTTACGACAGTAATGCAATCAAGGTAATGGTTAATCTTGAAGGTGAATTATTCAGAGTTGGCTACATGCCGAAGAAAGATAATGTAAGATACATCGGCAAAGAGTTACCAACTGTTCATTCTTATCGTATTTTAGATTTTGGTCCAAGATATACTAAGGGTATCGAATTGTATGTTCGTTAGTAATAAGAAGATGAAGTACCTGCTCACGGGTCTCGTAGCAGGTTTGGCACTTTCTGCTATTTTAGTGTTGACATTTAAAAAATAAGATGCTAGAATAAAGACAGTTAAAGAAGAGGTGAAAACATGTACAAAGTAAGTTTCGACAAAAAGAAGAAGATTGTAATTATCGGTTGTGGTGGTACAGGGTCATACGTAATCGGAAACCTAGCACGTCAAGGACATGAAGTATTCCTAGTTGATGGTGACGTAGTTGAAAATAAGAACTTGATTCGTCAGGAGTTCTTTGAGGGTGACGTAAACAAGTACAAGTCACAAGTATTCGGTGAACGTTACAATTTACCATATAGTACAGAGTATTTAGATACTCCAGAAGATTTAGCACCATTATTTGATGAAGAGCCTTGTGTACCTATGGTAATCTCATTAGTTGATAACAACGGTACACGTGCATTAATCAATGAGATGTTCCATATGGAAAAGTACCCAGACTTTGTATATATTGGGTCTGGTAATAGTAAGCGTAACGGACAAGTTTACGTTGCTATTAAGAAAAACAATGAGATTATCTTTGAAACAGAGGTAGTACTTGATAAAGCATTACAAGCAACTGATGGGGACAACCGTCGCCCAACGCAGGTGTCTTGTGCCGAACATGCCAATTCATCAGAGCGAGGTGCGGAACAGTCTATACTTGCGAATGTGACTGCAGGATGCCTTGTTTCTAATATCGCTACCAATGTCCTAAATAATGGTATCCTAAACGGAAACAAGTTCTCATTCGATTGTAACTTTCTAAACTTTAAGACGGAGACAGTGCTACCACATGAGTAGCACTTTTATTAAGTATGATAAAATGTGAAATCTGCGATAGAGAAATAGCATCTATCAGGAGTCTTGCAAATCATTTAAGATATAAATTTCTCTGTTAAGGATTATTATGACAAATTCTTTAAAAGAGATGATAAAGAAGGAATATGCAGAGAGTGCGGAAAAGAAACAAGGTTTTATAGCGTTACCGCAGGATATTCGACCTTCTGTAGTAAACAATGTGCAAATAGGAATAATGATAAAAATACAAAGGCTCGTCAAACATTTGTTGAAAATCATCAAGAGATATACAGCAGAAGAAAAGAACATGAAATAATGAAACAAGAGCGTCAAAAAGTTCTTAAACTTAAGAAGGACCAAAAACTTAAAGACGAGATAGAGCGATATGGGCAATTAGGACTATCTCCGAGAGAGAAAATTGAGATAACATGTCTAAGGCGATATGGAGTTAGGTCATATACACAGTCAAAAGATTTTAGACAAAAAGCAAAGCAAACATCAATAGAGAAATACGGCGTTGAGCATCCAATGCAGAGTGAGGAAGTAAGAGAAAATCTTAAGCATAGTGTACAGGAGAAATACGGCGTAGAGAACTCGTCCCAAAACGAAGAGGTAACAAGAAGAATAAACGAAACAAAACAAAGGAAAAATCTTGAATTCCAACAACTTGGGTACACACAGGTTAAAGACCTTGTTAAGAAGTACGGCCATGGGTGGTATCACAAAAAATCGTTCCGATTGTAGCACATCTCAATCATGGGTATGTCAAAAACGAAGATATTCCTAAAATTATTGAGTATAGCAATGAATCCCATTATGGGCAGAAGTGTTGCGTTTCAACACTTGAAAAGGAATTAGTATCATATATAAAAGAAATATGTCCACATGAAGTTATAGAAAACACAAGAAAGATAATCTATCCGTTTGAATTAGATATCTATATTCCAGAATTAAAAGTAGCATTTGAATTTAATGGTCTATACTGGCATAGTAACAAGATTAAAGATAAGGCATATCATTTAAAGAAAACAAGTATGTGTCAGGGAAAAGGAATCAAGTTATTCCATATACTTGAAACCGAATGGAATGACGAAAAAGAAAACACAAAAAGATTTATAGAAGATAAAATTTTAGGAATAAGAAGGTATAATGGTACAACAATTAAGATAGATTTGTCAAAAGACTCTATCCTAGAATATCAAGAGTATCGGGTGTTACAAGTCACTGAACCTCAACTTATTCAACAGTGCGGTTATGGTGTTTGGAATTGTGGTTATGCGGTTTTAACGAAATCACCAGAGTAGAGAAATCTACTCTTTTTTGATATATCCACTAGAAAGAGAGGATATAATTTATGCCTAGAGTAAGAGCATTAAACACAAACGGCGAAATTACATGGTGTACTGCTAAAGTGCCAGGACACGGTAATTGCAATCACATCTTTCACCAGACAGAAGGTATTAGTGACAAACGATTTCAGCAAGAGGTAGACGAGTATAATGAGAAAATGACTAAACTACTTAATAGTGATTTTTGGTTTGACAGGTTAGAGTGTGCAAGACGAGGATATGGCTTAGACAAGTTAGTTCATGATGAAGATAGCGAAGTACGAGCAGAGGTCGCTAGACAAGGCTATGGCCATGACATCTTAGTGCATGATGAAAATAATTCTGTTCGATATGTGGTTGCACTAAACAGTTATAAGTATGACGATATACTGGTAAATGATAAGCACCACCTTGTACGAGCAGTTGTTGCAAGTCGAGGGCACCATCTCGATAAGTTAATAAATGACCCGGATTGGGATGTCCGTCAAGAAGTAGCAAAACAACAGTATGGCTTAGATACGCTTATTAATGATAAGAGCCCAGAAGTTCGTCAGGAGGTGGCTGCACAAGGATACGGACATGATATTTTAGTTCATGACAGAAACAAATATGTCAGAGGTGAAGTTGCTAGTCAAGGTTCTTATCTTGACATCTTAAGTCACGATAAGGACGAGATGGTAAGATATTTAGCAGAGGAGAAGTTAAAAGAATTAGAAGAGTCTAAGAAAAACTAGACTCTTTTTAAATCTTTAAAACCGTTTTATACCCTCGTCCGTGCGACTTTTTAGACCTATTTTAGACCTAAAACCAACGGGCTGATACGTTATTCAGATTTAACGAAAATTAGTCTTAAAACCGTTCTCCCACACTTGCATAATAAAAATAATCGTGCTATAATAAAGCCATGAAATACATAGCAGACTTAAAAATCACAGACACCTATAACCGACAAGTATGCCATATTTACAGAGAAACTACAAACGCTACCTCTGTAAAGAAAGCGTTGTCTAACTTTAATTTCAGAGCAAAGAAGAAGTTGGGTCTAGTGAACTACACAAAGTTAGTGTGCAACGGTATAATCATGCAAGATGATATTTCATATGAAGTAAAGAACAACAAGGTAGTAGAAGTTGAATACAACATCGTTAAACCAGTTTACAAAGGCAATGTTATTGAAGTAGATGGAAAAGAGTATATCTACAACGAAGATGACGGCGTATATTGGCTAGACGGTATTCAATATTCAGAGTATATTAGATAGAGAGAAAGAGGTATAACATGCTATTAACAGGAAAACAGAGTAAAAACGGAACATTCATCGTAAAGGTTATCAACATCACTATGAGCAACGCTGAACAAACAACATACCAAGAGTATCGTATCAACCATGAATGGTCTGCACCTGTAACGATTAAGCCATTATACGATTATAGTAAGACAGAAGACGGAAAGATTTTCGGTTGTGGTCCAGTTGACCTCAACGAAGATTTATTTGGTTTCGTAATTTCAAGTACAAATGTAGACTACCAAGACAAGCACAAACTTATGGAGTACTATAACGAGGCAAAAGAGTTTATTGATGAGTTGAATAAATTAGTTGGGGAGATGGTTGCATAACTATCTCTTTTGTGTTAAAATAGATATGTAAACAGAAAGAGGGAACAAGTTATGACAAATACAAAACACTTTAGAAAATGGGTATGCAACGCCGTAAAGACATTGATTCTATTAACAGTATTCTTAGGTATCGCATTAGGTATTAGTACTTCCTATGATTTAGATATTATGTTCTTAGCAGTTGTCTTGATTATTACAGGCTTCTTCTTCGCAAGTAAATATAATGAGTCGAACTTGTTTAAATATTAAAAAGAAGGTGTCATATGAATTTATTAAATTTTGAAAATAATCGAGCAAAGATTTTAAATTATCTAAACAAGAATAGAGAGTACAACCAGTTATTATTGTCTATCCACAATATTCTTCCGAACTTAAACGATGATACGGTAGAAATCAGGATAGACAGCACAGGTACAGTTCGTGTAGACCACATTGACGGTAAAGATATGCTATCGTTAATCGTAAAAGACTCTATCGTGTTCACAAGCATTGTGAAGAATGATACAATTAAGCACATGGTATCAGAAGAGTTGTTTAACCTAGAGGACAGGGATTTAGCACACTTTCACTTCAATTTCTTGGTTTCAGATTTCTGTCTAAAGTATATTGAGAGATTCCTTAAGAGTAACGCAACATACTATGGCAAGTCGGTATAATGCCGACTTTTTTGATATAAATAGTACACAAGTTAAAAATAAAAGGAGATTATTAAAACATGAAGAATAAGGACATTTTACTAAGACAGCAAGAAGAGTTAGAGGCTCAACTAAAACAGTTACAAGCAACAATGAAGTTAGTCGACTCTCTAAATGAGGCAGAAGAGATTTTGACAAGTAACGATGTATCAAATATCCAGATGTCATTAACAATCAACACAGAGACTGGTAAAGCAAGTATTAAAGATATGCCTACTGAATTAGTTGAAGAGATTAAGACTATCATTCTAGCGTATGATGCGTATGATGCCTAAAGAAAGAGTACCCCATAACAGGTACTCTTTTTATTTTTCGTCTGTAATTAGAATTTTCTTTGCCTCTAAGTGCTTGTAATGTACACCATTAATTACCACATTGTATAGTGTTTTAGTGCATACAAGTGGTACTTGTACAATCTCACCTTCTGTTGATTTGTAAATAGTATAGACCATAGGAGAAACCGTAACATCTGCATAACGTAAATGCTCTGGTGTTGCAGAGGAAGAGGGTGCTCCGAACTCTTTTAATTTCTGTTCAAAGATAAATGCTCCATCTCTGGCTGCCTCGTAACCGAATTTTGTAACAACGTAGAAATGGACCAGTTCGTGTTTAATGACTCCCAATACTGTATCACGTTTACCAAGCAGTCCGCAGTCAATCATGAATTGCTTATTAACAGTTAATTTCTTACCGTCTTGCAGTACATTGCCGTTATCATCATGGTATATAGAAAATGCTGCCTGTATACTGTTATTCAATTCTTTTAAAACTTCTAACTCAAAATACGAGTCTAATTTATCCATCTTCATCGTATGAACAATGAAGTTAGCAATGTCAGGTCTAAACTCGTTAATTAGTGTGTCTAACTTAAAGCCCTGCACCATTGTGATGTACTTGTCATAATCTATCAACTTTTTCATGGGATGTCACCTTTTTCGATATAAATAGTATAACATATAAAAATAAGAAAATCAAGAAGGAGAGACAAAATGCAACATTTAGTAAATGGCGAATGGAAGAAATGTACAGCACAGCCTGGCAACTGCCCTTACGGAAAAGAAGGTGCACCACATCTACACTCCCAAGAAGAGTGTAACAGATTTAATGATAATGTGGTACTGAAATATAACCGCATTAAGAACAAACTAAAATATAAGGTAGAGCCTGAAATTCAAGAAGGTCTTAAACATATTATTGTTGCCATGCAAGATAAGGACGACCAGATTGATGCGGGTGAACTTTTAGCAGAACTATCAAAATATCATGTAACAGACACAACACATCTATCTAATGCAGAGATTGCAAGTGGTTACTGGCTTGCTTACCAAGACGATATTTACGCACAGGCTGGCAGAGCAGTCTTAAAGCACTCACAAGCAGTAGACGACGGTTTCTACGTTATTTGTGCTGACGAAGTTAGCCATAAGAGAGAATTGAACGGTCAGAGCCTAGAAGAGTGGACAGATGAGCAAAAGGTGAATGACTATGCCAAGTTTGTTGCTGATTATGAGTTGTTACCTAAAATCAGAGAAGAACGTAAAAATGATATCTTCGCCGGTAAGGACGAAGAAGATTTTGAGTACCAAATTCAGCGTAAGCGTTTAGAGGAATTATTTAGTGATGTGGACTACTCTAAACGTGAGTTGCAAGAGTATAAAGAGGCTTTTAGACTCATTCAAGCAGATTATGACAGAGCAGAAGAGGCTTACCAAAAGAAAATGCAAAAAGTGGAAGAAGAACAGGCCATCTATGATGAGTTGTCACGCCTAGAAGATGTGTACCACGATGAAACGGGTGGTTTCTGGAGTGAAGAGCGTTTTCAAGAAGAATACAATAGAGTAAAAAGTCAAAGAGCAAAGGGGTGATGTAGATGAGTGAAAGAGATAAGGTTCTAGCAGACAAACAAGAGCAAGAACCTATCAACCAAGAAGAACAGACACCTAAAACAGAAGAGCCTCAGCAAAAAGAAGAAGAACATCAACAAGAAGAAGTGCAACAGCCGGAACAGCCTAATACCGAAGTTCAGCAGTCTAACAATCAACTTCAAGAGCAGGCGAATCAAGTTGTTAATGAATTAATGCAAGATGAGTTTATTAGCAATGCTGTAAATAGAGTAAATAATATCGCCAAGAAGATACAACAGACAGCACATACCATCATACATGTATTGATGTCGATTGTTACGTTTTTAATATCACCAGTAGGATTAATCGGAGAAGGCTTGTTGATTGTGCTGTTGGTAGTTAGTTCAGCCCTACAGGTATATGGTCCTAATGTTATGACTAACGATACATTCTCAACAGAGGCACCTAATGTGGATTTCATCAAGGGTGAAGAGAGAGAACACGCTATCGGGTTGTACTTCGCCAATAATGGAGTAAACCCAAGTGCTTCTGCATACTTAGCCAAAGCGTATGGTGATAATCATTATTCAAATATTACTATACCTGATGACTGCAATACATCATGTTTAGTTACAAAACTAAGAAACGGTGAGATGACAGGATTATCTATCGGTGGCTACCAAGCAACAGACACAGACCAGTGGAAAGATGCCTCTGCACTTGTTTTACGAGCATATAAAGCAAATAAACAGTGGTATGATAGTTCTATTCAATTAAAGGCAATGATGGATGTTGTAAACGCCTTAGGTCATACAGAAGGTGCAACACTGTTTACATTAGATAGTACAGATATCTCTGGTGCCAAGACAGCGGTCCGTTCTGAAACAGATTATGATATAGCAGAATTGACAAAGTATATAGAAGAAAACCGTTCTGTTGGCAAGATGTTAGGCTCTGGCTTAGGTAAGTCAAGAGTAAACGGTGGTAAAGCATCTGACACATCTGGTTTCGGTAATGCAAGTTATAATGACGGTACTGTTAAAGTAGATGGTACAGGAACATATAATCCAGCAGACGGAGCAATCTGGACTGATACGAGATTTGAACCTCATGTCGCCAGACGCCAAATCGGTTTACCTGATAGTATTGCACCTTATGCAATCGACCCAACGAAAGTAGGCCTGTTATGGTCAGACGAGGCGTCATGGACTCTAAGATGTTATGACTACGCCAACTGTACCGACTTTTCGGCGAATATTGCATATCATATGTGGTCTAAAGACGGACAGCCTGCAGAAAATGTCATGGGTAATGGCGGACAAGTAACATCATTCTGGCAACAAAAGGGTGTACCTAAGACAGACGTTCCACATGCCGGGGAGATTTTTTCTGTGGAGTATGGGCCGGGGCTTGCCGGGCATACAGGCATGGTATCGCATGTCTTTGAAGACGGAACTATATTGATTATAGAGCAGAACGTAGCAGGATGGTCTGGTGCAGAGAATAACTCACCTAGAACATGGAACTGGCGTATTCTACGTCCTGAGGAGTGGCAAGGTCGCTATACGTTTACGGATTTTAGAAATTCTGGATGGACATTAAAGATAGGATATGTGAAATAAGCCGTTCATTGACAATAAGAACGGCTTTGTTGTATAATATAAGTAAACAACATGAATTGTTGATATATTAAATAGATATTTAAAGGAGACTTTAACATGGAAGATGTAATTAAAATTAGTTTTACAGAAGATACAATGGGTGAATCTATCCTAGACGGTATCACATTCTTTAAGGAACACATTCAACCAGTAGTACCAACTGCTGAATGCAACGTGTTATTTGAATTAAACGCAGATACAGTGCCTACACGATTTGTTTGGGGAGCGTTCACGGCATTTATGGACTATTACATGATGGACCACGAAGATTTGTGCGAGAATATGGGCATTGCCTTTACTGATGCAAGTTTACAAATGGTATTCGACCTCGTGCATATTACATATATTCACTCTGTAAACACTATTATTGATATGGAAGAAGCAGAAGAAGATGAGGAAGAACTTGACGAAGAATCTGCTCCAAAGTTCTATGCGTAAGAGAAAATTAAGAAAACAAGTTAAAATAGTATTAGGGGTTGCTATTGCTATACCCCTTTTGCTATTGGGCTTATTTGTTTTCAAAAATATTCAAGCAACACATATCAATAATGGTAATATGAGTGTAGAAAAGTCATTCCGTGACTTTATGGCAACTACAACCAACTTTAATATGGCAGAAAAGGTCAATACCACAGAGGCAAGAGGTAATAACTACATCAATAAGCAGAAAGAGATTATCAGTATCTTAGACAATAAGACATATAAAGTTAATAGATACACAAGCATTGATAAGGTACCCAACGGAATTTACCCTTTCCCGTATTTTTACTCAACATGGTTTATGAAACAACTAGACATCGACAAGATTACAGATGAGTATATAGACTTTGATTTAACGATAGAGGAAATCGGTTGGCAGACATCAGCATCGCCAGAGCGTGGAGATATTGTGATACCAGATGAGTTCTTGTATAGAACCAAAGCAGAAGAAAAACATATTGTAAATGTTCGGCTGTTTTATAGAATTTTAAACGGACAGGTAGTGTTTGAGATAGATAAGAACTTTGATACGGCATTAGGTCAATATTCAGCAACATGGTCTCATGAGAAAGTCAGAGAATTGGAGTTGGAAAAATATGCCAAGTAAACTAAAAGGCATTTTACTCGTTATAGTCTTAGTAATCGCCACAATAGCAGGTTTATACATATCAGACCACTTCTTAAATGTCCAGAACAAGCAGGTCAGAATGGCAGATGAAGTAGCAACAGAGTTTATTCAAAAGAGTTGCAATCTAAGAGGTAATTACCAAGGTACAGAAGATGAGATTAAGAACAAGGACAGCATACATAGTTTAGTCAGAATAACAGCAAGTGATTTAAGTGCACCTTACCTAGACTTTGCTTACAGCACAGATAGATACTTCACGGGGAAGAAAGTATTTGCAGACAACGTCTTACACTTATCTAACGCAATGGGCATTAAATTAAAACATAGTCAGATATTGCCGAATGGCGATGTTGTATTACACTATAAGGTTGTCATTGAACATACAAAATACAGTACAGACTATGTAGACGGAGTTCTCCAAGAAACAGAAAATCTAACATTTAATGATATAGTTGTTAGAGTAAACAGAGAAGGTAAAATTACTGAAACGAACATCAGCGGTTCAGTAGGTGTTTATAACTGTTTCGGTAGTTAGGAGGCTAGAAGTATGGGTTTATGGAAGTTTTTAACAACACCTGTGCCTACGTTAATAAAAGAAAATAAAGAAAAGAAGCGTCAAGAAGAAGCGTCAAAGAAATACCACATAACTCCTGATGGTCCAAAGTTATGTACTGCATCCATCAGGGAGTGTAAATATCACAAACATTTCCAAGACGTGAACATGGCAATGATGTATTATGATAAATGGCAGTCTGACAAAATGAAATATCCTTTATTGCAAGATGAAGAAATCTTGTCGCCAGACAATGATTACACTTGTAATTTAGATAGGCTAAAAGATAAATCATGGATTAGTGATATAGACAACTGTACTCCTGATAGTTTCGCAGTATTAGTCACAAATGATATGGAAAAGCATGTTAAGGCAAAACTCACAGATGTCTTGATAGATGCTTTTCAGCAGACACACGACTGGCGTAGGCGTAATGAAGGTGGCAGAGATTTCTACAGAGAAGGTTTGGTAAAAGAAAAAGAGCGAGACCCACTCTTTATGGCGAACCAAGAAATGCTGGTTAATATGCAGAACTACTACAAGATGACAGCACCGTTGTCTGTATCGCCAAGTGCAGAGTTGTTAAATCATCAGGGTGATGTGGTTGCTATCTTTAAATACATAGAAGATAAAGACCCGTCAGCATTAGACTTGGTACAGGCATTAAACTATATAGTTGAAGACTACAGCCTTGACGAAAACACAAGGATTAGGGTATTTAAGCATAAAAAGAGAAAGGAAATGGAAGAATGAGTCAATATCATAGATGTAGAGATGGCAGTATCGGTGAATGTCATGCTCAGCCAGGAAGATGTCCGCTTATGCCGATAGAGGCACATTTTAATAGTAAAGAAAAATGCGAAGAGTTTAGTGATAGAGTAAACTTTTTAGAACAAAGTGGCTTTTATGAAGATTTTGTCTTAGCAGACTTCGGTAACAATATGGATTCCGAAAACTGGACAAATGCCTTTATCAGTTCAGACCAAATCGGGTACTTAAAGACAGCCGATTTAATTGTCTTAAAGAGCGTAAACGAACGTAAGAGTACAGATATTTCCAAGAAAATTCAGAGTGGAGAGAACATCTCTTTTGATATACAGTTAAAATTGGACGAGATGACATTGGTTGATGAGTTGGTGAATAAGGAACTAAAAGTCAGAGCCAAACTTGCAAAAGAAAACGGATGCGCCGTAATTGGTCGCAATAGTGATGGTTCATATATCTTAGAGAATTAAGAGGGTGTGTTAAACATGCTCTTTTTTCTTGTATAATATAAGTAGAGAGGTATAAGAAGATGGAAATTAGAACAATCACAATAGCGATTGATTTCGATACGTTTGACACATATCAAGAAATATTAGATAAGTTTAACGGTTTTATTGTTATGAGTGATTACGATAATATGGTTCAACGTGGTGATGAAGTAACAATCAACATCATGTCAGGGAACAATATTGAAACACTATTAAATGTAATTGACACTATTCTAACAGACTATGATTATTTATATCCTAGACTTCTGTTTAAGGAGGAACTAGATGCCAGAGATTTGTAACACACAAAAGATTAAAAAAGACTTTATGTCTTATGATAAAGATTTTAGAATTGAGGCTGTTATCCACTCTGGTCAGTGGTACACGATTCATAAATGGGCAAGACTTGCCGTTGTAACAGAGCAAGAACTCTTAACGCATATTACCAACACATCTACTCCCCTTATTATGGAGCAAAACTCTTATAGAGTTGATACAGCAGAGGTTTTTAGATGGTACAACGAAAACTCGTTAGATATTGAGAAAGCGATAGTACCGAATGACTTTAGCCCAAGAGTATGGGGTGGTAAAACTGAGGTAGACGCCTTTTTAGAGGTTCCTCGTCATTATTCAAACATTCTGATGGTGTACGCAGACGGTACAGATGTCTTATTTAAGATTAAAAAGATATTAAGAGGCTATGCGTGGTGTACATATCATGAGATACGCAAGTTGCTCAAAATCCATACGACATCACTATCATATATTATGCAGATTTTAGCGACTCAACTAACGCAATTAGAATTTGATAGTTTAACGATTAGAAACGCTACTCAACGCAAATGGCGTAGTTTGTCTGATTTTGATGAAGATTTCCTAGGTGGGTTCCTGATGTTCTATAGTAATTTCAGTAAGCAATGCTTGAAACCACATATGGACACAATTAAGACTTATATCCATAACCATGATGATATCGAGAGCCAGATTCGTGAGTGGATTATGGTGGCACTAAATCGTTTTGATGAAAAAGAACCTGTACCATTTAGTGCTTATTTAACAAACTTCTTACAGTATCGACCTTACGAGTTGAGTACAGATGTTTTAGGCGAAGAGTTAGCCGTATTCCAGCGTGAGCATAGTAAGTACGCTAAAGAATTAGCAGTTGAACTAGGTGTTGATATTGCAGAGGTAGACGAAAACATGATTAGAGAGCGTATGGGATATGATGATAAGAATAAATACTTTACACTCTTAGAACAAGCCATTGAGTTCAACACACTCAAAAAGGCAAATGATATTAACTGGGATAACAGTACAGAGAAACAGGGTTCTTCTATTTTTACAAAGCCAAAGAAATCAGATGGAGACCGTAAACGTCAAACAGAGATAAGCAGAGCGATTATTCAAGCAACGATTGCTAGTCGCTGTTATGAGGATTTAGACACATTACTTCAAAATAATTTTGAGGCAATTAAGTATTTAGAGATTTCTAACGAGTTTAAGTTAGCACTAGCACAAGCATTGCAGAACAAGTAAGAGAGTAGAAAAAATCTACTCTTTTTTATTTGCCGAAAACCGTTTTATACCCTCGTCCGTGCGACTTTTTAGACCTATTTTAGACCTAAAACGAACGGGTTGAATAACTTATCACATTTAAGTAAAAACACGCTTAAAACCGTTCTCCCACACCTACTGTACAAACAAACAAAAACATGATATAATCCATAAAGAAAGAAGGTATTTTATGATAGAATGCTATTTATACAAGACGAACTTTAAGTTGTCTGCACCAATTAAAGAAGAGGACTTTGAAGAGGCTTTTAATTATTTAGTTGAAGATGATATGGCTGATTATATAGATGATGACGAACTTAGAAAGGACATCATCTCTATGCATTATGTATTAACACAGTTAGATAGAGGTACAGTATTCATTATCGCTAAGCGAGAATTAACAGAACAAGAACTAGAAATCCTAAAACAGGAATTAGAAGGACAGAATAGTGATGGTTTAGGTGAAGGCTTCTGCTCTCAAGACTTTGCAGAGTATGAAACAGACGATGAAGAATACGAGTGCATCTATATCGAAACAGAAATGTCTATTCCAGAGATTGTGAGTATTTAGTGAAACGTAAATTACCATTTATCCTGATTACACTTTTTGGCATTGTTCTAATTGGTGTACTGGTAGTACAGGAGTCGTTCCTAAGTATTTATGATGTTGATAATCTTGAAAAGTTGTCAAGGGAAATAAACTATGTAATCCCAACACAGGGAGTGCCAGAAATCGCTATTGCTATTGTGAGAAGTAGGGACCTAATCACCATCTCATGCTTGTCTTTATTAGGAATTTTAGCAATTATTGCAACTATTTTGATTTTAACTATTGACAAATCACCAAAAGTATGATAAGATAAGTATTATACAAAAAGGAGATTTGACAATACAATGGATAATAAATTGATGGTTTGTGATAGACAGACTAGTGTTAAGAGGTATTCTGGTCTATACAATGGTCTTTTAGTGCCTGTTTCAGAAGAACGTTTACTAGGGCAGGAGCGTTTAGAGCACGATATTGCCTACGGTACGATTATTGCAAAGTATCGAAATGGCGATACGAGTATTTCTTTTAGTGAGTATGAGGATGCAGTTGAAGAGTTAATTGCAACTAATATCGAACTTGCCTATAAGTGGGCTACACAGTTCTTGTCAAACAAGCAAGATAAACGACATGTATATACATTAAATATGGCTTGTTTAGACGCCATGTATGCCTTAATTAAGTATGTCAAAAATACTTATGACCCAAGTAAGGGCTTCATTGTGTCAACAGGAGCAAGATGGTTCATTACACGAGAATTGCAAGACAACTACTCTGTAATGGTGTTTGGTGTGAAATCACAGCATATACCTAGAACACTATCAGCAATCAATAAGTATTACGCAGAGAATCCCGAGGGTTCAATTTATGATTTATCGGAGCAAATCAATGTACCTATTAGTACGATAGAGAGTGTTGTAAATATTAGTTTAAACCCACTTTCTCTCAATAAACAAGTTGAATCAAGAGGAAGTTATAAAGGTGAAATATCAGAACTTCAAGACATTCTGTCAGAAGAGGACTTGATGACACCTGAAAATGAGTTCACACAAAAGAAAATCGAAGAAGTGACATCAGTATTAACAGATTTTGAAAAAGAGGCGTTGTTCTCAAAATACAACATCTTCGGTTACGATAAGGAAGATTTTGTCAAAAAGCATAATCTAAACACAAGAAGTTTTAGAATGTTATGTAAGAAAATCATTGACAAGATTAAAGAAAATCTGATATAGTACATATACGGGCCCTAAAAGGGTGGTATAAAACAGAAAGAAAGGTTGATTTATTTAATGGACAAGAAACATATTTTAGCAAAAGGCTTAATTGCTACGGCTTCATTAGTATCAGTAGGCGCACAAGTAACATCAGTTATGGCTGCCGAAGAATTGACACCAGATGAAGTAGGACACATGTCCCAGCCAGAAGTAGATAATCGTACACCTCAAGAAGAGCAGGCTTTACAGAATGTTAACTCACAGTTAGCAAATGTAAATAGTCAAATTTCCCAGTACACAAATGAACGTGCTGAAATTGAGCGTCAGATTGAGGCTAAGAAAGCAGAAATTGAGGCTGACAAGGCTACATTAGCAAAGACAGAAGCAGAATTAACAGAAGCATCAACACAGGCAGCCAACGCACAGGCAGAGGCTCAGGCAACAGTTGACAAACTAACATCTGAAAAAGACAAGTTAGAGGCTGACAAGAAGGCGTTAGAAGAAAAGATTGAAAACTTGAAGAAAGAACAAACTGAACTAACACCTAAGGTTGCTGACATTGCACCTTTAGAGGCTGACCTAATTGCCAAGACAACTGAACTAAATGACAAGACAACAGAGTTAAAGACTCGTCAGAACGCATTAGATGAAGTTACTAAGCAGTTAGACAAGTTAAAGGCTGATAAAGAAGCATTAACAGCAGAATTAACAGCAAAGCAAGAGGAATTAAAGACTCTTGAGGCAACTAAGGCAGAAGCACAAGCAACCGAACAGTCAAAGACTGAGGAAAAGGGTACACTTGAAACACAGATTGCCGAAGTAACACAAAGTATCACAAATAAGCAGGCAGAAATTGACGCCTTGGGTGTTGATGAAGCAGGCTTAACAATTCAAAAGCAGAATCTTGAAAAGAGCGTAACAGACTTAACAAACGAAGTCGCCACTCTTAACCAAGACTTGCAGTCTAAGAAAGACCGTCTAGCAGAGGTAACATCTCCTGAATTGAAAACACAAATTCAAGAAAAGAAAGATGAAGTTGCCGGTTTAACAGGTGAAATTTCTGCATTGGACAACACAATTAGCGAACAGACACAGGCTAAGACAACTGCCGAACAGGCAAAAGCACAGGCTGAACAGGCTAAGAGTGCAAAAGAAGCAGAGAAGGCAAGTGTTCAGAGTTCTATTGACACAAAGACACAGGAATTAGCAACACTTGAAGCAAAGCAAAAGGAAGTAGAAGATAAGATTGCACAGGCAACTGACAACTCTTCATTCTTAAACTTCTTAAAGACAAACGGTGGTGCAGTACCAAACATTAAGGTACAAGCAGCCGCAAACAATGGTGTAGAACAACCTAAGAACTGGGAAGAGTACTTCAACTTTGTAATGGAAACACCTATTAAGATGGTTGTTCAGAAAGACAAGAACTACAACCAAGTTAAGACAGTTCGTGAATGGTTGAACGGTGATGAAACAGCATTTACTACCGCTAAGGACAACTTGATGCGTATGGCAAATACAGTTACAGAACTTAACAATCGCCGTAAGGCAGCCGGCTTAGAGCCAGTTAAGGTTGACGTTCGCAGTATGCTTACACAGGCCGTTGCAGTTGCCATCGGTGCAAACAACTACTGGTACCACACATACGCCAACGGACCAGATAACCTATACACAATGACAGGTAGAGAACAATGGATTGGCAATGACTCAACTTATGAAAAGGAATCTATGACTGGTTGGTGGGATGAAGAAGTTGCCTCAAACGGTGGACATTACAAGTGGTTCTCTGACCAGTACGGTAAGTTATACGCAGTTGCACCTTACATGTACGTCAAGACAGGTGTAAACCAACGTGCTGGTGTCGGTCGTGAAAACACACCTACATTCTACTCTGGTGTTGGTTTAGATGTTGCAAATTCAGCAGACTATTCATCATCAGCAGGTGACGTAAACCATATCTACCCATTATGGCGTGCAGGACAAGGCAAGACAGATGCTGAAATTCGTGCATACATGACAGAAGAAAATGGTTTCTTCACAGAAGAACGTTTCCGTGAACTTGCAAGCAACTGGGTAAATAAAGTTGCTCCTCAACAGTTACAAGATGAATTAAATAACGCTAAGGCATTAGTTGAGGCGAAGAAGGCTGAAAAGGCAGAGGCTGATACTAAGTTAGCAGAAATCAACAAGGCTATTGAAGAGGCTGTTAAGAACATTAACGCTGAACAGGCTAAGGTTGACAACGCCACACAAGCAATTCAGACAGCAACAGACAAGAAGACAGAAGTATCTCAAAAGAAAGCACAGGCAGAACAGAAGTTAGCAGAACTTGAAGAATTGGCTGCTCATGCAACAGAAGAGGCTCAACGCCTTGCTGATGAAATCAACGCATTAAAGGCAAACATCGAAACAAAGACAGGTGCCTTAGACAATGCGAAACATGCATTAGACGAGTTCAACAAGTTAAATGCTAAGTTCAATGCTCTTGTAGCAGAAAAGAACGCATTAGTAAGCGATAAGGATGCTAAACAGGCAGACCTTAACAAGGTAATCTCTGCTCTAGCAGAAAACGCTACTAAGTTAGCAGATGTCCAGAACCAGATTGTTGCCAAGAACACAGAGATTTCAAATAAGCAGTCTGAAATCACAAATAAAGACAATGCTATTGCTCCTGTAGAGGCTGACAAGACTTCTAAGGAACAGTTAGTCGCTGACCAAAATGCTCTTGTAGAAGCACAAAAAGCGTTAGTAGAACAGGCTAAGACATTACTAGAAACACAAAAGAACATTAACAAGCGTGTTGATGAAATTAACGCCGAATTGCCTACATTGAATCCAACAATGTATGATGCAGATATTGCAACTAATGGCGATGAAATTACAGCAGCCAACGCAACACTTGCAAATCTATCTACTACTGCACAGGCAGAGGCAGACAAGTTAGCGAAGTTCAAGTCTGAATACGAAGCACGTCATTCAGACGATTACCCAACAGTAAACGACCTTGGCTTACACGAGGCTGAATACAACACACTTATGAGCAATCTTGAAGCACAGATTAACAAGTTAAATGAACTTGCCACATCTAAGACTACATTAGAAAGCGATAGTAAGGTAATCGCCAACAATATCGCATTACTAAATAAGGCGTCAGAAGGCTTTAAGGCAATCCTTGCTAACCTTGCACGTATTGAGGCTCAAAACAAGCAGTTAGCATTAGAACAATCAACTAAGGATGCTGAAAAGAAAGCAGAAGAGGCTAAGAAAGCAGAAGAGTCTAAGAAGTCAGAAGACAAGAAGGCAGAAGAGTCTAAGAAGTCAGAAGAGAAGAAGTCTGACGAAGAAAAGCCAGAAGTATCTGCAACAACAGAAGATGAAAAGAAATCTGGAGTTGGCCCATTAGTTCTTGCAGGCATTGCGGGGGGTACAGTATTAGCCGTAACAGGTGGGTACATTATTTACCTAGCAGGCAAGAAGAAGAAAGACGAAGAAGAAAACTAACATCTAATTCGTAGGCTCTACTAAAACGGTAGAGCCTTTTTTGATATAAAGAGAGTAACGTTATACATGAACGGGTTAACCTAATTTCTTGTATAATATTAAAGAAAGGAAGTTGATTAATGAGGAAGAGAATGATATTATATTCAGCAGTACTTATTGGTATTCTTGCGACTTTTAATACATCAAGAGTGTATGCAGAAAACACAATGCCAATCAGTAATGTTGAAGAAGAGAAGATTATGGTTGCTACATTACAGTATGACTCACCGAGGAATCTGAAAAAAGCAATTAAGAAAATGATTTTAGATGAGTATATTAAGGAAAATCCGCAGAAGGCAAACATAGATTACGACAAAACGGATATTACATTTGATACAGAAATCGACATGAATGCAAAAACACCTCAGTTGAAGAAAGTGTCATTGAATTTCCATTATACGGACAAGGAAGATGTGTCCTTGGTTGCAGACTTGACAAGGTCTGTAATGCTAAACATCACAGAGGGCGGCCCTGTTATCGAATTAAAGAAAGATGAGATTAACATTGTTAAGACAACTGAATATGACTTAAATAGTGTAGTCGCATTTAGTGGCGCCTATGACTGTACACCAGTATTCACGATTGACAAGGGTTCGTTTAATAACAACCAAGTAGGTTCGTACGATATTGAGTATAGGATTACAGACTTAAAGGGCAAAGTTGCATCTAAAACACTTCGAGTAAATGTTGTAGAACAAAAAACATCTTTTTATGATGTAGACGGAACACTACTAGGAGAGTCAGAAGGAGCCTTAGATGAAACAGCTTTCCCTGAAATTGATTCATATAATGTAGTAGATAATCGAGTTGAGAACGGAAACGTTATTTATACATTAGAGAAAAAACCTTATGTTGCACCAGCAAGGGTTGCAAGCCAATCAGGTCAGATTAACTACCAGCAAATTACAGGCGGTGATTATGTGCAACAGGCGTTGAGTGCTGTTGGTAGAGTACCTTATGTATGGGGTGGTACAACAACAGGTGGTTGGGACTGTTCAGGAATGGTTCAGTGTTTAACTGGTATCGGTGCAAGAACAGCAGAACAACAGTCTTATACCGGTACACGTCACTATGACATCTGGAATGCGCCGTACGGTAGTTTACTATTCTATGATAACGGTAGTGGTGCATATCACGTAGGTATCTCATTAGGTAACGGTTCAATGGTGCATGCAGCCAATGCAAGCGACGGTACAATCGTAACAAACTTACAGTACTTTACACCAAATTACTGGGTAATGCCAGGTCAGTAATAATATATTGATAGGAGAGAATTATGGAAGAGGATATTTTGTGGGAAGATAAGAAACACTTACTAGCATGGCCGCTTAGTTTTACGAAATATACAGTGGTTTATAATAAACTTCATGTAGAAAAAGGTATTGTGAATACATCGTATGACGAGGTAATGCTCTATCGTGTTGTTGATTGTAGGTGTACCGTAAATCTAATCCAAAGGCTATGTAATACAGGAAATGTAATACTCTACACCATCGACAAGAACTCTCCTATCGTTGTTTTAGAAAACATTAAAAATCCATTAAAGGTTAAAGAGTTCTTGAGTGAGTTATGTTTAAAAGAACGTAGAGCAAACAATTTAATTGAGATGGCATAATGAGAGGAGATAGAATATGGGAAAACTTGTAAGATTTATTAAAGATTCAATCGGCAACATTTTAGCAGGAATTTTAGTTATCGGCTTACTATGGGCTATTCTAATCATGTTTAATTATGACGTGTTTGCCGTTGTATTCTGGGCATGGAATCAGTTCATAAGTTGGGTAGTTAGAGTCGCAGGGTACTTCGTGAGTCTAGCACCATTCAGAGCAATCTTCAAAGCATAAAAAGACCGGTCATCCTGGTCTTTTTTCTTGTATAATATAAGTAGAGAGGTAATTGAAAATGGAAGAAGATATTATTAAACTACCGGAGTATCCTGATTTTGACTCATTACATACAGTTCATAGCGAGGGTTCATTTTGGGACCACCATGAAATTGATAACTTAAATAGCACTTTAATTAGAACAGTATTAAACTTAAAAGAAGTTACACGTCAGGTTAACAACTACGAAAGAGAACGCACTAATCTTGACTTGGAATACAAGCATAAATTCAGACGTTTAATGGTAGACTCTACTGTAAAAACAGAAGGTCAAAAAAGACGTATTGCTGAAATTGAATGTGAGGACCTAGAGTTTAGACTTGCATATGTAAATGAAATCATCAACGAATTAACAAAGATTTCACAATCATTGAGAGTTGATTTAGATATTCTTAAGACTATTGGTTTCAACATTCGACAGGAGTTAAAACTTTAACCTTCGGCAGGAGATAAGCATGCACTCGGCTAAAGACCGAGTACCTTTCTAACAAGGTACGATTGTTTATAAGACTAAGGTTAGAGAAATCTTTCCTGCGATAGTTAGAAGAAACACATACACACCCTCGGTTGAATGCTCAAGACCAAGGCTCTGTGATTACTGATTAAGTTGGACTAAGAGTGCTAAGTGAGTCCTGTGTTAGTAATTTCAAAACTCTAACTATCTTTGTCGATGAGAAGACCGACACCAACTTTGGTAACAGAAGTTTGTTAGGCACTACGGTTCGATGAGTACCGTCTTAAAGAGTTAAACTCATTATCAACGAAAGGAGCAAAAGTGTAGATGTTGGTATACGTATTAAAACAAAATGGACAACCTTTTATGCCAACAGAACGCTTTGGCAAAGTTCGTAGATTATTAAAAGAAGGAAAAGCAAAGGTTGTTCGTAGAGAGCCGTTTACCATCAGACTACTTTATGAACCAGAAACAGACGTGGTTCAGGAGTGTTACTGTGGTGTAGATACAGGCTCACGTCATATTGGTGTTGCCGTTGTTGGTAATGACAAAGTCCTATACCAATCTCAAACTGAATTAAGAAGCGATATTAAGAAAAAGATGGATGCTCGTAGGCAAGCACGTAGGTCAAGGCGTTTAAGAAAAATACGTTATAGGAAGTCTAGATTTTTAAACAGAAAAAACTCCATCAAAAAGGACAGACTACCACCTTCCGTAAGGCACAAGGTTCAGGCTCATATAGACGAGATTGAGTTTTGTAAGAAGATTCTGCCAATAGCAGATTTGATTTTAGAAGTTAGCCAGTTTGATACTGCGTTGATGAAAAATCCTAGTTTAGTGAATGAAAAGATTAAGAAGTGGGGTTACCAACAAGGTTTCAACTATGGTTACTCATGTAGACGAAAGGCAATTCTCCATCGAGATGGTTACACTTGCCAGCGTTGTGGTAAGAAGAATTGTAGATTGGAAGTCCACCATATTGTCTTTAGACGTGATGGTGGTACTGATGATGAAGAGAACTTAATCACCTTATGTAAAGATTGTCATGACGGTGTTCATGCTGGTACTGTAGTTTTAGATAAGAAACCTAATAAGAGCAACGGCTTAAAACACGCCACTCACATGAGTATAATCAGGAGTTGGCTATTGAAGGAATATCCCGATGCAATAGAAACATTCGGTTTCGTAACGAGTGAAAACAGAAATCGTCTGAAATTAGAGAAGGACCATTACATAGATGCCTGTGTAATAGCAAGTGGTGGATTAGAGTTTAAAGAGTTAGATGTGATTTATAGAAAAAGACGTGCCCCAAAACAAGGCAGAGTCCTAACAAAGGGTATTCGTGGTGAGCAAAAACTCCCTACAGGAAAAATCTTTGGTTTTAAAAAATTTGATAAAGTAGAATATCTTGGAGTAACCTGCTTTATTAAAGGAAGAAGAAGTAGTGGAGCGTTTGTACTAATGGATATTGACAACAATTCTATTGATTTTAGAGATAGTGGAGGCAAACAGAATCCATCTTATAGGGCTCTAAAAAGAGTATCGGCAAGAAAAAGTGTTTTATGTATAAAAGAAAGATTAGAAAGGTAGGTAAGGCTCACTCCCGTACTAAGATAAAGACTTAATACTTCCCTGAGCATGGAAATATGGCAGTAAAAAGAAGAAAACGCAGAAAATTAAGAAAGTGGGTTGTATCAACATTGCAAGGAATAACAGTGGTGTCGCTTGTGTTTGCTTTCACATTATTGGCACCTTTTAAGATTGCCGTTGTGTCTGGTCAATCAATGGAAAAGACATTGCACGATAAAGAGGTTCTCCTCTTCTTAAAAACAAGTCGTATAAAGAATAATGACGTTGCTATTTTCAAATCTCCTACATCTTGGGGATTAAAGGGAGAATGGTTAATTAAACGTGTCGTTGGCAAGCCTGGAGATAGGCTTAGAATCAACGGTAATAAAATCTATGTAAATGACACTCTATACGATACGTTTACAAAGTGGAACAAGACCGGAGACATTGACATCACCTTAGACGGTTACTTTGTTATGGGAGATAATAAAGGGCATTCATATGATAGCCTAGCAAGGCTACTAAACGGTGAAAAAGACTTCTTGATTAAAGATATTCATTATGCTAAGGAGATAGCGAAAAATGACTAACAAACTTTATGCTATTGTTAATGATAGCGATGTTTACATCTTAAATAAAGTTAGGGAAATCTATACATCATGGGGCTATACTCCAGAACAGATGTTGACATACACGACATGGCAAGACGGCTTAGCCTCACAAACTTCTCTGTTCATGACACATTTTGTTAAGTTAGACTTAACGAGAGACCAAGACAGAACTAACTTTAAAGACTTGTTAAAAAAGAAAAAGAAGTTACCTGACAACTGGTTCGGTAACGGTGTAATTATCGTATGCCATAAAGCGCCAGGCAAATGGCTAAAAGACTTAATAGAAGAGTATGATGGTACCTATGATGGTGAAATATCTATTGATGAAATATTAGAAACAATCAATCTTTCAAAAGAGAATAAAGAGTTTGTAAAATACTATGTGGGTGATAGTGCAGAAGATTTAATCATCATTAAAAACACACTATCAGGTGTAGCAAATACAGATAAACTCACAATAGATGAATTATACTCTTATTTACCGAATAAGATGGGTGCTGTACCACCATGGCAATTAATCAATGCTGTCATGTCTGGTAATATGCCTTTATTAGAGCAGGAGTTTCAACGGGTAATCACTAACACACATCCTCTAGTAATCATGAAGTTATTAAAAAATAAATTTCAAGACTTTGTTACATACAGGACATTAACTGCAAGTAAGATGTCAGAGAAAGAGATTTGCGAGTTGCTGAGGTATAATAGTCCATACAGATTAATTGACTTTAAGCGTAGCAAGTGTAAACATGAAAAAGAAATTATGAACATGCTGTACAAATACGAGTTTAAGTTTAAAGAGGGAAATGCATTTTTACCTAGCAGTAATGACCTATTACACTCATTACTCATAAAAATCACATTAATGTCAAAATAAGGAGAGCGAACAACTCTCCTTAAAACCGTTTTATACCCTCGTCCGTGCGACTTTTTAGACCTATTTTAGACCTAAAACCAACGGGCTGATACATTACACAGAAATAGCGAAAATCGCTCTTAAAACCGTTCCTGTTGACAAAATTAAAGAAGCATGATAGAATAAAAGCAAGGAGAAACAAATATGAAAAAGCATAATATTTTTAGCCTGTCCGTAGCAAACAAAAACAAAAAGACAGACATCTTAAATTTCTGCACATTGATTGATTGTATCTTTGAGTTAGAAGAGCAATTAGCAAAGAATGACTTAGCAATTATTAAGGTTGACTACAAGCACGGAGTATCTACCTACTATACGTCAGACCTAGATATTGTCTACACGATTAGAAAGAGCAAGCACAATGTTTAGAATCGGTCATATTTCAGATGTTCATTTGGGATATCGTTCTGGTAGCCTAGTAACCGAAGAAGGAATTAACTTACGAGAACAAGATGGCTATAATGCTTTAAATGAAGTTATAGACAGTATGATTGCAAGTAGAGTAGATTGTGTTGTCTGTACAGGAGACTTCTTTCATAGCCCTACTCCTACAGTCAGAATGATACATGAGGCTATGAACGCAATAAAGAAACTGTCTGACAATCATATTCCTTTCTACTGTTTAGCAGGCAATCATGATAGTAGCGATATTGTAAAGGAGATACCAAGTAATGATGTTCTTAATATTCCAGAGATTGGTCTATTTTCATACACAGAACCGTATGTAATTGTTGAAGTAGCAGACAATATCCTGCTCTATATGGTGTCTCATCATGGTTATAGCAAACAATTAGACACGATGAAACATATTAAGCCTGTTGATGGTAAGATTAATATTCTCTGCACACATGGTTCTATCTATGACCCCCAGTCAAACACAGTCCTGCACACAGAGTCAGAGCCTAGGGAAATTGTAATACCTCAAGATGTGCTTGCTCTGAACTGGGATTGTATCTTGCTAGGGCATATCCACGACAGAGGTTGGGTGATTAAAAATAAGGTATTCTATGGTGGCTCATTATTTAGACGAGGTTTCAGTGATGGCCAAGGTGACAAAGGCTGGACAGAATGGGTAATTGATAAAGGCACAATTAAACCAATTCTTCATAATATTCATCAACGACCTCAGTATGATGTGGTCCTGAACTGTACAAATTTATCAATTAGAGAAATCGAAGACCTAATTAATACAAGACTACATGAAATTGATGCAGACGAAAACCCTATTGTTAGATTTAACTTTATCAATATTTCTAAAATTAACAAGCAACAAATAAACTGGAAATTGTTTAATGATATTACCAAGAAGTTCTTATCATTCGGTACAAAGTTTGAAATTCAAGAAGAAAGACAATTGGTGCGCCAAGAGAATACAGTTGCACAAACACTACTAGGAAGTTATAATCACTACTGGGAGCAAGCAAAAGAAAATTACGATAATCAAATTCAGCCAGAAATTAACCGTAATAGTTCTGATTATTTAAAGACTTGCCAAAATAAAGTGTTAAACCAAGAGAATTAGGGTTGACAAAGTATACAGAGAGTGATAAACTGAAAAAGTAAAAGAAAGAGGTAATAAATATGGGATTCCAGAATATCTATAAGAGTAACGAAGAAATTACAGAAAAAGGTCAGTTCAAGACTACAATTCTAGCCGGTAACGGTACGTTTGAAATTCAATCCTCATGGATTGGTGATTCCCTACGTAAGGTAAACGACTATCAGTTCTTTGGTTTACCAGCCGTTGAAGAAAAGATTACAGTTACAGCAAATAATTTACCGAAGATTCCTGCTGATGCAATTAAGTACGTTATTAAGTGGTACCGTGATACTACATTAGCAACTGGCAAAGAAGCACAGATTAACTTCTACAACGCCAAGGGCATGCGTACATTAAATGTAGACGGTGTAGAAAAGAACTTAAAAGACATTGAAGGTGTACATTTCTGGTCGGATGAGTTGTTTAGTTACACACCTAAACAGCGTAACAGTTCCGCTTTAACATCTGTTGATAACGATAGCATTTACGAAGCGTTGAACAAGTATATTGGTATGTATGTAGAAACACACTCACACAATAGCATGCAGGCATTCGCCTCTGGTACAGACTTATCTAACTCTAAGGTCGATGCATTACAGTTAGTGTTCGGACACTTAAATACAAATCGAGTACAGATGCACTCATGGATTACAGTACGTGGTTTAACATCTGAATACGTTTCAGAAGATATCGTAAAGCGTTTTGTAGAATTGCCAGAGCATGTTTTAGCAGACGACAAGAAGTACTATTACGATATTGATAAGGTATCTGATATTACATTCGATGAAGATTTAATCGCTACATGGGAAAAGCAAGTACTCAAGACACCTGTATACACAGCACCTACTTGGGGCAATACACGTACACAGACCTACACAGGTCATGGTGCAGTTCGTCCTTATGGTCAGAAGCACTACAAAAGCCCTTACGAAACTGGCAGAAGCATTTTCGACACTTATGAAGATGGTTACTACGATGAGTACAACGATTACACACTTCCTAAGAGTTGGGATAGAAACTGGCCAGAAGATGTGGAAGAAGATGTTACAGAAGTTGAAACAGTAAAGACTATGCTTGGCAGAAAGCCTTTTGAGAATACACATCTCAACGCTAAGTACTCTGTACTTGCACAGTTCTTAGACGACTACTTCACATTTGATGGCACAGTCTCTCCTGGCAGATTGCTACGTAAGATTAAAGCATTGCTTTATAAGATTGGGCGATAAATTATGAGTCTAGATATTCAGTTAACCATTCAAGACAAACTCGCCAAATTAAAGCAGACATCGCTACAAGGCATGGCATACGACATCTTCTATCGTAAGGAAGACCGTGCCCTGTACGTTGAACCGTTTAACGAGAGTCGCAAAACATTCTTAGAGTGCGGATTTACACATATTGGCTACTTTGAAGTACGACAAGATAATTCATTCACAATCTACTACAACTAAACACAGGTAAAAACCTGTGTTTTTTTGATATAGATAGCATAGTTAAGAAAGGTAATTGGTTCACAAATGTTTAAAAAGATAATAACTATACTATTTATGCTTACTTTTAGCGTAGGCTCTTTTTCAGTTTACGCAGAAGAAGATGCCACAGCAACAAGTGTCCATGAGGCACCCATCGGGGCATACTATTCAGCAAATGATGTCCTAAAAAATGCTTGCGACAATAGCAAGTTGAAACTCACAATCGAGGCAAGACTGGCTAGTGCTGAGGCAAGCCTGGTTAAGGAAGATATCGCAGTAATCCAAAGTGAAATCGACCAGTTAAAAGATTATCAGAAAGAAGTTTATCAGACAAAATTACAAGAGATAGACGCAAAAATTGAAGAGAAACTACAACGTGAAAGAGAAGAGGCAGAACGATTAGCAAGACAATCCTCTCGTGGTGGTTACGCAAGTGGTGGTTACTCCTATTCTAGTTATGCTCCTTCATACGCATCAGGTGCATGGACACCATCTTATGGTTATGCATATAATGGACAAGCAGACGTAGATAAAGGTGGTTTATGGGAATGGGCTAATGGATACTATGCTGCCCACAACTACACAGCAGAAGGGCAGATGATTGCATCAACACCAGGCGAAGTGTGTATTGGTGGTAGAACTTATGTTTATGACCATACTGAATATGGTTCTCATACAGAAGAGTATATCCCCGCTCATAGATTAAACGGCGATGGTTCTATCTGGATGCAGACTTGTGTTAATGGTGCTGGTGACTTTATGGTAAATCGCTACGTACCTAAAAATTAAAAACGGTTGACACGCTATTTTTGATGTGATAAACTAAAGCCATGAATAAGAAAATATTTCGTAGAAATTTTGCAATGACAGGTATCTTAAAGGCGATGATTCTGTTTGTTGCTATGATAGTTTTAGGATTCACATGGGATGTCCTTGTAAAGCAGTCCCACATCAATAGTACAGTATTCGCAGGGACAGTGTTGTTTATGCTTGTACCAGTTGCGATTTATAAGGTAACAAAACTCGTTATTAAACTAAAAAGAGAATATTTAGATTAAAGAGGACTTGAAAAATAGTTCTCTTTTTGTTGACAATATATCTTTGCTATGATAGACTATTAGAGTAAATAGAGGTGAACACATGAAAGAATTTGATGTAAACTTAACAAATATGACCTATAAAGACGGGTTATTTAATAAAAAGATTAACGCAAAACCTATCACGTTCCAAACACAGTCTAGCAAGTGTTTTGATGAAATTTTCGACGGAATTGTAAATCCTGTTGTGGAAGAAGGTTTCGTTGTGTGTGATTTCCATAAGAAGGCATTTGTATATAGATTATCTCCTCAGCAGTTACGTATTGTGTCAATCGAAGATAGAACCAAGACAACAAACTTCTGGACTAAGAGTTGTATGATTTTATACGATGATGACAATTGGTACTTTGTTACAGATGATAGATACAATATCCCATTCTTGTTTACAAATATATTCCAAGGTGAAGATGTAATTCATATTAACGGTATGAAGTTCCATGTAGTACGTATGTGTATCGGTCATACACTAGCAAACAGAAGCACAACATTTCAAAGTATAGTCACGCATGCAAAAGAATACATCATTGCAATCTTACAGGGTCAACCAAACACAGACTTATGGATGAGAGCACCGTTCTCATTGCGTAGTTCATATGATACGGACGACTATCTCATTAAAAAGGCAAACCTTCTAAAGTTCATTATTTTCTCCTACAAGAAGATGGAAGAATTACAGAAAGACATTAAAACGAAAGAAGAGGCTGCCCAGTGGTATGCAGAAAATGCAGACGCTTTGCCACGATATTTGAAGGCAGAATACAATAAAACCGTTCCAGAAGAATATCGTGTTCAAGTAACATCAAACTAAGAGGTGATAATATGAGTAGATATGATGATTTTTCTCTCCAACAAGCAAATCAGTTTAGAGTAACGACAGATGGCTCAATCACAATCGCAGAGGCGCCAAGTCAAGACTTACCAACAAAATGTGTTATCTTGAACCCAATTAACAATAGTACTGTTGCTCCTGTTACTATTTTCTATCAGCCCACAGACGATAACAAGATTGTTATTCTAAAGCGGTTAGAAGAACAGCAGGAATGTTCAGAAGATGATGTTATTAACGAAATTAAGAAAATCCCCTTATTACCTATGGGTATTATCGAACATTCTGGCGTTTTCTTTAATGTGTACCGCCAGCAAAACGGCGAGATTGAGGTTGTAAAACTTTAAGTAGAAGACTGTTGACAAACAGTCTTTTTTTATATTAAAATGATAGAGTAAAGAAAAAGAGGTGCAGTTAATGATTACACAGGTATTTAAGAAGACACGCCAACCAATGGCAAGTTTCAATATGTACTTTCGTACAAAGATTTCTAAGTTGGGTCGTATTATTGCTTTTAAACAGATAAAGAATTTTGTTTATGTTGCAGAAGTTCGCCCTATGTTGTTATATACTTCCCACCCAACACAAGGTATGTATAATAACCCTATCCTCTCCATACGTAAAGACGTTGTAAACAAAGAAGTTATTATGGCTACTTTTAATTGCAGAGGCATGCATGATGAGTTAGAGTGCCAGTATGCGAGTAATAACCCTTACCTAATCTTCTCTATTGACTATATGCTTGCAGGTGTACCAGTAGGATGGCCAGCATTGAGAGAAAATGAATGCATTATGATTGATGGTTCATCAGAGCCTGAGGACCAGATTATCCCAAGCATTATTTTCAACAATAGACAGAGAAGTACTATCGACTCTAAGATAGTTGAAATTTATGATGAAGATAATGACTCTTGCAACTTTATCGCTTATTTAAAGCACACACTATTTAGACCTCAAGAAACAGTATCGTCAGTAGAGATTGCTGAACCTGTGCAACATGAGGAACCAGTACAACCAGCAAAAGTAATTGACAAAGGGTCTAAGCGTTACAAAATGTTGTATTCAATGTTTAACGGTAATGAAGAGTTAATCGAAAAAATGTATTAAAGACTGTTGACAGGCAGTCTTTTTATGTTATAATGGTAGAGTAAATAAATAGAGGTGTTTGTATGAAAAATATTGTATGTTATCAGATGTATCAAAGACTTAAACAGGAAGGTGCCGTGTTACCTGACTATATAAACTACTTTAACAATGAAGAAATTAACTTCTCACTTGTTTCTCCAATCACATATTATCTGATTGAGCATAGTGAGCAATACAGATATCTTTTAAACCAGTTATTGAATGTTGAAATATGTGCCATCCCAGCACAGTTGGAAAAAGAAGTATTTGCAGAGTTTATGCAAATCAGTCCTGATGACATTGGAACAATTTATACCGACAGAGCAAATCGTATCGCTACTGTAACAATCAACAATCAGCAAGCAGTATTTACTAAGATTGTTAAAGATACAGCAGGTGCTCTACACTACTACCTAAACGTAGATGATGGAGAACGATTAGAAATCAAAATTGGGGGTTGGCAGTAATTATGTTACAATACAATAAGTTAGATAAGACAAACCTAACGGTCAAAAAGGGTATGTTTACTAAAAAAGTTACACCAGATGATGAGTTACATATTAATGTCCCAAATGCAGGCTCCGCTAACCTTAACACTCGTATTTCTATGATGCGTGATGAGAGAGATATTATAGAGGGTCTATGCTATGTGGATGGAGTAAACACAAACACTCTGGTATTCAAACTACGTCCTACACTAATTTCTATGCGACTAGCACGTTCTGACAGTTTTGTGCGATACTGGACCGATACCGCATACTTTGCAATCATGGACAATCAACTATATGTCCGTACATCAGGCAATCGCTTACCATTCCTATTTACTAACGTTTATCCTGATAGAGAGCGTATTGACGGACACTTATACAATCGTCTATGTGTTGGTTCAGGGTGGGCAAATATGTCAACAAAATTCACAGATATCCTATCAAATCCTAAGGCGTATATTGTGAAGTTTTTAGGAACACAACCTAATACAGACTTAAGTTTCAGATACCAGTACAACGATATGTCTTGTACTGTTCCTAACATCAATAGACTATACAAAGGCTTAGCAAAACTACAGAAAGATATTAAGACACCAGAAGAAGCGGCTGCATGGTATAACGCACATAAAAACTGGGTAAGAGAGATACAACCAGCACAAGAGGTACACCAATGATAAAATTTAACGAACTACTTAACAGAAACAAAATGCAACGACAAGTACGTTTTGAGATAACACCCCTTACAAAAAGAGAAGCCTCTATCCGAGAATTACATAGTGTAACGATTGGTGATAAGCAAGTGGTATTCTACGTAACAACTGAACGTGATAGAGATACTTACCATATTGTGCCAAATGCTATCGCAACACTATCAAGTGAAGATAGTGAAGGTTCTCTTGAAGATGTGATTAATGAAGTCCTAAACCCTACGACAGTTGCGGGTCAATTTCTACTCAAGCCTGGTATTATCCAATATAAAGGTTACCGTCTAAACATCTTCATTGGTGCAGATGGTCAATATCATGCAGAAGTCGTCTAAAAGTACTTGACTTCTGCATATTTATTTTATATAATTACTAAGAAGAACAGAGGTGTTGTATGAAGAAGATTAAAGGAATCGGAGTAGAACAAAATAGACCAATACTCAAAGTTGTTCCTTTCAGGGAGACGGCAGTATATAAAAAAGGTGTGTTTGAAACAAGGGTTACACTACTGTTTGATAATGTCTTTGCAAGCATTGAGCCTTATGACTTTACAGAAACAATGAAGTTATATATGCCGTTATGTCCTGTAATCGCAATTAATAAAGAAGAACAGATGTTATTAGAGACGATTTATGGACAGATGTCAGACACACATAAAGAAATCTACAACAAAAACAAGGACATCCATAATCAATATGTGATGTTTACATGCTTGACTATCTACGAAAAGCGTGGTGTTGTAACCCAACTACCGGCAAACAGACGTTTCGTGAGATGTGATAAAGGTAAAATCTCATTACTCGGTAAAGTAACAAACGCACCAAAAGCAACACAACCAGTAGAGGGCAGAGAGACGTTTAAAGAGTATGTTGATACAAATGTTGTATGCATAAAAGCACAAAGAAATATTAATAGAAATTCAGACCGTTACCAAAAACTATTAGCAATGTTTGGTGGTAACCGAGAGATGGCAGATATTATGATGGGTGGTGATTAGCATGAACTTAGGAATGTCAGAGGTCGTTAAAAAGCAATTTATTCATTTTTTACGAGAGAACGGTGCAAATATTCCAGACACAGCAGAAATATCAGTACCTGTAATGCCATTAGATTTCAGTAAGTATTTCCTTCATGCTTACCTAAGACCTGATGAAAGTCAGATGGAATACGCCCTTGATAATGGTGGTTTTAAGATATACAGCAACTATAACGAAGATTACCTAAACGCCGTATTAGAATTTTTAGAGATTGAAGATATTAATAGAGATTGTGTTTCCGCATTTTCTGCTGAATACATTAGTTATGATGATGAGTCGGTCATCACATTAACATTTAGCCTGCAAGAACTCAAGAAAGCAAATCAATTAGATAGGTTCTTAACATTTTACAATCAAGTAATTCTTGATACGTTAGGTACATCCACATATTTTCTACGAGTTGAGCGTAATACTGTTAAAATTATTATCAATCTAGTAGAAAAAGGTGTTGACAAGTAAAACGCAAGATGCTAAGATAATCATGTCAACAGAACAACAATAAAAAATATTAACAAAAATAAATAAAAGTGTTGACAAGTTACAAAAACAATAGTAAAATAAAACATGTAAAAAGAAAGATAAAATTTAGAGGTGAAAAACATGACACAGACATTAACAACAACAAACATTGACAACGCACGTTACATCAACTTCCAAGGCGAACGTTTTGAAGTCCCAGCAGAAATGACAGCAGGTCAAGTTCTCCAGGCAATGTCCATCAACTTAGACGGTTACACAATGCAGGTCGAAGGTGAAACAGTTTACGTTATGCCAGCAACAGGTACTAAGGGTTCAGACGAAGGCGCCGATGATGACAGCGCCTTCGAGGACTTAGAGTACGAGGTTGATGATTATTCTGACGAAGTACTTGAGGCTATTCCGAATACTGAAAGTGTTATGACACAGGCATTACGTAGCGTATGCAACCCAGCACCATCTGCACCACGTCAAGAAGTTCGATTAATCAATGGTCAATTAGTTCCTTTCACACGCCGTTCTAATGAAGATATTTATGATAAGTTAGTTGCGATTGAAGAGAAGTTAGACGCTCTTTTAGCCAAGTAAATAACATAACAGGCACTCCTAATAAACAGGGGTGCTTTTTTGATATATTAGCAAAGGGGTGATAGTATGAAATATCACATCATAGATAATGGAGAAGTTAAAAGATGTATAGCGTTTATTAGGCCGTGTAAGTATGGTTGCCATTTTTCATCGGTTGAGCAGGGTAACAGAGTAAATGATTTAGTGTATACCCAACAAGCAGATAATCAACGAGAGGCCAAAGCAATGGTCTTACTTGAACAGTATAGAGCGTTTGGAGAGGCCTCCAAGACCTTTCGTGCAGAAAATACTACAACTCACTATTATAAGACTTACAGGCCTTCTAATGCCTATAAGAGCGAGTTGGAAAGCAATACAGAAAAGATTAAAGAACTAAAAGAAGAGATTTCACGATTAAAAGTATTAAATCGTGAATCCTACGACCTAATTGACAAACTTGAAAACAACAGAACCAAAAAGGCAGACCAGTTGGTTATCACAATGTTTGAAGAGAGTCTAAAAACAGACGAGAGGATATCTTATTTAGAGCAAGAGGTTCGGTTCTATGAATTTGAAAACGAACAAGAATTAGCCTATAAGAAGAAGTCTGATATGTACTATAAGGAACTGTATAACCAAAATGATGATGATATTCAGGTAAGAGAAGCGATTTCAAGAAACGGTAAGACATACATCGGAAATGTTGAGGTTGATAGAGATGGCAGAATTATGAATCTCTATTTAGAACGTGATAATAAACTCCAACCAATCTTTGAAATTACACCAGACTGTCGTTTTCTAACCTATGATTTTGCAGAAGTAAATATATCTAATGGTACATTAATCACAATTTCGCAAAAAGAAGATGAGTTTGAGTGTATTGATATGGTTCTTTAAAACCGTTTTACACCCTCGTCCGTGCGACTTTTTAGACCTATTTTAGACCTAAAACCAACGGGTTGATACATTACACAGAAATAGTGAAAATCACTCTTAAAACCGTTCCCACACACGACAAAAATATTTCAAATTTAGCAGAAATGAGTGTATTTCTTGTATAATAATTAATGTAAGAAAAGGAGGCATTGTTTAAATGTCAGTAAACCAAAATAACAATTTAACAAGTGCCTCTGTTGCCTGGGGTATTCAAAACAATAACAACCTCGTAAATGAAGTGTTTACAAGATTAACTGGTGTAACTGTAATTTCAGACATTAACGAGTTATCACAAATCATGCACGAACCTTTTGATAATTCAATCATGAGTAAGGGTTCAGTTATCGGTGGTGGTTACCAGTTAGGTATGGTTGAGTTACACAGAGACCAAGCGTACCTAAACAAAGCACACATTTTAGATTCATTCACATTAAATAATTTAAGCCAAAGTTCATTAGAACATTTATATTTAACAAACGCTATCTACGCAACCTCTAAGTCTATTGTTATCGAGAAGGCAAATAAAATTGCCAAAGAAAACCATTATGACGAGGTGCTGTTCGCTGATACAAACAAAGCGTACTCAATGAATGAGGCAGAGTTTGACTTTTTCTTTAAAGGGAAAAAGATGGCAACACATATTGTAAAAGCAGATACAGACAAAATCATCGAATGTAAAAAAGAGAACATTCGAGGTTTTATCGGATATGATGTTGATATTGATAATGTAGACTACGAAAGAGCATGTAACCTATGCACTGATATCGAGAACGGCGTTATTCCTATGCCTACGATTATTGTAGTAACAGGAACAGGTGTGCATTTAAAGTATCTATTTACTTCACCGGTTTATTTTAGAAACCAAGTAGCGTTAGAAAAACATGAGAAGATGCAAGGCTTTTTCTCTCGTATCTTCACACATGATGATAGATATTGTGGTAAAGAGCAGGAAACTGGCTCTTATCAGAGAGATTTGCCTATCGGTCAGCCTATGCGTGCTGTTGGTAACATTTATGACAAGATTGAAGATTGTAAAATCACAACCGAGGGTTACACATCTGGTATCTACTACGACATGAACGAACTTAACCAATGGGCAAACGTACCAGATATGAAAGTTGCTAAGGTAGCATCTTCATTGGAGTACAACCGTTTAAAAGCAAGAAGATTATCACAACTAGAATATACAAGACTTTATGATAGTTTTATTGAAGAAGGTATCGGCTATAGAACAAGTCATAGAAACTTATTATTCCATCATATGCTAGTTGAGGGAGACATGTCTTTTGATGAGGCATTATCTCAAATCAACAGTATGGTTAACGAGTTAAATGAAAAATATCCGGTTCCAGGCAACCCTGTTCGTTTATTGACAAGAGCAGAGGCTAAGCGTTTTGACCCTACAAGTGAAACATTTGATTATAACTACTATGTAAATAATTTAAGTACAAGTGCTATGGTCGACACTCATATCTACCACGTACATATTAAACGTGAACAGTACCATACCGGTCTAAGTCAAAGAGAGAACTTAATTCAAGTCAGAAAGACTACGGTACAGGGTATCGAAAAAATGACTGAAAGAATCTTGTATTGCCTATTAAACACAGCAAAAGGAACAAGAGATAATAGAACAGGTATTGTTGAATATAATGGAGAACAGTGTATTGTTGGTGGTTTCGACTTTACACCTTTTGTCATGCAACACTCACCAGAGTATACAATTCATACAGATACAAAATACAGAAGTGTTAGGGATGCATATCGTATTATAGACAACCCAGAAGATGAATACTCAAAGATGGTATTAACAAGAGTCTTTGATTACCTAAACGGCTCAACCATTCAACGAGCAGGCTCAACTAACATATTCTCAAAGCAACAAGAGTTCATTCATCATTTCTTGTTAGAATCTACACCTCAAGAATATAGAGACCAGTTGTATGCTCAATATCTCAATCCTTGCCGTATGAGCAGTAAAAAATATAGTGTATTAGATGAGGGTATGTACCGTGAAATAAATAGACTACTTAATCTATTTAAGTCATTAACACATCATCATTACGAAAAAATTAGACCAGATGTAGTTACATTACAACCATATATTACAGGTGATGTATTGGCAGAAAACTGGATTAAGACTGATGAGACAATTAACCGTCTGTCAAAAACTCTAATGCAAATAAATATTGTGAGAGAAGAAGTTTTAAAACAAGGTACAAACCTTGATGTAATTGCTGAAATCAATAAAACAAACGAAAAGCAACTAGCGTTCACTAGTACAAGAGAGGCTATCTTATTGGAATCTCGACAAAGACGCTTTGATTTGATGGCTATTTGTTTCGCTGACAAAACACTAGATATACCTGAACGATTGAGAAGATACCAAGATGTGATTAACACATTAACATTACATCAAGACCTATCTCTTAACCTTGACAACGTATTTAATATCTGGACTGGTATTAACCTATTAAACAAGCAGGCTCGCCAAAATGAAGAACTATTCAGACAAGAGATGGCCAAGGCTTATATAGGCCTAGAAACAAGTCTAGAGGTAATTCAGAGAGTAGACAGAGCGGTTGTCAACTTTATCAATCAGACAAAAGAGGGCAATAAGAAGTATCATGGTACACTTATGTACGTATGTTATCTTAGAGGTTTCCTAGGTTTCTTAGACCACATGCTTGTGTATATGCCATTCCCGTATAACAAAGTTAGTCATTGCAATGGCTTAGAATACACACAAGTAGGAGCCGTGCTAAACACATTTGATAATACGCATAGAGAGATGTGTCAGTATAACGCATATAACCCTAGAACAGGTGAAGTACATACATATAAACAACTTCTTACAGCAAGAGAATATGTGGCAAAGATGGCAATGTACTATAACTTTGTAAGTTGCCAAGATAATTTAGAACAAGCGGTTCATTCATACAACAACCTAAGGAATGAATGTCAGCACGAGGACGATAGGGTTACTGGATAGTTTTTGGCTATCAGTGGATACCTTTAGCATCAAATTTGTAAAAATCATCAATGGATTTTTATTAAAAACTGATATACAATAAGAAGATTAGTTGTATTGACAATCTTCTAAAAATCTATTGTACGTTGTAATTTTCTATATTAACATTGTGTTGCCTTAGTACTTATACCTTAAGCCATAACTCTTGTAAGGGTATATACTTCTAAATTAATACTTTAGTTTAAGAACAACTTTAAAGTAATTAGAATCAGTTATTAAAAATAACTCCTGTAGGTGTATTTACTCTTATTACAGTTATAAATTAATTAAAATAAGATGGCAATTATAACTAAGGGGTGTTCTAAACATAATTTCTGTAAGAGACTATACTTTTATTAAGATTATAAAAACGAATACCTATAAGGATGGTTATACCTAGTACGGACTAATTCATTAATTAGAACCGGTACTGGTAGTTATACCAAATGTTAAGACTAGATAATTACACCGATTGTACAGTAGTGAATAGGAAGGTAAAGGATAAATGAGAGAAAAGTTTAAACTAATTAAATTAGGCCATAGAGTTGTGAGTGTAGGCCTCGGGGCAGTTGCTATCGGCATGCCTGCTATTACAACAGTTATGGCTTAAGAAGAGTGGGAACGACCACGAGCAGAGTTTATCGAGGATGCGGAGTTCTCTGTATTGCTTGAAAAGATGAAGGCTGATAGTGCGTATACTCTGGTAGAGGATAGTCCTGTAAAAGATGGTGACTTACGTACCCAAGTTGCTACGATGAAAGAGGCTATTAAAGAAGTAGAGGCTATTAGAACTAAGTACGCTAAGGATATGGCTGATTATGCCAAGGCAGTCGAGGATTACAAGGCAGCCAAGATTAGTTATGATGAGATGGTTCGTATCTATAACGAAAAGAAAGCCCAGTATGATGCTGACGTTGCCCGTAACGAGGAACTAAAAGCAGAGAACGAGCGTAAGACTGCTGAATATAATGCGAAGAAAGCACAGTATGATAGCGACTTGGCTGCTTATAATCAGAACGTGGCTGATATCAAGCGTATCAAGAGAGAAAACGAAGACAAAAAGAACGCTTATCTGGCAGATAAGGCTGGTGTAGAATCTCGTAACAAGACTAAGAAAGATGAATACGATAGACAGGTTCAAGTCCGTACAGATGCGATTGAAGAAAACGAACGCAAGATTAGTGAGTACGAACAGTTTATGGCTGATAACCCATCTCTACTTAACTTCGCTGATAGGGGTATTGAATTACGTGGTAAGTATGATGAGACTTACGGTTATACTGATAAGGGTGAATCAGTAGCGTACAAGAACTGGTGGATTGCGAATAATCAATCTGCTGTAATGGGAACACCTGATGCATCTCAAATGGACTTCCATAACTATGGTAATGCCAACCCTAGTAAATATTATGCAGGCGTATTTACGATGTATAATAAGGATAAACTAAAAGAACTTGGTTATGAGTATTCATTAGGTGATATTGGTATTACTAATAAGACTACAATGAATGTTACTTATAAGGACAGTCATGTATCAGAATATGATAACCAGTACGGTCATAACTATAAGTTGGTAGCACAAGGTCAAGTAGTCGATAACTTCTTACAATTCAACTTGCATAATCTTGGTACTACTGAAAGTGGTAAGACTATCTCTGCTCATGTAACAGTTGGTAAGTGGCACCAGTCACGTGCGAGTGGCGTTTACACATTCAAGAAAGACGGCTCTATGGGTGGTTTCGAGGATGGAGCAAGAGCAACATATCAATTCTACGATGAGGCTACAGGTCAGCCTATGAACTTGGTTCGTATGTTTGGTATCGGTGATATTGAAGCAGGTGAAAACCTTGGTATTGCATCTAACGATAAAGTAAGTTCTATTGTACCTATGACACCTAGCGATAAGGCTAAGGGATGGCAAGAAGGAACACATGGCTATGCTAGAGTTCAGCAGATGGGCGAAAAGACAGCATGGACATTCGGTGATGAACACTATGCAAATGCTAACCACGGTCAAATACCTGGCGACCCAACGACTGTTGGTAACAACAATTCAACACCTTTAGCACAGACTATTGGTATCTTTAGTGGGAACACACTAACAGCATCTTGGAGTGGTGCAGGTGGGGGATTAGACTTAAACTCACGTAATATCTTGTTTAAGGAAAAGCCTGAAAAGATTACAGATGACACTTATCCATTACCACCAACTCCTGATTATGAGAAGATTCCTGACGAGCCAGAGTATACACCAGTGCCTGATGCATTGCCTGAACCAACTGCTCCTGAGGCTCCTACATTAAACACAATTACAGAGCCTGTTGCACCAACAGCACCTGGTGAGGCACCAACAGAGCCAGTCAAGCCTGAGGATATCAATGTCGATAGAACCATACATTATAATCGTGCCTATCGTCTAAAACCTGTTACAACTAAGTGGGTAGATGAAGACGGTAACGAATTAAAGACGCCTGTTACTGACGATACTACAAAAGAACATGGTGACATTGATGGTTATAGTTTTGTTCGTAGTGATGAAGATACATTAGAAAACGTAACACATGTATTCAGACAGCACACTACATCATGGATTGATATTGATACGAAAGAAAGTCTAAAAGACAAAGTTAAGGGTATTAAAGAGCATGGTGATATTAAAGAATACTACTTCGTTGAAACTGAAACAACACCTACAGGTGATGTAATCCATAAGTTTAAGGCAGTTACAACATCTTATGTAACAGAAGAAGGCGAAGAAGTATATCCGACTGATAAAGGAACTCATAAAGAGAGACCTCATAAGGATTACAGTTACCGTCGTACAGAGGTAGATGAGCATGGAAACACAAAGCATATCTACGCTGTATTCCATACTGATTATGTAGACGAAGATTTATCACGTATTGCAGAACGTGAGCGTGGACAGCAGAATGAAAAGCAAATTCCGGGCTATGAATACATTAGAAGTATTCCAGAACCAGAAAAAGCGTTAATCACTCATGTATACCGTCAGGTAACCACTTCATGGCAAGACGAAGGTGGCAAGACTCTAAAACCAACTGATAAAGGCATTCAACCTCATGGAGATATCGCAGGCTACGTTTACGTTCGTACTGAAACAAAGCCAAATGGTGATAATGTTCATATCTTCAAGCAAGCAGGTAAAGAACCTACTAATGACTTCGGTGTATTAGGATTAGTTGCAACATCAGTTTTAAGTGCTTTTGGTATCAAAAAACTTAAAAAAGTTGATATAGATACTAGTAAGTAAGAAAAACTTACCTTTAGGGAGCAAAAAGTTGTATAATACTAAATAGAGGGGTGTCACCTCGCCCCTCCTCTCTAATAATAGAAGAGACCAGTTAAAGTCTGAAAACTTAACATTAAAGCACTATTTTCATTTTGTAAGGAAAAGCGTAGTGCAAGGGGATGAAGAGTCCCCTATGGAGCAGAGGGTTTCTATAGCATCAGTTCAATTCTGATGGGCTTCACCAAACCAAACAAAAAAGACAGGCGAATTAACACCTGTCTTATATCTTAGAATAGCCCACTCAATCGGGCTATGCTGAATACGATGATACAGATAAATAAAATCTGGAATAGGAACTCACCGAAACCACCTGTTTTCATACTTGATAAACGGGTTATCCACCAGTGTTTGCCTTTAATTTTAAGAGGCCAGGTTATAGGTGTACCACCAGTTGTAATCGTATCACCAAGGATATGAATGATATGTCCTAACGTTACACAGCCAGCAAGCCATCTAAATGATTGACCTGATGGTAAGGTATAAAGAATACTTAGTGTAATAATAAGAGATACTATCATGATTGAGATATTACCGATAATACCCTTGTTCTTATACTTCTTGAATACTCTACTGAATATACCAGCAAAAGCAAGTTGAGTACTGAATAGAATAATACCTAAACCAATCAAAGTGCCGATAGTAAACTGTTTATCAAAAATAGTTACTTCACCAGGTATAGATGTAAGGAAGTAAGTAATTACGCCTAAAACGATTGCATAGGGTATTGTGTGGGTAAGTTGTCTATGCGGGTCAGACTCTATTGGCTCACTCTTCGTGCGAGTAATAGAGTAAACAAAACTCGATATTGTACGGATAATCGTAGATACGATATAGCCTATTGGCCATAGTAGATTAACGATTGTTGATGACTGATTATCAATATCGGGACCCAATGCTTGCCCTGTTGTTACTAATGCTCCTGCAGAGATGGTTGAAATTGCTACGCTCTGTAAGACGGTATTCGTCATAAAAGACGGATTAATTGCTAAAATAAGCAAATAAATAGCGAGACCAGACAATGCATGAGTAGGTCCCATAAAGTTTAATATAAACATATAAATCTCCTTAACTATACAAGATATATCAATAGTTAAGAGTTTAAAGAGGTATCAACGGTTTAAGTAAATCGTGATATATAAACTACAAAGGAAAAAAGAGAAAGGAAAGAAAAGAATGAAGAATTTAGTAAAGAAAATGTTGACGCTTGTCGTATCTTTGCCATTACTTATGCCTAATGTTGTGCGTACAGGTGCAGCCTCAGGTACACCTCATACACAGACTGTATATGCGGTAAATGATGGTGTATCAGCGATGACAGGTCATACAATTTTACAAAACGCAAACGCAGAAACAGAGTACTACTACATTGACGGAACACCTGCGTACTGTTTAGACCATGGTGCTCATGCCGGTGGAAACAACGGTTCAGCAGACTTAACAGTTTATGAAGTGTTTAGTGCGTCAGATGCAGTTGCAGGAGGAACTTACTCACAATCAATCTCATCATCATCTAATGCAGGTACTTTAAATTATACACATACGTATGGTACAAGGGATATGGCTATCTTGTCTTACATCGTTGAACACGGTGAACACAGTGGTCGTGGTATGGCAGTCACACAGATGGCAATGTGGTTATACAGTAGTGCCCAGTCCAACATCGCAGACCGTATCGAAAGTGATGTAAACCGTGCAGGTCAGATTGGTGTAGAGGGTAGAGCATTGTATAACGCAGCCGTTGCTTATGCAAACGCCGGTGGTATGCCTACTAAGAATGTTAAGATTTACTCATCAGGTAATGCTTGGTATCAGACATTCACAACATTCACAGACGAGCCTATGGTTGGGTCAGTAGAAATCTTAAAGAAGAACAGTAAGCCAGAAATGACAGAGGGTAATGATAATTACGCACAGTCTATGGAAGGTGCTGTTTATGAATTACGTGGAGCAAATGGTTTAACAGTTGCTACATTAACAACAGATGCGAATGGTTACGCTAAGGCAGAAGGTATTCCAGCAGGCAACTACACATTAGTTGAAGTTAAGGCTCCTAAGGGATTTGAAGTATCTGTGGAGCAAAAGCCAGTAACAGTTACAGGAGCATTAACACATGTTGATGTGTTCGACAAACCTTTAAATGACCCTGTAAATATTCGTTTAACTAAAATTTCAGAAGATTTGGTTGAAAATCCTGCATCTATGGAAGGTGCTGAATTTACAGTTAGATTCTACGCAGGTCAGTACACTAAGGAAACACTTCCTGCAAGTGCTACTCGTACTTGGGTAATTAAGACTTTAAAGAAAGGCGATAAGTATGTTACTCGCTTAGGAGAAGAATACAAAGTATCAGGAGACGAGTTCTACTTAGATAATGATTTACCTACTTTACCTTTAGGTACAGTTACAGTTGAGGAAACTAAGGCTCCTAAGGGTTATACTTTAAAGAACAAGACTTTAAACGCCAATAACGAGAAGATTGCCGATGGTGTTGCGTTATTCAATATCGTTAATGATGAAGGAACAAACATCCCTCGTTTAGATGGTGGTAATGAATACAGTATCGAAGAAGGCGTTGAACGTGGTACATTCAAGTTTGCTAAGACTGACAAAGCAACAGGTGAAGCACTAGTTGGTGGTAAGTTTAAGATTGTAAACATGAATGACTATGACGTAGTATTAAAGAACGCAGACGGTTCAGTTGCTGAAACAATCCTCGCAGGTGCAGAATCTACATTTGAGTTTAGTGCAGACGAAAACGGTACATTCACAGGTTGGGATAACATGCTACAAGTTGGTAATTATGCTATCCATGAAGTTGAGGCTCCAGTAAACTATCATATCGCTAGTAATGTGGAATTTACAGTAAATAAGGACGAAGTTGCACCAGTTGCTATGAAGGATGAGGAAAAGACTCCTGAATTAAAGACTGTAGCCGTTGAAGATGGAACCAATTCTAAGTTAGTTGCTGAAAATCAGGTAAGACTAAAAGATACAGCAGAGTATCAGAATGTTAAGCCAGGTGAATACAACTACACAACAACAGTTATTGCTAAGGGTGAAACTGAGGCAGATGATGTAGTGGTAAGCAAAGAAACTAAGAAAGTTACATTAACAGAATATAGTGGAACTCTTGAAGCATTTGCAGATATTGATACATCTGAACTTGGTGGTAAAGAACTCGTATTCTTTGAAGAGTTAGACCGTGTCGAAAAAATTGAAGGCCATAACTACGATGTATCACACAAAGACCGTAATGACGAAGGTCAGACTGTTAAGGTTACAAAAATCCGTACAGAAGCGACTGACGATGTTGATGGTGACCACTGGTTAGATGGAACTAAGGAAGTACAGAACTTTACAGATAAGGTAATGTATCGCAATCTAACTCCAGGCAAGCAGTACACAACAACAGCAACATTGATGAACTACGAAACAGGTAAGCCATTATTAATTGATGGTAAAGAAGTTACTAAGACTGTTACATTTACACCAACAGAACCAGATGGAACTGTATTAGTACCATTTGAAGTAAGTGGTATCAAGTTAGCAGGTAAGAAGTATGTAGTCTTTGAAGATGTTTCCGATGAAAACGGTATTCGTGTTGGTATGCACCATGACTTAGAAGATGTAGGTCAGACAATGAAGGTAACAATGAAAGTTGGTATCAAGGTTGTTAAGATTGACTCACAGAATAAAGAACGTAAACTTGAGGGTGCTGAATTTACAGTATTCAATAAAGACGGTTCAGTTGCTACTGATAAGTCAGGTAAGAAGTTAGTTGCTACAACAGATAAGAATGGTGAAGTTAAGTTTAGTATTGACTATGACTTAGATAATATTATGTATGTTCAGGAAACTAAGGCTCCAGAAGGCTATAAGTTGAATGACACAAAGCATGAAATCAAGCCAGGTGAAGACTATAAGGTTGAAAATGATATTATCTTCACAGTCGAGAACACACTAATTCCAGTTGAAAAGACAAATGACTTCGGTATTGCATTATTTGCAGTTGCAGGTATTGCCTCACTAGCAGGTATTGCATACATCTTAATTAAGAATAAGAAAGGGAAAGAATAAAAACTTTCCTTTTTTTTTATTTAAAAGGGTTGACAACTTAAAGAGTGTATGCTATAATGATAGAGTAATAAATTAAATACGAGGTGAACGAAATATGAAAAAGAAGAATATTGTTATTGTAGTTACATTATTTGTAGTATTATCTATCGTTGCTTATATGTTGTCAAAGAAACCTGCACCAGTTGAAACAAATAAGAAAGAGTCAGTAGTAGAAACAAGTAAGACAGATAAGAATGATAAGTCTGTAAAGACGGATAAGACTGATAAAAAGAACGAAACTAAAACTTCTGATAAGAAGGATGAAGTCAAGACAGATGATAAGAAAGAAGACGTGAAGTCTGAAACTAGTACATCTACAACTACTTCTACTGAAAATACAACTTCTGTGACTCCTAAGAACGATACTCCTAAGAATACAGAAACAGCAACTTCTAATAAGACTGACACTGTTCCTACTCCATGTGTACCGACTTACACAACAGTTAATCACCCAGAACAGGGTCATTATGAAACACGAGTTGTTAAAGAAGCAGAATATGTTCCAGTTTATGACAGACGAGCAGTAGGTGGGCAGACAGGCCGTATTTATAATAACCTAAGTGAATTTGATAATCAAGACGAAGATTACAGTTATTCTGTTAAGACAGTACAAGTTGGCACTGAATACCATGAAGCAATTACAGAACAGGTATGGGTTGTTGACCAGCCAGCCTATACAACAACAGAAGCATCTGGTTGCTAAGACTATGATATAAAATCATAGTCTTTTTTATTGGTTGCATAATTTTTTATTTGTTGTATAATGTATTATGTAAGAGGTGAGACTATGGAAAAACTATTCTTTTGGGGTCATACAGAACATGGTAGTAATGTAACAAGGGCTTGTTTGTCAAATTTCTATCCATGCAAATTTGAATTTAATGGTAAAACATTTAATTTCTCAGAACAGTGTTTTATGTATCAAAAAGCGATTTTATTTAATGATTTTGAAATTGCTAAACAGGTATTAAATGAAACAGATGTAAGAAAGATTAAAGCATTAGGTCGTAAGGTTAAGAACTTTAATAATGAACTGTGGGATAAACATAAGGAAGATTTCATGTTTAATGCTTGTTATGCGAAATTTTCACAGAATGATAAATTAAAAGATTTCTTGTTAAGTACAGGTAATCATGAAATTGTTGAAGCAAGTCCTGTTGATAATATTTGGGGCATTGGTTTCTCCTCAGATAATGCGATGGAGAATATTGATAAGTGGGGACAAAACTTACTTGGCAAGACATTAATGAAAGTGAGAGCAGTTTTAAAATGAGTGGACTAACAGTAGAGATATTAAAGAATTTAGCAAAACAGGGTAAAGTACCAAGTGTAGTAATTGAAGATAATGAATTTGATTCATCAATAGCAAAAACTAATTGGTTTTTACGACATGACGAAAATAAAATAGTTAACTTTCATTATAACTCCACGATTCTTATGTGGGCCGAGCATGCTTTAGGACTTTCCTTTATCTCTAAACTACAAAATATGTTTGAAGAAGCATATCAGGGTTTTCATTTGGATATTGAGTCATTTACAAAAACACAATGTATACTTGTAATTAAAAAGAATGATGTTGAGTCTTTGAAAATTTCAGACGACTATAAACTTGCCACCGAAAAGATGGCAGAGGTTAGAGAAGTACGAGGTATTATTGAAGAAACTAAGAATATTCAAAAAGAGTCGGCAGTTCGTATTAATGATTTGTTTAAAAAGTTGGAAGATGTAAGAGAATATGCAAAACAACTTCAACTAAGAGAAGAGAATGAAAAGAAAGTGTCAGAGCAATTAAACAATATTAACTCTGATATTAAAGAATTAGAGATTAGACTAAAGAAAGACATTCCTGAACTTGATAAGAGTTTAGACATTAATAATTTTAGATAGAGAGGTGATAATATGATGATGAGTAGGTCAGAGGCACAACAAACAAGTAGTCCATTGTTCAGGGAAAAGGTACAAGAACAGCAGGATAACCTCAAAGACACGTTACCATTCGACAGATGCATAAGAGTGGATGAAGAGTTTGAAAAAGATTTAGAAAATAAAGAAGTTTTGATAGACAAAAGGGAATTTCTATATGAACTTCCTAACATCAAAACAACAATTTCTAAAAGTAAGAAGGACATACTATCGTGGGTTGGTATTAAGAATATCACTCTCTGGGTGATGGACAAGTTTGTAAAACCTGCTGTTGGTATAGGTATTTCAATTACTATCTTTTTTCTAACCGCTCTTAATTCATTAGGGCTTTCAGATGAATTGTTTAGTAGTGTAGTGGCAGGTGCGTTGTTTGCCATGCTGGCAGCCGTTGCGTTCTTTTGCTCGTTGGGAGAAGAGGTTAGTAATGTTGGATATATTTACAGAAAATTAGATAGTGAAGATTATTTGATTTCTAATCGTGTAGTTGATTGCCCAACAGCCATTAAACTTAAACTATATGAATACATCAGGTTTGAGGAAGAGTTGTATATTAAATATGTACCACAAAAACAAGAAGTACAGTTCTTCACCAATGAGGGAAAGGTAAGTTATTATACGTTAGAAAAATCGGCAGATAGAAACGACATTAGATATCAATGGGGCTATTTTGCAAGTCAACTTATACCGAATAAATTTTATCGAATTTCAGATATAATCACAGACAAGGCGGTGAAGAACTAATGGACAGAGCGAATGTATTTAGAACAATGGGAGCAACTAGTTTTGTAGGTAATAGAGAGGAAAATGATTTCTATGCCACAGAACCAAAAGCAACCGAACTATTATTAGAAAAAGAAACATTTAATAAAAGTATCTTAGAACCATGTGCAGGTATGGGGCATATTAGAGATGTACTTGTTTCTCATGGGTATAACGTAACTGCAACGGACTTAATCTATCGTGGTATTGATGATATTAAACAGGAAGATGTATTTAATATCAAAGAGTTTAATGGTGATATTATTACTAATCCACCATATAAGATTGCTCTGCCTATTCTAAAACATTGTTTAGATATTATTCCAGATGGTAATAAGGTAGCAATGTTCTTAAAAGTGCTATTCTTATAGGGTAAAGAACGTAAGAAATTCTTTGAAGAGAATCCACCAAAGATAATTTATGTAGCAAGTGGCAGATTAAACTGTGCTAAGAATGGTGAATTTGATAAGTACCCATCTAGTGCTGTCGCTTATGCTTGGTTTGTATTTGAAAAAGGTTACAAAGGCGATACGATTGTGAAGTGGATTAACTGATGAAAAACAACAGTCATTTTCATACTGCAAAAGCAAATAAAAATGATGAGTTCTATACAAAATTAGAGGACATCGAGAATGAGTTAGCACATTATACTGACTTTTTCAAAGACAAAGTAGTATATTGTAATTGTGATAGTCCTGACCACTCTAATTTCTGGAAGTATTTCTATGACAACTTTCAGCCTCTCGGTTTAAAGAGGTTGATTTCTACCTACCTAGACAACACACAATCATTCAAAACAGAATATGATGGTGAAAGTATGATTGAGACACCGCTTATCGGAAATGGTGATTTTAGTAGTGATGAATGCTATCGAGAGGTGTTTTATAAGGTGAAAGAAAATAAAGTATGGTTTGGTTATACTATACCAAAAGAGTTCATCACACTTGATGGAATGACTAAGAAAGTCAGTGGTATTTGTAGATGGTTCACAAATATTGAACCTAGACCAACTATTGAAGATGTGAAGTTAATTGAATTTGACCCATCAAAGCATAGAAGATACTCAAATTATGTGGCAGTTAATGTAGATAATATCAAACAAATTCCAGACACTGACGAGATAATTGGTGTTCCAATCACATTTTTAGATAAATATAACCCAGAACAGTTTGAAATACTTGGGATGTCTGGCGATAGAGAATTTGTAGATTCCGACTGTGATTTCTTTATACCCGTAACAAAAGAACAGAAAAACATATTTAAAGAACAAAACAAGGATTGGAGAGACACACATCCGTATTTCTCTGATGGAGACAAACTAACAAAATTGTTATATGTTAGACTTTTTATTAGAAAGAAAGGAACCTAATAATGATAAAAACACTTAAAATAGAATTTGAAGGACCAGACTCTGTAGAAGTCAGTGGTGAATATGTTAAGCAATTTAAGAATATTGATAATTTTTACCTAGATGAGAATGGTGATATGATTGAGGCCAGAAAGTTAGTTATTGTGCTAGACAAGAATGCTAATAAGGAATATAATGATGGTTTCAGTTCAGAAAACACCGCCTTTGATAGAATAACATCTTTTAATGATATTGTTGATTTTGAAATACAAGATGAAGAGTCAGAACATATCGTATTTACAAACTATGAGGATGATAGATGTGGAAACAATAAAAATCAGTACACAAAGATTGACGAGAATGGAGACTTGCACATTTTAATCACGGATAATGAAGATTTAGTACCAAGTGGTTTCACACAACCAAACTTGATACCTATTGATGGAGTAACAGATAATGAAAATAGTTGATTTTAAAAAAGAAGGTAATATTGTTAGACTTTATTTAGGTAAGACAATCAATGGTATCTACGGTGATGACTGGGATGATACACCTTATGAACATAACGCAGGTGAAGTATATGACCAGTTTTATGAGAAAACGATTGATATTGCATTCCCATTAGACACACAGGTGTTTGAGCCTTGCTATGGTTTTATGAACTCACCTTACTGCAAGGATAGTTTCATTTCAGAAGATAAGGTACCATGTATTCTTTTCGGTGAAGTTGAAAACTTATGGCAATATGAAAACTATGCAGAATTGTTAGAAAGAGTGCCATTACTTAATAAAATTTATCTTGGTGATGAGTGGGAAGATGTTGTATCAAAATACGGTGATAAATTTACAGTATTACCTAATAAGGTAAGTAACCAGTTTGGTATTCTGTTTGAGAACTGTGAATATATGGCCTTTAACAAAGAAGACGTGGAATTAGTTGAGTTAAACGAAGTATATACAAATATTCGTTATTACAAGAATGAAACACAAATAATGAGAGTTGCAAACAATGTCCATATTGTATTAAAGAAGAGTGCAGAAGTAGAGTACTTACCATTCCTTGTTGAAAATCTAAAAACAACTACATTTAAAAGAATTTTAGATTATAGTGATATTGTAAGCATTGACTTGAATGGTGAAGAGTATTTTGTGAAGTTTGATGATATTGTTTCAAACAAATACCAGCACACATTTATAGATGATAGTGGTCGTTTACATATTATGGTTTCAAAAGATGAAGAGTATTTAGCAGATTTAAAACTGTAATTTAAAACGAATTACAGTTTTTATTGTATAATATAAGTGTAAAGGAGTTTTAAGATGATAGTATTTGCAGGAATGATTGGGGTAGGGAAGACTACCTATGCAGAGAAACTAGCAGATAGTTTGGGTGCGAGATTGTTTAGAGAGCCAGTAGAGGATAATCCATTTTTACCTTTATACTATGTAAATCCTAATAGATGGGCACTCGCATTACAGTTGCACTTTTTAAATAAGAAATATAGTCAAGTCAAGGATTCTATGCAATTAGACAGGTCTGTAATAGATGGAAGTATCTACGAAGGAGAAATCTTCACAAAATTAAACTATGATATGGGAAATATCTCAAAAGAAGAATATGACCTTTATATGGATAGTTTGAATATCATGATGGAAGAAACAGAAGAATTACCACAGAAGACACCAGACTTGCTTGTATATCTAACAGCGCCTAAGGAGTATATCCTTGACAAGATAGTTAATCGAGGTAGAGAATTTGAACAACCAACAGCATCTAATAAGTTGTTGGAGTACTATTCTAATCTATTAGATAGATATGAAGAGTGGTACGTGAACTATAACCAATCTCGTAAGATGCGTATTGATGTTTCACAGTATAATATTAATAATGCAGAGGACTGGGAGAAGATACTCAACTTGATTACAGGCAGACAAGGCAGTTACGACCTTGTTGGTCAGAAATTTCAGTTAATCTATGACGATAAATTAAATAATGTAGAAGTGGACTTGGGTACGTATGACACACCTGACCGTTGTATGCAGGAATTAGAACAGTGGTGGAGCGACCATAATTTTAAACCTTGTTACTTAAGGACATGGTACTCTAACAACACACTAGTCATCGACTATGGGAACCATCTTGGGTTCTATTGTATTAAGGCAATAGCAGAGGAGTATTGATATGATTTACTTAATAATTGGTTTGTCTGTATTGATTGTAATGTTGACTGCATTAATGTATTTGTTAAATAATAAAAAAATAGCAAAAATACAGAAACACGCTCCAATCGTTGGAAAAGGTGTTTTAACGCTTGTTGTGATTTCAACGATGGTGATGTCATTTATCTCAATCAAGTACTATACAGAACGTCCGGTGAAGCCGGAAGAGGTAATAGAACAAGTTAGAGAAGTTTTGTCGAAAGAATACCCTGATAAGATATACAATCCAGCAGATTTGTCATTAGAAGAAGAGTTCACCAAAAAATCAGCAATAGATACTCTAACAACCTTATTGAATAAAGTTGTAGATAAAGATAACAGTACCGCAATGAAAGATAGATATGACGCTATTTCAAAAGATGGTTCTACCTATACCGATAATATCTCACCAGATGTAGTCAGTAGATTTTATCAGCGAGACAATTTTGATACAGAGGAACTCAAAGCAAACATGTCACTAGCACTGTTGTCGATTACTAACTCATTGTTGGGGACCGATAACGAACTAACCGTTAAAGCAACAAACATAGAAAATGTTTATCTGTCTCCTGAAACAAACACGGCACGTATACCTTTAGATATCTACCTCAGTCATTACAGTGGTTACACGATTGATATGGTATTCATAGACGGTCATTGGTATATTGACTCTTATTCATTAATGAGCCAGGTTGATATTATTTCATATTTACAAAAGATTTATAGTAAGTAGCCCTCGTGCTACTTTTTCTTGTATAATATAATTGTAGAGGTATTTAGACAGATGATTTTAAAGAAAGTAATTTTAGATAACTTTAGAGCCCATGAACATATAGAGTTTGAACCATCAGAAAATGGTATGACAGCAATTTCAGGAAACAATGGTGCAGGTAAATCAACAATAGTAAATGGTTTTGCTTGGTCTTTGTTCGGTTCAAAATTTCAAGGCTTAAAAAATAAACAATATATCCGTTACGGAGTTGACCCTAAGACAGAAAGAGTTGGCGTAACATCTTTTATTCAGGTAGGGAATAATGAATATAAAGTAGAACGAGTAATTACAGGTGCTAGTACCACATCCTGTAGAGTTTATATCCTAGCAGATAATGAGTATAAAGAGGTTGCAGGACCAGCCACATCTCATTCAGAGAAGTATATTAAAGAACTATTAGGGTTCACAGATAAAGAATTTTACTCATCTTTCTTTATTCAGCAGAAACAAGTTGATAGTATTATTCATGCACCTACAAAAGAAAGGGGTTTAATTATTGAGCGTATGCTTGGTATTGACGTTATTACAGACTCTATCACACAGGCTAAGCAAGATAGTAAACTCTTGCAACAGTCATTAAATGTTATTCAACAAGGTTCAGTAGAAGATATTGAAGCATCTCTTGAAAACCAGAAAAAAGTGGTAAAGAACTTACTAGATGGTTTCAAGAAAATAAAGACAGAATACGAAAAGGTTACTAAAGGCTTAGGTGAATTAAACGCAAGATATTTAGCAGAGAGAGAAAAACAGGAAAAGAAACAAGAACTAGAGAACCTGTTAAATATCGCAAAGAATAATATAGCAAATACAGAGGAGCGATTAAATGAATCCTTAGCAAAGTTAGATAGTTTGCCTAAGAAGGTTGAGTATTCAGATAACCTTTACAATCAAGTACAAGCAGATATTGAAAAGACAAGTAATGATAGAGATGAATTGTTTTTACGTCTATCCACATTAAATGCGAGATATAGCGAACTAGCAACAGTATTTAATAAAAAGTTGCCGAAAGATTTAGATAAGACAGTTGAATTATTAAGACAAAAGCAAGATTTAAATAATCAAAATCTAGCAAATTATCTACAACGATTAACAATCTTAAGAGAACAGGAAAAGTCATGTCAGCAATTCTTACAAGACTTGGAAAAAGGAGTTGCAGAATGTCCTTACTGCCATTCACCGATTAAGGATATTAACGCAGAGAGAAAAGCACACTCAAAAGAACTTCAAGACATTCAGTCAGAGATTATAAAACTATCTGAATTGCAAGCACAGGAAGAAACAAATAAATCAGCATTATTAGATGAGTCTTTACAGTTGCAGAATTATTTAGAAGTTAGACAAAAGCAAATTGACCTAAAATCTGAATTTGCAGGTTTAAAGATAGAAATTGAAAAAGTTACAAAAGACCATGAAAATGTTACAAAGATTTACAATACTATGATTAAGAAACTTCAATCATTGGAGGCATTAAAGCAACAGACGGTTACGATAAATAGTACAAAAGCAACAATCAAGTGGCTAAATGAAAGATTAACGGCAGACAATCAAGAGAAGAATAAATTAGAGTCTGAAATAACAGAATTACACGCTCTTAAAAAGATAGAGTATGCTAAGTTAGAATCGTCTTTAAACTCAATTCAAACACAAAAGCAAAAACACGAACTTGACGCCCTTGCTATGAAGAAAGATATTGAGATTGAGAAGGAAAAAGGTCGCTCACTTGATTTACAGTTATCACAGGCAAAAGAGGCGAGAGAAAAGTTTAATACAATTTCAAATCAGTTAGTGATTATTAATAATACAATTAAGAACCTAACAGACTTTAAGAAATTGAGAGTTGAGTCAGCAATCCCTGAATTATCAGAACTAACCAGCGACTTGGTTAGAAAGTTCACAGATAATGATTTCCAAGATGTTGTGATTGACAATCAATTTAATATCACGGTTAACAAAAACAACGGTCAAGAATTACCAGTCAATGCTCTGTCAGGTGGTGAAGAGTCTGTGGTTGCGATTGCTTTACGCTTAGCAATTAGTTTATTCTTAAACGGCAACAGTAATGGTTTGATTGTAATGGATGAGGTTCTTGTTTCGCAGTCAAGTAATAGAGAGCAGAATATTTTAGATACAATCGCAGGCTTAAATAATTCGCAGATTGTTTTGATTGCACACAGTAATCTTGCCAACTCGCTTGCTGATAGAACATTCACATTAGGAGACAGATAGTATATGAGATTATTTGATATACCAGAAGAGGCAGTTAGTAATACAAAAGTATTGCGGATTGCATTGCCGAGCCTTAAGGAAAAGATGCTTGATGTTATTGACATTGAGATGAAAAGGTTGAGGGCAAGATTAAACAAACAGTTTGATAGAGAGGAATTAACATACCATATTTTGTCTAACATTTCACAAGAATTGGCTGATTATTCAGTATCAAATATTTTCTCATTGGGTGATGGTTTCATTGACACAACATTCAGTGTAGATAAAGAAGATATGGTAGATGTTTCAACCTTTAAATGGCTAGGGGTTGATAAGATTAAAAAAGATGATATATCTAGTAAGATGGTAGATACATTACTAGAAATGACAAAAACGCAAACCATTATTTGCGTAATGAGTGTCTAATGAAAGGAGTTATATGTCAAACGTAAAAATTGAGTTAAAAGAGACAAAGACAACAGACGCTATGAAAAAAGTAGAGATTATTCGTGAAGTAGCAGAACTAACAGGCATGAGCCAAGCCGATGTGCGTGATGTTTTAAATGCATTTACAGATGTTGCACAGAGAGAAATTGCTGTAAATGGTGCATGGAGATGGCCAGGAATGCCAAGTGTAACAAGAAGTGTTGTCCACAACGTGGTTGTTTATAACAGAAAGGTAGACAAGACATTAATCTATCCTGAAACATATCAGTTGAGATGTAAACTTGACAAAGTTACACGTCAGTTACACCGTGGTATCACAAGAGAACAGTTAAATGCAGAGAATGGCACAACACAGGAAGACTTCTGGAAACCATACTTTTTCGCAGATGGTGATAAGCGTAAAGAGGCGTATGAGTTTTTGCGTAAAAATGGTAAAAAGTAATTAGCCTTAAAACCGTTTTATACCCTCGTCCGTGCGACTTTTTAGACCTATTTTAGACCTAAAACCAACGGGTTGATAAAGTGCACGAAAATAGTAAAAACGCCTCTTAAAACCGTTCCTACGTAATGTTAAAAATAATCGTCTTAATATTGAACGGAGTGATTAGGATGGAAATTAATTTAAACATAAGAGAGATTTCATTTGCTGTATCAATTATAGCAGTTGTCTTTATGGCAATCTTATTTAGCAGAAACAAAATTCCTGCATGGAAAGCGATAGTGCCAATTTATGGTTTCTATATTTTTGCTAAAGATGTTGCTAAGGCACCAAGACTTGCAAAGAAAATAACAATCTTATCTATCATAGTACTGGTTGCATCGATATTCTTTTACCTATTGCTGGGAATTGCAATATTGCATATTTTTAGTGGCTCGCCAACAAGTAGAGATATGTCAGCAGGGATTGTATTTATGCTTTCCACATACGTGGTACTTATTATGATTGCGGCCGTATTGGCTGTAATTTGGGAATATAAAATCTACAGTGCTTACAACCGCTTATACGGTTATGATGATTGGGTTGCACTTGTCGGTGTACTATTTCCAGTAATCGCACTTGGTGTATATGTGCTTAATCAGAAAAACATAGTAGAGCCAAACACATTAGAACAAGAACAAGATATAATGGAATAGCAACAGTAAGCAAACAACCCTTGGCGTAAAACCAAGGGTTTTTGATATATATAGAAACAGAACATGAAAGGAGTTTTGCCATGTTTAAAAAGACGAAGAAATTATTATTAGGACTTATGTCAGTATTATTTTTAGTATTGGCAATATCTCCTGTAGTAAATAAATCATTCATTGAAACAACATATGCCGATGACAGTGATGAAGAAAAGGATAAAGACGCAATTAGAAAATTCATCAATGAAGATGGTGGTAAAGACTTGAATCAAATTATGGATAAGGTCACATCAAAGGAAGTATCTTCCGAACGTGCAAAGACACTTGTCTACTACATCGGATACCTATTGGGGCCAGGTAACTATGTTGGTGACGTATCTAACTATTCAGGAGTTGTACTTGATGGTGTAAATGAAACCGTTGTTCAAGATGGTAACGTAAATGGAGCATTTAATGGCCCGCAGAATCTATTAAATCATAACGGTGATATACCTGCAGGAATGACAGAACTATATGATAGTATTTTAGGTACATTCATCCAGCAAGGAATACAAGGTCAAAATACAGTATCAGCATATACAGGTGACTGGCGATTTGGTGTACCAATTAATTTACCAAACAACACAGTGCCTGTAGGGAATAATAAGATTTTTAATTATACAGCACTAGAGCGTTTTGGATATGATTTACCATTAACGACATACTTGGGAGAATATGACAAAATTCAGGTGTCGTCTGATACAAGATTAATGGCCAACATCGGTGCAGTAGGTAAATTAAGGGTTGGTGCAGAAGCATTATGGGAAGGCTCTAAGGATGTTGTTGGGCAAGTAGTTGATTTTGCAACAGGTAATTGGGGTACTCCTCATAGAGGTTTTGCAGGAGCAGTAATTGGCACTATTGTAGACTCATCAGATTTGAACGTAATTGCTCAACATGCATGGACAAGACCAGACTTTGCTAAGACTGTTTACAATGCATATTATGCCTCTGACCAAGAGATTTTATATAGAGCAGTTAACCAATATTATAATCAGAAAATCAATGCGTTAGAAGACTCTAATCCTGTATTAAAAGAGATTATGGATGCGTCTAATCCACCTCACTTTGATTTTGATACAGGTAAATTTACAGACAAGTCATTAAAGACATATAATGAATACCAAGCGTGCCTAGTTAAAAATGGTAACGATAAGACCAAATGTGGTGAAGAACCTAAACTAGAAGTTTTGAGTGTTGAAGAACAGTTTGCTAAGTGGTTACAGTCAGATAATGTACAAGCACAATTCAACAGATACAAAGAACTGGGCTTTGATATTACAAAAACATTACAAGCAAAATCTAATAGTGAGATGATTACGCTCTGGAAAGACGAATATCAATCAAAACTAAAAGAAGTTCTTAAAAATAATGGTATTGATTCTACTGGTATCGTTGTAGATGAGGAAACATTGAAATCACAAGCATGGTATGACGCCTCACGTTCTTGGGCACACTGGATATGTGCAGATAGCGAAGGCAACCCACCTGCAAGTTATACAGACTGGAATACTGTATATGCAGATGAAAACAATAATGGACAAGAAAAGTTAACAGGTTGTGCAGTTGTAAGACCATCGGTACACGGAGCGTTAAATGGCACATCTAATGGAGTATCTGATGATACGAGATATGTTCGCTTTAAGGAACAACACACCGTGTATGGTAAAGGTATTTTAGGAACCATTGGTACAACGATATCTTCATTCTTTACAAAATTGACAGTTACATTGTTGTCTTATAGTTTTACAAATATCATTAGTTCTCTACACCTAGATATGATTATCCAGACAACGATAGAAACATTTAGAGATAGTATTTTCTTCCCATTCGCTAGTATGGCAGCCATCTTGTTTGCTTTAAGCCTGTTGTTCCAAGCAATTAGTACAGGGCAATTCAGAGTTATAAAATTAGTACAACTAATCGGTATCTATATTTTGTCAGTTGTTGCGTTATTTAGTTCTGGTACATTAATCAGGCTGGCAGAGGAAATACCTAATAAGGCAGAACTTGCACTATTTGGGACACTTTCAAGAGATGACAATACAGTTGACTATTGTAAAGCAAGTAGTCCTGATGACTTCTTAGGTACAACAGTCAAGATAAGGCAAATGCAATGTATGGTTTGGAATATTACAACATTTAAACCTTGGTTATCAGCCCAATGGGGTGCGAACTATACAGACTTAAATGAAGATAAAATGACATATAGTAATGAGGCCAAGGCATTGATAGGTTCACCAGAAGTTGTCTTGGGCGATACAAATAAGCCTAGAAACTGGGCTTTATACCAGTTAGACAAGACAATTAGTGGCACAATTACAGAGAATGATATTAATACGCCTGTGAATAGTCAATCTAAGCAGATGTATAAATTAGTTGATATGCAGTTTGGTCCAGACAACGCAAAGGGCAGAGACACAAGATTTGCAAGTACATGGGCAGGAGACAATAATAACAGAGGTATGATTCTGTTCCTTGCTGGTATCACAAGTATTGCGATGTTTTTAGTGGTTGGGGGCCTAACAATCTTTAAGATAGGAGCCTCATTAGACTTTGCTTTAAGATTGATGCTGTTACCTTTTGTAACACTAGTCGGTTTATTTAGACCAGTTAAATTGACAGAGTATGTTGGTAAGATGTGGTCTATTTTAGTCCAGAGAATGATTGTAACAGTGATTTTATCTATTACATTATACCTATTAAACGCCCTATCGACATCATCCGTGAACGCAGTAGCGACAGCAGTTATGTCAGCAGCCATCTTAATTAGTATTCAGATGTACTGGAAAGAAATTGTTGGTATTATCGCAGGTTCTTCTGACGCAGGTAAGGCAATTAGAGAAAACCTTTCTTATCAAAAGTTAATGCCTAAGAGTGCTAGACAATTCATTGACTTAAAGGTTCGTGATATTAGAGAAAGCATTGCAGGTGGTGTAGCAGGTGCAGTTGTTATGCCGGGAATTAGTCGCCAAATGAGGAAAGAACATGGTATTGAAGTAGTTGGCAACCCAATAGTCGAAGGCTTTAGGTACGGTGCTGACGTTGCTTCTGATAGAGGTATTAAAGTCACAAACCGTCAGCAGGCAAGAGAAGGTTTCGGTATATTTAGACAGTATGCAAGAGCATATATGGCAGGTAATAGAGCCACAGGTTTTGATAACCCGTCAAGAGATATGATAGAAACATACGACTTGATGAGAAGTAATTTGGAAGAAAAGTCAGCAAGAAGTCAAATCACACAAGAAGAGAAGAAAGCACTAAACATCTTAAATAAGATGAACAGTGGGCATGATATAGACAATATCGACAGATTTAATTCTACTGGTGACAAGAAATTAGACAGGTTAATCAAAGGAACTCTAATTCCTAATGACAAACTCACTAAAGACAATATTAACGACTTTACAAAAGACTTCGTTACAAGTATCAACTCTTACAAGTCAAATAAACAAGAAGATTATATTCCTACAGGATTATCAACAGACACCTTAAATAAAGTTGCTACAGCCACATCAGCCGTAAAGGGTGTTGTTAATGACGTAGACAAGGCAATCAACAATGTAAACAACAAGGTAAACGACAATCTAATGACAAATGCAGAGAGAAAACAGAAGTCTTACGATGATTACCTACATAGAAGATATGAGGCAGAGGAAGAAAAGAGTGTTGACGAGTTGGTTAATGGCAGACTACATAAGAACGAAAACGAAAACCTTAAGGGTAAGACACCTGAAAGTGTTGCAGTTCGAGATATGCTTTTCAGAAATGGTGATAGTAGTAAACCGTCTCTTGAAGTCGACCCTATGAAGAGAGAGGCAGGCAAGGGTTCAGACGAAAATAACAGAGGCGCTCAAATCAACTTCCGTTATACTCCAGAGAAGAAACGCAAGATAATGGAAGACTACTTAGATATTCATGAAGATTTAAAGATTACCAAGGAAGATAAGCGTACTAATAAATTTAGAAACAGATTCCGTAAGAAATAAAGAGTAGGCAAAAGCCTGCTCTTTTTGATATATATAGAAGAAAGAGAGGAACACACTCAATGGCTAAAGTTAAAAATATTTTGTTTTCGTTATTTGCAACAGTCATGGTAGTTTTCAGTTTAGCAAACAATCAAATTCAAACAAGTAAAGCAACAGATGTTACACAAACAGTTGGGTGTGCGTTGGGTGACCCGGGTAAGATAGCGTTAAAACTAGCAAGAACAGACTATATTCAGTATCTTACACAATCTAAGGCAACAACTGTTAAATCAGAAAATGCAGAAACAAACATTAGTAATATGATTTTAAATGTTGCTGGTTATAATGTAGGTAAGTCAGACGGAACAACTCCTTTTGAGCGTTTTGGATTTTCAGGTATTCAATATAGTTCTTACTTAGGTGAATGGGCATACTATGACGTTGACCCGTGTGCAGGCACAGAAGGTAAGATGTCTAACTATGGACAATACTACTCAACAAGAAAAAATCCTCTATCAACATTTACAGAAACATCTAGTACGCTAGATAGAAGAGCAAGAAGAAGTTATGATATTAGACCAAGTGTCTTTTCGCTTACACCTTTAATGATGGCGATGACAGATACGATTGTTAATACTTTATTAGGAGTGGCTAAGTTTATATTAGCCTTAACTCTTGCTTTTATCGGATTCTGCTTTAGCGACTTCTCTGCCATTGTAGGGCTTTCAGCAGAAAACCAAAAAACTATCTTTACACAGTTGTATGCAGGGATATTTTTACCACTCATGATGTTAATGTTAATCTTCACTATGCTTTATCTTATCTACACAATGTTGTGGAAAGGTAAAATACGTGAAGGCTTAGGCAATCTTGTACAGGTAGTAATATGTTATATTCTTGCTATTATGCTATCGGTTAACACAGGCTTACTTCAACTACCTATTAGAGGTGTTACGGCATTACAAGCAATGATAATGTCAGGCTTTACTAATACGATATCGAATGAGAATGTAAGTATGTGCCCTGTATATACAAAGCCAGACGATAATGTTAGTATATTTGATGAGAAATACTTAGATGTACAGACCGGCTACATCAAGCAGATAATTGGTTGCCGCATGTGGTCAGAATATCTATTAAAACCAACAATTAAAGGTCAGTTCGGTACTGATTATGAAAACCTGGGCAGATTAACTAATGAAAATGAAGAATGGGTTGGTAAGCCAGAAGTATTTGTTGGCAAAGATAATTCAATCGAAAACTGGGGATTGTTCTATGTTTCTGTTATGTCAGGAAATCACCAGCCTTTAGACAATCAAAACACAGCATCTGTATCAGGATTAAACAAAGACTATTATAGAATTATAGATGCATTGTCAAACTATGAAGAGTCTGGTTTCGTAGCAGGTTCAGATATTACTTCAGGTGTTGCAAATCTACCATCTAGTGTTAGTGTCAATGCAAACCACTGGACATCAGGAGACCCTTATAGTCATGATATAGTAGGTCATATAAGAGGTGGTATTAAAGCAGAGCAACTTGACGGATTCCTAAACTCTACTGGTATTCCGTATGATAAAAACAGAATTAATGGTAAATTATTATTGGAATGGCAAAATGCCTCAAAGGTAGATGTCAGAGCAATTATTGCGATTGCTATGTGGGAGAGTTCACTTGGTACAGCAGGTGTTGCAACATCACCAGGTGCAAATATGTTTGGTTTCGGTGCTTTTGATAGCAACCCTGATAATGCTAAAAACTTTAATGACGCCAAGGCCGTGGTTGAGTTAGCAAAGCAAACACTACTTGCAAATAAGAACAGAACCTTTAAGCGCCAAGACGATAAAGCGTTCGCCAATGCTCATGGTGGTTTAGACACGGCAACAGAAGGTGGTGTATATTTTACATCAACAAGTGGTACAGGTAAAAAGAGAGCAAATACAATGGCATTAATTGATGCTTATATTGATGCTAATGGTGGTGCAGATGAACACTTAACAGATATTGGTGATACACCGACAGATGCAAAAGCAACAGAGTCGTTAATCAGTAATATTCCTGTTGTGAAAGCGACAACAGCAACAAGAGAGTGGAACTATTTTATCGGTAATGACACAGGTCTTAAATTTGGACAAGCGACACTCACACTCTTGTTTGTGTGCTTAGGTTCTATTTTACCTATTATGTTCGCCCTGATGGGAATTGTATATGGTGTGCAACTAACACTCTATGGTGTATTGTCTCCTATCTTCTTACTATTCGGTTGTTGGGCAGGCAGAGGCACAGATATTGCTAAACGCTACTTTGGAACAATGCTTGCAACAGCAATGAAACGTATCGGAACATCGCTATTGTTAATGATTTCTATTGTGTTGGTAACTAACTCCATGAGTCTGGTTAATACAGTTGGTGTCGTACAGTCAATCGTATTTATGATTGTAATGATAGTTGTTATTTCAAGAAAACGTTATGAAATCTTAAATATGTTCCAACTAACTAACTTTGGGCAATTACAATTATCTAAGCATTTAAATAGTGCAACAAGCAAGGTTGCAGGCGTTGGTAAAGATATTGGAGAAGTTGCTCAAAACACAGTCGTTGGTGGTATAGCAGGTATTAGAAACGGTCTAGGATTTAGTAATCTAAGTAATACACAAGACACTATACATGAGGCGTTGAGAGGTGCTAAAGCAGGTGCTGTATCAACAATTAAAGATAAGATGTACAGAAGTCATATGGGTAGAATGACAAATACTTTAATTAACACAATGCGCCATGATGAGAGCGAGCACCACTGTATTCAATGTGGTGTAAAACTAACAGATGGTACTGTATATACAACCGAAGACGGACTATATTATTGTGAAGAGTGTGCAGCCGCAATGAACTTTGAAAACCTACTCGCAGTAACACTAAACACTCATAACGAGGGATATTCATTTACGACAGGTAATGAGAAGGCAGTAGTATTGCATAAGAATGAAGCAGGAGAGATTACAGAAGATAAACTTACACATGTTACAATAGATGAATGGGCTAAGAACCAGAACGCAGACAAGGCAATTCAGCAAGCCTCAGACTCAATGGCTATTGTGTATGACGATGTAAAGAATGCAAGAAATTCTTACCAAAACCACAGTGTAAAGAGTGTGTTTATCCCAACTCCATTGCGAACAACCTTGATGAATAGTGATATGAGAGAATTAACTGTTAAATCACAGAATGAGGATAAAGCCAACGAATCTATTAATGAAATAGAGGCAAGTTTAGAGAATGCATGGAGAGAAGTCTTGAAAGATAAATTAGTTGAAACAAAAGACTATCGAAACGCATATCTTGATAAAGACGGCAATGTTAAGAATCAAGAAGAGGCAGACAAGTGGGTAGCAACTAAGATGGAGCAGTTTGACCAGAACTTAAAGGAAGTCAAGGCTGTAAATGAAATTAAAAAGAAAGAGGACAATATAAATGAAGATGATAAATAATGTACAAGTTTATGGTTTAGAAAATAGTATTAGGGCAGCCAAATTCCCTATGGCAACAGATTTTGAAAATCTGACAAGTGAAAAGAGCAAAAGCACGGACTCTTTAGGAAAAGCAAAAATAGGAAGCGGGCACGATAATTTCTTAAACGGTATTATTGTTCAGTTTGATTTAACGTTCAGCAATAAGGCATGGGTTGAAATACAGAGATACCACTTTATTGACTTTATTAGTTCAGGTTCTACTATGCATAGAATTACGAAGTTTGACTTAAAAGAGGCTTGTAATGAATATGTAGATGATAGAATTATTAAGATATTACAAGAAAAAGTAGATGAATATAATAATGGTGAAAAGACATCAGAGAAGTACCTTGAAATCCTATACAATATTCCTAGTGGGTTTAGAATGACGGCTGCCATGACAACTAATTATCGTCAGTTAAAGACTATCTACCATCAGCGTAAGAATCATAGACTGCCTGAATGGAGAGAGTTTTGTAGGTGGATTGAAACATTACCAGAGCACGAGTGGATAACCGATTGTAATTAACTATTTACACCTCAAAGATTTTGTTGTATAATTATATGTAGATAAGGGAAGGTAATAATATGGGTACATTACTTGAAACATGGGTGATAAGAGAAGGAACACATGAAGACTTCGTAAAAATGCAACAAATTGAAAAGGGTGAAAATTTAGAGTCTCTTTTAACAGACGAAAACTGGGTAATTCGAGCCCTTTTAGCAGAGAACAGACATTTCTTAGATATTCTTGTGAATGACAAAGATAGTGGTGTAAGAAAATATGTCGCACAGTATGGTACTGATAAGCATTTAGCGGTACTTATAAATGACGTAGACCCGATTGTCAGAATGCATGTGGCGTGGCGTCAGTACGGCCTAGAAAAATTAATCCATGATGAATCAGAAGAGGTTAGATGGGGTGTTGCTTGTGAAGGATATGGATTACCTATTCTCGTAAACGACCCAAGTCCTCGAGTTAGAGAAAAAGTCGCTCATCAAGGTTATGGTTTAGATATTTTAGTGCATGATAAAGACCCTGATGTTCGTAGAGCAGTTGCAAAGCAAGGATTCGGCTTAGACATTCTTGTTCATGATGATAATGAATGGGTATTGTTTGCTGTTGTTGAACAAGGGTATGGTTTCGATATTCTTATTCATAATGATAATCCTCGTATCAGAGCAGATGTTGTTGAGCATTGTAAAGATGCTAAATATTTAGAGATTGCGTTACATGATGAATCTCCAGATGTAAGAAGAGCAGTAGCGAGAAGATACTATGGACTAGAGGTTCTTAAGAATGACGAAAACTCATACGTTGCCAGTGTTGCAAAAGAGATGTTGATTAAACAAATGTTATATAATTTAACAGCAAACCAAGCAGGAAATTAAATCCTGCTTTTTTGATATATCCGATAGAAAGAGAGGATATAATTTATGCCTAGAGTAAAAGCGTTAAATAGAAACGGCGAAATTACTTGGTGTACGGCGAAGATACCTGGTCATGGTAACTGCACTTATGTATTGCATCAAGGTGCTAGAATGACAGATGGCGAATTTCAGGAATGTGTTGACGAATATAATGAACGTATGATGGCTAAACTTAATAGCAAGAATGAGCAAAACAGAATTGAATGTGCAGAGCAGGGCTACGGTTTATTAACTCTTAAAAATGATGTTAGCAAGAAAGTAAGAGATATTGCAAAGCAGAAGTTATCTGAAACGCAAGTACAAGAGAATAACATAAAGAGCAACGCAAACACATATACATATAGTGGTGCTACAACAAGACTGGCAAATAGTATAGACGGTGAAGGAATACGTAGACACATAGACGAAGAAGCGAAGAAATTTGATAGAGAACTTGCAAGATTAGAAAGAGAAATTGATGACGAAGATAAACCAAAGTTAGTTGTCGATGAATGGGACATCTAAATTCTTGTATAATATAAGTAGAAAGGTGCAAAATAAATGGACAAGAAAGAATTAAAGGACATGACAGATGCCGAACTCCTTGATGAGTTAAGTCGCTTAAATGACGAGGTTGATGATATGTTTGTAGATGAAGAAGAGGATAAATAGAATATCCTCTTTTTTGATATATTTATCAGAAAGGAAGGATATAATTATGCCTAAAGTAAAAGCATTAAACAGAAACGGTGAAATTACTTGGTGTACTGCTAAGGTTCCTGGCCACGGCAACTGCAACCACGTCTTTCATAAGACTAAAGATGTTTCAGATGAGCAGTTCCAGCAGGAAGTAGACAACTACAATGAGAAAATGACTAGGCTTGTGCATAGTGGTAATGTGAAATGGAGACTAGAGGCAGCCTTAGCAGGCTACGGTTTAGAGAGATTGGTTTATGATAAAAACCCAGAAGTTAGAGCGGCTGTAGCGTCTCAAGGCTATGGTTTAGATAAACTTATTAACGATAAACATCCTTTTGTTAGAATACATGTAGCAAAACAAAACTATGGTTTAGATAAACTCATTAATGACGAGAACGCGGCCGTAAGAACTACAGTAGCAGAGCAGGGCTACGGCGCAGACTTCTTAGCAAACAATACTACGCCTGTAAGAGAGTCGGTAGCCAGACAGGGCTATAGTTTAGACGCTCTTTTAGAAGATACTCCAATCCGTGATAAAAATATTGATGAACTGGGTAATCATAACAATGTAGAGTCAGATACCAAAACAGATAAGAAAGACGACTTAGAGTCCCTTAGCACAGACGAATTAGCCAGTTTGTTGAGAGGCGAAATGAATGATTTAGACATAAGTCTAAAACAAGACATGCCAGAACTGAATAAATCGCTAGATATTAATAACTATAGACCAAAGGAGTAGGAAAATGACAAAATACCATATTGGTAAGGGAGGCATCCCAAGAATATGCAAGGCAGTGGTTAGACCATGTCCTTACGGTGGTGATGAGGCTCACTTCACAACGATTGAGGGTGCCCAGATGGCTGCCGACAATCTCAACCAGCAACTTCAATCACTAAACGAAAACCAAGCGATTGGATTTGCCACAATTAACAACAACGCTTATGTTTATAATAGTGAAGGAGTAGAAAGAGCATCCCAACTATTAGTAAAAACTAGACGTACAAAAGCACGTATTGATTCTGCATTTAATTATTACAAACAACAGTTATTAAGAACATTAGAAGCAGAGCAAATAAAATCTCTTTCAGATGAGATAGGAAAGATAACATATATAGCACCTGGCATGCGAAACAACGCAGATGTAGAAGCGTTAAAGCGAGATGGACTATATGATGATTTTCTTAAGACTTCTCATGTATCAGAACATATTGAAACAGAGCAAGATATTCTTGATAAAGGACTTGCTAGGGTAGCAGAGGATTACGCTAGGTCATTAAAAGACTACTCTTCTGACGATGTGGTGTTCACAATTACAGACGGGAGACTTTCTCCAGAAGGCAGAGAGGCTCTTGCTAAGTTAAGAGATTTAAAGCAAAAGAAAGAACAACTAGAAGCGACAGAAAAAGAAGTTAAGAACAGATTAGTTATGTCTATGAAGGATAATAACCTTACAGAATATTCATCTTGCGGTATGAAGTTTGTGTATGTGCCAGAGTTTGATAAGCAAATTGTTGATACAACAGCATTGAGAAACGCTGGTATCTATGATACTTACACAAAAGCAACACCTGTCGAAGCAACACTTCGCTTCAATTTTAATTAAAAAATTACGACCACTTACCCAAAGTGGTCTTTTTCTTGTATAATAATAACTGTAAAGGTAAGTAGAACAAGGAGAATTGCATGGAATTGAGAACGGAACAAATGCAGGCAGAACTAACACTTTTGCAAGCAGGTATAAAAGAACAGACAGTTATCGTAAATGTAATGTCTATTCTGGATAACTACCAGTTTGTTAATAAAAAGTATGAATTAGCATGGACATGCCTGAAAGAAAAAGCACAAGAAAATGAAGAAAATAATCATGCAACCCTTGACGATATTATAGATGCTGTTAGACAGGGTGGAGAGAGCCTATCTCAAGAAGATATACATACTATTGTTTCTCCATGTTACACTTCTCTATTGAGCGTTGCTACTCGTCTCCAGCGATATGAGGTTGTTAAACGTATCTCTGGTGAGGCGAACAAAGTCGTTGAGAATATCTTAAATGGTGCAACAGAACCGTCAGATGGTTTAATTCAGATGGTCACAACGCTTGAAGATGCGAATACAAGTATTACAAGTAATAATAATACTGTACCTTTTGCTGATAAATTCAGGACGATTGCTGATAAAGCGTTAGACCCAACTGCTCCTGTTGCAGAGGTTATCCCGTCACCATGGACACAGTTGAATAGATATTTAAAAGACGGCGGTATCGGTAGCGGGCAGTTAGTAACGATTGCAGCCAGAACATCTGTTGGTAAGACTGTCATGGCAACAAACTGGGCAGCCCACGCAGCCAGTCTAGGAAAGAAAGTAATGTACATTTCGCTTGAAGTTGATGAAACAGATATTATCAAGCGTATGGTTGCATACAGTAATGATATTTTCCTAAGTGATTTGTCTCCTACAAAAGCATCTGCCAACGACTTCGCTAAAGAAAAAATTGCAACGGCTTTTGACAATATCTCAAATTGGGATGTGATTGTTGATGATGAGCCGGGGCTGACACTCGATAAAATTACAGCAAAGGCATATACAAAAAAGAAGACAGACGGTTTAGATGTCTTGTTCATTGACTATCTAGGTTTAATTTCCATCTCTGGAAGAAGTAAACGAGAAGAAATGGCAACGCTGTCAAGAACTTTTAAGATTTTGGCAAGACGATTAGGAATACCTATCGTTATTCTTGCACAGGTCAATCGTGAGCGTAGAGGTGATGAGGACCCTATGCCTCACTTGTCAGATATTAAAGACGCTGGTGATATCGCCAACGATAGTGATGTAGCGTTAATCTTACATAGAGACTTACATGATGATAGTATTGAGAAAAAGATGACTGTGCTTTTAGAAAAGAACCGTGGTGGCCAAACAGGTAAGTTTATGTCATTCCCAATCGAGTTGGCTAAGAACCAGATGTTAGACAATGCTAGTGAAGAAGACCTAGCAGGGTTCGGTGGTGAAGATGTGCCTGTAGAGGTTGCATCATCAGGTAGCGATGTAGAAGAACCATTATGGACAGAAAATGTAGAGGCCTTCGATGATGAAGACGGAGATATTGACGTATTTGATGGAGCGTTCGACTGATGGGACATAAGTTAGAAAAGCAAGTTAAAAAGTCATTGTTTGCAGATGATGAAGCATTGTTGCAAAATGCAAAAACAAGAGACTTCCAAGAAGATACATGCTCTGATAAACGTTCTAATATTTACCAGTTTGCCGATACTGTAGGAAAAATAATTCATTCCACAGACAAAGGCACAAATATAGCAGTTGCCAAGAGAAAAATAAGAGAGTTATATACAAAATATGTACTCTCTGGTGATATGTCAGAAGAATATTTTAGAGATATTATGATTGTTATTGCACAAACAGGAATGCAACTAACAGACTGGAATGTTTCAGTTATTAATATGCGTATCAACAACGGTGAATTTGCAGATGTAATAGCAGAAACAAGAAAGCAAGAATATAAAGAATTAGATATTGATGAAATGGACTGGTGGTTTGATGAATAAACAAGACATTTTAGATAATTTGTTACAGTGGAAAGCACTCTTAAATTTAAAAGGGTACGGACAATACGCAAAGATTAAATTCAATCAAAGCACAGACAGGTTTGTACGAGAAACATTACGCAGAAACAACACGTTGAGGATTGCAGTATTCTCAAATAATATTATTAAGAATAAATTAAAAGCGTTTGATTTAGCAACACACCTGATTAATATAGGTATCAGCCCGGAGAGTGTAAAAATCGTAACAATGGAGCAATGTATCGAAGCAATGTGGGCAAGACCAGAGGCAGAGTTTAACAAAACCACACTGTTTGATAAAAAGACACAGTTATTAATGATACTAGATTGTTACAGAGTTGGGCCAGAAACCAATTCAGTAAAAGTATCACAATTCAGAGAGGCGTTCTCCAATTATTGTAAGAGCAACCCTCATATTAATATAATCTTATCGTCATCAGACGAGGGTTTAACATCAAGGAATTGTGTTTTTGACTTCAACATAGATAGTACAAAGAAGTATGCGTTTTCAATTATACAGAAAAAAGGAGAATAAAGAATGATTTTAAAGGTAAACACAGCACAGTTTGTAAACTTAGCAAAGACAGTAACAAAAGGAGTAGGTAAAGACTTATCAAGCCAGTTAGTTTTAACAGTAGGAGAAGATAACACATTAGGTCTATCTTATAACTCTGCCTCTTCTGTTATCGCAGGAAAGGTTCCGTTCGTTGCAGAAGGAACAGTAGAACCAATCGAATTATGTATTTCAGGTAATCAATTAAAGACAGCGACAAGTCTAATTATCGTAAACGAAGATGCTTTACGCTTAGAAATTGATGATATCGTAACTATTAAGGTTGGTTCGTCAGAATTTAAGGTACCGGTAATTGATGCTCCTATTGCAAAGGTAGATACTGCAACAGAAGAGTATGGTACAGTAACAGGCGTTGAATTTATCAAGATTATTAGTGAGTTATCAAAACTCTTATCAACAGATAGTGTGCTACAAAATCACCCTGCATCATGTTTAAACATCATTTCAACTGGTGATAAGTTGAATATTGTTGCAACAAACACATTCGGTCTAGTAGAAAAGACATGTGACTTTAATGGAGAAGCGTTCCATGTGTTATTAAAGCCAGCACAGGTTGGTGTCTTGCTTAATACATTTACACCAGGTGCCATGGTTAAGTTAATTCATAACAAATCACGCTTTGGTTTCTATAACGAGGACGATATTTTACATCTTGTTTCATTCTCTAACATGAAGCCTTTAGAGTATGGTGTATTTAAGGAGACAGCGGCCACAGAAAACTCATTTACTGCAAATATTGAAGAGTTTAAGTATGCTATTCAAGCCATGACACGTTTAAGCCCTGACAGTAACCAGATTTGGCTAAATATCAAAGGGGACAAGATTGAATTCCGTAATACAAATCATGATACGATTGATATTACGCTTGACGCAAATACAGGAGACAATCGTACAGTTGTCGAGTTTGGTGCAGTAACACTTAATATCTTAGTCGGTTATATTGCTGATAAAATTAGAGTGAATTACGGTAGCAACAGGGGTAACCAGATTTTAAAGATTGAATCCCTAGTTAAGGGTGCAGATAATACATATTCAGTTGATGACACAATTTTCATTACTGTCGGTGTTTCTGTTATGCATGTAGAATAAGGCTCTTCATTGAGCCTTTTTTGATATAAGAAGTACACAAGGAGTAGTAATTATGGTAAAGAAATTATTAATAAGTATACTGTTCCTGTTCACATTGTCATATAATGTCAACGCAGAGGAAGTCGATATCCCAACAGACGGGGTTAGAATTGAAGTAGAGCGTAAAGCATTAGATAATGATAACTTAACAGGAGCAGTTGATATTAAGATTTATAACAACACAAATCAGACAGTAGGTATCGTGGTTTCATCAGAGCAGAGTGTTGGCTGGTTAGTTGATAAAGAAGTTGAACAAGAATACAGAGTAGGTTCTGTGAGTAACGACTACCATACGGCAGTACTATACGTTAAGCCTCACCGTTTTGTTACAAAGACAGGCTATAATATCGTTATGGTAGAGGGCAAAGAGTTGTTAGACAAGCCTGTATCAATCAATTATTCAGTCTTTACAGATACAGATGAGTTGGGAAAGGTAGACATCAACAATCAAGACAATGTAAAAGAACTACTAACAAAAGGCATTGATAACGGTTCTTTTAATCTAGGTAAAGATGAGTCAGATGTATTTAAAAATAACTTACCTGTCACAGAAACGATTGAGGAAGATATTAAGGCTGTTCTCTCACCAAAAGAAAAGAAAACCATTTCTGTTCAGAATAATGGTTTACTATTACCTGTAATACTTGGTACTGTAGTCATCGGAGCCATATCTGGTGCAGGTTTCATCATGTATAAAAAAGGAGTATTTAAGAAATGAAATCATTTATAGCAATCACATTGACCATTTTAGGACTAGATTATTTCTTTCACACATTTGGTATTCAAGGCTTAACAACATATTTAATAATAGGGCTATGCTATACATGTTTCGTAAAGGTAGTGAAGCCTCTTGTACGTTTCTTTTCTCTGCCTGTTAATATCTTCACATTAGGACTGTTCTCTTTTGTGATTAATACCTTATTGACACAACTATTATTCGGTTATTTTGGTATTCATTTTTCATTTATTAACGCATTGGTTGTAAGTTTAGAGATTAGTATTGTTGCCTCTGTTGTCGAGGCCGTTATAGGAGATTAAAATATGACATTGTCACTTAGAGAAAGATTAGAGATGGCCGCAAAGAATAGCGACTCTGCAATAGATATGCAGAAGAATAGTGAGCAAGTTGAGGAGCCTACAGACGAAGAGGTCTATGACGAGCCGGAAGAGGCCTTAGAGAGCGGTGACGTGGAAGTTGCAGAAGATGTCGAAGAAATTGCAGAAACGTCTGGAAACGCACAGGACAAGCCGGTAGAAGATATTAAACCTTTGGTAGAGAAAGTCTTAGCGATTAATGACTTATTAAAAGACTATGATACCGAGACAATTTCATATATTCAAAATATTATGCATGAGGATAGTCGTTCTGGGTTAATAAGTTGTATAATAACTATTGACAAGGCATACTCTGACAACATCTTAAAATTGAAAGAGTTGTTTAGTTTAAGAGGCACGACAGACCTTGCGTTTGCAGTTATTGAAATGCAGGATATCAGTGGTTTAGCAAAACTAGTAGAGGGCTACAACCCATCATATACTTATGACGAGAGTATGAGTTCTATTCTAGCAAAGAAGAACTTAACCAAGGGTATTGAAACACTACCAGATAACGTGCTAGATAAGATGTTGCCTTTGTTAGAACTATTAGAAGTGGCGAGAGGTTAATATATTATGGAAAAGAACATACAGGTAAGATTAGATACTACAGGTGAACATATTACGATTAGAACACAGAGACCTTTAAGTTTCTTAATTTTAAAGGAATTTGTTGGTTTAAAAGATGAACACATGTTGGGTACTTACCAGTATGTTTTTCCTGTTTATAGTAATAACTGTTTTGCAACGTTTAATTTTGTGAAGAAATTCCGTAACGATGTTGATTTTTTAGATAATGAGTTGTTGTTGATTAAAAAGCAAGCAGAAAAAGTACCACAACCAGAGGTGTTTAAGTTTGCAGACGGCTACGTTGGTGTGAAAATACCACCTATCGAGTCTTATATTCGAGTTTTAAATATTTTGGGTGCAACCAATATCATGCGTGATACGTATAGGATTCCTTTCAGTAGGCTATATGAATCGTACAGAATGTTGACATCATGGAAACATCCATACTTACCTAGTTTTCGTGTGAGTGAAGAACTGGAAGATATTGTTAAGACACCATTAACTTCATATAACACGATGAGGGATATTATGTCTGTTGATTTGTCAGAATTGTCAACCGTTGCTTATGGTTACAAGATTAAATCAGAGGGTTTTGGTAAGTTAGGTTACACAAATGCAGCCGAATTACTGTTTAAGCGACCTGTAAAGTATGTCGATAGAAGAAGAACTGAATCATGGTCACACTGTCCATTTGGTGAGTCAGTGTTTGTAAAGTGTATTATTGGAAACATTATGGTTTCTAATGGTAAAGCGTATTTTGAATTACAGGATGTAGAAAGTAAAAGAACACTTGAAGCGACATTCTTTGGCGGTGCTTACTTAGGTAGACTGTATAAGCCTGGTGATGTAGTAATCGTGCAATTGGTTAGAATCGCAAGAGATAAGGCAAATGGTCAGAATATCTTTTCTGAAACAGATGTACAGAGTATGCCAATTATTCCTGTATATAAACAAAGTCCTTCAAATAAGATTACATCAAAGGTACTCACACAATGCGTACAAGAAGTATTTACCAGATTTGACGGTAAAGACCTAGCCTCGTATATTAACATGGATAGTTCTTTATGGGAACTACTATATGACTTACACTTTCCAAAAGATGTAACAAACTATATTGATACGATTGATAAGTTAGCCTATATTGAGTTGCTTTATCTGCAACTTGTATTCTTAGATAGACGAGTGAATAGTAAAGAGGCTATCGGACTAAGCAAGATACCTACAGGTAAGACAAATTATACAAACGAGGCATACGGTAAATTACCATTTAAATTGACAAATGGTCAGAGTAATGCTATTCAAGAGATTATGGATGCAATGAAGAAACCTACGCCTGAAAAAATATTACTATCAGCAGACGTTGGTGCAGGTAAGTCTATATGTGCCCAGATGGCATGCTTATACAATGTAGATTGTGGCTATCAGAGCGTATTGACAGCACCTACAGAAATTTTAGCCCAGCAGTTGTTTAATACTTTTGAGAAGTTCTTGGAACCATTAGAACATAAGCCTGTTATAGCGTATTTATCAGGTAAGACAAAAGCGAAAGAAAAACAGGCAATTTACGACAAGGTAGAGTCAGGCGAGATAGATATTCTTGTAGGTACACAAAGCGTCTTGATTGTACCGAAATTCCACAACTTGGGTCTTGTAGTAGTTGATGAACAACAAAAATTCGGCGTTGCACAAAGAGAGGTTTTATTAGGGGTTAGAGTAGACGGTAAAGTGCCTGATTCAATTTCTCAAACAGCGACACCGATTCCTCGAACAGTTGCAACATCATTCTTTGGTGATGTGCATTTAATCACAATCGAAGAAAAGCCTCAGGACAGAATACCTATTAAGACAGAACTGTTAAAAGTAAATAGCGATGGCTTCTTGAGTGGAAAATGTGTTGATGTATGGGCAAATATCGTTAATGAGTTAAGGCAGGGTCACAAGATGTTTATTGTTGCACCAGCAGTTGATGAAGATACGCAATATATTTCTACCGCAAAAGTTGAAAAAGCACTAAAACACTTACCGTTGTTGTATGCGAACGATGTGAAGTATAAAGTCGTAACTGGTAAGCAATCGAGAGAGACACAGGAAAAGACACTAAAAGAGTTTAGAGATGGTGATTTTAACGTGTTGGTTGCCTCTTCTATCGTAGAAGTAGGTATTGATATTCGAGAGGCGACCGTTATGGTTATTCTAGGTGCAGATAGATTTGGGGCAAGCCCTCTTCATCAGATTAGAGGACGTGTTGGTCGCAACAATCTTCAATCATACTGTTATCTAGTAAATGACGGTAAAGCAGATAATCCTAGATTAAACGCTCTGGTGCGTAGTGATAATGGTTTCCAGATTGCGTTGGCTGATATGGCAACACGTGATATTGGTGACATTCTTGGCACTCGTCAGTCTGGTGAGACAAATCTAAAATTCTGCGATATTAACGAGCATACAAAGTTGGTAGAGGCTGCTCAAATGGAGGCAGAGAAGATATATAAATCGCCAGAGAAAAAGAAGGCCCTAGAAGATGCATACAACTTCTTAGGTATAGAGAGGTAGGTGAGCGTATGCAGATTTTATTTAAGTATTTATCTTTCATCAAGACAAAGGTGAATAAAGGCAACAAGAAGGTGTTTTTCGCTTTATTGGTAATGTCAATCGCACTCGGTTGTGGTGTTAGTATAATTGTAGACATTTTATTACCGTGGAATTTTATATTCACAACAATTAGAAGTATTGTCGCCTTGTGCGTTGGTTTTATTACATTTACATTCGCATATGGTATAATGATTGTTAGAAAGCAAAAAGAAGATAAGGTATCAAAACTAGCATGGTTGAATGACCTGTCGTTTCAGCAACGAGTAAACTTGTCATTAATTGTGGTTGGTATTTTAAGTATCTTATTCTTAGTTTTAATTCCAACGCAATCACCATACTACACATTTATAGCGGGTTTACTATTATCTGTAGTTGTGTGGGCTGTGTATTACACAAAACCAACACCAGATGAGATTGAAGCGTACTATGTCGGTTTAGAAGATATGAGAGACAAAAAGGGAAAGGTATAATTTTATGAGAATTGTAATTTTTAATCGAGATGGAGAAGTGACAGAGGCAATGTATGAGGCTGTCGAAAAGAAAGTACTGTCATTAGAGTCATTTCCAATTGTAGTAAACAATGACACAGAGGTGCGTTTTGAGGTAGAGCATAAGAAAGATAATTGCTTTAAATTAGAAGGAACAGTTATCTCAAATAAAGCAACTCTACATGCAAAGGTTTACGGTTCAGATTTTTATGTTCTAGTTGGCGAATGTGTTGACAAGTTAATTCGTCAGGCAAGAAAGGTTAAAACCAAAGTAATTAAACATTAGTTTAAAAGAGAACCCCCAAAAAGGTTCTCTTAACTGATATATTACATGAAATTCAAAACAGTAAAGGAGTAGTTAGATGGAAGTAAAGTTTAAATATATTGGCGAATTTGAGGCGCCTAAGGTACAGACAACAGGTTCAGCAGGATTAGACCTGTTTCATAATGGTGGTACGCCTATCACGCTGGTGCCAGGAAAGTCAGAAGTTGTATCAACAGGATTTTATGTCGAAATACCAGAAGGATATGTTGGGCTAGTATTTGCGAGAAGTTCACTAGGTTTCAAGTTTGACTGTACACTCGCCAACTCTGTAGGAGTAATTGATAGTGATTATCGTGGAGAAGTCAAAGTGAAAATTCATAATCATTCAGATAGTATTAAATTCTTAATGCCGGGAGAGCGAATGGCACAGATTGTAGTTGTTCCATGTTTGGCAAAATTCACACAGGTAGATGAGTTATCAGAAACAGAAAGAGGAGCAAACGGTTTTGGTAGCACTGGTAAAGAAGTTTCTAAATAACTCTTTTCTTAAAATCCTTGTGATGATTGCCTTACTTGGGCTTACAATTTCAGCATTTCAGACTAATACAAATGGTATTCAGTATGTATTTTTAGGAATCTTTGTTGTATATACAGGCTCTATGATGTTTTCAAACTTCTTTCACGGCGTATTTTATTTGATGTGGCTGTTTATCTATGAAGTTGTAGTCGCTATGCTTGTATTACAATTTGAAAGCATGTTGCAGTTATCATTACTTGCAACTTTTATACCTTTAACAATATCTATTGCTTTTGTAAATGAATTATTGATGGACAAGTTTAATGTTAAGTCAAAACGACTATTAATTACTGTCTTAGTGAGTATCTTAATCGTTCTGTCATTACTGTTATTTACATATTTAACAAAGTCTGTAAATTCTTTCATTTACATTGTAATTTATTTCACAATAGAAATTGTATTCGGAGTAATTCTCTATACAAACAAACAAGACCTGTCTAAATAGCGGGTCTTTGTTGTATAATATTAGTGAGAGAAAAGGAGCAAATATGGAATTTAGCAATTTAATTGTATATAGTGATTATAGTGTTCATATCGGGTATGGCACTATTGATGAATATATTAGTGTTTGTAAGCAAAAGGGTATTAAAACTTTATCATTAACAGACACCAACTCAATGATGGGTATTTTTAAGTTCTTGACGAAGTGTAAGGCAAATGATATTAAAGCGATTGTCGGAGTAACCCTTACAGTTGAAAAACACAATATTACATTCTTAGCAAAGAACATTAATGGTTACCATGAATTATGTAAGTTACTAACACAATCTACAAGGAATAATTTAGACAAGCCTTTCTTAACAACCACAGACATTAAGCAGACAGACAATATTGTTGCGATTGTACATACATATGAAAAAGAACCAACCGAGCAGTTTTTGTCAGAATTTAAAAACAAAGTTAAAGATGTATATTTAGAATTTACATTGCTAAAAGGAAATCGTAGAAATATTAGCCAGTCTGTTACAAGATTATCAGAAAGAACAAATACTCCTTTAGTCTTAACAAATCCTACATTCTATGCATACGATACAGATTTTGAAATGTCTGAAATCAATATGGCATTAATTAAGAATTACAGTTTACAAGAAACACCTGTAACACGTGGTGGCTTGAGACCTGCTCTGTTCTGCAATGAGCATTACTTAAAATCAACACAGGAATTAGTTAATTATGTAAAAGGAAACGTTACAGATGTGCCAAAGCAAATCCTAAATCAGGCTATTATTAATAATCAGTCTATTGTAGATATGATTGAGCAGGTTGAGTTAGAATATCAATTAGGTTTGCGCCCTGTTCCTCATATTCCAGCACCTTTTCAAGATAGTTTATCCTACTTTAAAGCATTAATTCAAGAAGGCTGGGATAAGATTGTTGCAGATAAGCCTAAAGAGGTTCAGGCAGAGTGGAAGAAGAGAATTAAGAACGAATTAGAGGTTATCCACTCAAACGACTTTATAGACTACTTCTTAGTTGTACGAGAGTACATCAAATGGTCAGAAGATAACGGCTACCCAACAGGTTGTGGGCGTGGTTCAGCAGGTGGTAGTTGTATTGCAAGGCTTCTAGGTATTCATAAAACAGACCCTGTTCGTTATGATTTAATGTTTGACCGTTTCTTGTCACCTGGCCGTTCAGCGATTGCAAGAATTACGTACGATGACAATTCTTTTGAAGAAATCCCGGTATCAACCGTTAAAAACATCAATAACAAGGATGATTACACATATACAATCAAACTTGGTGACACAGTTGATGGTAAAACAGTTACAGATTATAAGGTTGTAGATATCGGTGCCGCGCCCGATGTTGATACAGACTTTGAGCCAGAAGTACGACCGCTTGTATTTAAACATTGCCAAGAAGAGTATGGTGAAAATAATATTACACACATTATCACGAGAATGCCTTATGGTGCAAGAAATGCATTTAGATGTGTAGCAAGGGTTTATGGCATACCACCACAGGAAGTCAACAGTTTTAGTGAATTGCTACCAGAAGCAGTTTCAAAAGACACATTAAAAGACGTACTTGATGAGAAGAATGAAACATATGAAAGTGCAAGACTAAAACTAAACCCATTGTTGCTAGAAATCATAAAAAGGGCAAGCGAACTAGAAGGTAGAACATCTGGCACAGGTGTCCACGCTTGTGGAGTACTAATTTCATGCAAAGAGATTTCAGATACAGTGCCTACAATTTATAAAGAAGACCCTAGAGATAAAAGTATTGTTTATCAAGTTTCAATGTTTGAATATCCTGAGGCAGAATCACTTGGTTTAATCAAGATGGACTTCTTAGGACTCGACACACTACACTTGATTAGTAGCACAGTAAAATTGGTCGAACAATACACTGGCAAACATATTGATATGTCTAAAATCATTGATGGTACATTAGACGATAAGAAAACATATCAGATGTTCCAAAAGGCTAAGACAAGTGGTATCTTCCAGTTCGCAGAACAGGGTGTAAGAACCATGCTTACAAAGGTTAAGCCGTCAGAGTTTGAAGAACTACCTGCAATTACGGCTATTTATCGACCAGGCCCTATGAGTTTAGGTTTGCATGATGATTTTGCGGTCAGAAAGAATGACCCGTCCAAACGTATACCATTCAGTAGGGAATTTATTGGTACGCCGATTGACACATTAACGAAGGACACTCTTGGCGCAATTATTTATCAAGAGCAGGTTATGAAGATTGCACAAGAGGCAGCCGGTTTCACATCAAAAGAAGCCGATAAGATGCGTAAGGCAATGGGTAAGAAAAAGATTGAAATTCTAAACATGCTTGAACCTAAGTTTAAAAAGGGTATCATTGAGAATACCAAATGTTCGGAAAGTACTGTTAATGAGTTCTGGGCACAGTTATTAGGATTTGCACAGTATGGTTTTAATAAGTCACATGCCGTATCTTATGCTTTAAACAGTTATCAGTCAGCATATTTAAAGGTTCATTATCCAGTATTATGGGAAACAGCAGCCTTGAGAATGTATGCAGATAATCCAGACAAGGTAGCAAAGTATATTGAAGACGCCCGTTCTAACGGTATAGAGATATTACCACCAAATATTAATGAATCTGACTTGCTTATTTCACCTACGTCTGACCTGAAGAATATTGTCTATAGTATCTCAAACATCAAGAAAGTACCGACATCTATTTTAGAGGCGTTTATATTAGAACGAGAGCGTAATGGCAAATATACAGATTTGATGAATTTTATTAACCGAAACAAAGACATTGTGTCAAAATCTGTTCTTGAAGTTCTGGCATGTTCTGGTTGTTTAGACTGTTTCGGTAATACAAGAAAATCTATTTACGATAACGCAGAAAAGTTGGTAAAGAGCATACAGCGCAAGAAGAGTAATGTTGCTAGTTTATTCGCTATGGTTGGCGAAGAGGCAATCAACATGGTTGAGTTAGGTAACGATGAATGGCCAACACTTGAGAAGATGGCTAATGAAGGTCAGGCATTAGGGGCTTATTTATCAGGCAATCCTTTAGATGGTCTAAAAACACAGGACGGTCAGGACATCGTCCAAACAAAAGACTTAAAAGAGTGTGATAGTACTCAATACATCACCTTCTTATCAGTTGCACAAAAGAAAACACGTTCTGGCAAAACTCTTATTACTGGTATCGCCAATAATGGTGTCTCTCAAGCAGAAATTAAGTTACCTACCATGGTTACTAATAGAATCTTGTTAGGAACAGCGATGGAAAAAACAAACGGCGACAGACAAGAGGCATATAAACTCCTACGACTAACAGACGATAAGAAAAAATCGTTCTTCGATGCATTAGAGCCTTTAGATAAGCCAGAGAAATTCAATACAATCTATAAACTCACATACACTAAGGGCTTTAGAGGTAGTATGATGATTAGTGACATTGAACCTGTAGAAGTGTCTAAGAATAATCAAATTTTAGAAAGAATTGTGGTAGATAAGAATAAAACTAAAAATCTACCTGCTTTCCAGAAACTGGTCAACAAAGAAACAGAGCAGGCGAAAATGTCTGGTGGCAAACTTGTTGATATATTAGTTGAGTTCTATTCGGTGAAAGATGATATGTGGAAGACCGTTGAAATCGACCAAATTTATGTATCTGCAGCCGCTCTTAGACTGATTAAGTAAGGAGTTGTAAAATGGCAAAAAAGATAATGAATTTACCATCTGTGGAAGATTTAACTAAAAACACTATTCCCGAACCGGTTGTCAAACATGAAGAGCAAGAAGATATTATTGAGCCGGTAGATGTAGAAGACATTACAGATGAGTTCCAAGATATTGAAGATGGGTACAATACTGACGAAGATACAGACTATGAAGAGGCTTATCAAGAGCCTCAAGTAGTCGTGCCTGTTCAGCCTAAAGTCGAATATTCAGAAGAGGAAGAGGCAGAGGCATTAGAAGAAATTGTAAAAGAAAGGGAAAGCAAAAAGGCTAAGACACCAAAGAAGTTGAAGAAAGGTGTTGTAATTGGCATTATTGCCTTAGTCTCTATTGTTGTTCTTGCAGGTATTGGTTATTTTGTTGTCAGTCATTTCACAAGTACTGCAAAGACCCCAACAGTTACACAACCGACAGAAGGTCCTAAGAAACAAGATTTTGAAAACTTTGAAAGATTGATTTTAAAATCACCGACAGTTGCTGATGATGAACAACCAGCAGAAGATAAGCCAACAAAGTCTGGGCAAGAGATTGTGCAATCATACTCTTTAGAATATCCTTATGTAGATTTAACCTTAAAAGAGGATGCAGACGGCCAGTTTGTGTTAATCTACAATAAAGATGACAAGCAGGTGCTATGTTATTCAGAAGAGAACCAGTTTGTTGCAGGAGTAGAAAAGAGAGTTGCCTTGAGTTGTGAGGTAGACGATGATATGTCTAATGAAAAGCCTATTTCCTATATGTTTAGGGAGAGTGATTAGTTATGCAGGCTTTAATGCCCTTTGCAAAGAAGTTTGATACCAAAATCAGGCGCATTATCTCAAAACAAAAGTATTTTAGCACGTTAGAAGAATTTATTATCATGTTTAATAATGGTACGATTAATAAGTTTGACCCTAATGTTGAATACATTTTAAAAAAGTTGAAAAAATACTACCTGAATGTAAAGGTCGAGGATGATAAAATAATTGTTTGCTCTCCTGATGAAATCACATTGGATTTTATATATAACCTTCTAGGGCAATGGAAGGTGGTTGTTTATTTAAAATCTCTAATTGACAGGTTGACAGAACTTGGTTATCCTTATGATACTAAGATTGTTTTTCAGACCAGTAATCCAGGCACAGTCTATATAGAAATGCTTGATGGCGATACAGGAGAATATTTTTTAGAACCAGCACATGATGTTCCTAAGTTGTTTAATACAAATAGAGAGTTGGCAAAAAATTTAATTATCAACTTATCATTAAAAGATTATGATGGTGGTTGTTATCTGAACTTTGAAGATGTAGAAGACATAGACTGTTCTTTCTTATACGAAGTTCAGGAGTTCATCTTACAGAAGATATTAATTGACAATCATAAGAGTATGCACTTGACAGAAGGCCATAAGTAGTGTATGCTATTCTTGTAAGATAAAAAGGGGGTATATTGTATGCTCATCATGTTGGCATTAGTATTACTACACATTCTGCTTTATGTGCTACTATCTGTATTAGTCTATGCGATTGTATTCTTAGATTTAGATAAGACAAGCAAAACTGTATTGTTAGGAATAATTGCATTTCTGGCATTCCTAGTGTTTATTGTCGGTATTTAATTAAATATATTAAGAGTTGAGATTTTCTCACTCTTTTTATTTTATTTAAAACCGTTTTATACCCTCGTCCGTGCGACTTTTTAGACCTATTTTAGACCTAAAACCAACGGGCTGATACATTATTCAGATTTAAGTAAAAAAGCGTTTAAAACCGTTCCGGCATATATTTTAAAATATGTGCCTTTTGTGCATAAAAACGTGTATAATATAAGTGAGAGGTAGAGTAAAGTATGTTAGTAAAAACAATTTCATTCAGTGGTGGTATGGCCGCTGGTAAAGACACATTCGGTGAGGCATATAAAGAACTATGCAACAAGAATGGAATAGGGGTAGAGCATTTAAGTTTTGCAAAAGCATTAAAAGATGAAGTAGATTTTGTGATTAACGGCGTTCGTAATCAGACTAGCGTGGCAGAAATCGCTCATCATCTAGGTGTAAGTTGTATTGATATTGCAAAGATGAAAGACGTGATTTTAGAAGAGGATTATATTCACCCAAACTTCACAGCAAGAGATAGAAGTCCTGCGACAAGACATTTATTGCAATTTTGGGGAACAGAAGTTCGTAGAAAACAAAAAGACAGTTATTGGGTAGATATTGTAAAGGCAGAGATTGAAGAGAATATCGCCAATGGTGTAGCAACATATATTACAGATGCACGTTTTATCAATGAATTAGAGATGTTACAATCTATCGGTGCTACTACGGTTTTATTAAAAGCGCCGTTAGAAGTTAGGTTAAAACGGTTATATGATAGAGATAAGATTACGGTTTCAGAAGAGGCTCTAAACCACCCTAGTGAAACACAGTGCTTAGAATATAAAAATTACTCTATCGAAATAGATACAACACAACATACTGCCGATGAATTAGGCGAGATTTTGGGGGTGTAATATGGGATTTAGTTTATTTGATTTAGAAGAAGAAAAACAAGTCAGTAAGAAAGTTAGAATTGCAAACAATAGCGTTCAGATTTTAGACGAGGATATAAAGAAAGAAATTAACAAGAAAAAGTTGTCGCCTAGTTTAGTCGGTGCTTTGTTGAACTCTCCTGGCGACTGGGTAATGGGAGCATATATTGAACCGTTGTGTATTGATGGTTATGTTGACGCATTAGAACGAGGAACATGGTTCCATAGTATCATGGAAGAGTTCTTTAAGTTAGAGCCGGCAGATAGAGATTTTAAACACTTATCAGCAACTGCTGTATCAGTAACAAAAGAGAAATATCTGCATATGCTTGAAAGACAAGAAAATAAAGACTGGCTAAATCGAGCAATACAAGGTTACAAAAACACATGGCTTAGTGGTGCAAAAGATGAAAAGATTGCCTCTGTATTCCTTATGGGAGAGCAAAAGCAGGGCCTAGAGTTATTTGTTACAGGTAAGATTGGTAATGCTAAACGAACATGCTTAGGATTTATTGATAAACTTGTCGAAGGTGACTATGGCTTAATCGTTCAAGACTGGAAAACAGGAGCAAAAATCCATGACTATGACCCTAGTAAGGCACCTAGTGATAATAACCCATTCGATTACTGGCGCCAGCAGACATTTTATACGATGCTCTTAGAACAAGCAGGTATGAAAGTAGATAGTGCATGTTTGATATTTCCTTGTGCAGAAGTTCCACAGATTGTCAATGTTGACTGTCATAATCCAAAAGTTAGAGAGCAAGTAATTGCAGACTGTGAAAAAGCAGATAGTATTTTAGAAGAGTGTATTGCAAACGACTATACCTTCCCATTCAAGCCAGGTAAATATAATTCATGGGCAACTTATTTATGTGGTTTAGGTAGAGCATACCCACCTAAGATTATTACAGACAGATTAAATGACTATGTAGAGTACGGAGATGAATAGTATGGACAGATACATTGAGTTATACAAAAAATACAGACCGAAAAGATGGGAAGACATTATCGGTCAAGAGGCGATTATTACACCGATAAAAAATGCTATTGCATCAAACAAGATACCTACAGGCTATATTTTCAGTGGTTTAGCAGGTACAGGTAAAACAACGCTTGCTTTATTAATTGCAAAAGTGCTGAACTGCCATAAATTAGATGATGACTTAAATCCGATTGAAGATGAAATCACAGAGGCTATTGATAATGATTCTCTTATCGGCGTCAAACAGGTGTCTATGGCGAATGCTAGTGTAGAAGATGTCAGAAAGATTATGGCAGAGTCTTTTGTATCACAACCAATCAAGAAGAAGGTATTTATTTTAGACGAGTTCCACAACTGTTCTAAGGCAGCCTTCGAATCTATCCTCACAGACTTGGAGAGTACAAACCAAGACTCACTATTTATCTGCTGTACAACAGAGCCTGATAGAATTCCTAAGTCAATTAAGAGCCGTATGCAACAGTTCTCTTTACGAGTACCGACACCGAACGAAATTCTAACAGTTCTACAGAATATCGCTAAAAAAGAGCCAGATATTCTGCAAGGAATCAAAGATAAAAAGTTTACCAAAGAAGATTTCTTTAACTGTGTTCATAATAGTGGTGGTTCAATCCGAGATGCTATTAGTAACCTAGAAAACTTGGTAAACGGTGGTGTTATTAGTGCTTCTTATTCAAGACAGTTGTTAGAAAATATCTTACATGGTGATGTAATCAATATTTACAAAACAACAAAAGCGATGTCAGAATCCGGAGCGAATTTCCACTCAACCGCAGAAGTATTGTATAAGGTTATTGTAGATTTAATGTTAATGCTTTCAGGAGTTGAGGTAGAATCTGGAATACCTTATCAAGATTTAACAAAACTTACAAATCTTAACATGCTTATTAAACTAACTGGTGAATTAGAAAAGACATTCCATGCTATTGCAAGCAAGACGATTGACTACCGTGTGTTGTATGAGATGTGTTTTGTCAAGATGGCTCTTATTGCTAAGGCAGGCAAGTAATGCAAGCAACATTAAAATATATATTTATTGTTCTTACGAGTTATGTCCTGTCGTCTGTAATGGCGATAGGACCTGCCCCATTTAGGCATATATTATTCTCTGTTCTATTTATGGGTATTATTTATCTATTTTATAGAGATGAAAGAAAATTTCCTAAACCAGAATTAAATAAAAGAGTGGCGCTATATATCGTAATCGGTCTTTTAGTGCACATGGCAGTTAGTGGTTTCTTGATATATGTACTACCAAAACCAATAGAAGAACAAAAAGTAAAGATACTTGCCAAGTCATATGGCTTTGTAGGTATTCTTCTGTCTTGCGTGATGGCGCCTTTAACAGAGGAATATATATTTAGATATTTACCACAGAACAAATCGTCTATTGTTGCTTCGATTGTTCTGTTTGGTTTACTTCATATACAAAAGAGTACTGATTTATATACGGCATTTTATCCAGCAATTATAACAACTGTAAATGCTACTACCTATCATTACTTCTACAGAAAGACAGACAACTTGTATGTATCAATCGGAATGCATGCAATATCAAACGCAATCGTATTAGGACTATTATAGTCCTTTTTAGTTAGGAGAAGAAATATGTTTTATAGTGATTATAGACAACATGACACCGCCGACGGTGATGGTATTAGAGTTAGCCTTTACGTATCAGGTTGCACGCTACATTGTAAGGGTTGCTTTAATGAAGAAACTTGGGCATTAGATTATGGTGATAGATTTACAGATGAGGTTTTAGATGAACTAATTAAAGACTGTAAAAAGCCATATATTAAAGGTCTATCATTACTTGGTGGAGACCCACTTGAAAAAGAAAATCAAGAAGAGGTCTTAAAGATTATTCAGCGTTTCAGAGCAGAATTTGGTGATACAAAAGACATATGGATATGGACCGGTAGAAGAATTGAAAGTCTACTAGATAAGACATTCAGGGATTACACTGAATACACAGAAGATATTTTATGTAATATTGATTATTTGATTGATGGTCCTTTTGTTCTATCAAAGCGTAATTTACTATTAAAATATGCTGGTTCAGAAAACCAGAGAAGGCTTGACTTACGCAACATAAGCACCCCACAAGACTTACGCTCTATTAGTGATTGGGATAAATTAGACTGTGAGGTGAAATAGGCAAACCATTCGCTTTTAGTAAATATAAGATTAGGCATAGCAGAACTTATGCCAAGGAGAGTAAAATGATAAAAGTAATTAAAAGAAATGGCAACGAAGTTGAATTTAAGCCTGAAAAATTAAATTCAGCAATCGAAAAGGCTAATATGCAGGTTAGCCGTGAAAACAGACTTACAGAAGAAGAAATCGCAGAACTGGTTGATACTGTTGTAAGTCGCATTCCTGAAGATACAGAAATTTCAGTAGAGGATATTCAGGATATGGTAGAAGAAGAACTCTACGACAACGCTAGTTTCGCATTAACAAAGGCGTACTCTAATTATCGTTTCTTAAAAGGCAAATTAAGAGACAATAAGTTCAATGACCTTGAGAAGAATATTATGGCATTGTTTGAGCAGAAGGAAACAGATGCGTCCGTAGAAAATGCAAATAAGAATGCAAAACTTCTAAGTACTCAAAGAGATTTGGCTGCCGGTGAAATTAGCAGACATCTTGTAAACAAGTACATTTTACCAAGAGATGTACAAGACGCTCATCAAAAAGGTATTATTCATGTTCACGATTTAGACTATCGTATTGCAGGAATAACGAACTGTGGCCTAGTGAACTTAGAAGATATTTTCACAAATGGTACTGTATTAAACGGTACTAAGATTTATTCACCTAAGTCATTCAGTACTGCGGCCACACTAGCAAGCCAAATCGCCATGGCTGTTTCAGCAAGCCAATACGGCGGACAAAGTATGACCCTAACACACTTAGCACCTTATGTAGATATTTCAAGAAGAAAAATCAGACATAGACTAATGGACGAGTTTACAGAACAAGGTGTAGAAGTGACAACAAAACAATTAAACGAAATTGTTGAAAAACAAGTACGTCAGGAAGTCAAGGATGGTATTCAAACATTAAATCATCAAATCGTTACAATGGCATCGGCAAATGGCCAGTCGCCATTCATTACCATCTTCATGTATTTAAATGAAGCAAAGAGTGAGCAGGAAAAGAAAGACTTAGCATTGATTATCGAAGAGATGTTACGTCAGCGTATAAAGGGTTTACCAAACGAACATGGTGTATTATGTTCACCTGTATTCCCTAAGTTGATTTATGCGATTGACAGTTCTAACTGTGATGAGACAAAGGAATATTGGTACTTAACTCGTCTGGCAGCCGAATGCACATCTAAGAGAATGGTGCCAGACTACATTTCAGAAAAGAAAATGTTTGAGAATAAAGACGGGCATTGCTTTCCTTCAATGGGATGTAGGTCGTTCTTAAGTCCATGGTATGATGGAAACGGAGATTTCTATGCATATGGTCGTTTCAATTTAGGTGTGGTAACGCTTAACCTGGCGTATGTTGCATTAGAGGCAAATGGAGACATGAATAAGTTTTGGTCCCTACTTGACAAATATGCAGACCTCTGTTTTGAGGCTCACATGACATTTGTGAAGAGATTAAACAAGACGAAAGCGTGCGTTGCTCCAATTCTTTGGCAACATGGCGCCTATGCGAGATTAAACCCTAACGATACATTAGATAAAGTTATGTATGATGGGTATGCAACAATCTCCCTAGGTTATGCTGGTTTATATGAAACGGTACAAGCGTTAATTCACCAGTCACACACAACCGACGAGGGCAGAGAACTTGCACTTCAAATCATGAATAAGTTAAATGCTTATTGTGAGAAGTGGAAGAAAGAAACTCACCTAGCGTTCTCTGTTTACGGTACACCGATGGAATCAGGTACTTACAAGTTTGCAAAGGCACTTCAAAGAGATTTTGACACTATGCCAGAAGTAAACGAACATGACTACATCACAAATAGTTACCATGTAAATGTAAGAGAAGAGATTGACGCCTTTGACAAGTTGTCGAAGGAGTCAGAGTTCCAGTCATTATCATCTGGTGGCTCTATCTCATACATCGAAATTCCGAACATGGAAAAGAATATACCTGCATTGTTAGAAGTTGTTAAGTTCATTTACGATAACAACATGTATGCAGAGTGTAACACAAGAACTGACGTATGTGATACTTGTGGTTTCCATGGTGAGATGGAAATGATTAAAGATGAAAACGGCAATTATATATGGAGATGTCCTAACTGTGGAGAAACAAATATTGATAAACTTAATATTGTCCGCAGAGTTTGTGGTTATCTTGGTCGTATTAGTAATGGTGTAAACCTTGGTAGACTTGGAGACATTCACGACAGGGTGTTCCATCTATAACAATCTATAAGGGGACAGGGCAAAACTTGTCCTCTTTTTTGATATAATATGTAGATAGAAAAGGAGATTGCGTATTTTGAAAAAACATTTTAATGGCAAAGGCTTTAGTAAATGCACGGCGCAAAGTCAGGCGACATGCAAATATGGTAACAACCTACACTTCTCTGACACAATAACTCCAGAAGAAGAGAATAAGATTATAGACGATATGGCCAAAGCACAGATGCTGGCAGACAGTTATTACGAAAATAGATTAACTAAGTCAAGTTCTGGTTACTATACATTGAAAAATTATAACTATGATAGTGACAAAGACAGAATGACAGAGTACGGATTTTTGAAGAAATTGGGCTTTGAATACGAAGGCACACAGGTCAGCAAGTCTGGCGAGTTCTACTCAATGATGAATTTGGCAGTAGAAGAACTGAATTTTGCACCAACAGACGAGCAGGAAGAGTTCAAAAACTCTCAAAGACTGTATGTCATAAAAAACGGTAACATTTCACCTGTTATTCAAGAGCATTTACAATCTTATATTGAGGCGAGTAAGATTATGGTTTCAGATGAAGAGTACTTAAAGGTAAAAGACTGTAATGCTATATTAGAAGATAGTAATTGTATCTATATTTGGCCTGATGATAATTTCAGTGCGGATATTGTCAGAATTATTAAAAATCCTGAAAAGGAAAAGAGTTTTGTGTCATCGTTTGAGGTAAAAACTCTATGTAACGGTACAAAATCAGCACAGGGCTCAACCAAGACAATCTATTACGATGATAACGGTGTTGTTAGCGATGTTAATTCTGGAGAAATTCTTACCGATGATTATGACGTGTTAGAGCAGGGATATCACAACTATCGTATTAAGGGTTATGATGGTGTTCGAGATTTAATTTCAGACTACGAAGAAAGAACAATCAGAATGCCTGGTAATAAGAATGTAATCTTTATTGACAAAGATGGTAAAACAGATGCTATATCATGCAGTAAAACAGAGCGGGCAACAAAGAAACGAGAAGAGTTAATCAATTCTGGTAAATATATTGGTGATATGCGTATTCATGTAAACAAGAGTCCTCGCAATGTTGGTGAAAAAGAAGTTGATTACTTCTTAAACAGTAAGGTCAATTATGGCAGAGCATTTAAAGACGGTATAGCAAAGACAGAATTTACATTAAGTGATTTGGTTACTGTAAAAGGTGGCTCAAAAACATCTTCTAAAGGTGCAGGTGTATGGCACGGTGAAGTTGCTAAAGGTAAACGAGAATACGAAGTCATTATGGGCAACTTCCGTAAGCGTTTGACGATTGATGAATATGCAGATTTTGTAAAGGGTGGTAAACTAAAATTAACTGATTTTAGGTTCTGTCCTGTAACCTGCTCGGTAGAGTTAAAAGATGTAACAGAATAAGGGGTGATTGTACCTAATCACTTCTTTTTCTTGTATAATATAAGTGTAAGGGTAAAACCCTAGATAAGGAGAAAACATGGTAGCAAAGAAGAAAGCAGTAACAGTAACAGACAGTAACAAGAAAGCGGCCTTAATGGACTTGGTACACACCTTGCAAGAAGATGCCAAAAAGACTTACGGAGTATCAAATGTTGGTTTTTTAGGTGAGATGGAAGATAAGCAAATCACATTCTTACCAACAGGTTCACTTGTATTAGACACTCTACTTGGTGGTGGTGTAGCAAAGGGGAGAATCATTGAATTTTTCGGTCCCGAGTCTTCAGGTAAAACATCAATGGCGGTGCTTGCATTAGGAAAAGAGCAACAGCGTGGTAATTCAGTTGCATTCCTAGATATTGAGCATGCAGCCTCTCCATCATTTATGGAAGTGCTAGGCGTAAACACAAATGAATTACTATTCCTACAACCTAGTAGTGCAAAAGACACATTCCAAGCATTATTAAAGATTGTTCGTTCAGGAGAAATTAGTATGGTTGTTGTTGATTCTGTATCAGCAATGACAGAGGGTGTAGCAGATGAAGAACTGGTAAAAGATAGCGTAGGTAAATTAGCACGTAATATGTCTAAGAATATGCCTGTATTGGCAGAGGCATGCTCTAATAATGATTGTACAGTTATCTTTATTAACCAGACACGTGAAAAGATTGGGGTTATGTTCGGTGACCCAACAACAACATCAGGTGGTAACGCTCTAAAATTCTATGCAACACAACGAGTAAAGGTAAATAAGAAGTCACCTATTAAGGATTCAGAGGGTTCTGTAATCGGTACAGAAGTCGGTCTAAAGGTCGAAAAGAACAAGGCATCAACACCGGGTGGTATTGGTAGTACATTGCTTTCTTATTCAAGTGGTATCGACACAGTTGGTGAAATCTACTTATTGGGTGTACAGTTCGGGGTTATCTCAAAGACAGGAACTACATTCTATGCAAATATCGACTTAACAAAAGAACAGCAAGAAAAACTAAAGAATTGTGAGTATAACGAAGAAACAAAACAATTAAAACTTGCAGTTGGTGAAGGAAGAACACGTGCAAGACTTGCAAATAATGCAGACATATTTGAAGTTGTATCACAAGAAGTAACAAGAGTTCTTAAGGAAAAGCAAGAAGAATTTAAAGCAAGAGATAAGAACGCAGTACAATTAAAGGAAGATGAATAGGTCTTCCTTTTTTAATTTGTTGTATAATATATATGAGAGGTTATATATGAATATTAAAGACAAATTAATGAGTTTATATAGCACTGCCGATAGAGAGCGTGCAAAGGCGTTGGTAGCGAAGATTAGAGAACAAGAGGGTATTTATTCATCTATGTCAGATATCGAGTTAAAAACAGCCTTCCAAGCGATTAGGAACGAAGTTGACACAGAGCATAAGAAAATACACGTGTTTGCCTTAGTTACAGTCGCTATTCAGCGTGTACTAGGGTTATCTCCTTATGATGTTCAAATTCAGGGTGGTATTATCCTGTCAGACGGTAAGATTGCAGAAATGAAAACAGGTGAAGGAAAGACATTAACATCACTTTACCCTATTATTTACAATGCTTGTAGCGGGCAAGTCCATGCAATCACAGTAAACGAGTACCTTGCAGAGCGTGATAAAAAATATCTTGCACCTGTATATTCATTCTTCGGGTTAAAGTCTGCATTTAACAAGCAACAGTCATCACAATATATTAAAAAGACGATTTACGCAGAGAATGATATTATCTATGGTATTGAAAGTACATTCGTCTTTGACTGGTTAAGAGACCAAATGGTAATGAGTATAAATGACAAAGTAATTCAAAAGCCATTTCATTTCGCCAATATTGATGAAGTAGACAGCGTCCTCATTGATAACGGTAGAACTCCATGCATTATTGGTGGTGAAAAAGATAAAGATGTGGTGAATATAATAAATGTAGACAAGGCTGTAAAACAACTAAAACCGACAGAAGATTATATTGTCGATACTCAATATCGCAATGTTAAATTAACAGATGATGGTATTTCAAAACTTGAAAAATTATTAAGTATTGAAAACTTATATAGTCAAGAACATATTTATATTATGCATTTAGTTCAGCAAGCATTGATTGCCAATTATGTATTCAAACTAGATATTGACTATGCAATTAAGGACTTTGGTAATGGTATGCAACTTGTAATTATCGACCAAGGTACAGGTCGTATTATGGCTGACAGAAGATATAATCAGGGCTTACATCAAGCATTAGAAGCGAAACATAGCGACCAAGTTTCCATTCATAGTGAAACAGTAACGATTGCATCCATCACGCTTCAAAACTTTTTTAGAATGTATCATAAACTAGCAGGTATGACAGGTACTGCATTAGAAGAGGCTGACGAGTTTATGGAAGTATATGGGTTAAAGGTTGTGCCGATTGACACAAACAAGCCTGTAATTAGAGTAGACCATACACCAGAGTTGTATAAGACAAAGACAGAAAAATGGGGGCGTGTACTCGGCTTAATTAAGCAGTACCATGAACAAGATTTCCCAATTCTTATCGGTACAACATCTGTACATGATAGCGAAGTTGTCAGTGATATTCTGACACGTGAACATATTAGGCATGAAGTATTAAATGCAAAACAGGATGCCAAAGAGGCTGAAATTGTTGCCTTGGCAGGTCAGTTAGGGGATATCACGATTGCAACGAATATGGCTGGTAGAGGCACAGATATTGTACTAGAAGATAAAGACCACCCACTAGTAGTTATTCAGACAGAAATGAATGAAAATGGTAGAATTGATAGACAGTTAAGGGGTAGAAGTGGACGCCAAGGTGATAAGGGTATTACACATACAATCATTAGTGCAGAAGATAGTATTTTTGCAAGAAGTTCCTTGACTAACATGTTAAAGAAGATTACTACCAAGGACCATGTTCCAACTAAGATGACTTTAAGAGTGATTAAAGAGTTACAGACGGAACTTGCAGGGCAAGCCTCTATTTCAAGACAAAACGCATTAAAGTATGACGACATTATTCGTGAGCAGAGAAATAAGTTTTATCAATCAAGAGATAATGTCTTACGTTACAATACAGTAAAAGAATTGGATGAATGCCTGGCTAAACTAGACGTTCAAATCAACGATGATTACTTAAGTGATGTCGAGAGAGTAATTATCAGAAAACAGTTACTACTATCAGCGATGGACTTCTGCTGGGTTCAGCATTTAGAAAAACTGGAATCTCTCAAAACTGGTATTGCATGGAGAGCAAGGTCAGGTAATAATCCTATTCTTGTCTATCAGGAAGAGGCTCAAATTTTATACGACAATTTCTTGTCAGAGATTAGCCTTGTTATCGACAAAGCCGTGAAAGGAGCCAAGTAATGAAGTGGTTAAAAACAAAAAGAGTTAGAAATAGAATCATCTTTACCTTACTGATGATTGCTTTATTTGAAATAGGAACATTCATTCCTTTACCATATGTAGAGCATGCACAAGCACAATCAGAACTCGGTAGTTTATTGAATCTTGTATCTGGTGGGGCACTTAGCAGATTTGGGTTATTTGCCTTAGGTTGTAGCCCGTTTATTAGTGCAAGCATTGTAACACAGTTGTGGACAATAGGCTTTCCGTCATGGGAGCGCCTATCCAAACAGGGCAAAGAAGGACAAGTCAAGTTGTATAGAAGAACGCAAATTATAGGCGTTATCCTTAGTGTATTACAGACTTACGGTATTATTGCAAGTAAAACAGTACAAGCACAACTTGGTATCAGTATTACCGTTACAAATATCTATCAGACAGTCTATCTGATTTTATTGACAACAGTCGGTTCTCTATTTGTGTCATACCTAGCAAGTAGAGTTAATGAAAAGGGTATCGGTCAAGGTGTATCTGTATTTATTACAGTTGGTATTTTAGGCAATATCCCTAGTATCGTGTTACAGTTTATGTCAGCATACAATAGATACTTAGCAAAGAGCGATTTAACTACATACTGGCAGTACCTTGCAGTTATTATGGTTGTTTTACTTACGGTTATTGTATTATGTATTGTTGCAAACAAGAAAGTGTTTAAATTACCTATCCACTCTGCTAGTAATAGTCAATATATAGAGGCACACTATTTCCCTATTAAGTTATTGGCAAGTTCAGTTATGCCTGTTATCTTTGCAAGTATGATTATGTCTGTTTTAAAGATTATTAATGACTTCAAGAACTTAAACTGGACATGGACATCTTACACAACAAAAACGGGTTTCGTAGTTTATATAGTAGTGATTATGCTTATGACATTTATCTACAATTCTATTGAGGTGAACGGTGATACACTACAAGACGATTTGTCTAAGGGGTCTATGTATATCTTGGGTGTTCGCCCTACACAGTCAGCAAAAGTAATTCGTAAAAAACTATTTAAGATTAACTTAATTGGTGCACCTGTATTAGCGTTTATTGCAGGACTTTCACTAGCAGTTGCTGTATTTACACCAATTGATTTTGCAGCCTCAATTAATGGATTATCTGTATTGATTCTTGTTGGCACATTCCAAGAAATCATATACCAAATTAAAGGGTTGACACAAAAGACGAACTATAAGGAGTTGTTCTAATGATGAAACATATTTTGATTATTTGCACAGCATTTGTGAGTATGTTCTTGCTTGGAGTGATTTTATTTCAGTCGCCTAAGCAAGAAAGTTTAGGAAATGCATTTAACGGTGAAAAAGTATATGTGAGTAGTTTAAATAAAACATTGATTAGACTAACTTATATTGCCGTTGTTATTCTTGCTTTACTCTTAATCGCCTTAAAACTGATATAGTCAGTAAGAGAGGTAACGAATATGAAACAAAAGATAAGATATATATTGCTTGTTGTCCTGACAATTATTTTTGTTGGTTCGACAGGCATTATCGGATACAAGTACTACTCTTCTTGGCAGAATCAAAAAGAAGTTGAAAAGGTACGTGAAGTAGTGAATAACACTATTAAAGAAAGTGATTTGCATAAAACAGAGCAAGACTATATTAACGATGGCATTAACATTGTAAATAAAATCAATCAGGAGTATGGTACAGATAAATTTAGTGCATATCTAACAGTTGGTGATAACATGATTACAGAACCTGTTGTTAAAGCGACAGAGCCAGAGCAGTACCTACGCTCTGATATTCATGGCAATTACAATATTGCTGGTACAATTAAGGTGTATTATCAAAACCAGACCTATGAAGATGACTCGGTAACATTATACGGTCATTCTATGCTTGATAATACACGCTTTGGTTACTTAGTATCAAGGGAAGATGTAATGTCCCAAAATAATATGGAAACGGCTAAGTTATACACAAATAAAGGTACATATGAATACAAACTTGTTGATATGCGGGTAATAGACAATGATAGATACTTTGCTCCTGAAAAAGCAATAACAATTTCTGGCTTGAACGAAATGAAGTCGGTACCCGCAATTAAAGTAATTAAAGACGGCGAGATTAAAGAAGGACATAAATACTTAACATTGTTGACATGCCATGGCCCAGTGACAGAAAGAACAGTTGCGGTATATGAATTGGTAAAGGTAAATGGGAAAGACACTAACACGTTTAATTAAAAGACTAATTACATTAATCTTACTGGGCGTAATTGGCTTTTCTTCTTATCAGTTGTATAAAGAGTTTGCAAGAAACCAAGAAGAAGCAAAAGCACTAGAAGAAGTAAAAACGATTATTGATGTAAAAGATAATAAAATTACTTCTGCTATTACAAAAGATAAAATTCTAAAACTAAAACAAGTAAACGAAGATATTATCGCCTACTTGCAATTTGACTCTGGTTTAGTTAGTGAGCCAGTAGCACAAACAACCGATAATGCTTATTACCTAGATAGAGATGTAAATAAAGACTACAACGCTTTTGGTACAGTATTTATGAACTACAAAAATACGCTGGCAGACAAAAACTTAATTCTGTATGGCCATGCAGGCGGTAGTATCAACACGCAAAAGTTCTCTAACTTAAACCTATATCCTAATGATGATGAGTTCTATAAGAAAAATAGTACATTCACATTATATACAGAGAATGACATTCGTAAGTATCAGATTAGTTATGTTCTTGTAAATAAAGACTCGTCAGAGTTCGACCATCAAATTCAAAACTTTACAGAAGAAGAATTTAATAACTGGATTGCGTATGCGAAAGCACATACAAGAGTTGCTAGTTTAAATGAAATTGAATATAGAGATAATTTCATCACACTACAAACATGTTTACATGACGCTAGTGCTGGTAAAGTAATCTTAATTGCAAAAGAAATAGGCAGAAGTGCTTATCAGGAGGATTAAGTATGATAAACTTCTATATTGGCTCCCAAGAATGGGAATTAGATTTTCTGACAACACAAGAAATGACAGATATTATCGGAAACGGTAAAGAAGTTGATTTAGATGGTGCCGTATTCTTAGGCTTAACATCTTCGGTTGATTCTAAGATTTGGTTAAACAAAGAATATCCATTAAAGATGGCAACAACACTCAATCATGAGTTAATGCATGCATGTATTGCCACATACCAATTATCAAAGAGTTTTGATACAAATAAGAAGTGTTATTCAGAAGAGGATATTTGTAATTTTACAGAGGTCCTTGGGGATGAATATGCTAGATTGTTAAGAGAACTTAAAGAACATGTGAAGGAGTATAAGAATGCCATTCAAGAAGATAAAAAGCGATAGTAACGTAGAACAAAATGTTATTACACAACCAGAAGATGTTGTTAATAAAGAAGTTGTTAATGAAGAACAGCCAATGATTGTTCGATATATTACGACAAACACATTCCCAGAACTTTCAGAAGATTATTTAAAGACAGTTCAGAAGTTTATTGAACAAAAAGGCAGAAGATATTTTGGCTCACCAGGCAGTGGTTTATTTAACCAGTTAATCGACCCTAAATACAAAGAAATGGGCATCAACCGAAAGGCTGTCGAGGCTGGTGCAAAAGGCGAGCAATCTACATCAGAAGTTTTACGTAAATGGATTGATGATAAGCCTAATGTTGTTTTAGTAGACTCTATTCACTTAAAATTAGATGACGAAGAAGAGGAAGAAACAGGAGTTGATGAAGAAGAAGGCTCTGTTAACCGACTTGGAGACACAGACCACTTACTTATTATCGGTGATACGGTTATCATTATTGATAGCAAAAACTGGAAAGAAAAAGCGTCATACAGTGTTGGTGAAGGCGGGGCAATCCTAAGAAGTAAAAATGAGTTCAGTGGTAGCCACCCTAATATTGTTAAATCTAAGTTCTTATGGAAGAGGTACTATGAGGGTATTGATGTAAGTGTGCAGGCGTTCATCTGTATTGCAAACCCTAACTCATTTATCATGCGTGATAATTCTTGGTGGTCACAGGGTTGGAAAAATTTTAAACTCGTAAACCAAGAAACACTCATTTACTTCTTAGACAAACTATGGGAAGAAGAAGGCATGAAGAATATAGACTATATCCATATTGATGTAGTTGCAAAAGCAGTAAAGGGAATTCAAGAACCATACAATAAGTACAAAGCACAGTTTCCTACTTTCTATAGAATCATCAACAAATGATATAATAAGTATAGAAAGGAGATAGGAAATGAGCAAACTATTCCATATTAACCACAAAGGTCAAATCAACGAATGTCATGCGAAGAACGGCAAATGCCCTTATAGTGCCTCTGAACATTTTGACAGTATTGAAAAGGCTCAAGAATACATGGAACGCATGATACATCGTGCATCTAAGCAGAACACATCGGTTGAATTAACCAAGCATAATTATTCAGACGATATTTTTAGAGCGAAGAACGTAGACAGAAACTTACCGTTCTATCGTGGCGAGTTAAATCGTATTATCAAGAAAGACTTTGAAAAGTGGTATAAAAACAAGGTCCAAGACATGCAAGCAAAGCATATAGGGCAAATTCCATCTAAGGAAAAGATGCTTGAAGAATTTAAGCAGACAAGTGGTGCATATCGCAAAGCAGAGTCGAGAGTTTTGCAATTAGAAAGCAACATAAATACATTGTTATCTCAAAGAGTGCAGGCTATTGATTTTGCCAACAAATTCGATGAGGACATTGTTGACTATTCATTCAGCAACGCATCTTGTTCGGCATATTTTGTTGTAAATAAAACACGCTTAACAGATGTTAGAGAGTATTTAGAAAACAAGGGCTTCCATATTGATGAACGTAGATTTTTAGAATTTACAAAAGGAGATAACTTCCTAATTCGTTTTAGCGACCATTATCCAAAAGCGTATCTAAAACGTAACGAAGAAAACGGCGAACTCTTTGGGTATACCAACGCTTCTATGTGTATAATGTATCGTGATGAAGAATTGCCTGGCAAGGCGACTAAAAATCTACAACGCTTTTTAGACACTTGTAGATGGTAAAGGAGAAATCATGAAGAAAATTGAAATTCATATTCCGTCTTATAAACGCCCTTATGGTTGTTTGACAGTACACTTACTGAATAAAATCGGTATTTATAAAGATGAGATATATGTCCATGTATGTAATGATGATTTTGAAGGATATAAACAGACTATTGGAGACATTTCAATAGTCTTGCCTTTCCCGTTTCATAAAAAGACAGACCATTTAAACTATATTTTAGAAAATGCTGATTTTAAAAACAAATTAATCTTAACCATTGATGATGATATTAAAAGGTTCTGTAAATTTAATGAGCCAACAGAAGAAAAGCAGTTTGGCAGTATTGACAATATTACAACAAGAGAAGAATTTATTGACATGCTAGAATATTGTGATGGTGTTGCAGAAGAAAGAGGTCTTATTGCTTGGGGATTAGTTCCGTCAACCAACAAACTCATACTTCTATCTAAGGCGAAACATGGCCCAGCAGATTACTCTAATGTATCAGGAGCGTTGTGTTGCTATCGCTCTAAAGCAGTCAAGTTTAAAACGGACAGTGTGTTAGAAGATATGCAATACTGTTTAGATTGTATAGATAACGGATATAATATCGCATATATTGACAAGTACTGTTATGAAAATATTGTAGGTACAAATAAAGGTGGTTATCAAGATATTCTTGCATGTTCTGAAAGAGGCAAGCAACTTGAAGAACTCCATAGAGATATGGCTAAAAAGCACACATTTATTGAATATAAACCAGCACAAGATGGAAAACCATGGAAGAAACGTTGGTTTACAAAAAAGGTAAATGAATATATGCAAGCAAATGGTATAAAAAAGAAGTTTGTTAAAACAGATGGAACCGATGAAGAGAGGGATAGCGAAAGTGCTTTTAGGCCTTTCTTGATATAATACTAAAGAGAGGTATCATATGAGCGAAAGAGTAGACGAAAAGAAACAAGACGAAGAGGGTAGTGAACTGGGCTTATATGTCTTTTTAGGTATAATCTGCTTTACTATTCTGCCAGCCATACTGATTGGTTATTTACTATTCTTTGTGTTGTTTAGAGTGTTAAAATACAAAAACAAGTTCAATATCCCTGTGATTTTAATACCATCTGTATTAGTATTCTGCTTGTTGTTTTTCTTACTTCCTGACACATTGATAGCCAAGTATATTTTAGCAACAAGTGTCCTTGGTCCTGTAATAGGCATTATCTTATGCTTAACTAAGGCTAGTCAGTTAAAAAGACATCCAGAAGAAAAGATGAAAGCAGGACCATTCCATAATTTTGAATACAGAGAAAACTTTATAGACAAATTAAGAAGAGACAGACTCAAAAAAGATTTAGAAAACGGTGAGTTAAATTCAGCAGAGGCAGTTCCTTTAGGAACACTAATTGAAGATGTGGAACTAGAGCATGGTGAAACATATAGTGGTATTGAACCAGTGTATATGTACTATAAAGACGCTTTTAAGGGAACAGTTATCGAGGGTGTGCCTGGTTCTGGTAAAACTATTACAATGCTACAAATGATAGAGAATACCGCACAGGCTGGGTACCCAATGATTATCTTAGACTTTAAGAAAGGCATTAACTTAGCCTACCATGCTTCTCGTTGTGCGAAGAAATATAATAGAAAGTTTTTGCATTTTGTTAATGGCAAGAGTGTGGGGCCATTAGCACAGTATCAAGCATCTTATGACCCACTTGCTACAAAAGAAGGGCAAACAGACTTAGTGCTTGGTATGAGAACGTGGGATGCTGCCTCAGAAGTTTATAAAAACAGACAGATTAGTTTACTTCAAACAATCTTCTTCCTAATCAATAGTTTAGACGAAAAAGACATGCCGAATTTCCCATGGCATGAAGGTGGTATTTCACAATTTGTGGCAGCCTTACAAATACCGATACTATTCGATATGATACAAGCATACGCAAGAAAGATTGACCCGGCTAATCCTAATAGAGAGATGGAATTGAAGTTAAACAGTTTAAAAGAAGTATATAATGACTTAATCGCTCCTAAGAGTTTATTAAAAGAACAGTTAGACGGCTTATCAGTAACAATGAAGAACTTAACTATGAGTTCTTATAGTAGTAGTTTGTATAGAGGCTCCCACGGAGATAACCATATTGACTTATCTAAGATTTGTATGGACGAAGATGCTCCTATTGTGCTGTTCCAGTTCTCACCTAATGCAGAGCCAGAATTTGCTAAGTATATGGGCAGTATCATTGTTTCAGATATTAAGAGAGCATTCGGTTATAAGGAATCACTCGACAACAAACTGCCTTGTGGTATCTTTATGGATGAGTTCCAGACAGTTGACATTGACTTGATTGCAGATATTGTCGCCAAAGTTCGTTCAGCCTGCGGTTTCCCTGTTCTATCAGTACAGTCTATCTTGCAGTTGGCTGCCAATACAGACTCTAACGCAGGGTACAAGATAGATGCGTTTATGAACGTTATTAACAACTTCTTAATTCATAACGGTGCAACAGACGATGAGGCAGAGCGTTTTAGTAAGATTTTAGGTAAAACTTCTAAGATTTCTTATAAAGTTACAGAGGGTGAGCGTAAAGGTCTATTCTCTAAAGGTAAAGAAATGATTAACAAGTCAGAGGTGTTAGAGTACAGAGTTTTACCGAACAAGTTTCAACGCCTGGCTGCCCCTACTGCATCTAATGGGTACAGAGCAGAATGTTATTTAATTCAAAAATCAACCAATGAACATCAATTTGCCAATCTTGGGTTTGGTGTTGCACGCAAAATTCTCTTAACGCCTAATAAAGAGGTCCTACAAGACGTACCGGAAGAGTTTAAGAGGTTTGATAAGACAAATATCGTGCCAGAGCAGAAACACGTTGTAAAGCCTACTCCGGCAGTTCGTGAAAGTGATAATAACTTTAAAATAGAACACTTTGAAGAGGCGAACAACCAACTAACCAAGCAACAGTATCAAACACAGGCACAGATTAGAAGAGAACACAAGAGAGAAGAACTTGAAAAACCAAAAGTTGAAACATCTTTTGACAAGTTCCATAATAACAAGAGTAAATTCAGAAAGAAGGTGTCCAAATAATGGGTTTTAAAAAGAAAACATCTATAGAAGAGATTAGTGAACCTAGACAGATTAATCTCTTGAATGAAGTAGAAGAAGAAAAGGAATTTATCCTAAAAGGGCATAAAAAGGTTGTTCCTATTGGGGGTAGAAAAGCAAAAGTAAAAGATAAAGACCTAGATGTGCGTAGAAACAAGTTGTTCGGCGTATATATCCTAAGAGCATTTATTTTATTAATGGTTTTAAGTTTATTTGGTATTGCAATTAAAAACGCCTTCTTCCCAGAAAATGTTTATACAAAACAAGATATTCAGAATATGATTGTTCAACATAGCGATAATAAGGGGTTCCCAATTGAGCGTGGTAGAGCATATGCACAAGAATATCTTTACAACTATCTCAATAACACAGATTCGAGTGCTTCTAAACAAATGATGAATGTGCTGAATGGTTCAGATGTTGGGCAATTTAACGGTAAACAACTTACAGATGAAAAAACAAAACAGGTGCCCGCTGGTCAGCCTATCTTATTTAGAGAGAAAATAATTAACGATTATAGTGCGGCCTATGACTTTAGTGTGTATATGACAGATAAAGATGGGAATACAGAAACAGAAAAGTCAGAACTAACAGGTACTTGGAAGAGTTTTGAGTTAAATGTTTATTATGACAAAACAACACAAAAGGTTACACTTGTTGGAACACCATCAATTATTCCTACATATGCGATTGCAAACGCAAGTTCTTTACCTAGAGAAGGAGTTATCGGAAACGGTGATACTAACACATCTATCGCACCAAAGATGGAACCAACAATCATGGGATTCATCAAAGCATTCTCTAAGGTGACACAAGATAGCCATGCCGAAATCGACCAGTATATACCATCCAACGCACCTGTTGATTTAATTGCAGGATTTGGTGGTAGTGTTTCTATCGAGAATAATAATGCCGTGTCTTATAAGATTTACAACACAGACACACAGGGTGAGTACAAAGTAGATGCAAACATCACTTGGAAAGACACAGACGGTGTATCGTTCACAGGCAGATACATCATCACAATCAAAGCAACAACAGATGGTAAGTTCTTAGTAACAAAGTTTGCTCCTTACCTATTTGTGAAAGGATAAAATCATGCTAGAACAGTACAGAGAGATACGAGATAAACAGTTTACAAAAATTGACAAAAAGTTCGCAAAGAGTGGCAAAACACTGAAAGATATAAAACCCAAAGATTACATCGTAACGACTCGTAGCAAGGATGGGGAGTTTGAGGTTACCGTATCATTGACTAGACAAGTTAAGTTAATTCGTTGGTTAAGTAAGCAGAACGGTACTTGCTACTGCGTAGATATTGATAAAGACAATGAATTAAACGAGATGTTTGCAACAAAATATCAAGACATCTACACAAAGTTGTTGGACAACGCTTTTAAGAAAATAAATACTAACTTAAGCACCCTTTTGGTGTAAAAAGTTGTATAATATAAGTATAAGGGTATACGAGAGGAGAAAATAAGTATGCGACAAATGATTGAGAATTTCGGAGCGTTTAACACTCCAACAAAAGGCGAAGTAATTGTAGAGTTCGCCTCAGCAGTTCCTACAGTGACAGAGAAAGGTAAATCTTATTTAATTGAAATGAAGCCTTCTCACTTACAGTACGGAATTTCTGGTTATGTACCAGCAGAATCAGAGTTAGGGAAGGTATTCAAGAAAGCATCTGAGGACCAAGTAATCATTCTTGCTAGATTTGAAAAAGCACGTAAAAAGGGTATTGACATTAATATCCCTATTGCAGACCTAACAAAAGATATGCGTACGGCAAAAGACTCTATCACAAAGGGTTTCACAGGTGTTTACAACGAAAACACAGGCAAGTGGGTTATGATGGGTGGTGCTTTCTCACCAGAAAACGACACTCCTGAAATGCTTGAATGTGTGAACAGAGTAACAGAAGGAAAGATTGATGTTGATAGTTTCTTTGAAGAGACGAAAGCACAGACAATTAAGCCATTTAGTTTCGACAAATCACAGGTTCTTTTAACACTTTATTACAGTGTGGTTGATTATGGCTTAAAGAATGGTTTTGAATTATCAGAAGAGCAGTATAGAACAGTAGCGACAAAGATGTTAAAACTTTGCGATGAAATTCAAAAGGTGATTTTAGGTTCAGACCAAGTTGATTACAGAGATTACTCTCATGTAAGAGCAAGATACCTTGTGTTCAGTTACGCAGAAAAGATTGAGCCATTAACAGCAGATGTGTTAAACAACATTAACGGTTGGTTATCACGTTGCCTAGCGAAATCAAAAGAGATTATTGAATGGAGTATGGCTGCTTAAGGCAGCCTTTTCTTTGTGCCTTAAAACCGTTTTATACCCCCGGCCGTGCGACTTTTTAGACCTATTTTAGACCTAAAACCAACGGGCTGATAAGTTATACAGATTCAAGTGAAAGAGTGTTTAAAACCGTTCCGGTAGACAAATATTTTTTTTCATAAAAAGAGTTGACAACATATTATAATCATGCTAAACTAAGAGCATGCAAAAGAAGAAACCACTGAATGTCTTATATGAAGGCATGAACTATTACAAAAAGAAAATGATTCTGATTTACCCAGACAGAATACGGGTGACAGTAATGCGTGATATAGTTAAAAAGCACGTATTAGTTGTATTCTACTTCAACGAGAAGGCTTATGATAAAAAGTCTTATAAACAAGATATGTTTACTATTAGTAAAATTAAATCAGATTTATTTAAGAAAGGGTTATCTTGGTAAGAAACATGAAGAACACAAATATGAAGATTACATCACTTGATAAGTTTAAGGCATCCAGAGAAAGACAAGCACGAGGCGGTATCGGTAACAGTATCCACGGAGATATTCGATATAACCGCCGAAAAAACAAGATAAATACCAGAAAAGAACTTAAGGAGTGGCTTTAATAGTATGGAAACAAGACAAAATATTAATTTAGAGAAGTATTAACAATAGAAAATTGTTTGCTATATAATAAGAAAGGAGAAACACGATATGTACGAAGAAAGAAATCGTAAAATCAGAGAAACTGGTAAAGCAACTAGAGAAAGACGTGCCAACATGGACTGTCGTGTTATCTCTGTAAAGATTCAAGAAAATAGACTGTCTAAGGCAAAGTTAGAAAAATTAAAGCGTTGTTTCTTAGAGGCGAAGTGGCTCTACAATGCTGTAGTAGCATCTGGAAATTTAACTCTTGAAGATACATCTAGTGTTCAAATCAAAGTTAAAGACACTTTTGAAGTTAGACCAATTAATACATTATCAGTACAAATGAAGCAATCGATTGTTGATAGTGTAAAAACTAATATTTTTAGTATCTCTAAGGCTAAGAAGGCTGGCTTGAAAGTTGGCAGACTCCAATTTAAGAAAGAATGTAATGAGATTAATTTAAAGCAGTTTAGTCACACTTATGATATTAAAAGTAAAAACAAGATTAGAGTCCAGAATATTGGAATCGTAGTTGTAAATGGTTTAGAACAAGTAAACATTGATGAAGTTGAATTTGCAAATGCAAAACTAATTAAAAAGCCATCAGGTTTCTATATTAATCTAACAGTTTATACAAAGAAACAACCAGAAGTTCAAATTGAAAAAGAAATTCTCGGTTTAGACATGGGAATCAAAGACCAACTAACATTCTCTAATGGAGTTAAGGTGAACTTTTATTTGGAAGAAAGTGAACAACTTAAAGGATTGATGAGAAAGTTGTCTCGTCAGACTAAGGGTTCTAACCAGTACAGGCAGACCTTAAACCGAATTAAGAGAATCTTTGAACACCAGAACAATAAGAAAAATGATATAGTCAATAAATTAAATTCAGTTTTAAAAACAAACTACATCATCTGTTTCCAAGATGAATTACTAAATCAATGGAAACAAAAGAAATCTAAACGTAGGTTTAGTTTCGGCAGAAAAGTCCAACATGGAATCTTAGGAAAAGTTAAGGACAAACTAAAGGAAAATTCATCTAACCACATGTTAGAGAGTTCAGTTCCAACGACTCAAACCTGTCCTGAATGTGGATGTCTGACGAAACATAGTTTAGATAAAAGAAAGTACCATTGTAGTCACTGTGGTTTTGAGAACCAAGACAGAGACATTCATTCTGCGAATATGATGGTACTATTGAGCGGGTATGGAACGTATCGCTCGTTAAACACGGATGCTGTTAGCACCGAGAGGATGGTTGGTTTCTTAAACAACCTATCGCATCTTGGTGTGGTAGTTACTACCAGCAGTATGTAAGCCGGCTGCCTAATGGCAGTGGGTAGTTCATAATCGTAGAAAGAACAAGGCGAGTACACGCCGAGAAATTAAGGAGTGGTTCTAGTGAATAGTAACATAAAGCAATCTATCAGTAAGGCAGTTAAAGAAGGAATACCACCATATGTTGTTTATATGGCACTTCAAGAAAGTCCTGAGATTTTAGGGCTTTCAGAAGATGTGGTAATTACAGAAGAAATCATCGAAGTATTGAGAACAGAGTATCAGAGTGTAAAGCCTATTGAGGAATTGTCAGTAGAAGATGTGGAAGTAATAGATAATTTACTAGCAGAAGAAGATAATTCTATTTATCAAGCATGTATTGCATTCTATATTCATACTTTCTTTGAAGAGGACACACAAGAACGAACTAATAATGCATTTTTCTATTTAGTGGAAAAGAATAGATGAGCAATTACGGGCCAAGAAGTTTAGTTACTTGGAACGCTTTTTGCAGTAAATATATTAGTTCGTATGATTTAGAGGGTATTTTAAGAAGGTTGGACTCATGTAAAGAACAATGTCTTGAAAACAATGACTTTGAATTGGCAAGAGATATTGATAAATTAAAAGCAATCGCCTCTAAGATGACAGATGAGTTTAAGAATAGGGAAAGGGTGCAATAATGGGGACAATTAGTGAGTTAAAAAATAAAGTAGATATTGTTGACTTTATCGTTAAAGACGGTGTTGCCCTTAGACATGGCGGAGCCAATATTTATAAAGGCCTCTGCCCTTTTCACCATGAAAAGACACCATCGTTTGTAGTATATAAAGACAACAGTACTTTCCATTGCTTTGGTTGTAAAACACATGGTGATATCATTGATTATGTAGCCAATCGCAACAGTTTAACAAAAATGCAAGCAATTCAGTTCCTTGCAGACCAATACAATTTTGAGTTAGATTTGAAAAATAACAAAGATGACTATGCCAAGCAAAAGAGATTAACAGAGTTACTAACAAAGATAGACGAGTATTTTAAGTACAACTTTTCGTGTCTGCCAGAAGAGCATCCTGCCAAGCAACAAATTATTAAACGCAACTTGCCAATTACAAGTGTTTACGGATATTGTCCTTCTAATGAGCAATTTAACCGTTACTTCAATGCACAAGGCTACACGCAAGAGGAGTTACAAGAAGTTGGTGTAAACACTGAACACGGTTATTGTAGATTTAGTGACAGATTAATATTCACAATCTGTAATATCTTCGGTCAGGCTATTGGTTTTACAGGTAGACAACTTATTGATAATAAAAAAGCAGGTAAGTATATCAACTCTGCCAACGCATTAATTTTCGATAAGTCAAAAGTTTTGTATGGTGTAGAACGTGCTAGGTTTAAAGCAAGAGAAGATAACGCAATATATCTTGTTGAAGGTCAGTTCGATGTAGAGGCAATGCATAATGCTGGTTACACAAACACAGTGGCAGTTAGTGGTTCGGCTTTCTCAAAAGAGCAAGAAAAATTAATTTTAAATATTATCGGCAACGATGGCAAAATTATCCTTATGCTCGACGGTGACCAAGCAGGTAAAAAAGCCATGAATCATATTTTTTGTAAGTTCCCAGAACTTCATAATATGTTGTATATAGCCCTGCTACCTGCGGGAGTAGACCCGTGTGAATTGCTCCAACAAGGTCTGCCACTACCAAAGGTAAAGAGTATTACAAAGACATACTACAATGCTATTAAGAGTAAGTTTTTAGTTGATGATACACCAGAGTCTAAGACAATCTATATTCAAAAAATACAGGAACTGTTTACAAATTATATAGAGGACAAGGTGCTAAAAAATAACTACCTTAAAAAGGCAGCCGAGGATGTCGGTGTACAATATGAAGATTTAAACATTACTAGTAAACGAGACTATAATAAGAAGACAGACGGTTTAAGACCATCTATCAAGAGTAGTTTATTAGCATTAAAAGTCTATTTTGATACACAGAATACGAATGGTATCAAACTTAATCCTAAGGATTACAACGATGTGTATATTCTTAGACTTATTAAGGAATTATATGACAATGAGATGGTTGAAATTGAGGGATTAAACAAAAAGAAAGCAAGAATTATTGACCGTGATGCACTGACTGAACAATCACAAAAAGTGTTAGATAAGATTAATGAGCAAGAGTACGAGGTACTTACAGACAAAATCTTTATTCAGTCGTACTACAGGTCTTTAATAGAGCAAGCAAAAGCAGAAAGTATAAAGGAGAAGTATGAAAATGTTAAACAAAAATGAGAAAGGTCTATCTAAGTTATTAGAAACACTACAACGCTATGAAGAAATCAGAGACAGCATTAGCGTTGCAGTCAAAGAACATGGGTATCAGGAGTATACCAATTCAGATGATGATGAAATTATTATGATTAGCAAGCCGGGGGAGTTAAATCCAGTTGCGTTAGTGGATATGACCAAGCGAACTATCGCAGTCAACAACCACATGGAAAACAGTGATGATTTTGAGTTACTATTAGAAATTTCAAACCTACTAAACGAGTTTGATGAGTTATTAGATGAAGATATTGAGGACGAAGATGAGCCAGAGGCATTTGCAACAGTCAAGACACCTCTTGTATCTGACAAAGTATTAGAAAATATCGCATCATTACCTAAGGACACCGTAATGAGTTTTAGTGAGTTTACAGAGGCAGTATTTCAAGGGCTTACATCACTTGAACAACGATGCGTTCTTGCCACATTTGATTTGTCTGCTGATTTGTACCCAGCGTCTATTTATGAGCAGACAGACGCCAACTTGGTAATTTCAAGTCATGAAGAAAAACCGTTTGATGATGTCAAGTTCAATCATATGCTGGGAATCTGGATTGAGGATAGTGAAAATCAATCAGAAGCACTGAAAGTACACTCTAAACGCCTTATTCACACACCATATACAATTACAGTAAATGAAGATGGTATCGCATGTAGTTATATTGATGATAATTTTGATGAAGATGTTGTCTTAGAAATGTTTGAAAAAATAAAGTAGACTTAATCAGTCTACTTTTTTAATGTCTTAAAATCTTCTTTATCTGTTGGATAGATATTTCTTAAATCTCTGTCCAACTTTTTATCGTTCAGTTTTAGCCCAATGATGTAGTTTTCTGAAATACTTGTTGTAAGAGGTGATGGGAAATAACCCGCTCTTTCGTACAAGTGCCTTGTAGGCGTATACCCACCGTTAAACAGTTCCTTTCGCCTATTTGTTATATATTCATCAGTCATTGTATAACGATAATACTCGATAACTTTGTTAAATTGTTCTTGTGGAGAGTCCTTTGTATGTGTAGCAAAATAACTCTTTAATTCAGGTATATTTTGTTGAGCATTTAGGATTACCTTCATTTGCCCTATACCGACCTCTGGGTCTTTAGGATTAACGATTACAAAACTATCATGGTATAATAGTAAGTCACTTACCTCACTTTTTGTTAGACCGGCCGCAAACAATACATTCTCGCACTGTAATCTTGTTTCAGGACTCTTATTATCATAATACCACACAGTTTTATATGAATGAATTTTTGTATCTCCCAATCTACCACCATCTCCGTATAAGCCTCTATCTTTGTGCATGTAATCATTGTCTAGGAAGTCAAATTTCTTCATTGTTGCAAAACAATCATGCATTTCATTTGCATAATCATTAGCATCCTTTAGACTACTAAAATGAGGTGCATTACAGTACGGGCACGTTTCTTGCGATTTTGCCCTACACTCTCTAACCTCGCCGAGCAGAGGTGAAAAATGATATCTCTTATTCTGTTCAGTCATTGCCGACTCCTTTCTTTTGTTGATATATCAACTATCAGACATCTATACCTAAAATGGCATATTTGTTGTATAATATAATTAGAAAGGTTAAAGAGAATGATATACAATACAAAAGAATTAAGAAGCAATTTGGTTAAGTCTTTGTCAGATGATGTCTCTTCAATGACAAGAAAACCAGTTTTAAAAGTGCTTCTTGTTGGTGATAATCCTGCAAGTGTTTCTTATGTTACAAGTAAACAAAGACTAGCAGAGCAGATTGGTATTGATGCCGAGACAATTAAAATCACAGAAAACATTTCTCAAAAAGATTTAAACGATTATATTGAGATAATTTCAAATCAAGATAATGTTGATGGTGTGCTATTACAACTACCTCTGCCATCACACCTAGATGAGAGTGAAGCATTAAGTCATCTCAATCCACAAAAAGACGTTGATGGATTAACACTTATTCAGCAGGGTAAATTATTCAGTTCAACAGCAGAATACAAACCATGTACACCAAAAGGTATTATGACGATATTATCTGATTTGGGATATCATGATTTGACGGGTCTCAATGTGGTTGTGGTAGGTCGCTCTAAGTTGGTTGGCATGCCAGTTGCAAAGTTGTGTCAAGACAAGAACGCAACTGTTACAATATGTCATAGCAAAACAAAGAATATTAAGAATATTACCAGAAATGCTGATATCCTAATTGTGGCAATTGGTAGAGCGAATACAATAGACAGTTCTTACATCTCTGATAATGTAAAAGTTGTTATTGATGTCGGTATCAATCGTATCAACGGAAAATTATACGGCGATTGTGATACTCTTGATATTGAAGAGAAGCATGGCGATACATGTACGATTACAAGCGTTCCCGGAGGCGTAGGGCCTATGACCGTGGTTTCTTTGATAGAAAATACTATCCAGTCTGCGAGAGGTCTTAAAACATGTACACATTAGCGTTAGATATCTCAACCACAACAACAGGTTATTCACTATGGAATGACAAAGAGTGCATTATTAGTGGCTCTGCCCATAAAAAGGCCAAAAAGGGAGACATATGGATAGACAGAGTTAAATTCATGGCTCAAGAAATCAAAGAAGTTGTCAAGGGCTATCAAGTTGATTATATAGTCGTTGAGGACGCCTTTAGTAGATTAAACGTGAACACCTTAAAGAAGTTATGCCTTGCACAAGGGCTTATTATTGGTGCTCTTTTACAAGGTTCATGTTCACTTGTCATGGTTTACCCGAAAACATGGCAAAGTTATCATGGTATAGCAAATCTAAAACGTGACCAATTAAAAGAGTTTACACCTGAAAATGCACCAAAAATTATTCACAGAGAATTGACAAACAACACAGATGATGAAGCAGACGCCATTCATATAGGGCACTGGTTCGTCAATCAAGATATTTCAGAGATAACAAAGGAGAAAGAATGAAAGAAGTTAAATACATAGCAGATGGTTATGAGTACACTTTTGAAGAAGGTGGCCTCGAGCATACAATCATCGAAATCTACAACGGAAACAACAAAGAACTAAAGCAATATCAATTATCAGACATCTTCGGTGTGGCACCGTCAAGGGTTCGTCTGGTACGCTATGCGTTAAGTCTTGCTGGTCTATTGACAGATGAGTTCGGAGAACCTGTGCCAGCATTTGCCGAATTAGACCAAGAAGTGGATTATGTCTTACATGCAATGTGCGAAGGTGCTAGTATTATTGAAATCGCCAATACACTAAACATCAGTACAACAACTGTAAATCGTATGATAAGTGCGTGGAATATTGTATTAGAATGGCGTGGAGAAAAAGCACCATCTAATAATATTTTAGAAGAGATGGAAGTACATGAGGCAGGTACTGTTGCCGTGCCACGAGGAGAAGAGCAGTTATCACTTACAGAATTATTTGAAGATAATCCTGTGCCAACAGTTGCCTTGAAGAGTGCAAGAGTACACAGACTAAAAGATGGTACATACAGTAAATCATTTACATATAACCCACAAATTGTACAAGCAGAAGTCCAGTTGCATACATACGATGAGTTAAATGATGTTATTAACAACTTTGCGCCAGAAAAACCAAGGCTACATACAGACGGAACATTGACAGAGGTATTTGCACTGTCAGACGTTCAGTTAGGTAAAGCACACGAAACTGGCGGTGGTTCAAAAGAAACAATCGAACGAGTATTGCAGGCCGCATACAAGTTCAAAGAGCGTATCTTACGCACCAAGCCTGTTTCCGTTATCATTACAGACCTAGGAGATGGTATTGAGAACATTAATAACACACCACAGCAGTTATGCACAAATGACCTAGAATTAGGTGAACAAATTAGATGTTTCAGACGACTAATGTTAGAAGTAATTAAGATTATTGCTCCTTACGCACCTAAGGTATATGTCGTTGCTGTACCAAGTAATCATGGGGAGATTAGAAATGGCTCACGTAAGCCAACAGGTACTCCTGAAAATGACTATGGTATCGAAATCAGTTTCCAGTTACAAGATATTTGTGAAAATGCAGAGCAGGAATGCTTACGTAATATCGAGTTCGTTCGTCCTGCAAATAAGCAATTAACAGCAGTTATCGACCTAGAAAACGGTTCGCAGATTGCGTTTAATCACGGACATAAGGCACAAGGTGGTATTCAAGGTCAAGAAGCATGGTGGAAGAACCAGTGCTTTGCTGAAATGCCGGGTAGCCATGCAAATATCATGGTAATGGGCCACTTCCACAATCATCAAGTTATGCAGACAGGTGGCAAGCGTTGGTTAATCAGTTGTGCCGCATCAGAACCAAGTTCAGATTACTTCTCTTCATATAGTGGTAAATCTAGTGTACGAGGCGTTACAACATTCGCAGTAAATGAAAAAGGCGTACCTGTATTTATTGAAGTTCTGTAAAAATATTAATAACATTCCTACATTTTTGATGAATTTGTCTTAGTTATGTGGGAATGTTGTATAATATAAGTGTAGGGGTAAACCCTATCTATAACTAAGGATGCCATAGAAAAGGGCATAGAAGGAGATTATTTTTTATGAGTCAAATTACACTACAAGCAAATCTAGCAGGCGATTTAGAATTAAAGCAGTCACGCAACGGCAACTCTTACTGCCAGTTAGTTCTTGCACAATCTACACGTTACTTAGACGGTGAAGAATGGAAAGAAACAGGAACAAAGTTCTGGAGAGTAATGATTTACGGTAAGCAGGCCGAATACCTATGCAGTTGCGATTTACCTAAGGGTACTAAGTTAGTAATTGTTGGTGACTTAACTGTGGAAGACCGTCCTGAATGGACAGATAATTCAGGTGTTGTACACGAAGCAACAACAGAAGTTTCTATTCGTGCTAAGTCTGTTTCAGTAGAGATTAGCAACTGGTATGATATTAGAATTGCAAAGCATGCAAGTAATAATGCATCAGCACCTGTTGCAAAGCCTACAGCACCTGTACGCTCAACAGCGCCTAAGAAGGCAACACGTGCAACAGCACCTGCACCAGCAGTAGCAGAGGAAGAAGACATCTTCGGTGCATTAGATGATGACGCATCAAACTCTGACGAAGCAGTAGACTTGTGGGGTTAAAAGAGAGAGGCTTATATAGCCTCTTTTTTGATATATCCGATAGAAAGAGAGGATATAATTTATGCCTAGAGTAAAAGCATTAAATAGAAACGGCAATATTACATGGTGCACGGCGAAAAATCCCGGAACCGGAACATGTAACCACGTATTTCATAAAATAGAGAACATGAGCGATGAGGAGTTCCAACAACAAGTAGATAGATACAACGAAAAGATGAATAGGCTACTATACAGTAACAATATTGGGGATAGAGTCGTGTGTGCAGGACAAGGATATGGATTAGATGTTTTAGAAAAAGACCCTGATTATCATGTAAGAAGAGAAGTGGCTCAACAAGGACACAACCCGGCACTCTTTGCAATAGACTATGATTACTTTACGAGAAGTGTTGCACAAGATTATATAGACAAAGAAAAAGACGAGAAACTTAAAAAGAAATATCAAGAACAATTAGACTCATATATTCATGGAACAACGGCTCAAAAATTAGCGTGTGTTAATGCTGGAATAGGCATTGACGAACTTGTTAAAGACGAGAATGAGACCATCAGAAGAGAGGTTGCTAGTAAAGGATATAAGACAGACATTCTTGTAAACGACACTTCACCTATCGTTAGAAGTATGGTTGCATTAAGAAAGGAATATCATGATATTTTGTCTCATGATGAAGATGCGACCGTAAGGTCGTCAGTCGCCTCTTGCTGTAACAAAGAAATACTTAGTGAATTAGCAACAGATAGCAGTTCAATAGTGAGGCAAAGAGTTGCTTTTCGTGGTAATTTATTAAGTAAAGAAGAATTTGACAAGTTATTAAACGATGAAAATTTCTATGTTAGAGAATCAGCAAAACTAGCAGATAGGGAATAATATTATAATAAAATACCATATTAAGGGGACTCGCAAGGGTGCCCTTTTATAGTTTTAATAAAAGTGATGTCAAAACTTACAAAAAGCAACCAACGATGCCTAAAAATAGTGCCTCAAGCATCATTTTCTGATATATTTGTTGTATAATATAAGTGAGAGAAAGGAACAACATAATGGCTAAGAAAAGAGAATTAACAAAAGACGACAAAATTAAGAATTACAAAGCATCGGCCATCGAAGCATTAACACCACTTCAACACTTGAGAAAAAGGTTAAACCTAACTTTCGGAGATGAACGTGGTTGCGAAGAATACCCATTTTCATCACAGAAAAATGTGGCGATTCGTGAAATTTGGGACAACGCATTAGGTGAAGTGGCGATTGGTGTAGCAACACATCTAAAAGTTGTATTTTACAACGACGGAGTAGTTAAGATTGAAGATAACGGCCGCGGTATTCCAACAGATATGTCAACAGACGCTTATGGAAACAAAGTGTCTGGTATCTTTAAGGCATTAGGACTATTGCAGTCTGGTTCAGCATTAAAAGGCGTTCAAAAGGGCAAATTTACAACATCACAAAACGGTGTCGGTGGTTCAAGTACAAACGGTACATCAGAGTGGTTCAAGGTAAGAGTTTTTAAAAATGGCAAGATTTATGCTTTAGACTTTTTAGACTATGTGCCAGGTTTGTTTGACGACAAGGGTGTATTTAAACCAGCAAAAGACAATTCAGAAATTTTTACCCTCAAGGACAATCGTTCTAAAGAAGAGAAGGAACTATTCCCACACGGCTCATCTATCGAGTTTAAACTATGCGATAATTGGTTTATTGTGCCATACCAATTTGACAAAGAAGATATTATCGCACGTATTAGAGGTGCGGCGTATTTATATCCTAACACAACAATGGAAGTACTAGACGAACAGGAAGATGGTTCGTTCAATCGCTTAGTCTTTCAGTCATCAGACGGTATTAAAGAGTTGGTAGATATCCAAGTAGGCAACAACATCACTGATATTGTGGCTATTAGTGGTGCAACAGCATTTAGGGAAAGAGGTCAAGGAAAGCCTAATCCAAACATTCCTAAAGGTGCTACAGGACCAGCATTACTAGAACTTATTAACAAAGAATACAGTGATGAAGATATGTTAAACGATGAACGAGAACTATACTACGACCTAGCGTTTAACTATAATAGTGGCTATGATTACATCTTAGATACATATTGTAATGATATTCGTACAACACTTGGTGGTGTGCATGCACAAGCATTTGAAAAGGCATTAACAGACGCTTTAAACGAAAAATTCCGTTCAATGAAAAATGGACTTAGCAAAAACGATGGAGATGTAATTCCACGAGATGTTCAAGAAGGTCTTACGGCAGTTCTAACGATTAAGACAAATGTGCCTCGTTTCGTTGGTCAGGAAAAGCAACTACTTGGTGGTAAAGAACTTCAAAAAGCATTATATGAAGATATTTTAGCAAAACTAAGAGAATGGTTGAATCGTCCTGCAAACAGAGATAATGTTGAAATAATGGCGAAAAAGGTCATTACGGCGATGAAGAACCGCACTCGTATTCAAGAGCAACAAGAACTAAATAGAGAGAAGAGCAAGGTAACACGTAGCAGTATTATGCCTGTTAAACTTGTCGATTGTGAGATTACACATAGTCCGATTAGTGAGTTGTATCTTGGCGAGGGACTTTCTGCCCTTAGTGGTCTAAAGGCAGCCAGAGATTCACGTTATCAGGCAATCTATCCTCTAAAGGGTAAGATTATCAATGTATTAAAAGCAAGCCCTAAGGCCGCTATGCAAAATGCAGAAACACAGGATATTATTCGTTGTATAGGTGCTGGGTTCGGCGACTCCTTTAATATCGAAGATATGCGTTATCACAATATCGTTATGGCAACTGACTCTGACGTAGATGGAGCAGCCATTGCGAACTTGCTGATTACATGGTTCTGGGTATTTATGCCACAAGTTATCTTAGAAGGAAGACTGTTCCGTATGCTTACACCTCTGTACGCTATTACAGTATCAAAAGACGAAGTGTACTATTGTGTAAACGCAAAAGAAAAAGAAGAAGTTGAAGCAAAACTTGCAAGAGAAAACAAGACAATTAAACATATCAACCGCTTTAAGGGTCTTGGTGAAACAAAAGAAGATATCTTATTTGAAACGGGTATGAATCCAACAACAAGACGTATCGTTCAGATTAAGGTTGATGATGTAGATAAGGCAAGAGAAATGATTGAACTGATTTCTGGAGATAGTGCTGACGCCCGCAAACAGTGGATTATGGCAAGCCCTTATAAACCAGAGATTGTAGAATATGAAGAGGAGGTCTAATATATGGCAAAAAAGAAACATGTTGATTTTGATATAGACAAACTACTAGAAAATGCCAGAGAACCTATTGAATGTGAGTTAGTAGATATTATGAACGAGTGGGGCTTAGAGTATGCATACGCTACTCTATTAGACCGTGCCTTAGTATTTAACTACGACTTTGTAAAGCCTGTACAACTAAGAAGTATTTGGGGTATGTACAAGTTAGGGCTAAGACCTGAAAAGGGTAACATAAAAGAAGGTACTGTTCAGTCATCTATCATGGGTGACTATCACCCACATGGAGAAGAGTCGATTAACGGAGTTCTTGATGGTTGGGCACAAGCATATAACTCACGAGTTCCTCTATGTAAGTTTACAGGTCAGCCAGGCAAGTTCACAGGAGACGAAGCATCGGCTGCCCGTTATCTTGAAATCGGTATGAACAAAGCATGCTATGAACTTGTTAGAGACACACAACAGCACGGTTGCACATGGACTATGAATGAACAGGGGGACAAGGTTATGCCTATGTTCTTACCTGCTCGTTTCCCATTAGGAATCATTAACGGTATTCAAGGTATTGCCACAGGCTTCTCTTGTACGATACCACCACACAATCCTGACGAGGTCATGAACGCATGTATTGCATACTTACAAGGCAAACTAAATAGCCCTACAAAAATAACTAAGTATATCAAAGGACCTGACTTTCCTACAGGAGCAACTGTTATTGGTCAAGACGGTATTACAGATTATCTGCAAACAGGCAAGGGTAAATTCCTTATTCTCGGTAAATACAATGTAAAGGAAACATCTCATGGTAGAGCAGAAATCACTTTTACAGAATTGCCTTATGATGTTTCAGTAGAACAGGTAATGACTGATATTATTGCCAAGAAAGAGGCGGGGTTATTTGCAGAGATTTCGGAAATCAAAGACCTATCTGACTCAAAGTACCAAACGGATAAGAGCGAGGTAAGATTAAAGATTTTTGTTAAGGCTGGAGCAAATATTCCTAGGTTAATTGACAATCTTTATAAATATACACGTTGCCAAGTTTCATATAATGTTAATACTACAATCATTGACAACTTTGTTCCAAAGACAGGTATTTCAATGTATGAAATGATTGAGGGCTTTATCAACATGCGTAAAGATGTTATAAAGTTACGCTCTGAATACAGATTAAAGCAAATTGACAAAGACCTGTATACATTAGATGGTTTAGTTAAGGTCTTGGTTGATATTGATAAAGCAATTAGCATTATCAGAAACGCCGATAACTCTGATGAGGCTTGTGTTAAATTGATGAAAACATTTAAGATTGAAGAAGGACAAGCAAATCAAATTCTTGCAATGCCTTTACGCCAATTGACAAGAGCAGACACAGCAGAGGCAGAGCGTAAGCAAAACGAACTTGTAGCAGAAAAGCAAAGCATTATTGCCATGATGGGTAATCCTGAAGCAATCAATAATGTAATTATTACAGAGTTGAAAGAAACATGCAAAATTATTTCATCACCTAGACGTACAGAGATTGTTGGTATGTCATTAGAGGATTTAAAGCAACAACAAAAAGACCTAGAAAAACAACGCAGATTACTTGCAAAGGGTGTTGAATGCTTTATAAATATTCAAGATGGCCAGATTAGTAAGTCGATTGAAGAAGTAGAAAACTCTCAATTCAAAGTATTGTCAGATGGTAACATCTTTGCTATCAATAAAGATGGCTCATGCAAGCAATTAGACGTTGAGAATATTCCTCTTGATTTACCACAAAGCATTTCTACATTTACAAATGGTAATGAAGATATTGCTGGTATTACAGTCGATACAAACTATGAGACACTTGTTGTTTCTAGTGATGGCAACCTAAATATCTTCAAGAACAGGTTTAAAGATGGCGCATTCTGTAAGTTGGATAACCAAGAACTTGTATTTGCTAGACCTATTACAGAAGATGATAGACAGAACAAGTCGCTTATTATGATTAGCAAACATGGTGAAATCTTTAAGATGGATTTAGATAAACTAAAATCAGTTAATATGGGAGCCGGTCTAATTAACGGTACCAAGATGTCTGATGTTCTTTATGTTAATCTCGTTTCTCATGATGATGTTATCAGGACAGAATCAAATAACGAAGTAAAATATACACCAGTCGAAGACTGCCCATCTAAGGGACGAGGAGCAGGTGGTTACGTTCTTCATAGATTAAAGAGTGGAGATGAAATCATATCATGCTCAACAGTGCCATTATCAGACGAGATTATTTTAACTGATAGAGGAAGAAGTGGTATCAAAAAGCGATAAAAAGCGGGATATATTCCCGCTTTTTTGATATATTCCATATGAAATACTACATTACCAACGAAAAAACAATCAAGCGTGTTCCTGTAGCCTCTAACAATATAGGTGCTTTTCAAAATATATTTTTTGATACTTTTGGAGAAGCAAAAAACTATCTTGAAAAAATATATCCTACAGATTTAGCAACATCTGTTAAATACTGTACTCCTAATATTGAGGTTATCGAGGACTACGAGAAAGAACTAGATTTTGTCAAACACAGGTACGAGCCACTATTTGATGAGTATAAAGAGTATGACCTTGATATCTTTGGTTTTAAAGACACAAAAGAGTGGGAAGAAAGAAAAGCAGTAGCAAAGGAATATTTCCATAAAGAAGGACAATACATATTTTACTTCCTAGACTACAAAGACAAGCAAAATAAGAACAGACTAATTTTCAATAAGAACAACTGTTTACTGCCAACATATGTAGGTTTTCATGGTGCGTTGACCAGAGATGTTGCAAGAGATGATGAGTTAAATGGTATTAAACAACAAATAAGAGAAATTAAGACACAAGAACTTCAAGAACTAGAAGAAGAATATCATGTTAAACTAAACACACTTGAAGAAGAATATACAAACGCAAAATTAAAATATTTGGCACTACAAGCAAAGTACAGAGAAGATAATAAGCGTAAGAATGATTTAAAGAACACGATTATTGACTACACATGCAAGCATAGTGAATTAGAAGAAAAGATTATCATTAATAAATTATGGTTATATGCAACAGCAGAGGGTAGCGGTATTATCATTACAGATTTAAAAGACCTTAATATAGATGATATAAAATATAGTGATAGGAACGGGTACAACATCTATGTAATTAAGAATAATGAGGTGTTTAAAGTTAAGTATGTTGGCAATTCATATAATAGAATTGGTATTCTGGACGAAGAAAACAAAATCGTTAGACAAGACGCAAAAATACTAATTGATACTTATGCAGATGGTGATAGTTTGCCCTATCTTGACAGAACAAAAGACTTTGTTGACAAAGATGAATTGTTTTTAGCCAAAGAAACAAAATTAAACGATAAACTTGACAACTTTTATGGTAAAAATGTTTTACGTTAAAACCGTTTTATACCCCCGGCCGTGCGACTTTTTAGACCTATTTTAGACCTAAAACCAACGGGCTGATACATTGTTCAGATTTAAACAAAATCACGTTTAAAACCGTTTCTACACAACCACAACAAGAAGGAGTTTTTATGAAAACAATCGAAGATTTAATGGACTACCTTACAGACAGAAATGTTAAGTTCATCTATAAGGTATTCAAGGACGGAACAGTAAACTTAGTAACACATGAATACTGTTTAATTAGAGATAACCTAAAATATGATATTTTAAAAGTTGATAACCAAAAATTAATTCTAAGTACAATTAACCAGCAAAAAGCGTATAATTGTTTTTCTGAATTATTTTAGAAAGGAGTATGTCTATGAGGCAGATTCGAGTAAAAAATGCAACCAAACTATTTACAGATGAAATGTTAATCTATGCTATTTCTGACATCTCATTTAATAAGCCTGTCAGAATTAAGGCAATCGTATTTGGACTTATCTTGTCTTGTATATGGGCATTACCACTTATTCTGATTTTTAAGAGTTTTACACCACCAATGCTTACCCTATACATTGTGCCTGTTGTTGGTGGCACAATGCTATTATCAGGCCCATATTTCGGTGGTAAGACTTTTACCTCATGGGCTAAGTGTTTAATTCGCTACTTGTTTAGTGCAAGACGTTACTACGATGGAGTAGGACGTAAAGAACTAACAAAAACAAAAGTTAATCATGTATATGTTGTATCAAGAGAAAAAGATTTTAAAAAGTTAAGAGAAATGATAGAAGAGGAGGCAGTTCATGAGTAGAGATATTTACGGCCTATCTATGTATATAGGTTCTTCTAAGTATCAGCCTAAAATGCCTGTATTCTTTGACACCAATTATGCTGCCTATATTAATAAACCGCCAAATACTGTTATTTCAGGAGCACCTGGTTCCGGTAAAACGTTTTTTGGTTTAATCTTGGCAGCCCAAAATAGCCTAGCAGGAAAAGTCGGTGTTATTCTCGACCCTAAAGGAGACTTTAATCATCTAGCAAAACTATACCAGTATGGAGTTATTAATACTGTAAAACTATGGGATATCTCTGTTAGTACAGATGAGAGAACTGGTAAGCAGGTAATTGATAAAGATACCGTTGGTATGCTAGACCCAACATGCTTTACACCACATCACGACCAGAACGCTCAATTAACATTAGATGTTATCAAAGACTTACTCGGTGCAAAACTAACAGATGCACAGACTAATATGGTTTCTAATATTGTCCGTGACTTATGCCGAGAACATGCTCCAAGTATGAGAAGATTGATAGACAAATTGGAACGTCATGAAAGAGAGGATGTTCGTGCAATCGCAACTAAACTAGACCTATTGTTTGCAAGTCCTATCGCTAAGATTTTAATGCATGATAGACAAACGACAAAAAAGACATTAGATATTAAGGATGGTGTAACAATTATCAACATGTCAGGATTAACATTCCCAACAACTGGCAAACCACTTGATGAATGTACATCAGAAGAAAAAATCTCGCTGGTTATTGTTTCACTATTAAACAGAATGATAAGAGATATCATGTTCAGTATGCCAGTCAATATTCCTAAATTCTTAATGATAGATGAGGCGTGGTCGGTTGTATCACTACCATCAAGCAGAAATATGATTAAAGAAGTGCTATTAAAAGGACGTTCTAAAAATATGGCGTGCATACTACTGTCACAAGCAACAGGGCATTTTGACTTCCAAGATGGAACAGACTTGGATGCAGGCATTCAAATTCGCTTTGCTTTTAGAAGTGATGATACAAAAGATAACATACTAACATGTCAAAAGATGGGTATTAGAGAGTATCAGCAATGGGCTGGTATCATCAATACACTATCAACCGGCGAGTGTTTAATGTGTGATGTTCTCGGCAGACATGGAGTAATTCAAATTCGAGCAGATGAAGAGTGGACAGAAATCTTTAAGACAACTCCAGAACTCGTTAGTACAAATTAATTGATATATAGTATATACAGAGCAAAGAAACAGGTGAAATACACTAGCCTGTTTCTTCCTTCATAACCTGTTTGGTGTATAATATAAGTGTAAAGGAGTAGTAAATATATGAGTAAGTCAAAAATGATTTTTGTAGGACAAGCAGAATTGTATAATGTTTTTAGTCAGTATAGCCCAGACCTACTAGACTTTCAAAAACCATATACAAGCATAAAACAAGTAGACGAAGATATTAATAATGACACCTTCGATATAGACACATGCTGTATTGTTGTTTCATCTTCATTATTTCATACAGAACAAGACGATTTTGTAGATTTTATCGCAAGAATTAGTGATGCGGCGGTTATGAATATCTTATTGATTGGCGAAGACAGAGACTACAAAGATGAAATGGAGTATAGAATCAAGGACCGTCAGAAGTTGAACAGTACTGTTGGTATGCCTTTCTATTTTGTTGATTATGGACAAAGCATGATTGACGATATTGAAGCCTCATTACGTGACTTTGCAAACAATAGTATGGTTGATGATGGTGTAAAAGAGAATATCTATAACGCTATTGAAAACTTTAACACTATCAATGATGAAGAAGAGGCAGATACCGACACGGAGTACTATCCAGAGGACGACACCGTAAATACCAACACAGAAGAAGTACAGGAAAGAGGCAATGCGAAGATTATTACGATTACATCATCAAAGGGTGGTGTAGGGAAGTCAACAAACACGCTACTAATTGCCTCAAGTTTCAGAAAATTTTATCCTGACAAAAAGGTATGTATTGTTGATTTAGATATTACAGGAGGACAACAATATTTCTTGAATAATGCTCCTAGAGATGCAAAGACCGTACTTAATATTCTTGAGGAAGATAATGTAACGGAGCGTGCTGTATTAAATACCATCTGGCATTCTCCATCAACAGGGATTGATTTCTTGTTTGCACCTAAGAGCGCCAAGAATATTGACTATCTTACACCGAAGTTATATAAAGATATTTTGATTGTCCTAAGTAACCACTATGACATTATATTAATCGACACAAACGCAGGAAACGTTAGTGATATTACAGAACAGGTAACATATCCTATGGCTGATGACTTTGTTGTGGTAACAGAACCAACAACAACAAGCCTTGCTATATGTGCCGGACTAATCTCACAAGAGTTGTCGAAGTATAACGGTAGACCACTTGTAATTGTCAATCGTGTATACAGTATTTCAGATAAGAGTGCCATGCTTATGGAGAAGGCATACAAAGAAGAGTCTATCGCAGGTATTATTCCATTACGTTCAGATGTAATCTTAACACCTTATGAAGAAGGAAGACTGTATGATGTGTTAGATGATAAGTCTTTTGCAGAGGCATATAAAGCAATCGTAGATAAATTAATGGGAGAGAATAATGGTTAATTATATACTATTGTTTTCTCTTACACTTTTATCGTCTACAATGGGTAACGTTAAAAATATCTTACTGATTAAGGGCAACAAAACAACACAGTATATTATTACATGTATAGACGCTTTGATATACGCTTTCTTATTAAAGTCAATCACATCTGACAATACAATATATGCTGTCCTAGCGTTTGTGTGTGGTAAGGGCCTCTCTATCACGCTTACAGATACTATTATGTCTAAAATCAGCAAGACAGTTTATCTAGCACATTTATACGAAAAAAAAGCAGAAACAGAGAAGATAATAGACTATCTAACTGTTAAAAATATTTCATTTACGATTTTTGAAGGTGACTATGTGAACGGTACACGATACATGCTCACAATGCACTTGAACAAACAACAAGTAAATGATTTAAAACACTACCTTAATGAAGATTTAAAGATTCAGAATATCACAATGGATATTTCAGAAGTTAAGGTGACTGGACACATAGAGGACAAGGTTTAAAGATAATGAGAAAAGATTGGAAAAATAGACCGTATATTTTTAGCGGTGACGACACATTTTATGAGTTTGACGGAAATGTGGAAGTTTACAAAACATGGAGCGACATAACGGTTGCTTCACCAAACAGAATTTTGGAAATTAGAAATACTTACGATTTTGAAGTTCAACAACAGATATTCCACTTCCTGTGGTTATTACAAACGAGCAATAATGGTTTAGTACACTATTCAGATAAAAAACAAAAAGAGCGTGTTGAAAAGGCAATTCAAAAAGGTATTGGCAAATACAACAAAGTCAATCAGTACAAGGTTGGTATGATTGTTCTTGTTGACGATATTTATATGATGGGTGAAACACAAGAATATTTTTTACCAAAAGCACAAATAACACTGATTGAGCAATTAACAAAAGATGCTATCGTTCTTATTGATAAAGAATATAGACATCATAATTTGGATAAAATTGATTTATCAAAAGCGAGTGAAGTGAAGATTGTTGATAAGCACGATATGCCACAATGCTTAAAACGAAAGATAAATGACTATCGACCAATTTATATTTTAGGTGGAAGAGATTTGTTCAGATGTGCGTACCAATATGTTACAGATTTGTATATTACATACACAGACGTTATTCATCAACCAACATTAGAAAGTCACTTTTTCACAAAGATTAATTTAAACTTATTTAATATGGAAAGTACGCATTCTATTAGAACTGAACATGGTTTGTTGCAACCAACACATTTTACATTGAAAAATGGCATGCAACCACGATGGAAAGAAAACTCGTTTGATTACAGATACAACTAACTTACTACAGGTAAGTTAGTTTTTTGATATATAAATAGATAAAAGGAGTATAGGCATGAAAAATAAAAAAGACTTTGAGATTCCTGCTGTAGGAATCATTGACAATATCGTTGTAACTAAAGACGAAACATGGGCATACTACATTATCGCAGAACACCCTTACCTGTTTTTAGATTTACAAGGTAGAAGTGATTTTTTCACACAGACCATTTCTTCCTTAGGTGAACTAGCGAAAAGTGGTAACAAACCTGTTGACTGTCATCTATTAATTTCAAATCAAGAGATTAACCCAGAACCATGGGGGAACAATATCATCAATACATTTTATAACATTAATCAAGATGGTACGGCAAGACGTAGATTCCAAGACTATATCAGCAAGCAGGTTGCAGAATTAGAGAACGAAGGTTACTTTCAACGTAAAATATTACTTGGTGTCAAACTCACAAACCGACTTTCAATGGAAGATGCTATTAAGAACCCGTTAGAGTTTGGCTTTAAGGATTTGCTGACATCAATTTACAGTGCGATTAAAAAGGCCCTATTCTTTAAAGAGATTGAGATTTCTGCACAAGAGGTTAGTACAATCAAGCAGATTGAAGAGGCAACATACTCGCAACTAACTGGTGGTATATTGGCAGCCAAAAGACCATCATCGGAAGAACTGTTATTAGCAATTAAACGAAGATTATATCCATCAATGCCTACACCATACCTAGAAACAGACTACCAAAATAGACTGGGTTATTATGACATAGTGTATGAAACAGGAGCAGAAATCGAAGAAACACCACGATATGTTAAAATCACACAAAACCACAGCGGTGTCGATTTTACGGGCTACAGGGCAACTTTAAGTTTTAGTAAGTTTCCGAAAGAATTGGTATTCCCATCAGCAATGCCACCATTTTACAATCGTGATGTAATCTTACCATTTACAGCCAACGCTAGATTTCAGTTAATACCTACATTGAAAATGAAGCAGAGGCTAGAGAAGAGTGAGAAGAACTTAAAAGACGAAGTTGAGAACCTCAGTTCGTCTAAACAAAGGGTTTCTACTGCCATTGTTAAGAAAGAGCAAGAACGTCAGATGGTAGAGCATGACCTAGAAGAAGATAACTTACCATGGTTAATCGGTTCTTATAGATTAACAGTTGAGGCACAGACTCCTGAACAGTTAAAAGAATTTATAGCATTTATTAAACTAGAATATTCCAATAATGAGTTTACACTACGCTGGACAAACGGTGACCAGTTAGACCTGCTATTAGAGGAGTTTCCGGGTGGCAAGTTAAAAGTAAATGATTTCAGCCAGACAACCAATCTAGCACTATTAGGATTATCTGGTTTCAATATAGGTATCGGTGATGTAGGAGACCCAATACCTTCAATAAACGGAAAGGTCGAAAAACTATAATGAAAACAATTAAAAAATTAATCTCAACAGTAGTAGGTCTCGTCATAATCTGTGGTTTTCTCTTAGGTTTCATTCAGTTAAATAACATTCAAAACGCAAGCGACTTTATACATTATGGTAGACTAAAGGGAGCAGAAATAAGCAGATGTGTTAACCAGTCACTTAACGAGGGTAAGATTAAATGCGATATCGGTTTAAAGGCTGGTAGTTATGCAGAAACACAAGAAGATGCAGACTCTATTAACAATGAGTATGGAACACATATTACAGTTCAGAATACAACGGCAAACGATATTAACACGGAGTTAGGCATTGGAGTAACCTCTACATACGAGTCTAGCCTCCAAACGATGTCTGCTACTAAAATGACAAAAGAATCTGCGGAACGCCTATTGGAATCAATCCAAACAGTGGATAAGTATGATGATGTTAAATACAACAGAAAAGACTGGAAGCACTGGTCCGCACAGAATGGCAATACATGTTGGAACACAAGAGAGCAAGCATTGTATAATCAAGGTAAAGATGTTGTTTTACTAGACAAAAATAAAAAAGAAACAACAGATATTAACAAAGCGTGCTATATCAAATCAGGTGTATGGGTTGACCCTTATTCAGGCGAGACATTTACAAAACCAGGCGATTTAGATGTAGACCACACAGTTCCATTAAATGCAGCCGCTAAGATGGGAGCACAATCATGGTCAGCAGAGCAGAAAGAAATTTTTGCCAACGACTTACAATATGTCTTAGTCGTTACAAGTGCTAAGCAGAATAGAGCAAAGGGTGCAAAAACTCCTAGTGAATGGATGCCAGAAAAGAAAGAGGCTCACTGTGATTACGCTAAGATTTACTTAGAAATCGTAAATAAGTATAAAATGAATTTAACACAAGCAGATAAAGACGCCTTGGCAAAGGCATTAAAGACATGTAAGGTATAGGTGAGATAAATGAAAACAATAACACAAGAAGATATTGACGCCTTAAAACTAGAGAACAAGCAGAATATTCTGGCCGGGATAGGTCAACAAGGGTTAATCAAACTCTTTAACAATCAACCAAAATTTAAGCCGTTAGAGCCGAAGAAATTAGCACTTGACCAGCAAGTTTCAATTACATTGTCAGAAAACGAAAAAGAGCGTCTTATTAACGATAGGGAGCGTATTCAAGAACTTGGTAAACTACCTAGTATTTCAAGTTATATCCGTAGAAAAATAGTTCTAACGCTGGACATTCAACAATGGAGAGAATACGCAGAAGAGGGCCTCAAAAACCTAAACAACAGCGACACTGAATCTAAATCGTTAAATAAACAACGCTTAAAACTCATCAACAGTATAGACCAGTTAGATGATATATTATCTGACAATGCCAGTGAGGTTGAAGAATTAAAGAAAGAGTTGGCAGAAGTAGAATCAAGACTTTCTCTGCTAAAATCAACCAAACAAGAAAAACGTATATATAAACTCACAGGCAATATCACTTTCAATGAGGCAAATATTGTCAGGTGGCGTGCAGCCCGACTATCCATATCAGTCGCTGATTTTATTAGATTTATTTTATTCGACTATCAACCAACAATCAATGATAACCACATGTCGGTTGACGCCAGAAAGAGATTTTATATTTCAATTCTTGATGTATGCGAAAACGGTTGGGGACAACCACCTGTAGTGAATGAGTGCCCTAATTGTGCTAGATATATGGCAGACATCAAACAACTACAAAAACAAATAGATTATCTACAAAATGAGTTAAGCAAGTACCAACGATAGAAAGGGGGTAATCCATGCTAAAAAGAATAAAAGCAATAGTATTCTCTCTGATAGCAGTTATCATGTGTATAATTTCTTTATCATCAGTGCAAGGACTTGCATGGGCCAACCTATGTAGTAGTACAGGCTCTGCAAACATGGCTAAGACAAGAACACCTAATGTCCTTACCCTGCAAGAGGCTCATAATCCTTTAAAGAGCGTCACAAACAGAAAGTACACGGGTGTGGAATTATTTGAGCAATCAGTAAACTATTCCGTTGTAAACGGCGATAGAGATGATAATGACTGGCTAAGAGCGAACCGAACTACCGTTATTGACATATTACAGGCAGAGTCAGCCCCTAATCAAGAAGCGATTGATAGGGTAAAACAGACAGGTCAAAGCCTAGCATGTGTAACAGGTGGATTTATGACAGGCTTGCAATCAACATTCTTAGGAATTACAAAGTTTTTTGCAAAAATGACTGCTAGTGTGGTTCAAATATTCTTTGACAATACATTAATTTGTGACGGCTCTGGTAAAAACTGCTATATTGACCTACTCAAAATCAGTGCTGGTGAAGAGAATGGTAACGGTGGTATTATAGGACAACTAACACGTGGTGTATTTATGCCACTCACAGTAGTTGCGTTTATCTGTACCGCATTCTGGTTGCTATATACTGCATTATGGAAAGGCGAACTCCGTAAAGGTCTCGGTGGACTTCTATGGGCAATCGGCTCATTCATCGTTGGCGTCATCATCATGGTTGCACCAATTAAGATTGCAAAGATACCACAGACAGGTGTAAACATTATTTCAACCTGTATCTTCAATACACTAACTGGTGGTAGTTGTTTAGATAGTGGACCTCAAATCCAAGAACAAAAGTTAGACCAGTTCTGTACGTCATATGGCAACACAACAGACCCTAACGACTTAAACCAGATGGGTATCAGTAGTTTAACATGTAGTATCGTCAAGAGCATAGCGATTGATAGATGGGCAGAGCAACAGTTCGGTAGAACCTTCAATGAACTTTATACAATGAATGCACCTGAAGGATATACAGTTATACCAAAAGAAAACCTTGCTGGTAATCCAGAAGATTATTGCGTAAATATGTATGCAACGACATCCGCAGAGGATATGATACAACAAAATGTGCAACAAAAAACAGTCGCATTTACAGACGGCAACGGTAAAGCAAAAGTTTGTAACATTGCGGCCGCATATTTAGCAAACGCAACTATTGGAAACTTCGGTGAAACAAACGCCTTAACACAGACCTATGAATCAAAAGACTCTCGTATCGTTACAGGTCAGTCATATGTTATGGCAACACTTGCTAAAAACGAAGACATGTGGAATGCTATGGTTGGTAATGGTAGAGATGTAATTGGCCTATTTGCTGTTCTCTCATCTATTATTACGGCAGCCATATTCTTACCAATTGCGTTAAGTGGTTTAGCATTCAAATTCATTTCGATGATTACGATTATTCTTGCACCAGTATTTATCTTGTTTAGTATTCATCCTGGCAAAGGTAAAAAGATTTTCTTGGGATGGTTACAAGGTTTCTTATCAGCAATGATGAAATACTTTGCAGTAGGCATCCTGCTAGTTGTAATGGTTAATATTTATGGTTCAGTATTTGCGAACTTAAATGGTACAATGCTCCTTGTCGTTTCAATGGTATTAGCATTAGTATTCTTAAGTTATAGAAAAGATGTTGTAGAACTACTTGGTAAGGTTGACTTAGGTGGTACTCAATTAAGCAACGCCTTAGGAGAACGTTTAGACAAGATTGCAAACAAAGCAAAAGACTACGGAACAGCGACTCTTGCAGGTGGTATTGCAGGTCAAGTTACAGGTCAAGGCTTTATGCATGGTGCTGTTGAAGGCTTAACAATGCAGGCTAGCCGAGGCAGTGGTTTAATCGCATCTGGTGTCAGAACGGCTAGACGACTAAATAACGAGGCGAAAGCAACAATCGACAAGGCGAATAGAGCAACGGCAGAGGCTAATAGAAACGCTGAAAACCGTCAGTTCTTAAATAATATGAACCAAAACACACAGATGAATGCCAACGCCTACGGAGACAACGAGAACAAACAATACGTATTAAACGACCTGCAAACAGAAGCACAACGTATAGAAAATCAAGGTGGCGACTCTACAGGAACACAGAACCTTGTAAATAATCTACGTAACGAAGTCGAGAAGATGTCTCCTGAGGAAGTCAGAGAGAAGACACAAGACATTCAAAAGCGTAAGGAAATGCTCACATCTGTTGATGAGAATGTCAGAAAGTTCGGAACATTTGCCGGTAAGAGAAACTTTATCAATCAACGTGTAGCAGAGGCTGAAACAAACATCAATCAACACGCTAAGACGATTGAAGATGTAAATGAAAGAGAGAAATTTGTAAAGAGTAAAACAGAAGAGGTCAAGAAGTATAAGACCTATATGCAGGACTCAATCTCAATTACAGATAAACAGGTTAACAATATCGACACCAAGAGGATGGTTGATATTGAAAAGAATTTCACATTTACAAAACCAGAGAAAGAAGAGTCTGAAACAAAGACTACTCCTGAACCAGAAAAAGAGGCTGATAAATAGCCTCTTCTTTTTGTGGGTTATGATATTACCGGAGAACGGTTTTAAGAGCGATTTTCGCCTAATCTGAATAATGTATCAGCCCGTTGGTTTCTATGCTAAAATAGGTCTAAAAAGTCGCACGGACTGTGGTGTAAAATCATTTTCCCAAATCCTCTAATACGTCAAAATTTGCAACAGATTTTTCAATTTCCTTCAAAATCTCCGCCAATTCTTTTTCAACTTCATTTATATATACAATTTTCATTTTAATCACCCCGTAGGAATTATATTATCATAAGGCACTTGCAAAAGCAAGACAAATCTGATATAATCATTAGCACAAATAAGAAAGGTATAATTTTTAAAAATGAAGAAATTATTTACAACAGTGGCTATTGCTGCCTGTTTAGTCGGTTGCTCTAAGCCATCAGTCAAAGAGGCACCTGTAGAAGAGCCTACACTAAAAACATCATTCTACGTATCAACAGATACCAAACAAATCATTTCAGATGAAGAAGTAAACGGGAAAATGGTTATTGACTGGTACTACGACGGAGCATGTGGCTCATGTCAGTATATCGACACAGAGTTGATTGACTCATATACAGATACACTAACAGAGGGAAAGGTAGTTCGTTACACACCTACGGCATTTATTGGACAATCAGAAGAATCGTACTCTGCACAGTATGCAGGCTATCAATTAGCGATTAATGAGGTTGACCCCGCCCATGGTGTAGCGTTTATGAATAAAATGTTGAATTACTTAGATACAACGATTGACAGAAAGAATTTTACAGAAGATACATTCAAGTCTAAATACTTATCAATCGACGGAACAAATGAAGATTTGTATAACCAAATTGCAAATAAAAAAGACGATTATGTAAAAGCAGTTGTTAAGAACTCACAAGAATTACTACACTCAAAAGAGTTAGCAGGCAAGATTCCTGAAGGTTCAAGCAACTTATATATTCCATTCATTGTTCCGGGACATGCCGAAAAGGGAATTACATTTAATAACATTGAAACAGAAGAAGACATGAAGAACTTACTAAAGAACACAATCACAGAGCAAGTCGAAAAAGATAAGCAATGGGAAGAACAACAAGCAGAAAAGACGGCACAAGAAGAACAAGCAAAAGCAGAAGCAGAAAAGAAAAACCAACAACTATTAACAGTTGCCGGTATATTAGTTGCTATTACAGTCATAGGTATTTCCGTTGTTGTGTTAAAAAAATATAAAAAATAAGAACTAGAAATCAATCTAGTTCTTTTTTCTTTGGTTATTAGCAACCAGACGCTTCAGTTGTTGTGTATGCTGGCTGGTCTTCTACCCACACGTTGTCATATTCAGCAGGAACATATTCTGTACCTACCTGCACTTGTGTAACAGTATAGTTACCGTCTTCATCTTGACTTAGGAATTCATTTACGCTGTTATATGTACGGCCTGTTGTTAAACCAACAATCTTTTCTGCATAAATAGGCTTATTATATGCAGGCATAATTTCACGCTGTTCATAGTGACCTACTGCAGGATGCGTTACAGTCGTATATGTAGGTACGCATGGAGTAGGTGCCGGATTTGTTGTAGTAGACTGACTATTTGTAGGAGTATCATTCTTAGGAGCAACAGGAGTTGTAGAAGTTGTATTTTCAGTAGATGTGGATGTTTCCTCTGTCTTAGTATCAGCCTTCTTGTCATCAGTCTTTACGTCTTCCTTCTTATCAGAAGTCTTAGTCTCATTCTTTTTGTCAGTCTTATCTGTCTTTACTTCATTCTTCTTATCTTCCTTAGCGGAAACTTCGGAAGTCTTTTCAGTAGTTGTCTTAACAGTAGGCTTCTTATTTAATAAAACGTATGCAGATACACCAATTAGTGTAAGTAATAATACTACAACGATTAACTTTTTCTTGTGGTTTAAAATATTTTTTAACATAGCAATATACCCTCCGTATTTTATTTACATATTCATTATACTATATAAAAAATAAAAGTCAAGTGTTTTTATTAAAAATTTTCACTATTTTTTAAAAAATAAATAAAAAAAGGATAGATTTTACTCTATCCTTTTAGCATTTGCTACTTGTTTTTGTTCTTTTTAAGTAATACTGCGCCTAATGCAATACTAGCAATAATCAATACACCAGCATACACTAACATATTAGACTGAATACCAGTAGGTGGAACCTTATCATCAAGAACTGTAATAGAAATCTGGTCTACACCTAACTTATCCTTACCTGTTCTCTTAACTGGGTATTTTTCAGTAGATAATGTATAGCCTTCTGGAGCCTTAGTCTCCATCACATACATTTCATTATCTTGGTCATATGCGAGTTTGAAAGTAACCTTGCCGTTCTCGTCTGTAACTCCAACAGCGTCCTTGCCATTCTTATCCTTAGCAATAGTACCATCTGCATTAAATACTGTAATTTCTGCACCCTTGAGTACCTTGCTTGTATTGTCTTTATCAGCCTTTACAATAGATACTTCTAAGTCCATACTAACTGTTACAGTCTGTTCAGTATCTAAGATTTTTGCGTGGTGGCCTACTAGTAAGTCACCCTGTTCCATCTTTTCAAATGCAACAATCTTTTGACCTGCATACTTAGATGGGTTAATCTTAAATTCTACCTGAACTTCTCCGTCTGGAGTTGTTGGTGTAAATGTAACGCTTGATGTAATCACATCACCATTGTCGTTCTTGACACGCTCAAACAAGTCTGAAGGAGTTGCAGTCAATTCCTCAACACTCTTACCGATTGGTTTTACTGCAAGTTCACCAGTAACGGTGTATTCTTTACCAACTACTAAGTGCTTGTACTTAACTGTATCAACGATTGTTTGTTCTGTCTTGCTACCGTCAAGAACATTCTTTTGTGTTTCTTTCTCAACTGCCTTTGTATGCATCTTCACTTCATTAACTGTGATTGTTGTACCAATAGTGTTAATTTCTGTTTCGTCTAAAATCTCAAAGTCTGTGTATTGATTGATTAGGTAACCTTCTGGTGCCTTAACCTCAACCAACTTATACTTACCTGACTGTAAAGCATCTACAGCAGAAGTATACTGACCTAGACTATCTGTAACAATAGTTTCAACAGATTCTTCACCTGCCTTGATAATTTCAGAAGTGCCATCCTTATGCATATACTTAACATCAAAGTCATTTGCATTTAAAATCTTAAACTCGGCAACACCGATAGGCTCGTTAGTTTCTTCGTCAATCTTCTTGATTTCAAAACCACTACGCTTTACACCCTCGCTGATTGTGTATTCATTACCGCCAACCATCTGAGGAATATTCTGTAAGTTTTCTGTAATATTGAATAAAGCGATACCATCGGCAACCATCTCGTTGTTAGCGTTTAAAGTCTTACTCTTTAAAGTATAACCCTTAGGAGCCTTAGTTTCTTCAACTGTAATAGTACCAAGAGGTAATGTAGGGAATCCTGCCTGTGTTAAATAGAAAGCATCACCAGAAACCTTGTGTTCATCAGATAACGCTGTCATATAACGTCCGTTGTTAGCGATAGTCTTAATAACCCAAGTACGAGTAGGTGTCTCAGGAAGAGTCTCCTTAGTGTACTGACCTGCGTAGAACTTAACTGTAAATTCAGCACCCTCAAGTGATGCAGGGTTTTCAACCAAATCTTCTGAAATCTTAGTTAATTTAATAGCAACAGGGTCATTCATAGGTTCTTCATAAGAAGTGACTAACCAACTATCTTTCTTATAAGGAGAAACAACATGTACCTCAGGGTCTAACTTATAACCCTTAGGAGCCTTAGTTTCTTTTACATATAAATAAGGATTAGCAGAATCAAATGGAATCTGTTCTGGAGCCTTAACGTTACCAGTTGCATCAGTCACCAATGTATATAAAGGTGTATCTGATAGGTCAGCCTTGCGGTGAACCTCATATTCAGCGCCACTCAAATCCTGTGCATAGCACTCATTTCCCTTTACAACGTCAGGTAATGTACTAACCTTCTTAACACTTAAATCAATATTAGGAATAGTTGGCTCACCTTCAGCAACTGCCCATACAATCATAGTTAGGTTAGTATCTGCTGCCTTAGCAACACCATACTGCTCTAACCAATCTCTCCAGTTAGTACCGTTAGCACCATCACCATTGTTATAAGTAGTAGACCAACCTGTGTTATCAGGTAGTTCATCTACTGTACCAGGACGTGTTCCTGCAAGACGCATAACATTTGCTTTTGAGTCATAAGCGGCCTGCATATTGTCGCCACCGTCCCAATAAATACTTGTGACGCCGACAATTCTTGCACGGCCTGTAGCGGAACGTGCTTGTGCATCTGCAAGTGCTTCACGTGCAGCCTGCTGATAAATCTCTAAATACGGGCGTGTTCCACCATAAGCATTAGGATTCATTGTCTTACCAAGCATGCCTTCAATACGAGCCTGCATGTTGTTCATAGACGCTTCGCCCCAACCTTGAGCAGGTTCTCCATCAGCACCCCACTGGTCAAACCATACTGTATAGCCTGGATTGTCGCCCGTTACTTGGCCACCACCAGAACCACCTGAGCCTGAACCACCGTTCGCTGATACTGACTGTAATACACCACCTGCAAGAGTTAATACTGTAAATGCAGATAATGCAAAAGCCGTAATCTTTTTACTTAAATTCTTAAAGTTCATAATCTTTCCTTTCTGTAATTAGGGTAATCTATATTACCCATAAATATTTTCTATTTACGCACAATATATCAGTTTTACCCCTATATTTATATTGTACAAGAATATCTTCACACCAGAACACCGGTCATATAAGTTAATAAAAAAAATAAAAAACTAGACAAAAATCATCTAGTTCCTTTATTCAACAGATAATCAAAATAAGATTGGTCTGGTGCATGACTACGAGCCTCGTCATAAGTTATCAAGTCATTACGATATAAAGCAATTAGTTTGTGCTCCATTGTTTCTTGATTATCTTCTTGCATTTTACGCACTTCGCCAATTCTGTCTTCTTGAATAAGTTTTCTAATCTCATAGGTAATCGGTAATATTTCCCTAACAGGAAAACGCTTGGTTCCTTCTTTATTTTTAACCAGTACCTGATTAATAATACATCTTAAATTATCACCTAGAGTACTTAACACTCTCAACTGTTCATTACCTTCATACAGATTTCTAATACGATTTAATGTAACCACATTATTAACTGTATGAATTGTTGATACCGCTAAATGTCCTGTTTCAGATGCCCTTAACAACTCATCAACTTCATCACGATTACGAACCTCACCAATCATTATAATATTCAACGCACTACGCATGGAACTGGTTAAGCCACTACCAAAACTTCTACTATCATTCGGTACATCTCTCTGAACAATCGTTCCTAAACCATCATCAGAAAATATATACTCAATCGGTTTCTCAATCGTAACAATCTTCTTACGACTCGTCATTAATATATCCTGAATAATGGCTGCCAACGTGCTTGTCTTACCAGAGCCGGTTGCTCCACACACTAGAATAACACCAGCACCGTTGTCAAAATAACCTCTTAACTCACTATCAACATCTGCCTCTTCAAGAGTAAGAATCTTATCATTAATTGCTCTAAAAGTCATTTGTGTAAAACCGAACGTTCTACCCATATTCACTCTAAATCTTCTTCCCTTAAAAGGACCACGTTGAATAACATAACTACCGTCATATTCAAAATCTCGTGCATAGTAACCTCTATTTTCATGAGTTAAAATACTAACGACAAGCATTTCGGTAATCTCTCCGTTAACCACAGGGAAATCTTTACACTTCACAATATCACCCAATACAGAGTATGCAATATCATGGTCAGGTATAATATGTGTATCACTAGCACCAATAATCAGACCATAACTTAACACTAAATCTAAATTAAAATTACCAATCCATCCACTTAAAGAATAATCGTTACCTAACTCATCATCATAAAACGGACACTCACTAAATTCTAATTTTAAATTAAACAATTCTTCATTTCTTTTAAAAGGCATACTCTATATTCTCCATTTATTTTCATTTCCATCAACGAGACCGTCTTTATTAATCATTGGCACAATATCATAATTTGTAAAGTTAATCTGTTCTGCACATTTCTTAATACGTTCAGCAATGGCTCTATCACTCGTTATATAGATTACTTTACCATAAACCCTGTTATCAGTCTTGTACATACTTAGTTTACGAATATACTCCTCTTCTGTTTTAATAGATTTTTCGACTTCAATCGCAATAGAATTAGGACTACCATCTTTATTTCTGCCACGTCTAACCACAATATCAGGCAGTAAATACTCTTGACCGATACCGTCATACATTAACAGATACATATACTCATTACCAATTTCAAACTCCGGGCTATCAGCCTTTCTGCCACTATTTTCCCAAGTACGCCAAGCCGTTTCCCACATATTCCTCATAATGCGTGATGTTTCACCTTTATAGTTATCTTTAACGAATAGACCACCCTTAACATCGTACATCTTAGAGTAATAACTACTCATAATATCCATTTCCGGAATAATGTATTCACCCTTAATCATCTCACCTGAAACAGGGTCACAACGATTATATACGGGGTATTCTGGAAGATTTAAAATATTTAAACAACCACTATATAAGCAAGCAACAACATGGTTTACATAGATACGTTCTGCAAGACTGCTAAGCCCTGCCTGTTCTCTATTTACAGTTCTGCGATTACTTCCAATCAACGCTCTACCAAGGTTAGTCAATATCCATACACCAGGCGAATTAAATACTTGTAAACATCTAGTAATACCCATTCTCTGTAACTTTAATAACTGCTGGTATATACTACTTTTAGTACGCCCAGTAGCATACATCAAATTATTTAAACTGGCCAATTTAACTAAGTCAATAAAGTATAGAACATCTAAATCACCAAAGGAAATATAACTCTTACGCTTTCTTCCTTTATCTTCATTTACACTTCTCTTACCAGTATAATAGCCAACACTTAATAACTTAGCCTTTTCTTTTTCAGATAAATTACTATCAGGACTTAACAACTCTTCAAGAACTTTTTTATCAATACCAAGGAAGTGTAATATATTCTTTTCATATACACCAGTCTTATTATATCTTCGCAAAAAATCCCTAGTATTTTCTTTGACAGTTTCTTCTCTAACCTGCTCTTTACCAAGACCTTTTAATTTAACCAATTGCTCTTGATATCCTTTACGATAGATATTGTCAGTATCAATTACCTCATTATCCTTAACTGACTTGACAATCTTACTTAAACTGTTACGTTCTCTCTTGGCTCTTTTATGTTTAAAATATTCAGATAGAGTAAGACCAGAAGAATTAACAACTAAATCACCTTTGTCGCCAACTAATGTCTTACTACCAATTTCCTCAACCTTATATAGCAACTCATCTTGATTAAAAATCTTAGGACTTTCTTCATGAGCCGTCTTAGTTATGATACTATCAGTTTCTATATTATGTATATCCAAATCGGTTTTGATACCTCTGCCATGATTAAGCCTCATCGGTTGAATGTACTCTAACTCGGTAGTTTCCTCATCACTATCAGAGCCTTCTCTGATAATATCCAAGATATCTTCAACATCCTCACTATCATTTTGTAACAAACTATCAATATAGTCTGAAAAGTTTTCATTCTTATCCTTCATGCTTTGCTACCCTATGTTTTTAACAACCTTTCTTCGATAACTATATCAGTTTTGCTTATAAAAGATACAAGAAGGACTTAAAGTAATTAAAAATTGATATATAATGTCATTTTAACTGATTTTGACCCGTTTCCGCAGACGAACCCTCGAGCAAACCCCCTCCTCCCTCTCTTTCTCATTATACCTGTCCTGTATAATTCAATAGATATGTAGGTGCATCCTGTAACCTGAACTCGCTGACTGCTCGTCATGTTAAGTCTGCCTGTCCATCACTTACTCGCCTAACGCTCATAAGATGACGTCCATAGGGGAGTTTGCTTTACTTCTCCGCACTCTGCGTAGACGTAAAGGTGCTGGCGATAACTGGCCATAGCAGTAGAGCAGTACAAGTCATATATATATATGCTCCATAGGTGAAAGGCGTATAGCCCGCTCGCTGTACGCTCACCGGGCATCTAGCCCCCTCCTGTCAAACAGGAGAGGGCATGTGGAGTGCACGTACGCTCTAGCGTACCTATACACGGCAGGAGAAGTACAGTAGTTGCCACAATGTAGCATCATATGTTCATCATCTGTCATACTAGCACAGCAGGAATCCCGGCATAGCCTCATCGCTTGCTGTACGCTCGCTAGGAAGTGCAGGTGAGTATCAACTGCACGAGCAAAGACCAACCGCAAAAAACACTATACTTCCACCCACAAAAGCGAAGCGTAGAAGCAAGTACAGGACAGAGTCATGTACGGGCGTAAAAACTAAAAACAACTACCAAAAGACTAACTGCAAATAAAGCAGAAACCGATAGGAGTATAGGAAATAGATGTGGATGATGGGAATAAGGATAATAAGGGAGAATAGGGAAAGTAGGGAGAGGTGATGGCATGGGCTGAATGGATGGAGTGGGTTTTGGTTTTTGCTGAAGCATTTTAGGATGTCATTTATTATATAGTTAGTCTTTTAGAATACTTATAATTATTTTACTTGACAGGAGTAGTTATTTATGATTGTGCTATTATGGGTCCATTGTATTACCCGTTCTGCATATTGTTAACGCTTTATTTAACCCTTCTAGTTCATCTTAACTGTACTGCTTTTATCACCTGTCTGGTTATGGTCTTCTGTGGACTCTTATGTTAGAGGTTGTTGGCTGTGTATTATCTCCGCTATACTCTTGTTGGCTGTGTTTATTGGCGCTGTACAGATTGCTGTATAACTATTTACGCTGTATTACAATTCTTATGTTGTATTTATGACCCCCTGTGTTAGTATTTGCTAACTACTCTAAGCCATCAAGCGTCTTAATGCACTACACTCTCTACTTCTGGTGTTTACTCAATCGTCTTTTTCTTTTCATAGTTGCTTCGGCCGTTTCTCTCACGATGTAACTGTTGTCGTGGATTAGAAAGTTCAGTCCGTATCCCTGTTCGGCTACGGCTGCTCTCACCCATGGGTTTTCGTCACAGACTAAGGTATCTAATCCATATCCCTGGCGTGCAACGGTACATCTTACCCATGCTGTCTTATCATGAATTAGGACATCTAGGCCATATCCTTGTTCAGCGACTGCTCCTCTTACAAATTCATGTTCATCGTTAATTAGAATATCTAGTCCGTAACCATGCTTAGCGACTTCTGTTCTAACTCTGTGGTCTTCATCGTGAACAAGGACATCAAGTCTGTAACCACGTTTAGCCACGTCTAAACGAACGTCGGCATCTTTATCATGGACCAGGACATCTAATTTATAACCTTCTCTGACGCAGATTTTTCTATGTGTATATTTATCGCTATGTAGTAAGTTTTCTAGTACTTCTTGTCTCATATCTTTACCTCTATTATTCTACTACTCTATTATACTACTATTCTCGATTAAGTCAATCACTTTTAAATTTACCATTACTGCCAGTATTTTAAATTACCTATGATTTTTCAGTAGTTATATTAGTTTTATGGCCATTACTTTTACTAGCATTTTAAATTTACTATTATTACCAGTATTTTAAGTATAACTATGATTTATCAGTGGTTACGTTGGTTTTATGGCTATCACTTATTGCCAGTGTTTTAAATTGGTATATGATTTATCAACGACTATATAAACACCTTACTATTATTGTAAGATGCTTGTTGTTGTTTTACTTGTTCTAATTTTTATTATCTAAGACTACTCTATTCCCGTTCGGTTGTATTACAGGCTACAGTATGTAATACTTCTGCTGATTTGCTCGGCCTGATTTACTTAACTATCTGGCTGTTAGTTTATTCACCAGCTGGCTTGTACAGCACTTCATGAACAGTCCAATTATTCATTATCCCCTAATGTCGCTTTTTAATCCCCTAATAAAACTTTAACCGGTTGTTCCCCGGCCGGTTACTACCAGTGTATGCTTCAAAGACATTGCTACACCGATACAACCCATATCTGTTTTAAACATGTTAAGGCGGTTTTAGTATATATACGTTCTATGCTTGAATAAAAGCACTCTACTGTTTTAAAGTTGAGTGCTTATTAGGTTTACTTTTATTTTGATGACATATCTGCGTTTTCTAATGCATATCTCCTTACATATGCATCTTCATCGTTTATTAGGATATCTAAGCCGTATTTCTGTTTTGCAACTGCCATTCTAACAAGGCAACTTTCATCGTTTATTAGAGTATTTAGGCCATAGCCTTGCTCTGCAACGGTTGCTCTAACACGGTCATCCTTATCGTGGATTAAAGTTTTAAGTCCATAACCATGTCTAGCAACTGCCATTCTAACTTCGACATGCATATCGTGAACAAGTTTATGCAGGTCATAGCCCTGCTCTGCTACCATTGTCCTTACTACCCAAGACCTATCGTTGATTAAGGTGTCTAGGCCATACCCTTGTCCAGCGACTTCTGCTCTCACACGTTCAAGTTTATCTTTAATTAAAATCTCTAAACCATAGCCTTGTCTAGCAACGGCGGCCCTTACGGAACCACCATCATCATTAATTAAGATATTGAGGCCGTATCCTTGGTCTGCGACGGCTGCTCTGACCATTTCTTTTCTATCGTTGATTAAAGTATCTAGACCATAGCCTTGACGGGCTACGGTTGCTCTAACGATAGCCACTTTATCGTTAATTAGGATATTGAGGCCATAACCACGCTTGGCGACTTCTGTTCTGACGTAAGGGCTATCATCATAAATTAGAACATCTAGTTTTTTATCTAACTCTGCCATCTTCATGCGGGTTGCAACATTTTTACTATTAACAAGGGTATCAAGTCCGTAGTCGTGCAAGAGGCACTTATACTCAAGATGGACATCATTACTATTTAACCATTCCTCTAGGGTTTTCTCATCTACGGTGGTATTCGTCTTAGTACTGGTCATTTACGTTATTACCTCGCTTATTGTTGAGATAAGTTAAGACATTTCTTGCTATAGTTCTCACGTAGGTATCTGTATCGTTAATTAGGATATCTAAGCCGTAGCCTTGGCGGGCGACCTCTTCACGCACATCTCTATCAACATCGTTAACAAGGATATTTAGGCCATAACCCTGACGGGCTACTGTACGGCGCACGTCAGGACGTGGGTCTGCTATTAACTTATCTAAACCGTATCCTTGTTTTGCCACTTCTATTCTAACCCATTTATTGGCACTGTTAACTAATTCATCTAGGCCATAGCCGTGATGTATAACTTCTAACAACACACCTACACTAGTATCATGCACTAACTTATCTAAACCGTAGCCTTGCCTAGCAACGGCTGCTCTGACGATGGAACTATTATCATTGATTAGAATATCGAGGCCATAGCCCTGTTCTGCGACTTCTCTTCTTACCACCTCTGAACGGTCGTAAACTAACTTATCTAAGCCGTAACCCTGTCGGGCTACTGCAACTCTAATTCTTTCACTACTACTCTTTATTAAGATATTGAGGCCGTATCCCTGCTTGGCTACTTCTATACGTACATAAACGTTACGGTCATGGACTAGTCTATCTAGGCCATAGCCTTGTTTAGCGGCACGCATTCTAGTTTGATACCAGTTACTATTCACCATTTGTTCTAATACTGCGTTGTCCATACTTATACACCTCTACGATTTACTATACTATTATACTACAATTACAAAAAAGAGTCTAGTGGTTTTTAGACTCTTTTAATTAGACATCACTTTTTGCAGGTTAATTCTAGCCTGAGCCTCGGCAGCGATAATACAGTTTTCATCTTTGGCCAACTTTTCTAAACCGTAATTATGTTCAAGCACAGCGTTTTTAACATTAGAGGAAGAATCACTAACTAGAATATTTAAACCGTAGCCCTGTTCTGCTACGACCTGGCGAACATCAGGAGAGGCATCGTGGACCAGTGCCCATAAGTGGTAGCCACGTTTTGCGACTTCTTCTCTAACTAGTGCAGACCTATCTTTTATTAACACATTCAGGCCATAGCCTTGCTTGGCAACGGCCATTCTAACATAAACATCTTCGTCATAGAGCAATTTTTCTAAACCGTATCCCTGCTCTGCTACGGCAGCCCTCACAAGGCCGCTCACGTCATCGACCAGTGTATCTAAACCGTAACCCTGTTCTGCTACGACTGCTCTTACGCCTTCATCTTCATCACGAACTAAGAGGTTCAACCCATAACCTTGTTGGGCTACTGCTCTCCTAATATACTTATTTTCACTATACACTAAAACATCTAGGGCGTATCCTTGGCTAGCAACGGCTGCCCTTACAGTGAAAACATCATCATGGACTAAAATATCTAAGCCGTAGCCTTGGCGTGCGGCCGCCTCTCGAACCCACGCACTACTATCATGAATAAGCCTGTCTAGGCCGTAACCTTGGTGGGCGACTTCTAAACGAACTCGTGGGTCATCGTCATTGATTAAGATGTCTAGGCCATAGCCCTGTCTAGCGACTTCGATTCTAACGGCTGGTTCCTCATCATGAACTAAGATATTTAAGCCGTATCCTTGTTTAGCAACTTCTCTTCTAACATCCATGGATGTATCGTTCACGAGGATATCAAGGCAGTATCCTTTACTTGCGATGTATTCCCGTATACCGAAACCCTCTTCATGGACTAATACATCTAAACCGTATTTTAGGTCTACACAGTTCATCTTATCGAAACAGTTGCCGTTTTTTACTAATTTATCCAGTAGTTTTGTATTCATGGCGTACCAACACTTTCCTTAAAATCCTTATTTTTACATAATCATTATAACATTTAAAGAGTATAATGTCTAGTGGCTTTGTCTTGCCGGAGAACGGTTTTAAGCGTGTTTTTACTTAAATGTGATAAGTTATTCAGCCCGTTGGTTTTTGACTGGTTTTAGGCTTTAAAAGTCACACGGACGAGGGTATAAAACGGTTTTAAGCGAATAAAAAAAGAGTTTAAAAAACATTAAACTCTTATCATTATTACACTTTAACAAAAATGGCTCATTGCACAACCACTGGTTACATACTTCCTGAAGTGTTCATAGGTGGTATAGCACCAATATACTTATATACAGCCCGAAGAACATACCCATCTCTATCATGAGCAAGAACATCTAACCCATAACCTTGTCCAGCAACGGACGCTCTAACATTGGCGCTTATATCATGGATTAACCTATCTAAGCCGTAGCCCTGTTGTGCCACTACTGCTCGCACCATTGCGTTTTCATCGTTAATAAGAACGTCTAGGCCGTATCCCTGTCTGGCGACTTCTTGGCGAACCATTGCCATCGGGTCATGTATCAACTTATCTAAGCCGTGTCCGTTGCTGGCGACCATTGCCCTAACACACGCACTTTTATCGTTAATAAGTGTATCTAAACCGTAGCCTTGACGTGCCACGGCCGCTCTAACATCCAATACACTGTCATGGATTAAAATGTCAAGTCTGTATCCTTGGTTAGCAACTTCTACTCTCACCATATAAGTTTCATCATTAATCAGTCTGTCTAGGCCATACCCTTGGCTGGCTACGGCCGCTCTAACAAGACGGTTTGTATCGTCAATAAGTCTATCTAAACCGTAGCCTTGCTGGGCAACGGCTGCTCTAACATCATCATCTTCATCGTTAATTAGGACATCTAGTTTATAGCCACGCTTTGCTACGGCTGCTCTGATGCGCCAGTCCTTATCTTTTATCAGGATGTCAAGACCACAATCCTTCTCAACGCATTCACATTTAGCACGGTAATCATCGCCTGTCAATTTTTGAATGAGTTTTCTAGTCTCTTTATTCTCAATTATCTCATGATATCCTAGAACTTTAGCGTTTTTCAAAATTTTCATCTAGTGTCACCCCTTTTTGTATTCTACTGCCCGTTGTTATCCCACAACTCATGAACCAGATATATATTCTTTTCTCTAAGATTACCTGGCAATTCAACTTCAAAGTTAAGTTCATGAAGAACGAGTGGCTCTGTTTCAGTTGGCAATGCTTTGACACCATAGACTTGACCGTTATGGACTGCAACAAAATAAAACTCATGTGTATAGAGTTCATATAAGCCTTTAACTGATTTCAGACCTATTTTAACCTGTTCTCCTTTAATCAAGAATAGTTCTATAAAGAAAATTGGTAATGCAACGAAGGCATATGCTTGCCTAAATAGAAGTTCAGGATTAAAAGCACAGATAGTATTTGCAACAATAAAAGAGAATATCATACAAAAACCATGCAGACCTGTAACAGTCATCTTACGGAGAAAAGGCATGCCTGTATATAAACGCATGCCTAATTTGTTAGTCTCTTTTAGGATTTCTTTTTTACTTAGTACCGATGTCATGGCGCTATACTCCTTTCATTTCTTTTGTACTTGGCGCTAATATCACGGCGCCATGCTCCTGTCAAATGAAGCAATATTCTTGGGAACGTTCAGGTTACTCTTATTCTCTTGTGAGAACTACCATCCCTGAACTAATTTACCACGGTTGCGCCTTTCCGAAGTGTTTTTAAACGCCTACACTCAAGGCTTGAATTAAAATGTTCTTGGCAGCATTTACATCTCTATCGTGATGTGTACCACAGTCAGGACAAGTCCACTCTCTAACTGAAAGTGAATTTACTATATCCTTATGATACGCTCCACATTCGGAACAGATTTTTGAACTTGCATAGAATCTGTCCACTTGAACAAGTTTCTTCCCATACCACCGACATTTATATTGAATGAAACCAAGAAGTTGTAACCACCTCACATCTGCGATTGAATACGCTAGTTTGCGGTTCTTGATTAAACCACTTACGTTCAAATCTTCCATTGCAATGAAGTCATAGTTTCTAACTAATTCAATGCTCAACTTGTGGTTGAAGTCTTTAGCACAATTCGCAATGTGTTCGTGAAGTTTAGCAACCTTATGTTCCTGCTTTTGGTAATTCCTGCACTCATCAAGGTTTGCGTTTACTCTCTCTAACTTGGTTCTCATTTTCGAGAGTTTACGCTGTTCTTGGGCGAGTTTATCTTTAAAAGCATAAGAAAACCTTGGTCTTTCGTATCTCGTTCCATCACTACCGATAAGAAGGTCTTTTAAACCCAGGTCGAAACCAATTTGCCCTCCTGTCTTAGGAAGTGGTTGAACTTCTGTTTCAATGCAGATAGAAGCGTAATATTTACCTGTATTCGTTCTTTCCACAGTGATGTTGAAAATCTTATACACTTCTGGCATAGAGAATCTCTTGGTCTTAATTTTTCCTAACTTCGGAAGTTTTAAATGCTTATTGTCAACAACACTTGCATTCCCACGGTTATAAGGTGTTCTATAAGACTGTTTTAAGTCATGTTTAGATTTAAACTTAGGAAAACCAAAATGGCTTCTGTTTTTAAAGAAATTATCTAAGGCAGAACAAAAGTCCCTAACTGACTGCTGTAATGCACAGGCATCCGCCTCTTTCAAAAATTCATATTCATCTTTTAACGGCACCAAGTCTGTAAACCGTTTATTTCTAGGAGTGAAGTGATTGGTCTGCTCGTAATAGGTTTTGCAAACTTCTAATGTATAGTTATATATAAATCTTACACAGCCGATAGTTTTATTGATTAAAACTTCCTGCTCTTCGGTTGGGTATAGCCTCACTCTAATACTCTTTTGAATCATTGCTATATCCAACTCCTTTCCTTAACTGATAAAACACACATACTCTTTTTTATATTTTAACACTTACAAGTCAAATTATCAATAGGTTGATATGTCATAGTCGTAATAATCTCCACCACTTAGGATATTCCATGTGTTTTCTTGTCCGAGTGTCACAATATCAAGGTGACTTAAAAGCCAGTTGGTTGAGTGAGTCGAATCATCGTCAAATAAGTACGAATGCACACGGACATAAGGGTTACTATAATTTACTGAAAAATGTTCTAATACATCTTTTAGCGTTGCTTTCATTTCCATACAGATACCTCTTTCTTTTTTACAGTACTATTTTAACTTGTTTCAGTAGTTTTGTCAAGAGGCATAGTCCAAATAAAAAAGACTAAGCGAAGTTTCCACCTAGTCTGTACACCCTACAACCCGATAATTGTGTTGGCGATATCTTTGGCGAGGTCAGTACCCATCTTTGTAAAGATGCCTGTTGCACCGAAAAGTGCAACTGCACCGAATACAACAACTGCTACTAATACTGCTACTAGTACGTCCTGGATGATTTTACGGATACCACCACCAGATAGGAAGTCTTTAACAATGATGTAGATTACGAAAAGTAGGTAAATCCACGTAACATAGTTGGACACAATCGAATTGAACAGGTTTTCAAAGCCTGCGTTTAAAATAAACATAAGTCTATCTTCCTTTCTCTCTATACAGGATATATCACTTTTTCTTGATATATTTAAAAAAGAAGGAGTAGGTCATGAAAATTCAACTAACAAAAGAGAACTTAAATACTTTAAAAACTTTATTTAAACCCAAGACTGGTTTACCGGTTCACATTCACGGTTACGAGTTTAAGGAGAATCCTGAATTATGTGCATACATTCACAATCAAGAGATTCTAATAGACGAAAGACTAAGAGGTGTTTTTAAATGAGATACCATAGAAGCCCTAAAACAGGAACTTATCAAATCTGTAGAGCGAAAAATAAATGCCCTTACGGTGGTTTCCATACAGAATCTTTACCTGAAATCATCGAATACTGCAACCAATACAATGATATTTTAAATATGCCTTTAGAGAAGAACAAAGAATTAGCAGAACGTGATGAAGAAAATTATGACTTATACAGAACAGTGCTTTGTGAGCGTGTTAAGGCTACCGGCGAGCGTAGTTTCAGTTTAGATAGTATGAATGTATCAGATTATTTGGAAGATAATGCCGGTGCCTCTATTGACGTTAAGGGCAATAAATATGTGATGAACGGTTTTTCAGTGTCTCCTTATCCTGAATACTCTCTAGGTTTAGATATTGAAAACAAGTCAGACGAAGAGTTTAAAAACGAATTAAAGGAGTATATGAAACAGCACAAAGACATCTTATCAAAAGAAAATCATATCTTGGGATTATGGAAGTCTCCTTTTGACAAGAAACTATACGTTGACATTTCGATTGTCTGTGGAAATGCAAAAGAGTGTCGTATTATTGGTGCTGATAAGGACCAGCAGGCGTATTTCGACTTTCAGACACTCTCGGCTATCACAATTAATGCAAATGCAACAAGTGGCCAAATTGTTGCAACTGATTAACTCTTTTATAAAAAATCTTGTATAATATGAGTGAGAGGTAAGGAGATAACAAAATTATGAGCAATACAATTCCACGCATGTTTGATGTTGAGAAGGAGCAAGAGGGTTCTAAATACACCTTAAAGGTAGAGGTTCCTCAGTACTTACCGTCAAGCGTGTGTCCTGAAGTAGAACACTTATTAGACACAACAAAATATTACCAAGTCTTACACAATATTGAAAAGAGTAATGTTTCTGAAAAAGAAAAGCAGTTCTTACGTTTAAGTGCAACTAGATTAATCGGTTTCAATTTTTCATTAATCGCTGACTATTACAGCCATGCAAGCAAGGAAATGCAAGAACTTATGGAAGAACAAGCGTTGGTTATCATTGATATTAATGACGCTATTGCAAATGGCTATGTAGAATACAGTAAGACTATGGATTCCCTATTACGTAAACAACTAGAGGAGAACAAGAATAATGGATAGAAACTATGCGATTATTATCCCTACGCATGGCCGTCCTGATAGACTTTTCACTTATAATACTCTCATGAAAAAGAAGTTTACAGGCAAGGTATACTTCTTAATTGATAATGAAGATGACCAGGCAGATGAATATTACCGTCTATTCGGCGATAAGGTTGTTATGTTTGATAAAAAAGAACAAGCAGAGCACACAGATATCTGCACATTAAAGGGTAAACGCAACGCAGTTGTCTATGCACGTAACGCAATACCTCGTATCGCTAAGGAACTAGGTCTTGATTACTACATCGTTATGGATGACGACTATGTATCATTCTGTATGCGTTGGGAAGACGGCACAGCCTTAAGACGTACCGAAATCAACGACTTAGACACAGCGATTGAAGAAACATTTAAATTCTTAGATGAATCTGGTGTTGACTGTGTTGCCTGGGCGCAAATTGGTGACTTTATCGGCGGCCAAGGCTCAGGTTTATGGAAACAGCGTTTAAAGCGTAAAATTATGAACGTGTTTTTCTGTAAAACCGGTTGCGATTTTGAATTTAAGGGCAAAATCAACGAAGATGTAAACTGTTATGTGTACCTAGGTAGACAAGGCAGAACGTTCTTAACAGTTCGTGACTTTGCTATCGACCAAACAGTTACACAGGCCAACGCCGGTGGATTAACTGATATATATTTAGAGCAAGGTACCTACATTAAATCTTTTTACTCTGTTATTTGTTGTCCATCTTGTGTAAAAGTTGGCGTCATGGGTAGTGGAGATTACCGTTTTCATCATAAAATCAACTGGGAAAGAGCAGTACCTAAGATTATTAGCGACCAATTTAAGAAAAAGTAAATTTAATTTTAGCGTTAAAACCGTTTTATGCCCTCGTCCGTGCGACTTTTTAAGCCTAAATCCAGTCAAAAACCAACGGGCTGATACATTGTTCAGATTTAAGTAAAAACGTGTTTAAAACCGTTCTCCGGAACGATTCAGAGTCTTTAAAGTGCAGACTTAAAACAGCACTTTTTAAAAATCAACACACAGGTAGTTTTAAAGACAAGTTCGATTCTTGTCGTGTTGTCAAAGAAAAAACTGATATATAAAGTGAATTACCAGAAAGGAGGCATAAGTTATGCCAGAAAATAATAGAAACTTAACGAATGCCTCTAGCATTCAAAAGAACAACACAGAGGTAAATACATTATTTACAAACGAACTAGAACAATTTAACTCTATTACGAACATTACAGAGATGCTACATATCATGCAGGCACCATTTAGAGCGTCTAGTATGAATAAGGCATCTGTCATGGGTGGTGGTTACCAACTTGAAGTTAACACACTTTATCGTAACCAAGGTTACAAGAATAAAAATTTTATCTTTGATGAGTTTACACTTAAAAACATCTCTGACGAAGATAAACAACATTTATACGTAAACAATGGTATCTATGCAACCTCTAAATCACGTCTGTTAGAAATGGCAAAGCATTACACAGAAGAAAATCATTACGACCGTTATGCATTTGCAAATACGGGCGAACAATATAATATGCATAGTGCCAAGTTTGACTTCTTCTATAAAGGAGACAAACTAGCAACACAGACATTAGAACTTAATACAACAGATGTTATACGTCACCGTAAGTCAGACCTTCGTGGGTTCATCGGATATGATATTGATATTGATAATGTAAATGCAGAGAGAGCAAAGAACCTAATTGATGATATTAACGACGGTGTTGTTCCTACACCTACAATGGTTGTAGTAACAGGTACAGGTGTTCATTTAAAATACATCTTTACATCACCGATGGCTATCACAAGTAATACAGTATTACAAAAATATCAGACTATGCAGGGATTATTCTCTCGTATGTTTACACATGACGCACGTTACTGTGGTAAGGAACAGGAAACTGGCTCTTATCAGCGTGATTTGCCTATCGGTCAGTTAATGCGTGCAGTAGGCAACGTTTACGATAAATACGATGACTGTTCTATTTTAACAGCAGGCTATACATCAGGCGTTTATAGCGATATTAATACTTTGAATGAATGGGCTGATATTCCTGAAATTGAAATCAGCAGAAAATCATCAGCGATTGCCTATGATAATGCGAAGGCTCGTAAACTATCAGCAAGAGAATATCAACGTTTATATGACACTTTCTTAACTGAAGGTGTAGGTAATCGTACACGCCATAGAAATGCATTATTCTACCACATGTTGATTGAAGGAGACATGTCTTTTGACGAGGCGTTGGTTCAAATTAACATTATGATAAATGAATTGAACGAAAGATTCCCTGTACAAGGAAACCCCGTTCGCTTATTAACAGTAAACGAGGCACGCAAGTTCGACCCTAACAGTCCAGAGTGTGATGTCAAGTATTGCAACAAGTATTTAAGTACAAGTGCGATTGTTGATACAATTATGTATAAGAACAATATTAAACAAAAACGATACAGAACCGGCTTAAGTCAGAGCGAAAATATCACGAAGGTCAACAAGGAAACCGTTCACCGTATTGGATTACGTGCAGAGTGCTTGCTATACGCTATTGTAAACACATTAAATAATGATAGGGGTAATAAATCTGGAGTGGCAAATTACAACGGACAACAGTGTATTATCGGTGATTACGATTTTACACCTTTTGTGCTGGCTCATACGAATACTTATAACATTGGTGGGGATATACTTCAACGCCCGGTTAAGCGTTCTTATGAAGTAATTGACAACCCGGATGCTGAACGTAGCCAAACAGTGTTGGTTAGAGTATTTGAATACCTAAACGGTACTTTAGTTCAGCGTATAGGCTTAACAGATATTTACAGTAATCGTCAGCAGTTAATCCATAGCCTATTGCTCGCCTCAACACCACAAGCAACAAGGGATGAGTTCTATAGCCGTTACGCAGGCGTGGCAGTGCCTACTAGATACACTGTCCAGAGCGAAGAGTTGTATAGAGAAATGAACACTTACTTTAACATTTTACTTTCATTATCACACCATCACTTCAACAAGATTAGAGAGGGTGTGAGAGCGGAGCATGCTTATATCACTGGTAATGTACTTACAGAGAACTATAATAAAGTTAATGAGTCTCTATTACGTATTAAGGGATTATTAGATTTATTCAACGTTAAGCGTGAGGCTGTTATTAAGAGTGGTGTTAGCACTAATGTTATCAACGCTATTTATGCGACTAATAGAAAGTCATTAGCACTTGCACAGCAGATTGAGCAAGAATTATTAGCAAGCCAGTTACACGATATGTTAATCAACTTTAATGGTAAGCGTATGCCTCTACAGGAGCGTTTAGATAAGTACGAACAAATCTTAAACTTTGTAAGTATTAATAATATAGAGTTAAGTTTTGACAACACATACCAACTATGGCACGGAATCAGTGCGTTAGGTAACCAGGCAAAGACACACAATGAACTGTTCATTACTGAAATAAACAGACGTTGGGACCGTCTTCAGGCACTAGCACCTACGATTTTAGCAACAGACAATCTAATCAGACGCTTTATTCATAAAGGTAAGGGCAATAAGACTAGACTACATGGTACATTTATGTATGTATGTTACTTACGTAAGCACTTAGGTTTCTTAGACATGTTGCCAGTAGATGTAAGTTTCCCATTTACAAAAGCATATAAATATGTAGGTATCGAACTCACAAAGATTGGTAGAGAACTCTTAGAATATAACAATGATAACAGTTATGCTATGAGAATGTACCCAACATTCGACCCTAGAACAGGTAGCAAAGGTTATGCGTACAAGGAGTTCACAGACCGTGGTTACATCATAGCACTAGCGAAGTATTACCGTATAAGTGGTAAATACAGAAGTGATGAAGAGGTAATGAGGTTAGCAAAGAATTTAATGAGTCAATTTAAGAGTAAGGACCTTTCTGCGGAAAATGGTATGAGACTATTAGAAAGATTAAAAAATGAAACTATCTCATATCTCAACGACCTTAAGTTAATGGGTAAACCGGAAGATAATTCAGAATATGTAATCTTTGAAGATACAGATGGTAATGCAGATATTCCTGCAACAGTTATTACAAAAACTGACTTGGTAGGAGAAAATCTGTGGACCTGACGATACCCTCATTGGCCCTCAAACACATCTAAACTAAAATAAAACTAGTCTAAATGGTATAAAATTAGATAAAAATAAACTCACTGATTAAATTTCTAGTGAGTTTTTATTTTTTGCCTCATGGTCATATCTTGTTCATATTCGTTATCATATTGTAGGGTGTTATCCCTACCTCACACCTTAAACTAAAACAACTTCTAATAGTTCTGGAACTTTAAGGTATAACTTCTGGAACTGTTAGAACTAAAACAACTTCTAATAGTTCTGGAACTAGTAGTAATAACTCTTGGAACCAATACATCTTGGAACTACTAGTTCTAATAACACCAAAGCGTACCTCTACTAGAACGTAAACCACTAATACTAGTACCCTTAATCCTATCAGGAAACTGTTATCACTAATACTCTTAGAACAAGAGACTCCTAGGATAACTCCTATTGATAGTACCCTTTAAGATAATTACTCTTCTAATGTTTAATTCCACCTTAACAGTCTTAATACATTATCATTTCAACTCTTTAGCCTAAAATAAGACCACCTATAATACCGGTAGTCCTATTGTCCCTTTATACTTTCAATAGACCATAAGTTCTTCCTAACGTAGAGTAGTCGTTCTTAGATTTTCTTCTTAAATCCACATCAAACTACACCTAACATAGTTCTTATTCATTCCACTCATGATTTATATCTTCACTTAATATATCAAGATTAGGACTGTCACCAATAGGTTCTTCTTGTTATTCCATCTAAACCTATTCATCTAAGTATATTCTTTTACACCTACTATCCTAGGTCCAATAACCTTAGTAAATAACCTTAGTACCTACACCTACTATCCTAGACCTACTAACCATCTTATACCTACGCTTTAGACTTTGTGTCTTAGGTATTCTTAACTCTAAACCTATTAGACCTTAGGCTCGTTGTTCTCTTATGCCTTAGGGATATTCCTTTATAAAACTACTTAATCCTATACCATCTAGTGACCATAAGGCGTCAGCCCTTAGGTATATATGACCATAGGTGCCACGGCGGGCGAATTTTTGAAGTTTTTAAAAATTTTGTTGCAAAGTAATAAAAAGTTGTATAATATAAGTGTAAGGGTATGAAGGCACCTTATAAAAGCATTCTCATATGGCGGGATATTATCAATGGTAGATGGTCGGGTTCATACCCCGAAGGTTGCAGGTTCAAGTCCTGCTCCCGCAACTTTTCTAAACCAACAGCAAAAAAATAAAAACTTTCTCATGGTAAAGAAAAAAATAAAGGTTTAGAGTGATTTTCCTACCTAACAGCAAAACATTAAATTTCTATTGGTCAGAAAAAAAGAAAAGAGGTAAGAGTTATTTATGAATTTTACAAATTTATTAGAAAATGAATTAAATTACACAGAAACAGAGAACGGTGCGATTGCACTACGTTCAACTAAGAGTGGTTTATTAGATGCTTTTAGTACATTAGCAACATTCCGTGAAACAGATGAAGATACAATCATCAAGACTTTTAATCTTGCTTATGCAGAAAACAAAGAATTAGCGATGAAGTTGTTATTTTATGTTCGTGATATTCGTGGTGGACAGGGTGAACGTAGGGTTTTCCGTGTTATTATGAATTATTTAGCAAAGAATAAGCCAGAAGTAGTTATCAAGAACTTAGATAACTTTGCTTTCTATGGTCGTTATGATGACTTGTTATGTTTATTAGATACACCAGTTGAACGTGAAGTTCTTGATTTAATTAAGGAAACACTAAAGGCAGATGTTAAGTCTGTTGATAATGGTGGAGCACCAAGTCTTATGGCTAAGTGGTTACCATCTATTAATGGTGTTAAGAATACACGTAAGGTTGCATTAAAGATTGTAAATGGTCTTAATATGTCTGAACGTGAATATCGTAAGACATTATCTAAGTTACGTAGAGCGTTAGACTTAGTTGAAATTAAGATTGCAGAGAATCGTTATGAAGATATCGACTTCTCTAAGTTGCCATCTAAAGCACAGATGGTTTATCGTGAATTATTCATGCGTAAGGCACAGGAACGTTATTTGGTGTATCTAAAAGAACTTATGACAGGTAAGGCTAAGATTAACGCTGGTACACTAATTCCTGTTGATATTGTTTCTAAGATTATGAACAACTACAACATATCGTTAAGCAATCGCTATTTATACGATGCTATGTGGCAGAACTTACCTAACTGGTTCGAGGGTCGCAACGAAACTGGAATCTGTGTAGTTGATACATCTGGTTCTATGTCAGGTATGCCTATGGAAGTTGCCATCTCACTTGGTTTATATTGTGCTGATAAGTGTAATGGACCATTTAAGAATAGATTTATCACATTCTCTAGCAGACCAGAACTTGTAAAGGTTCAAGGTGAAGATATTGTTGATAAGATTCACAATATGCAACGAGCAGACTGGGGTATGAATACTGATTTCAATAAGGTGCTAGGATTAATCTTAGATACTGCTATTAAGAACAACTGTTCACAATCAGATATTCCTAATAAGTTGTATGTTATCTCTGATATGCAATTTGATTATGCTAGTGGTCGTGACACTTTACATCGTGATTGGGCAGAGAAGTTTGCAGAACATGGTTACGAAATGCCTGCCATCGTGTATTGGAATGTGCGTACAAGTCATTGTGGTATGTTTCAAGAAGATAAGAACGGTACTAACGTTGCTATGGTAGGTGGCTACTCACCTGTTCTATTTAAGAATGTAATTGACGGTACACAGTACGAAACAACAGTCAATGAGAAGGGCGAAACTGTAGTAAAGCAGAAGATTGACCCAGTTATGGTGATGTTAACAACACTACAGAGTGAGAGATACGACAGAGTTCGTATTTAAGAATTACGGTTTAGTGGGTACCGCTTGAAACCCACTAAAAACTGATATAAATAGTATCAACAACAGCAGAAGAGCAGTTGATGATAAAAGATAGGCTACAGCAAACATAAACTTACTTTTAAAGACAAGGTGAATATACAGGTTAAGGATTAGTCGTCCTGAATACCCGTATTAGGGTCGTCCTCGAAGATGACAACAGAGACAACTGTCTAAAATCGCCTATCTGATAAATTTTTAACATAAACTCAGGAACGGGCGGTGTAATACATCGCCTTTTCCCTTATTTAAGCAAAAATTTCAATTTAAAAATATAGCCGAAAAGGAAAATTAGGAAGAAACCGCGTGACTTTAATGACCTATTTTTAGGCAAAAATAAAGAGGCTGATAGATTGTACAGTTTTAGGTAAAAATACGTTTAAAACCGTTCCTAATAAAGGTTCATACCTAGGTAAAGGAGAGATTATGATTTTAATATTATGTGAAAAACCGTCGCAGGCAAGGAACTATGCATCTGCTATGGGTGGTAGTGTAGACAAGAAGTTTAAATGGGAAGGTAATGATGTTGTCATAGTTAATGCAAGAGGCCACCTGTATCAGTGGGCTGATGTTAGTGTAATCGCAGGTCCTTCGTATAGTAAGTGGTCTCTGACATCTTTACCTTGGTCCTATAAGGACTTTAAATGGAAAAGGGTTGTTGCTGATGGGTGCAGAGATGTAATCAATAATATTAAGGAAAAGGCTAAGAGTTGTTCTGAAATCTGGATTGCTACCGACAATGACGAATCAGGCGAGGGAGACCTTCTCGCTGCCGAAGTATTAATAGAGAATAAGTTATGTAGAGGCAAGGTCATTAAACGCCTATTCCACGTGTCAGAAAGTAAGCGTGATATTGAGTCTGCCTTGGCTAATCCTGTGGCTATAGAAGATTTGGAGTCTTGGCCTCCTTATCAAAAAGCATTATTTAGAAGTAAATGGGATTATCTATCTATGCAAGCAACAAGAGTATTAACTTTAAACAGTCCTATCAAGGCTGTGTTGGCTACTGGTAGACTAAAGGGTGCTATGGTAACACTTGTAGGTAATCAAGAAGAGTTGGTTAATAATCATAAATCTGTATTTTATTTTCAGAATCGTTTTAGAGATGATAATGGCAATGTCTATGTGAATGAAAAAGAACCTAAGTTTGATGAAGAGTCTAAGGTTCCTAATACATATAAATCAAGTGCTGTTAGATGTATCAAGAGTGAGATGAAGAAAACAGTGCCACCTAAGATGCTGGACTTGGCGTCATTATCAGCAAGTTTAGCAAGCAGAGGCTATAAGCCAGCGAATGTTTTATCAACGTATCAGAAAATGTATGAGGCGTCTATTGTTACTTACCCAAGAACAGATGACCATACAATTACACATGAGCAGTTTTTAGAGTTAGTTGCTTTGGCTCCAAAAATCGCCAAGGTTATCGGTGTCGATGTTGATTTATTGACACATAAAAAAGCAAGAGCAACACATGTTAAGGAAGAAGGTTCTCACGGAGCCAATAGACCTGGTGAGGTAGTTCCTAAGTCGCTTAATGATTTAGAGGCTAGGTTCGGTAAGATTGGTGTTGCGATTTATACCATGTTAGCAAAATCAGCGTTATCAATCTTGGCAGAGGATTATGAATATGAGCAACAGACAGGCGAGGTTGTGAATTACCCTGCATTTATTGCAAAAGTAAATATACCTAAGAAGTCTGGGTGGAAAGCAGTATATGGTCAAGATTTAGATGATGAAGAAGAGGTCACATCTAAGGGCATCGGTAAAAAGGCTAGTCCGTTTGTGTATAAGGGTGAGCCACCTAAACCAAGTAAACCAACGATGAAATGGTTAATGAAACAGTTAGAGAAATTTAATGTTGGTACAGGTGCGACAAGAACAAGTACTTTATCTCAAATTACAAGTGATAAGGCAAGTTACCCTTTAATGAGCAACCATAAGGGTTTATTGTCTTTAACGCAATACGGTTCTATAGAACACAAGTTACTAGCAGGTACTCTATTTGGTGGCACTAAACTAACAGAGCATGTCATGGCTATTATGAAGAAAATCGGTCAGGGTCAGTTTGAGTGTATTGATAAGCATTTAGAAGAAATGGCTACTATCATTGAAAAAGAGATACCTGTTGTTCGTGGGAACAGGGAATCTATTAAGGTAGAACGACCTATGACTCAACCGAAACAAGAAGGCAAGACCTCTAAGGGTGAAGATGTGAAGTTTAAAGACGAGTGGAACGGTCATAAGTTCACAGCAGAAGAGATTGAAAAGTTATTAAACGGTGAAACGATTGATATTTTTGACGAAAAATTTAAAAATAAAAAAGGCAACAAGTACGGTGCTAGAGGTAGTTTTGAATGGCAAGAGTACAAGGGTCATAAGTTTTACGGTTTCAAATTGCAAGAGTTCTTGAATGTTGATTAAAATGCGTAAAAAACTGATATAGTTTATGAGTTTAAGTGATAGCAATTCATTTAAACGCAATATGGCCTAGTTGGCAGAAGGAGTAAAGAGTAATGTATATTATTTACAGTTTTATCGGTTCTTTCTTAGCACTGGTTGTTTACAACTTATTTGGTGGTAAGCAGTTTGTTGAAAAGAAAATCAAGGAATCCAAAGAACACAAAGAAGAAAATTAGTTAAGATTATGCACTTTTGCTAAAAAGTTGTATAATATAAGTAGAGGTATCTAAAAATAGGTTGCAACCGTTAGGGCCTCTTCGGGTGTGGTAAGGTGTCCCAAATAATTTATAAATCCCAGTTTTGAACTTACCTATATGAGGTTGCTGAAATTCAGTTGTGATTGCCGAGCACTGGGCAAATGACTTTCACTTGAATATTGGCATTAAAATCCTATGAGAACAAAGTCCCTTATTTGAAGGTGGAATACCTTCAGGGTAAATGAGAGCGAATGGGTTAGAGGTAGTCCCATCAACTATGAAAATCCTGTGGGCAATAGTTGATAAAAACTCTATATATGGCGAGGTATATCAGTAGTAGATGGCTAGGTTCATACCCTAGAGGCCGCAGGTGCAACTCCTGCCCTCGCAACCATAAAACACACGAGTAGGTCTATATACAGGCTACTCTTTTAAATAAAGAGGTAACATATGAGAACTGAATATATATTAGGTGACTACAAATTAGTAATATTGAAGCACAATAATATGCCTACGTGCATGTTATACTATCCTGGCCTTGTTGTGTCTGTCATTCAAGATGACAGCGTAGAGAAATTAGCACAAGACTATGTATCAGGTAAGCAAGAGACTTTAGGTCTAATTTTAGAAAAATTTAATAGAGGGTAAAAGTATGGATATTAAACTTAGTTCAGAGCGTAATATGACGCTTGATTTAGAAAAAGAAAGTTCAATTTTACTTGTCGGTATTTACGGCACAGGTAAAACAAGAACAATTAAAGAAATTTTGCGACATGCAAAAGCAGAATATGATGACCTAGATGTATTATATGTAGATGAACATACAGCAGACTTTGATACAGTTAAGGATATTACAGGTTATTTACTTAACGATAGTGCAAATATGACAGAGAGTGAGTTAAAATCTCTTTATGAAGTGGTTAAGGCACAACAAGAGTTCCGCAATCACTTAATCTGTGACGCAGGCGTACATACTTTAGCAGAACTGGTTGGTAAAGAAGTAACAACCTTTGTAATCGGTGATAGAGAATATATGCCAGATGATATTATTTGTTATTATGAGAACGGAAAACAGAGATGGTTATTAATACATGAGTGGTATAAGAGAAAAGTGAAAGCAGCCAATAGTTATTTTGGTTACAGTCAGATTATGAGCCGTATTGGTAAATATAATCCAACAAGATTAATGCTATGCTTTGATGAGTTCTACACGTTAAATATGTCAAAAGAAGGCCAGAAGTTAGTTCATGATATTGCATTGAGTATTATTCATTTTGGTCGAGTTGTATGCCAGAACGTCATTTTAACAACGCAAAGAGTAGAACGACACAAGGAGTATGGAGATGTCTACAAACTGGCATCAGTAAAGGTGTTCTTCCATTCTGGCTTTGATAACGCAGATGATTTTAAAGTTTTATTTAATAAGGAACTACCTGTAAATGCCGGTAGAGGTGACGTAACATTTGCAACACCTTACTATACATCTATTGATAACGGCGTTGTATCTGAATTATGGGAATCTATGGACGAGGTTTTGGTAGAACATGAGTTGGAAGATTTTTCACTTTCAGAAATTAAAATGCTATCTCAAATCTTAAAGCGTAAGGTTGTATATCTTGATAAAATGTTTGAGAGAAGATTGTTACACATTATTGAGGTCACAAGAGAACTAGACTTTAGTGGTTGTAAGGATGTAAACATATCGTGGCATATTGTGGGCCAAGATGTTAATGTATCAGTGTTGACTTACCAGTTGCCAAGTGATTATGTCATTTCTGCGAAGATGTTAAATATGTCTGATGAAGATTTGATTAAAAATAAAGAATTATGCAAATATATTGGATAACGTATTTGTGTACCATCTAGTAAGTAGGTTAAAATGAAAAGCAAAATCATAGAGGCTAAAGTCAGTCTAAAGAAGATTGTTAATATCTTGTCATGTTTTGGTTTTTATATTGAGGAAACAACTCAAGGTGAGAAAAGGGCATGCGTATTGCTAGTCAAAGACGAACAGTTTAGCGTGTTTGTTGAAAGAGGTAAGGTATACCTAAAGGTTGATTGCTTCTTAACTCTAAAAGGGAAAAGATTAACTTATAGTAGTATCTATGTAAGGCTGGTTGATGAGGAATCAACGATTAGGGATAGGTTGAACATGGTTGTGTGTAATTTACGAGTGTTCGGTGAATTTTCAGGATATAAAATTACTATAGAGTAATGAGAGATAATAATAAACTTTAAAAACGGTGTTGACAACCTCTAGAAACTGTGGTATAATAGTATATGTAATCAGAAATAGATGATTGTTTGAGTTCTCGGTCCGCGTAAATAGCGAACTCGGTAGTCTCTTGCCGGAGACTAGTTCAAGTACAGAACAGCAGGTGCAAATCCTGTCAGAACTACATCAACCTATTTTAGTACCTACATAGAGATTATTTTCTAGAGGTAATCAAAGTGAGTCATAGGGAACAAATAAAAAGATGGCACAATCAATTATTCAAGATTATAAAGCGTATTAGAGTGAGGCACGTATCGGTGAGCGTGGCAGCCATGTCGGCGCTGTGTTTCGATGGTAAGAAAAATGAGTGGGTTCGACTCCCATCGTTCTCAATATGCTCGCTTAATTTGGACATATAGTTTAATGGTAAAACTGACCGCTCATAACGGTCGTTCGGTGGTTCAATTCCATCTATGTCCACTTGTCATGAGTACTGACATTAAACAAACTTCGGGGCACCGCGACCGTGGTAATTGATACCAAAAAAATATGCTTTAAATAAGCAAAGCGGATTTAAATGGAGAGTCCATGCCTTAGTTGGAAGTTGATTAAAGATAGAGGACCATGCTATAGTTGGACAAACTTAAGATAAATCAATATCAGCGGAGATTCTTAAGTGAGACCAGAGTCCCAATTCAACGGGTTGTAAGAGGATAGAATTGTTGCTGGGTAATACATAGAAACGATTAAAACTGTTAACGTCTATGTATCAGTGTTTGATGCTTTGTCGACAAAAGTGTAAGAACAGTTAAACTTTGATTAATAAAAATAATCATTGGTTTGCGGCCGTCTAGGTATTTAATTGAAGTTTAAAAATGCAAGGTAATACTTGCCTGACTCATCCACGTTTGTGGACAAGAGATGCGAGGACGTCTGGTTGAGGAAATTAGGCGCTCTCTTTAAGGGTCTGTGCGAATACCCAAATTAAGTTGAATGTCAGAACGCACAACATATAAGTCCTTATTTTGTATCAGAACACAATAAAACACGCTAGTGTGACATTCCTGTTGTGATTCAATGAGCAATAAGGCATTGAAACCAAGACCTGTATTATCGGTGGAATACCGAAGTTGTCGGCAAACTCTGGTCGCAAACCCTTGATTGTAGTGTAATGTTATAGTCCGACAAGTGGGCATACAATCAGAAAAACGACACGAATGTTGGGCGTGTATAAATAAAGTCCAACACATGTTTGGATATAGGCAAATCAGTCGGTTCGAGTCCGACTGTTCGTAAATGATATTTTCCTTGAAAAGGTTCGAAACTTTTTAAAAAACAGATTGAGAGTAATTAACTCAATCGCTCAACAAGTACAAGGTTTAAGTTGAGAATATATAAGTAGATTGTAGCCTAGGCAGATGTTGGTTCGAATCCAACCTTGGTCGCTAGAACAGGTATCTCAAATGGTAGAGTAGCCACGGGAGCAGTCGAAATATATGCTGGTACGGGTAGTGTAATTATTCAGTTCAACTCTGAATACTGGCAAAAATTTTTAAAAAAAATACAAAAAATTGATATAAATTATGTACAACGAGTTAAAATTGTTGTATAATAATAAATGTAGAAGAAATGCACGTTGAAGTTAGTGGTCGTCTGGCTCACTAATGGAGTGTCCACAGAGAGTTAAGATATTTCTCTCCCAGATAGGTAGTAATACCGAAACTAAAAATATCTAAACAATAAAAACATGGTTCGAGAGTGTGTAAATGGGTAAAACATGAACTTAGGTTGTAATGCCTTCTCCTATAAAACACAACTGCTAGAAAAAGATAGTGCTGGAGTGAGTTACCGGGGCTGTATCTTACCATTTAACAATATTGTCGGTGTAGTTCAACGGCTAGAATTCCAGTCTTCCAAACTGGTTATGGGCGTTCGATTCGCCTCACCGGCTCCATGTAGGTGTAGTTTAATGGCAGAATATCGGCTTGCCAAGTCGAAGATGAGGGTTCAATTCCCTTTACCTGCTCCATATCGGTGTGTGGGAAAATTTGGTTAATCCGCGTCACTTGGGATGATGAGACTGCACGTTCAAATCGTGTCACACCGACTAAAAACTGATATAAAAGAAGTAAGTAAAAAGAAAAGGAGAAAACGCTATGTTATTAAATTCAATCAAACTAGAACAAGTGAATAGAACACACAAGAACGATAGTACGGTAGCGTTTTGGTATTGCCTGGATAGGATGCCCTGTATTAGGAGTTAATTAGTTAGTCAAGACTAAATTAAAATATCTTAATATGGGACAATTCTTAGATGTGTAATACACACGGATGGAGTTGTCCTTTTGTTATATACTTATGGGGAATGGGTCTGCATGGGGTGGACACTTGACTTGCAATCAAGACATCAGACGAGTTCGATTCTCGTATTCTCCACTTAAAATGCCCCTATAGCATAACGGATAGTGCTTAGGTCTTCTAAACCTACGATTCAAGTTCGATTCTTGATAGGGGTGCTATGAGTTTGAAATCTCGATAACAAAATTCAAGATTTGGTTACGTAGGGCAGTGGTTCAGCCCCATCTCCTTGTCACGGAGAAACACGTGGGTTCGATTCTCATCGTAACCGCCATTTGCCCGCTTAGCACAACTGGTAGTGCAGTTGCCTTGTAAGCAGAAGGTTGTTCGTTCGAGCCGGACAGTGGGCACTTAAGTTAAAGAGTTCTTATTAAAAACTCTAAAATTTGGGGTAATACAGCGTAATTGGTAGCGTCCCTGACTGTAAATCAGGTGCCTCTGGTGTTGGAAGTTCGAGTCTTCCTTACCCCACCATATTGCTAAGTAATTCAGTGGTAGAAATTAGGCCAGCATAAGCCTATATACGTAAGTTCGATTCTTGCCTTAGCGCCCATACGCTCTCATAGGCAAGAGGCTAAGCCACACGACTTTCTCTCGTGTATCATCGGTTCGAATCCGATTGGGAGTACCTAATGCTGACGTAAACCGAAATTGGTATCGAGGCAGTCCTGAAAACTGTTGGGCTGGTTAACAGCCGGCCCTGTGGGTTCAAGTCCTACCGTCAGCGCCATATGCTTTTGTAACTCAATGGTAGAGTAATGGCCTTTTAAGCCATGAGTTGCTGGTTCGAGCCCAGTCAAAAGCACTTTATATGCGAGTATAGATTAATTGGTTAAATCATACGACTGATAATCGTAAGAGTCCATGTTCGAGCCATGGTATTCGCACTAGAGTTTCTAACATATTCTCTTCAAAAATATGTGGTCTTATCTGCATAGGGCAAAGGCTGTCCCACTTCCCTGTCACGGAAGAATATGCGGGTTCGAGTCCCGTTGCAGATGCCATGCACTATTAACTCAATTGGGAGAGTACTTGTCTTACAAACAAGAGGTTGGCAGTTCGAGTCTGTCATAGTGTACTAAGAGTTTTCGATATTTACTCTTAAAAGAAATATTGAATTTTGGGAGCATAGTACAAAGGTAGTACAGCCGGCTGTTAACCGGTCAATGAAGATTCGATTTCTTCTGTTCCCGCCATACTCCTGTAACTCAATAGAAGAGTAGCGGTCTCTTAAACCGAAGGTTGCTAGTGCAAGTCTAGTCAGGAGTACCTTTAAATCGCTATGTAATTCAATTGGTAGAAAACGTATTTCATAGGTACGTAGTTGCACGTTCGAGCCGTGCCATAGCGACCATTTAAACCTAAAAAGGAAGTATTAATATGATTGTAAAGTTAAAAGAGTTTGGAACAAGTCTAGGTAGCAGAGTTCTAGGAAAAGAAGTAAGTAATATGATTAACTTTGATAAAGAAGATGAAATCATACTAGACTTTCAAGATGTTAAAATGATAACTAGTTCTTTCGCTGATGAAGTGGTTGGTAAGAATTTTGCTAAGTCAGGAATACACAACTTCTTCAAGAAAGTTCAGATAGTAAACTCTTCTGAACAGATTAAATTCATTTTAAAGAAAGCAATCATGGATAGATTGGTGGAACTTGATTGAAACCAAGACCTGATTTAAATGATTTGCTCCTATCGAATAACGGCCAATTCGCTACCCTCTCAAGGTAGAAACATGAGTTCGATTCTCATTAGGAGTACCATTTAGGAGAATATATGATTAAAGGTAAAATTTTCTTTAAAAATAAATCTGATTTGTATAGTTTGAAATTTATCGTAAATTATTATTTCTGTAATATTATTTCAGAAGAAAATCCTATTATCATAAATTTAGAAAACAAGAATGATGTAGGATTTAACTTAGTAATAAGTTGTAGTGAGATGAGATTCAGTAAATGGTTTAATTATAAGAAATCATGTGATAAGTTCCAATACGAAGGAGACTTAATTATGGACATCTTGTTCAATATCAAAGATTATTTAAAAGAAAAAGGTATTATAACATTCATATATTTCCCTATAGAGAATTATCCTGCAAAGTTGATTTTTAAAACTCTCTAAAGATTTGTAATTTTGCCTAATGGTGCAATGGTAGCACGAATGGCTCTGAACCATTAAATATATGTTCGAATCATATTTAGGCAGCCATGCCTGTGTGGTGCAACTGGCAGACACAACTGACTCAAAATCAGTTTAAATTGAGAGTTCGATTCTCTCCACAGGTACCATATTATTGTCTGGTGGTGTAGTGGTAACACATGTGACTTTGACTCACACATCGCAAGTTCGACCCTTGCCCGGACAGCCATGCCTCTATGATGAAATTGGTAGTACATACGGGACTTAAAATCCCGTGCTTGAAAGAGCGTGTCGGTTCGAGTCCGACTAGAGGCACTTGAGTTTGAAATCTCGTTATTAAAATTCATAAATAATGAACTTCTAAAACTCTATTTTCTGAATATGGCAAGGAGTTTGCTAGGTTAATAGAGATAACAGACGGAGTTTAATTTGGTGGAATTAGTGTAATGGTAACATAACAGATTGTGGCTCTGTGGATATGGGTTCAATTCTCATATTTCACCCCATGCTCCCGTGATGGAATTGGCAGACATGTTGGTCTTAGAAACCAATGCTTAATTGCGTGCGAGTTCAAGTCTCGCCGGGAGCACTACATATTTCCTCGTATTATAACGGATAGTATGCAAATCTACGAAATTTGTGGTAAGAGTTCGATTCTCTTCGAGGAAGCCTAATAAATGATAGAAAGGAACGGTCTATGAATACAAAAGACTTTGAAGTGACAAAGGACTTACAATTAAATAGTATCACTCATGGCAAGGTGAGCCTGGAAGAAACAGTCAAGTATATTGTGGACTACCTTTCAGCAGATACCAAAGCAAAGTATGAGATAGCAATCGGTACAGACTCAATGACACGTAGCCAAACCAAGTTTGCTCTTGCGATTGTAGTTCACAGGAATACGAATGGAGCAATTTTCTTCTCTCGTACTTTCACTCATTCAAAGTTCAATAAGAACATGTTACATGAAAAGTTAGTGAGGGAAACGTCAATGTCTATTGATACAGCGGTATTTATTGCAGAAGAGTTAAAGAAATATGGTATTGATGTACTAGATAATAATAGCAACATTGATTTCCAAGTTCATATGGATATTGGAACGAAGGGTGCTACTGCTGAATTTATTTCAGAGTTAGAGGGTTGGGTAACGGCGTACAGTTTCAAATACAAGATTAAGCCAGAATCCTATGCATCTTCAACGATTGCAGATAAGTTAAGCAAGTGAGTTTTAGAGATTCTCGATATTAAAAATCTCTAACTTGGTTCGGTGGACAAGAGGTTAAGTCAGTGGCCTGCAACACCACTAATCGTGAGTTCGACTCTCACCCGAATCTCCATTATGGTTCTTGAGCAAGTACGGTTATTGCGTTGGTCTGAAAAACCAAAGAACATGGTTCAACTCCATGAGGAACCACTTTTAAAATATCTCTGTAGTTCAATGGCAGAACAGCGGTCTCCAAAACCGTCGATACTAGTTCGAGTCTAGTCAGAGGTGCTTTTTATTTAAAAA